ATACTTTCGGGAGAGACATCTCTGTTCCCGAACGAGTCGTTTTTCTAATTTCTTTAATCTTGCTGATTTGTTGATATTCTTATAGGTCTTACCATTTGAAACAATGGCAAAATCCTTTAACCCCAGGTCGATGCCGATTCCTTCGTTAGAAAGATCAGCAGTTTTATTATCAGGAATTTCTATAAGAGCCGAAACATAATATCTGCCTGCTTTCATGGAAACATGGCCGCTTTTTATGATATATCCTTCTTTCGTCGTAGGAATGTATCCTTTTTCTTTGATACGAACCCATCCAAGTGATGGAATGTTAACTCGGTGTCTCTCGCAGCGACAATCTTTCGGATTATTCTTTACGAAATACATCTTCACATCTGATCTGCCTTTCTTTTTGAACTTCGGAAAAGCACTTTCATGATTAAAGAATTTTTTAAATGCAGTCTGTCCATGATTTACTGCCTGGGTCACCGCTTTTGAGTATGCTTCCTTAATCCATAAATATTCTGGATGTTGTGGAAGGTATTCATGATTCAGCCAGACTCTGAATTTACTGCTGCTCATGAATTTTTCGCCATTTTGATAAAGTTCTTTGTTATGGGCCAGATAGAAATTATAAATAAATCTACAAGTTCCTATTGTTTTATGAATCCTGACTTTCTGCTCTTCTGTCGGATGGATTTCCGTCTTGAAGCTCTTTAGCAATTTCCTCGTCCCTCTCTATTTGTTTTTTATACTTACGAAGTCCATACAATCATCACCTCCTCGAATATTTATTCTCTCCTACGAAAGACATATTTCATTCTACATTTTCAGTAACAGGATGCGCCTTATTATATTCATCCTGCTTCTTTAAACATTCTCTATAGTAATCCGTCGATTTTAAACTTTGATCTTTACTGCTTTTCAAATCATTACAATACAAACATCTGTAACGTTCATGTTCTTCAAGATCTCCTGCATCATACAACTCTACTACCATATCTTTTGTGCATAATCTATTGCAATCACAGCACGTAACAATATCTTCATATTTAATACCAAGTTGTTGTTCGATGATGTCAGCAAAATACCCTAAAATAAAATGCTTTTCAATAAGCATATCTGTGATTTCACCGTCAAATAAATCTGCATCATACCATGGTAATGTTCTACTATAATTATAAAGTTCCTCAGATTCTGTTAGTATACAAGCCTTAAAGAATGCTGCTGAATAACCACCTGTTCCTGTATTCACTGGAACACTATATTCTGCAAATGCATCAAGTTTATAATATCCATGAATTCTAAAAAGTTGATCACGAAATTCTTTTAAAAATTCATCTGTAACAAGCTTTTTGATGTTTTCTGGCATGTGATATTCCACATGGACATCTTTTCCTTCTCCTACTAGGGGCATAATCATTTCCTCCTCTTCATCCGACTGCTCCAAACACAGTCATGTCAATATACATCGGCTCTTCAGGATGATAACCTTTAGATATCTCGTCTTCATATTTATTCTTCAGTCTTGTGTTTTTCTTTTCTGCATATTCTCGCATTTCTGCAATCGTTTCATCATCATATTCTGTATGATTATAGATATAATTATTTATATTCTTTCTCTGGATCTTTTCCAACTTCTTTACAAAACTCCAGATAATCATCTACCGCAGAATGAAACTCAACTTCAATGCTAGAAATGTCCCCAGCTTCAAAGTCAACATAATCATTAATTCCCTCTATTTTTCCTCTTAGAGTCATCGATTCCGCATCAAATTCAATCTTTGTATGATAACCATTATACTCCATCATATTGTTCATCATAATTCACCCATCTCCTCTAAACGAGTTCCTCAATTTAATACGCATAGTCATAAGATAAATAATATCCTTGATCAGATAGCTTTTTAAACCATTCAATGCGAGATCTCATATTAACATTATCTACCTCGCTTCCGTCTAAAATTCTCTGGCAAATCTCAGTCATCTCTTTTGGATCAATCAAATGTAAGTCCTGATCTTCTGATTCGAGCCATTTTCCTTGTATAATAGATATTCTCTTTCCACTATATTTTTCGATCAAATCTTGTACCAAGCCAATATTATATCCAGAATGTGATGTGCTGCATCCACCAATATATTCAATATCTGAATCATCGTAATCAAACATTGTGGTTCCTTTATGGATGTGTATTTTGTACGATTTAAACCAATTGAACCCTACTGACATCTTTATACCCCTTTACTTATATTTCCACATATATGTAAGAAAATTATTCTTATTATCATCTTTTTTAAATTCCATATTATAATTTAAGCATTCAATAGATATTTTCTTTTTTATTTCATTCCTCATTTTTTTGATATTCAATTCTTCCCATTTATCTATAGTGATTGCTGCATCATGACAATTTGTAATATCGATTTGTATTTCACTTTCTTCACCTGTTTTAACGTCTTTTATAGTTGTGTATAATACAATTTTATCTATATCTTTAATTCTGAACCTCCCACGACTAAAGTCGCAGGGTTCTCGGTCAATAACTCCATTGAGTTAAGTATCACCGAGCTATCCCCGTAGTTCCTACGGTTCTTATATTATTTAGACATTTAAAAGCCTTAATCCTTCATTAAGAATATTAATCGCAGCGTTTATATCTCTGTCATGAATAGTTCCACATTCAGAACATGTCCACTCACGAATATCTTCTGTTTTCTTACCGTCTCTATGACCGCAACAATGACAAATCTGAGATGATGAGAAATATCTGTCTACAACAGATAATGTTTTTCCATACCACTGAGATTTATATGTAAGCATTCTACGAAATTCTGACCAAGATACATCTCCTACTCGTTTATTACGAATGGAAGTATCTGTTTCTTTCATAGATTTCACATCTAAATCCTCAATACAAATAATGTCATTCTGTTTTATAATCCGAGTAGTAAGCTTTTGTAAGAAATCCTTGCGTTGATTAGCTACGTGTTTCTGTAGATTCGCAACTTTGATTCGTACTTTATTCCAGTTGGAACCACCGATTGTTTTTCTCGAAAGTTCTCTCTGTAATCTAGCAAGTTTCTGTTCTGATTTTTCATAAAACTGAGGATTTTCAATTTTCTTTCCATCAGACATAATCGCAAAATCTACTAAACCTAAGTCAATCCCAATATTCTGATTGGTTTTCTGATATCGTGGAAAATCTACATCAGTGCAACATAAAGAACAATAGTAATGTCCATTTGGTTCCTGTGAGATAGTGGCGTTTAAGATTCTTCCTTGCGGAATTTGTCTATCTCGGATTTTAACCAAACCAAGCTTTGGCAACTTAATATGTTTGTTCTGAAAAGAAATGTTGTTGTTTGTACAACTGGTTCTATATGACTTGTATCTGTTCTTTTTACTCTTGAACTTTGGATAACCAGCATACTCTTTGAAAAACTTTTGGTAAGCCATATCTAAATCTTTTAGCGTTTTCTGTAGAGAATCTTTATCTGGCTCTTTTAACCAGCTTAATTCTTGCTTTAATTTCGTAAGCAGTTTACTTGTATCGTTGTAAGATAAAGATGTTTTATCTTTCTCATATTCTGATTTTCTTTTATCTAAGAAATAGTTATATACAAATCTGCAGCATCCGAATGTTTTCTGGATTAATTCTTGCTGTTTTTTATTTGGATAGATTCTATACTTATAAGCTTTTTCTGACACAATATCACCACCTTTCTGATATAAGATCCTCTGTTTGATTTTTGTTGTTTTGCGCTCACTTACTCATGACTGAAGCCACGAGTGTGCGTTCGCAGTCTCATCAAATTTTCTAATTCTTCTTTGTTTTCGACCGTTTTTAACATATAATTAATCCTCTAATACTTCTTTAGGACAATACACAATCTGTTTACCAGCCTTTTGCGCTTTGCAAATCGTAGACCATACACCACCAGATTTTTTACCATCCCAAATTGCCAACAATACATCACAGTGGTCAACCATATATTGATCTCTTGCATTGTCGCAACCTTTGTAAAATCCATCAGATAATTCAATCCATTCGTCTGCATATTTTTTCATGTCATCATATAATGCATGTGACGAATTATAATCTTTACATGGTAGAACACAATGCAATCGCAACGGAATGATTTCGTACACCTTTACTAACATAGCTACTGTTCCAAATGCAAAATCGCTTCCTGAAGCCATACCACAATAGGTATCTAAATTCTCTCTCTCCAAATAACAAACTTCATACATTTTAAAGAGCTGTTTTACAATCCATTCTTCAATCTTTTCCCAAGCATCATCCGCTTCGTTTTCTGGAAGTCCAAGTCTTTCAGGTCTATGTCCTGTTAATGCTACTCTCATACTGTTTCTCCAATTTTTCTATATTCTGTATATATTTTATTTTCACAATAATAAAGATTGTAGTCGTTCTGTTCAATATACCACCACAATTTCTGATGTCCCGATCTCAGATAATCTCTGCAGTAATCTGTCTCCTGATAATGATCATCTACCATCTGGCGAAAGCTTAACTCGTCAATATTATCTGAATTGTAACAATAAACAGCAATTTTATTGATTAGATCTTCCGTAAAATCTTTCGTTACCACAAAGACAACTCTAATAATTTCATTGCCAATTCTTTTGATGGAACGGAGCTGTTTGAGACTATGCAGATGATACACTACTCTGTTGAAGCGATTATATGGAACATTACTTAGATTAGTAATACTTGTATGTAATTCGATTTTTACCCTTAGTACGTTAACAATATCAAAAAATTTGTTATACCAATCTTTATGATTTTCATAATCCCAAATTGGATCTCCGCCACCCGACAAAGAAACCCAATTGCAATTGTTTCTCTTAATCTCATCTGCTAGGGAATCAATCCCTTTCAATGTACTTTTAGGAATCTGCAGATTATTATTCTTGACAATACAATATGGACACGTATAATGGCAGCCAAAATTTGTAATCACGCTCAAATATTTATCCATCTCTACCTCCTGTTGAAAACAACAATTCATCACCTTATTTTCGATCTTCCAACGGAACAATCATGTTCATATTCGTAAGAATTTGTAAGATGTTCCAAGGCCTTCCATTGAATTCTTTATCAATCTTAACTGTTCTTTCGACCAACTCTGCAACAGGAATTGTTTTATTGTCGTTAAGCATATCTTTTATATGCAATAAATCAATTCTACTGTCATATAATCCTGTAGACTTCAAATAATCTAAAATTTCTTGGTTTGTCATGTTGGTATAACCTCCATCAAAAAATCAATCATTGGATCATCTCCGCAACGCTCATATTCTTTTCTTCTCTCTTGATCCCACTCTTCAATAATGTCTTTGTATTCCTGTGCTATTACGAAACACTCATGACTTAAATCTTCTGTTTCAGTATCCTCATAACCCCAATCATAATCATGCTTATTAATACCAAAATGTTTATTAATTTTGTCTTGATTATGCAAGATCTGTCCTAACGCTTTGAATAGCACTTTCAAATCATTTTCGTCTAAATTTTTCATGCATCAACCTCATTCTTAAGCTCCCGTGTTTGCTATCAATACAGTTTTTTCTTGGTCTAAATTTATTTTTTCTACTACAATTCCTACAGCTTTTTTAAAATCATCAGAACTCCATCTTGCTTTTCTTTCTGCATGTTTTCCGTCTTCTGCTACAACAACCATAGCGTAATCCTGACACCAACTTTTTCGCTTAATACTTACTAAATATACATTCAAAGCTTATTTTCCCTTTTCCTTACTATCAAAGATGTACTTTTGTTTGCAGCTACCGTCTGAAGATCTTACAGGATTTTCTACCGTTTTCATACATCTGCAAAAGTATTTACATTTATTACATTCGCAATTTTTATCGAACTTATGTTTTTTGTAATAGTTATTGCCCCAATTATTCTCTCTTTCAGTTAAATGCAAACACAATTCTTCAGAATATAAGCGATCAAATTTTTCCATAAATTTATCAATTGCTTTTTTATATTCAATAACACCAGCCATTTTCATGAAGTAATCTATATTAATCTTCTTTTCTGCTAAATATGACCTTAAACATTCATCTTTTAATTTATCCATAAAAATTACTCCTTTGCAAGAACGATCCTATCTCTTTTTAATCCCGTATACTTCACATAAATCATCGCTCATGTTTACAATTTTAAAAAATCGTTTAGCAATTTCATTAAACATATGTCCCTCGCAAATTGCATCTGCCATTTTGGGATTATATTCATATCCAATAAGTTTTTGACATTTTTTCACCATATCTTTATAAGGCTCATAATCCTCATTAGTTTTATTTAAAATTCTAATTCGACTCCGATAACATTTCTCTAATTCGCTATCTGTAAAATCGCAAAATAAGTTTTTAAATTCTTTTTGCATATCCCTCACTCCTCTGAAATTTCGATTTCATTTATTTATTCTCTGTCACAATTCGCCTAAACATCTCATCTGTAGAATCTATCAGGTCATATCTTTTATCCATTGGCGCTGTTGAACTTTTGGCGAATTTTCTTTCTACCATATCAATGTAATAAGTAAATTTTCCGTCATCACCCATATAGAATTCCTCCCATTCTTTATCTGTAAAGAAACGTCGCATATTAAGCTGTTCGATGGCTAGATTGTCAAAGGATACAACTTTGAATTTGTCGTAAATGTTACAGATGTTCTCTTTCAACCACATCTGTCTTACTACAATATTTTCATGATCTTCTGTATACCAATCAGTCCCTCTACGAAGCTGCTTATAGCCCAGGATCAGCATCTTCAGATTATTATTCCCTAATGCTTCGATATCAGATGGTCTTAAGATACCATTAATGACATGAATTACTGCATTTGGATATTGCTTAATTAGAGAAATAAATTTTTCCGTTGGATTGACAAGTGATACACCAAGACCGTAGATCAGTTTTTCATTAACTAATCTTTTTATCAGATCCTGTTTTTGTTCAAAATGAATCTGATTTATAGTAATATTCGCAATTACTTTTCGTTCTTTAAGTTTTTGTAGGAATGGAATTAAATCAGGATGTGTAGTGATATCACCGCCACCGATTGCTACCTCCTGATATGGATGTAAAGTATCAATAAACTTTTCATTCATAATATCTCCATGTCTGCCATTTTCCGTACTTCCTTCATGACACATAGGACAATTCATATTACATTTATTGGTTATTTTGATATCCATATTTTCTGCAAAATCCGGAACAAACTCATCATCATTTGTTTTTCTGATCTTTGTCCCATCGCTCAATATAAGAGTACGATAATTGCCATTTTTATAAGCTCCTAATAATTCCATTCCTATAATCCTCCTAAATTTTATCAGCAGTCATATCCATTATAGCCGAACGTAATAACAGTGTCCCCATTCTCTGTTGTGAATGATTCTTCAAAAGTTTCCCAATCTTCGCACCATTCATTCCAAAAATAGTCATAATCATACCATTCATTTTCATGAAGAAAATTCAAAAGATCTCCTTCTGTGTCATATGTAAAATTGGGATGATACTTGCTAGATTTTTCAAAGGAGATTGCTTCTTCTTTTGTATAAAAATGATTTACTTGAGGTTTGTTGCCATCTGGATAAGCATAGCCACTTCCTCTAAATAGAAATACTTTTCCTTGCTCCCATTTATCATAATCGCTTTTATTACACATCACGAGCGAGTGAACCGAACTACTATTTGTTTCAAATGTTCCTTTTCTAATTTGTGTTTTCATCTTTCCCACCATTCCCCTTCTGGATATTCATGATCAATTGCATCCATATTGATTAAACCTACTTCTTTCATTCCAGAAAAATAGCATGTTTCATCTCCATCCTGAATTACTACATATTTTTTGTTAGAAATAAACTCTTCTAATGTGATATTCTCTTTTTTTAAAAATCCACTAAGGATATCTTCATCCACAGAACCAGTATCTGGAATATTGAATCTCCAGGATTCATTTTCTGAATCAGTCCAATAATTAATTTCAATTCCATATTGTTCTTCTTTGTCAGAAAGAAACTTGTTTAACTCTTCTTCCGTCATTCCTTCCTGGTAATAATTGTCTGCATTATATTCTTCGTTATCTTTATTCGGAATATATTTACATTTTTTTGGAAGTTCAATTTTCTTTAATGTCGGCACATATTTCTTAACAATTCGTAATAATTCTTTATATGTATCATCATTATATTCTTCAACCAACGAAGCACAAGCATATAGCCATTTATCAGAAAAACTTGCTAATGCCCTAAATGGAGATCTTCCAAAATATAAATCTTCCTCATATGGTATCCAAATACAATTTTTCTCTCCTGTTTTTGAATCATCCCATAACCACATATCATGAGTAATTTCTTGTGGAGTATATTTACCTTCATTTTTCATCACGCAAAGCGAATGCATACTTGATGAATTTGATTCAAACACACCCATTCTAATTTGAGTTTTCATATTTTCTTTTCTCCTATTCAAAAATACAAATCATACCATTATTATCGACACCTGAAGTCTCATCAAAATAAATATAGGGCCATGAAATCCCTGAAATAACGTCAAAATTCATATCATGTATAGCAATTTCTTTATCACCATATTTCTCCATCGCTTTCTGTAGTAGTTCGATAAAGTCCGAAATTTTATATACATTGTCTTTATCGAATGTCAACGCTTTTGTTATATGTCCATCAAGACATTCGAAATCTTCCTCGATAATCTTATTCATCCATATCTCCTCTACAAATTTTATTAGCATTTTCTTTACCGTACACAACTTCATCGGCCAGTTTTCGAGAAATACGACTAACCTGCTTTAATCCCTCTCTGATAATTGTTCCGCTTGGCTGCTGATGATCTTTGATAAATCCGATCCACTGATCTTCGTTTAGAATGTTTCTTTCACTTTCATATACTACTGCATAGCCTAGTTCCCGTTTTGCAAGGCAAAGTGTGTTGATCATGCAGTCGATATCATCTAATACATCTTTAATCGGCATTGGTTTTTGTCCTCTCTTTATGTAAATAGTTATATGTTTCTATGTAAGATTATTCTCCTATGATTCGTTTATAAAAAGCGTTCTACAATTTATATTCTTAATAGGTTAGAATTGATTGTAGAACGCTCATGATGGTGAATTGTTGTGGTTATTTTAGAATGCAAATCAGTCTAAATATGATTTCAGACCACTTTCAAAATATGGAATTGGTCTTCTCTTGAATCTGTATTTTTCAACCCTTGCATCGATAATAGCTTTTACTGCAGCATCATCAATTTCACCTGTTCTTGCATACCGATCGAATACAGAATATTTAAATCCAAGAGCGCTTTCATCAGAAGATCCACATAATCCGTCTGACGGCGTTTTGTCAACCATCTTTTTCAGTAGAATCGTCTCATATCCAATAGCTTTTACTTCCTGTACTGTGAAATCCTTTAATGGTGCAAAGTCTCCTACTGCATCGCCCCAGCGAGTTTCCCAAGATAAGAGTGTTTCCGAAAGATTGCATGTATTAGCAACTCGTCCATTCATACTCTGTGAAATTGCATAAAGTGTTGCCATTCTGATTCGAGGAGGCAGATTAATTGATGTCTGTTTTGACCAATGATCACCAATTTGTGGTCTGATTTCGTGCTTTAGCGCAAGAATTGCTGGATGAATATCTACAGTACAGTATTCAATACCTAAATGTTTAGCAACTTCATAGGCATCTTCAATATCTGTCTGTTCTCCGTCTGGCATGAGCACACCTAAAACTCTATTCTTTCCAAGAGCTTCCACACAGAGAGCCGCAACAATGCTTGAATCTTTACCCCCTGAAAGACCTACTGTGGCAATACAATCTTTCCCATTCTGCTCAAAGAACATTTTAATCCACTCGACAATCTTATTTTTTATTTCTTTTGCATCAAAAGTATACATATCTATTCTCCTCTCCTTTACTGATTTAATTTCCACAGTTCAACATGGGTATCAAGTTCATTAAAAATCTTCTGCATCATTGAATATACTTCGTCCCAATCTGCTCCACCACGATCACAGCCGATCTTATATGGCATAGCAATTGTTGCACTAAAATTATTGTTCCTTTCATGTGCTTTCCGACACATAGTTCTAAAACACTTTTCTAATGCTTCCAGAGAAGTATATTGTTTTCCGTCATATCCATAGTTATCTTGTGCAAAGAAATTACAAATCCACTGTTCATTACTTGGAATCGCAATCGATCCACAGTCGTATCCAATATATTTTGGCTTGACTGGTACAATTTGTACTTTCCCCAGCATATCCGATGATGCTACCCTTTTATATTCTTCGTATACATGTGGAAATCGCTGTCTGACCTGCAAAGCCACGCCAGATCCCATCTTTCCCATACAATTTACCTGATGACAAATAAATTTTGCATCCGTATCAAATAAATTTCCTTCGATAATTTCAATCATGATTTTCTCCATTCAGTCTTTCACGAATCTCTTCAAAAGTCTGTTCTTTTACTAATTCTCCATCTTTAAAGACGAGTTTCAGTTCATTTTCTTCTGGCATTGTATCTTCTGCATAACCATCATGACACACGAATTTATTTTCTTCTTTTACTACACAGCAAAGTCCTTTATGAGATTTCTTCAGATTATTTTTGTCTGTTTTTGGATTCTTCTGAATGGTATATTCTTTGCCATCAATTACACAATAGGTGCTCTTCATTGCAAATCCAAAAGTATCTCTTGTTAAGCAAACCATTCCATCTTCTGGCGTACACATTGCAGAGAAAGAAAACGCACCTACTCCAAAAAGAATCGTATCTGCTGCAAATCCTAATCCTTCAAGCTGTGTCCAAATCTCTTTGATCTTACTGTACTGACAACCATCTCCGTAAATGATTCCAATCTTTGGATTTAACTCCTTATAACCTTTTGAGTTTACAGTTCCACCAAAAATCTGATATAATTTCTGAACAGTTTTTACTGAAATCTCAACGATATCGCCGCTATCAGGACGTACAAGGAATTTGCCATTATGCTCTTCGATTTCTTTTCTCAGTTTTGGAAGTGTTTCGTCAATAAGGTTCCAGTAATCAAATGTATCAGAGACATAACTGAAAGATGTATTCTTATATGTATCAGTCAGTAATCTTCTTAACAGATTTTCTTCTGTCTCGCATACAGCCAGATTACTGCATACGGTTGCATGTTCCAGGCTAACTGCTCCAATACCAATATGGTTCTTAGCACAATCAGCATCGTACATTTTATCAATATACTGAGTTGCAGGAATTGTAGAAGTTTTATTGAAAGATAGCAGCCATGAAGAACTTGCATGAACTCCGTTCTCAATGCCGAGTCCTCTGAATCCAAAATCCGCCATAGCCATTGCAGGATTAGCACCATCTGTAGTTTTCTCGTAAAATTCATTTGCAAGTGTTTTATATTTATGACCTACAGTTGCCCAGTTGCATGTCCCAAAAATAAAAGACTGCATAATGCATTCCAGCCATTGTACCGTCCATGCGAAATCTGGATGTGCGTTACTCATCTCGATACACGGGACTCCCATTGTTACAACAGATCCTTCTGGAAGAGCTTTGATCTCTACAGGTAAATACTGCAGATCCCATAATTTTTCGATACGTCCAAGATCATAACTCTGAGAACCGATCTGATTATCCAGATATTCTTTATATTCTGCAATAACTTCTTTTTTGGGTCTTTTGAAGAAAGTTTCATTTGCTAAATCAATCATATATTCCTTAATAAAACCCTGTAATCCAAAGAATACAACTTCATTCAGATTTTTGAACATTGATTTTCTAGGAGTAATATAAGAAGTTAATTTTGTAAGACCCTTTGGAAGAGCATCAGGATTTGTATTTTTATATGTATCTGCCATCAGCATAAAAGAAATGTTTCTCATTTTAGACCTCCGTAACTGTGATTTTATCGTGTTTTCCTGTGAAAAGACTGTCTGTTGTAAATAATCTTTCAACTGTTCCATCTTCAAGTGATTTGATTAATGTTCCTTTTTCTCTATCAAGAACTGAATTTTCGGTATGTGATGCATAAGCATAAATTCTATCTACACCACGTTCTTTCAACGCTTTTGCACTATAATATAAAGAACCGCCATATGAAATGATGTCATCAATCATCAAAACTTTTTTACCTTTAAGATCAATATCGTTATCTCTGATTTTGAGTCCAAGAATTTTTCCTGTATTCCAATCTCGATTTTTCTCACCATAGCAATACGGAATGTCAGAAAACAATCCAGAATATCTTTTCGAACTACCGGCATCCGGAAAATAAAGAATAAGATTTTCTTTACTAATCTGCTCAATTACTTCATCAATATATTCTCTTGGATTAAAAACATATACTCTATTCAAAAGCGCTGCTCCAACATTACTATGAACATCAAGTACCTCTACTCTATCAAATTCGAGCCAATTAATAACATCAGCGAACCCTTTTAATGTAAAAACCTCGCCCTGATCATGGATTCTGTCCATTCTGGCATTCGGAAGATAAAACATTGTAAGATCAATTGATTTAATATATGGAAAATTTTTTAAATGTTTTGTAATATAAATCAGCGCTGAAAGTTCTTCTTCTTTCTCATACTTCCATGTAATGTTGTTATATTTCTGATAAAAACAATCGTCTAATACGATTCTCTGTGTTCCATCTGAAAAGTGTTCTACTTTTACTTCTTTCCCATTTAAAATGATCATATCTTTATTCTCCAATCACATTAATCTGGCAGCTTTTCATGGCTTCGAGTGCCGCCTTATGTTTTTCTGGTGTAGATCCCGCGCAACAGCCTGCGTCTACTGTAATTTCCGTATTTGGAAACATAGCTTTAAGGACTAATGCATTTGAAATTACACATATATCTGTACACAAACCGACCAGATCGATATCACCATCTCCAATCCATGTCATATTTCTCCACTGCAAAGTTCCAAAAGTATTTTTGTTTACATATCTGCAGTTAGGAACCTCAATGTCGCTCACAACCTTCCATCCTCTTGTTCCAAAAACACAATGTTTTACTGGAAGTTTTCTTCCCTCCAGAGTATTTAAGTAATCGTCATAATGCGTATCTCTTGTAAAAATAATTTGATCTCCACGATTATAATACTCTTCAATTTTCTTTTTCACATTCGGAATAATCGCCTGTGCTTTTTCCGATCCAAGGCTACCATTTACGAAATCATTCTGCACATCTACTACAATTAAAGTTCTCATTGCTTATTCTCCTCTCTTACTTCGTCAAATCTCTTTACCCAGTCCTCAAATGACACATCGTCTCCCACTGTGCCATCGTATTTACACATCCAATATAGAGTTTTCTTTCTCTCGTATTCCAAGTCATCTCTTAAATTATGAATAATTGATTGAGCAAAATCTTTCATGTGATTGTATTCGCTTTTTAAGACTAATCCAAACATTAAATTTCCTCTTTATCTTCTGCAAGTTTATTCCAAACACTTGCAATCTCATCATTTACTTCACAAGTTGTTTTACCTTCAATTGAAATTCCAATTTCATCCAGATATTTCTTTAATTCAGACATCGTATTTTTCATTATTTTTTCTCCTTTTTTCAATATTTTAGTAATCATTACTATTTTCTAATTTCGATTCTTTTTCGTATCTTTTGATGTATTCTCTGGCTCGTTCATACGCTGCAGGAATACTAATATGTTCTTGCAGTAAAAGTTCCTCTACAGCCACTCGTTCCATAAGAATTTTTCTATCATGCTCTTCTTTCGTCATATCAATCACCTATAAGTTTGGCTGACCAGTTTACACCAGCCAGCCGTTTCTTTTAGTCTAATTCATCAAGCATTTTCTGCAGATCTTCTACGGAAGCGTTTTGAAGTGCCTCATCCTGCTTAGTAGCAATAATCTGCATAATCTTCTGTTTCTTCTCTTTGCGTTCTGCAGCTTCCTGCCGATTCTTTTTCTCTTCCAGTTTCTCATTAAAGATATATTTTACAATCTCAATCTTGGTCGCAAGAATATCATCTTCTTCGGATTTAGTCTGAAGCAGACTTTCTTCATCCGTCTTCTTTACTTCTGCATTCAGCGTCTTAAACACTGTATCCAGCGATCCAAGCGAAAGATCATATAAATCTTCTACTGCAATCTGTCCCTTATACGGGAAACGATATTTACCTTTTACTGCTTTTTCAAACATGTCACTCATAATTTTATTCTCCTTTATTAAAATTTAATTTTAATGATTCTTTCTGTTGCACCTTTTACTTTAACGATAAGCTCATTGCGCTGCGTCAGACTAAAACCAACACCAGAGAGCTGATCATCGACGTCTGTTACACTACACTTTGCGCCAAGTGCTTCAAATACTTTACGATGTGGAACTAATTCATTCTTAAGATATTCCACAAAGAAACCATTCGGCTGTTCTGGATTTACGCATCCACTCAGGAAGAAGAAAAGATGTTTATTCCCGATCCCATTCTGCTCATCAAAATAGTTCGGGCTGTAACTGATTACAGATACAGGTGTAAACTGATTTGTCTGCACTCCCCATACTTCTCTACTAGAAGTAGCCGAGTGACCAAAAAATTTTTCTTTGATGGTAAAGTTTCCGTTCTGATCCATAATTACTTCTGCGACGTCTACGTCTCCACGCACTGGGTTATTGTATTCAAACGAATAGATCTCTCCATCGAATTCAATTTCTGCTTTAAATCCTTTACTTCCTCGGTTGGTATACTGATCTACAAAGAATCTGTATTCGCCAGGAATCATTCTCGATTTGTCCTGCCATGTAATATTTTCCACTGCTGGCTTCCTTGGCATATCTCTATATGGCTGAATCACATCAATATCAAGCTGACCACCAAGTTTCGACATAGATGGTTTTCTATCACTACCAAAATAGATTTCATGACCATTTGGTTCAATGCAGTGAGCATCAAGATCACTGTTGTCATTCTGATCCTCGTTCCACATAATAGAGAATCTAAGCACTCCATCTACATTTCCACCAGCGTTCTTTACATTCTGTCTAATGTCAGAATCAGTAATATTACCTGTATAAGCCCAGCTTAGACCATTGCTCCATTTAAACATCGTCTTAGAATCCGGATTTTCTGGGGCAATCAGGGAAACAAAGTTTTTCTCATGTTTATTCTCTACAAATACTTCAACCTCTTTCGCAGTCGGAAGAACCTTTTCTACGAAATCCTGTGCCGTTACTTCTTCTACTCTTGAGAATTTCTTTGGATTAACTGCTACAGATTTTGACATCTCTGTAAAAATGTCTCCTCCACCAGAAATTCTCTTCGCTGCATCTTTATTAGAAAATAGAATATTATTTACTGTGATATCATCCAGATTTGCAAAGCGACGCTTCAGAGAATCCATATACCCAAGTTCTGTCAGAGTTTTCTTTGCATCGTCTAGCATTCTCTGAGTATAAATTGGCTTACTTCTTTTATAGTTGCTGGGTGCTACGATCTGCTCATATTTTTTAACTGCAGTATCAAGATCCATTCCTTCACTTACATTTACAAGTAGTGTTCCAATAGAATGATTTCTGATTTTACCAATAACGGCTCCTGCTTTCAGAGATTTCTCCCAAACATATAAATCTTTTTCTTCTTCTGGAAGTTTATCATATTCTGTTTTATACTTCTTGAATTCTACAAGGAGAACTTTCCATTCTGTTCCACGATACAGGGTATTAGAATTGATCAACTCTAAAACTGTCTCTACGGAGTCAATAGTAATCTCGTCAAGAGAACGTTTGAACACATTCCGGATATCCCTATATTCACCTTGAATTTCTCCAACAGATCTATAAGAATCAAAAACAAATTTCGTAGGAAGTTCAATATAGAAATGATCCCACTGATGAGATTTTCCGTTGATCATTTCAAAATTCTTATCTGTACCAATTTTCTTGAAATGGCTAACATACACATCAGTAACTTCTGCGTTATGAATGAGTGTTGAAAGAGCTTTTACCACCGGATCATAGATTGTTTCAGACATATCAACATCCCAGATGCTCTCCATTTTATTATTTTTAACTACAACTGCAGTACCAATAGTACGGATAAACTGTTTACAGCAGCTACAATCATGTTCTCTTCTTTCACGAAAGATATTATTCGTTCCTGGCGCAAAGCTATCAAGATATGTATCCCAAAGTTTATCCTTATCTACATTTACTTCGAATAACTTATCTGCGTCCTTAGTCATCTCCATAAAATGTTTCTGAAGCTTCTTCTTAAAAATTACGAACTGATCTAACATGATATTTTCTCCTTCTTTATGTTTTTCTTCTATTTTGTTATCTTTTACTCTACTTTGCTCTCTGTTTCCTTCATCTTATTGGTTGTTTCTTCTTTTACATTATTCTCCGAACTTTCTTCTTTATTATTTTCACCAACTACATTTGCTTTTTCTGGTTCTTTATTTTCCTTTGTATCTTCTGTAGTATTCTCTGCATCAGAAATCAGTTTTTCAACCTTTTTTACGATTTCTTTTGTTGATTCGGTATGTTTTTCTTCCTCTTCTTTTTTAGATTCGAGTTTCTTTTTCTCTTCTTCAAACTCCATCATTGCCTGAAGATATGCTTCTTTCTGAATTGCAATCTGTTCATTTCTTCTCTCTTCTTCTTTTTTAGTTGCTTCTTCTGCTCTTCTTGCACGACGTCGTTCATTTCTCTCATGACGTTTCTGTTTCTGACGAAGTTTAATTTCTTCCTCTTCTTTGTCTAATGCGGCGAGCTTCTGCTGACATTCATATACTTTCAGAGCATTCTTGACTTTGGATACATAAGATTTTGCATATTTAAACTCATAAGCTTTCTTCTCAATACCTTCTGACGTATACACGTCATTATATTGTCGTTTTGCATATGCGATGTATAATGCTATTTCAAGAGAGAATGTATCATTTTTGTCGCATACTGTTTTTACTTTTGCTTTCGTCCAAAGATCATCATTGAAAGTCACTTCCACCACTCGATTTGGTACAATAATATTGACAGAGCATACACCCGACTTATAGATATACTCTTCCATTTTGTTTTCAATACGTTCCCTCTGTGTTAATCCTACTTCCTGTTTTCTCATTTCTTTGTTCTCCTTTTTAGCATTGAATGTAAATGTATCATTTTTATTTCCTGAGTCAGAGTTTGCAACAACTTTTTCAAGACACTTTTCTTCAAATATAAAATCCGCACCGCAATTTAACTTATATGCACTACCATCAAAATGCAATGCTATTTCAGTTATGATATATTTATGCCCACAGTAACATTTCATACTTGGCACAAAAGTAGAACAATCAATGTCTTTATAATCCTTAACTCTTACAATATCTCCTACTTTGAAAATCATATTTCATCACTCCTCCACTTCTTTTGATAATTCTTTATACTCTTCCAGAAGCTTTGCAAATTTTGAATTCGTTTCTGCAAAAATCTCATATTTTTCATCATCTTTTGTTGACTGAATAATATCATCCATCATTTGTCTTAACTGATGTTTTTTATATTGTATTTTTGCTAATTCCTTTCGTCTTTTCTCTCGATCTTCGTAGGCCGTCATATCAATGGCGCTTGGGTTGATTTTACAAACAATTTCCTGTGTGATTTTTTCATTTTCATGAAAATGCGTCATATCATCCAACGTAAGAATATTTTGAATTGTTAAAATTTGACCTCTACGATAGCCAGTAACTAATACTTTATCTCCTTTTTCGTATTTATAGCCATCGTTATAAATTGCAAAATATTCTTCCTTCCCCATAAGATTAATTCCTGCTACGGCTATATAGCCTGTTAATTCTTTTGCCATGTTTTACTCCTTCTTTCTGTTTATATATTCTCTAAAGAAATGTGCCTTTCATCGCGTTTTATATTTCAGTCATGCGATTTAAAATGCCTAAAAATGGATGGGCGGCGTATCCATCATCTCAGGTACTCTTTCCAGAGTGTGTCTGGAACCATTTCCGACCTCATTTTCAGACATGTTAAATCGCATGACCTACTATTCTCCGTTAATATATTCCGAAAAAGCTATACACTAGCTCAACCACAGTAGTTACAATAATAGTGATCCATAAAACCTTTTCACTTTTTCGTTCTGGCTTCTCTTCAATTAGATTTAACCAGGCGAAGATAATTAGGATGATTCTTAAAATTGTAAGTAGCATATTTTTGTTTCACCTTCTTTCTTTTAAATCACATTAATAATTCGCGGATGGCGAGGATATCCATCAGTCCCATTAACGAACATATCTGGGAATACTTTTTTCATAATTTGATATGCTCCATTTACATCTGCATTGATATATTCTCCATCATTGGACTGAAAAAGTCCTCTATGTACACGACGATTTTTGTTATAATTCTCTGGGTTAGGTGATTCGTCGTCCAAAAAGGAGGTACCAGATGTATAACTTTCTTCAAATTCATGAAACCTAATACCTCGATCTTCCATTTTATATGTAAGTTTTTTGATAGTTTCTGTATGACCAAGATAAACAAAATTTTGATTATTTACTTTTCCCATATCGCAATTTTGTTTCCACAATAAGTTATGTCCACATACAACATACGAAACATTATTTTTCAAACAAAATTCTGCAACTGCTGTTGTGGCTTTATGATAAAAATCTTCTAGTCGCATTGCTCTTCGATCAGTCAATCTTTGACATTCATTTGACCAATCTAAATTATGTCGTAGTTTTATACGAGACTTTTCTTCAGAAATCAATTTGTTATATTCCTGATTCATCGCTTTTGCTTTTCTTCCGTTTATAACAATTGGCACAATATCTTTCTGATTCGTAACAACTGTCATAAAATTATCAACACCGATATCAATAGCTGCCACAATATCGGTATCCTTCTTAGGTTCTGGACACTCAGTTTCGTATACAACTTCAATATCGTATTGTGATGGAAATGCATCTTTGTTTGGATGAAATCTCACTTGCATTAATTTTGCATTTTCTGGAATATGCGTTTTGAATCGATGATTAAAAGGTTCCATGCTTTTATCACGGCTAGAAAAAAATAAATATCCATCTATTATTCGACAGCACTGATTTGTAATTATATAATTAGCGCGTCCATGTTCTTTATTTTTATACCCAGGAAGTTTAGGCCTTCCAGTAAATTTTTCTGGATTTGTTTTCCATATTTTAATCGCTTCAAAAAATGACTTCCAATCTTTATCCAATAACTTTAATGTTTTCTGAGAAGAGGATGCTTTCATTGCTTTATAACAATCAGCAGTCTTACAATCTTTGCATAATTGTTGATATTTTATCCACACAGCATGTTTTCGCAATCCTTGCTCTTTTTCTTTTGATGTATTAATAAATTCTTGTCTAACCATATAATTAGCATAATTATAGAGATTTTTTGATCTCCAGCATAAATCATCAATTATTTTAAACAAATCATCTGATTTTTTAATTATATGTATTTCAGTTCTATTACACATTATTAATGTTTCCTTTTTTATTAAATTGCACAAATTTGATTTTTGTCCTATGTTAAAATACATAGATCTAAAACTTTGCCTGGTTGCGGATTGACACTTCACTAGTTTTGTACCTATGTTAAAATACATAGATCTAAAACCTCAAATATGTACTTTTCTATGAAGTTAACACAGATATTTATAAAGTTTTATTTCTGTTATAAAATAATCGTTTATTGGCTGAAAACCGCAGCCACTATCCAATTGGTTTCTCTTTTGGAATACATTTATAATAGGTTTATGGAATTTTGGCTTGAATCAGCCATTCAGATGTGATATCCTAATACTGAAGGAAATTCCTTCAACCTATTAATTTCTCTTTTTGAAGATCATCGTGATCTGGTCTCCAAACTTTCTCACAATGGTCTTCTATGCATACTATATATAGTGGTTTTATTTTCACTCGACCACTATATATAGTATATATTTTCCTATGAAATCAGTCTTTCATTCAGAAGAAACTCTTCGATGTTGGACACCCAAAACATGATACACACTGTACCAAATCACACATGTGATGCTTTTTAATAAAGTCTTTATCTGCAGCCTGTTCGTCTGTAATTACTGTTCCACATTCATCCATATTCTGGATCTCATGTTCTTCGTAAACCTTTCCAGAATATTTTCCTAATCTTTTCATTCGTCTCACCTCTTTCTTATTTGATTTCTGTTTTGATATTCACTCTTTTGTTCAAAAGTACTTTTTTATGTTTTACTCCCCCTTCAATATTCTCCGTTTGAATCCTTGTAACTTTCACTGGACTATATCCATATTTGGTTGCACACATTACTAAATCGCCAACTTTAATATTTTCAAGGAAAGATTTCCAGTTCTTATTTCTACGAATCTCCCAAGTATATTCCTGGCTTGTTGTACCATTAGCGTGAATATGTACTCCATTAATCAGTGCAACAGGCTGGACTTTATACACAGTTTGAACTGTCTTAGCACCATTTCTTTTCATGATAAGATAACGGATATATCCATCTACAAGATAACCATTCTTATCCAGAACAATTGGCTTGTCTTGATGATTCGTCAGTAACCAATATTTCTCAAATCTTTCCATCTTTTCTGGAGATGGATGAGAAGCAAGAAACTGATCTGAAATTTTGATGTCATCAATATTCATCTGCATTATTTTATTCTCCTTTCTTTACGCTGCGTTTCCTTTCCCAACAAGAAAGTTTTCGAAATCTCGTTTCATGAATCTGAAATTAATACCCTGATTGGAACTATATTCATCATCTGCATTCTGATATTCTCCAATCCACTGTTCAAATTCCTGATCCTGATTATTCTGCGCTGCATAAACCATCAATGCAATTAACGCTGTTTTACACTGCTGATAAACATTTGCAGACACTTTTGTATCCTGAAGACACTCGTTGTAAAATTCGATGTCGTCTGGATCTACTTTCTCATTTACATGAGTATGTACAAAATCAATATCATTCTGATCAATACGATCATCAACACCAATGATTGCAGATTCTTCACCCTCTGAATTTTCTGATGAGTCTTTGATACTTTCGCTCTCTGCATCTTCATTTGGTTTATTCTCTTTAATATGTAAAAAATCCACTAATAAAGTATGTAAATAATCAATCTTCTGCTGAATTACTTTTTTGTCCTTCGTGTGTTTATCCTGTTCTATTTCAATCCAATCAGTATCATTGACTTTGATTTCTTTCATGTCATTAAATGCAATCAGGAATTTTCCAAAATTTTCTGGTGAAACTCTTTCATCTAAGGCTCTTTTCATAAGAGTCATCCATGCCATAAAATCTTTTGACACAAATAATTCAGCTACTTCTGTATGATCGAGTTTATCTGCGTAAGGAATTAACATATTAAAGTATTTGTTCAGTGTATCAAATTCTTCTTCTGTTCCGTTCTCATTAAGATACTTGCAGATATCCCTTGGCGCCTTTTTCCATTCTTCTAAATGAAACATCGCCATAACGCATTCGATGATCACTCTTTCCCAGATGCCTTTTTTCTTGTCTAACTCATTCAGCATCGTACAATCTTTAAGAAAACGATTATTATCTTTAATCCGTTTAATTTTATCCGCAAATGTACCAATGTAAGTAAACGCCTTCTGGCTTACATTCATTGGAATAGTAGAGTTATATAACATGACAAGATCGCAGGTATCTTCTGGAGTACATTCCTGATAAATTGCAGCAGACAACTGACATGATCTCATTCTCTTTTTCAGTTCTGGTGGGAAATCATTATAAGTTTTATTAACCAGATCAAATGTTTTGATTTCTTTGATCAGTTTTCCATTTTCATCTCTCATAGGTTTTCCATTTTTATCCAGTTTGTTTCCTTGATAAGTCACATATCTATTCCGGATTGATTTAGAGATCTTATGCCCATCAAACACAAAACGTCTGAGCGCTTCTGTTCTCTGACCACCATCCACTACGTATGTAGTAGTAAGCCCATCTTCTCTTTTTTCTTCTGCAAGAATAATGTTGGGAATGTAAATCCGTTTTGGAGATACAGTACTATAAATCAAATTATTGATCATTTCATTTGACCAACAAAACGCTCTCTGGACTGTCTGATCAACAGTAATAACTTCCTCATCAATACTATCAACATAAGCTCCTACGCCCATCTGTTCGATTCTGTATTCATCTAACATTAATAATCCCTCCTAAGTATTCTTGTATTTGAGTTGTTCCGGATAGCTTTTAAGCTATCGTTATAGAGTGACTTAGAAATATGTAAATTTTGAAGAATTTCTTCTTCATTAAATCCATCTGCAAGCATATGTAAAATTACACTCTGTACTCGTGATAATTTACTTGTATATTCTCTCATTAATGAAGACATTTCTTGATCATTTTGAAAGACGACATCTTCCACGGTTTTCCCAGATACAAATGTCTCCCAGAGCTGCATTCCATCTTCGTCAATTTGAGAATAAATGGAAATATCAAATACAGGTTTCTCTTTAGGATTACCATCTTTATCGAATTTCTGCTTTCCAGTCTCTTCGTCAATATCTGGAACAAAAACACAGCGTTTTTTACGTTCGATATCTCTTGTATATGTCCAATATTTTCTCCAAATATTTCCATATAAATACGTTTTAAAAGTGCATTTGACATCCGAATTGTATTTAAGTAAACTCGACAGAAAAACTTCTACTGCTAAACTTTCAAGTTCTGCATCATGAAGTGTCGGTAAATCTTGAGATGACTTTTTCTTTTTGTAAATCAAAGTTTTGCAGATTTTTTTAAGCTCGCGCATGTCGTTGTCTAAATACGTTTGCTGAATCTCATCTGCTTCTTCTGGTGTAAGAAATTCTAATTTTTCTCTTTGAGTCTCTGTCAAATATTTGTATCTCATTTTTGCTCACCCTACCCTTCCAATATTTTCATCGCTTCGTCAAATTTTGCAGTTCTTGGTTTATAGTTTTCATATTCTCCATTGCCAGTTTTATTTAATTCAGTTTGCAGTTTTCCAAGAGAGTAATGGTACGTCAATGCATTTTTCATTGCCTGAAGTTTATAGATACATGCTTTCACATGTGCTCGATCAATAAGAATCCGCAAGAACAGATATCCGATTTTAGCAATTCTATGTGCTTGTGGTAATTTTCCATCATGTTTATATGTATAAATAACGAGTGCATGTTTAATATCACTCTCTTCTGAATCAAGCTTAGACAAATATGTACTAAGAGATTCCAACATGTTGCTCAATTCAGATTCATCCCATGCAGCCAAACTTAAAAACTTTGTACACTCATCTTCAATCTGATCGAGTAAGTTCAGATCAACTACAATGTCATTTTCATTTAAAAATACACCTCCATTCCCTTTTGCTTTAGGAGAAACTGTTGGCTTGTTTCCATCCTCTCCAACCATGGAATATCCATTCCGAATCCAACCTAGTTTTTTGCTACGTGCATTCAACAGATTTTTAGCCTGTTTGAATGTAAACTGTTTTGCATTGGATGATTTTGTGGATTCCATGTACTCGCCAGGACGTATTGGATTTTCAATCACCCAATATTTTCCATTTGTGATAATGTAGTACATTTTCTGATCACTCCTTCTTTATTTAATTTTAAAAATAGGTAAACTTAATACAGGTTCTTATCGTTCATCAAATGAATAAGTACCTTTACGTATTGGTTATTCTCCTATTCTGTTTGTGTAAAATTGTGAAATAATAGCGAACTGCTCAAGATAGACTTGCAGAATTGCAAATTAATATGTATAATGAAACTTAAGCAGGACATTGTGCTATTATTCATCTGGACTGCTCCAACAGTTCAGATTCATATGAATATCGCTTGTTTTGCTTGTTATGTACAGGAAGGGATTCATACCGTATGCGCTCCAACGCAGGTATGATTCCCTTCTTTTATTTTGTTCAACAAAATCATAATACATCGAACTAATGTTCTTGTCAATATGTTTTCGAACATTTGTTTGCGCTACTATAATTTTGTCTTTCCTTATATTTCCATTTTATACCTCTTGACATGTATATTCCAGCGGTAAATATTTCCATTTCATTCCTTTAAATGTGGTAAAATAATGTCATGCATAATACCTTCTCGATTGATGTGTTCGATATCTTGTATCGTAGAATATAATTGCATATGTTCGATTATTTCATCTCTGTTAAGGAAAATAGTTTTTGCTTTTTTAATTAATTTACACCCTTCTGCAGGTGTAGTTATTTTTTTACTTTCTTCATTTTGATCATAATCAATTGTATAAATAAGAATTTTGTACTTCTTGTTCTTTTTTTCAAGTTCTTTCATTTTCTGCATCGCTTGGTTGTAATCAGAGTATTCATATGCTTCTATCATCTTGTCATCCCTCCATTAATAATGTCTGTAAACTAATCTGCATTGCTCTGTTCACTTCTTTTTGCTTTTTGGGACTAATCTCTCCGATCTTATCCAACAATCTAGCTTTATCTATTGTTTTAATTTGTTCACATGTTACTAACGAATCGGAACTTAATCCATTCAACGCATCTTTTTCCAAAATGACATGAGTAGGAAGATTGGGCTTCCTTTTTGATGTGATTGTCACGACTATGGTTGTTGGAGAATGTTTATTCCCAATGTTATTTTGAACAACAAGTGCTGGGCGTTTTCCGCCTTGTTCAGATCCTTTCGTTTTCCCGAAATCTACCCAATAGATTTCACCACGTTTAACTTCGCCACAATGTACATCCATACCCGGTTCCTCCTTTCTCTCTTGTTTTTCTTACGTTGAACTCATTATATCAACATATCTTTAATATGTCAATACTTAATATAAATATATCTTTATTATTTTTGCTATTATATCGCAATTTATCTTTATTTATATAAACATGTCTTTATAGATTTTCTTATTTAATTATGTTATAATCATTGACACGGAGGTGCAATATGATTAAATTAGATATTCAACATTTAATATTGAGTAAATATAAAAACCAAGCTGCATTCGCAGAAGCTACTGATCTCTCTTTACCATCAGTGTCAAAAATTTGTTCTGGTAATATGGCAAGCATTCGCTTTGAAACTCTTGAAAAAATTTGTGAAGCATTAGAATGCACCCCGAACGATCTACTTACTTCCGACAAAAACGAATGGGATACAAAAATTCCATCACATGTTACAGAATATATCGATCGAATGGAACATATTTCACAAGAAATCCAGGATGCGAATTTTCGTTATAGAGCTGCAGCATATCATAAAAAAAGCGATGACTAAACCAGCCATCGCTTTCTTATTGCTCATATTCAGATCCACTCAAATCCATTCTAAAATTGATTTCTTGTATGCACCACCAATATAATTTTTCTGCATCCTCATTATCTTTCCGATCTCGATCCGTGAAAATCATTAATTCTATTACATTCTCTTCTGACATATTTCTCAAATCTGCAGGTGTTACTGTATAGTTCAAATATTTTGGAATCATTTTTCTTTCACACCGTTTCGTTTTAATATTTCTGTTACTTGAGACACGGGAATGCAAAATCTTCTGGAAACTGCTTTCTTATCATGATATTTATCGAAATCTTCTAATACATCTTTATCTGTCCACTCTAACTGAATAGGAGCATTCATATAGTTTTCCATTGTTCTCTCCTTTTGAAATGTCTGTTTTATCTGTTTACGAAATATCTCTTCGCAACTTCTTTGTAGAATAACTCCTTAGTAAAATCCGTTGCCTTTGAAAACATATCATATTTACAAATTTCCTGCACTTGTCTTGCATATTTATCCAAAGATCTCGGCCTAATTCCATCTTCTTCACTTTGTAAAATATCCTTATATATATTTATTAATTCAAGCTCATTTGTATCTTTGAATATATCAAACATATTATCTCCTCCTCACGAAAAAAAATCTTTCATTTTATTTTATCTCGTTTATAATGTAGTCTGTTACAATTTTACCAATAAAATACTCATAGTCACTATCATTATAATATTTTTTAAGACCTCTGAGTACTTTTTCTGCAGATTCAAAATCAGTAGCGATATCAATAGGCAATTTTCTCTTCCATATAGGCTGTTCTATCCATTTTGGTTCTTTGACTCTAAGTATACCTTCATTATCTCGACCATACAAATTTATTCCTTTAAGATATTCCTCTTTCTTTGTGCTCTTGTTCTTTCTTTTTATAATATAATAATCAACTGTGTCTCTATATCTTTCTTCTCTGTACATACTATTCTCCTTGCACAAAATCACACACATTAATTTTATCTACGCATCCATAGCAATGACAATATTTTTCACATTTCTTGCAAACGCAACTTCTTTTTCTACACTGTTTTTGTTTGATCCACGCAACATTTTCTCTTTCACGCTCTTCAATAAGATCTTTATGTTTTTCTATCCATCCTAGTTACCGTTCATTTATCTTTCAAAGAATCGTTGTTCCTTCTGGATCAAGGTACCAATCATCACCGTTTAGATAATATTTGACATCATAAACCCACTTATGAATATGATAATCATATCCAAAAACAAATTCAAAACTATCGTATTTATAAGGAAAATCTTGCCATTTGTAGTTTCTGTTCATCTAATACATCTCGTTTCTATATGAAAGTAAATTTTCATTTAAACATAATAATCACGTTACCAACATATCCCATTTTTTCTATTTCTCTTGCATAATTTTCCAGCATTTCAATTTCATTTTTCTTTTCTAAATTTGTGTAAATAACACACATTTTATGCATCGGAAGATTTTCATTTTCCAACACTTTCCTTTCAAGATCATCATAAACGAATTGACAAAAATCTTTGACACTGCACACATTACTATTTACACTATAACATTCTGGAATACCAGAATAACGCTCTTCATATGAATAGATTAAAGCTCCATTATATTGATGAATTGCATTCGCAATACACGATTTTTCCTTCTCTCCGTATACTTTTATCATCTACAATCCTCCACTTTATTCACTAAACTCACTCAAATCTTCTCGATTGCCAACTCGCTTCAGATAATCATGTCCACCATCCACTGCAACTGCCCCGCATTTGCACACAACAAAACTATGGCGTGTTTTGCTCTCTATAATATCACCACATTTCTTGCAGCGAATTTTATTCGATAAAATTTTCTTCATTCAAACCTCATTTTCTTTGTTTGGTGTAATAATTATATTGTTTCTACACCTATTATTTTTAACGAATCATTTTTTAGCCATTCGCAAATATCTTGTACTACTGCATAAGTATCTTCGTATCCATAGGAGGCATTGCTCCAAGTATAACAATCATTATATTCGTCAAACCAGATTTCTACAGATTCTCCATTTGATAAATAAAGCCTAATGGCAATTTTATCTTCTTGCTCTTCTGCATATCCCATTTCTTCGACAACATATTTGTTAATATCTGCTTCAGTCACAACATTTCACCTGCCTTCTGAAAACAATCTTTCATCTACTCTCTAATTGTTTTATAATAACTTCCGAACCAGACATGTACAGGAGGATTTTTCGCCAATGGCATTAAAGAACCACTTACCATTTCCCTAACCTGACCAGAATCATTCCATCCATTTGATTCCATTTCTTTTTTATGCTCCATTCTTTCTTCTTTTGAGTCGTAATAATACTGTTCTATAAACTCTGTGTACTTATCTACGCAGTTATCTCCATCCCACACAAATTTTGTTGTATTATTTTTCATTTTAATTCTTTTCATATAATCATCTCCATTCTATATTAAAAACAACTTAATCTCATAACATTACCCATAGATTTTTTCCATAATATTCTCTTCTTATATGAGGAATATCATTGTTAATTTTTGATAACTCAATCTTTTCAAAAGTTACATTTTTGCAGCCATCCATAGTTCTGTTTCCAAATCTATTTTTAGTACATTCAATTCCATTTGATGATTCCTCAACCATAACAGAAGTCACTTCTCGTAAATGTTTGATTTTTTGTGTTTCTTCATATGTCATATTATTCGCATCCTTTACAATGAAAGCAATTTTTCTTTGCCTTATCGTATTGTCAAAAACCATTCTCCGTTCAATTTAGAATATGTTTTCCAATCTTTTGTTGTAAATTCATTAATATGAAGTACATTTAATTCTTTAAATAAATCATTGTCGTCTAATGATTGCAGATAATCACATTGTTCCGAAAAATTTTTAAATCTAGTATTCCCTAATAAATAATCTGTGCTAACTTCATATAATTTTGCAAGCCGTACTAAGTTATCCACTGATGGAGAATTTTCACCTTTTTCGATATTATATATCGCTGTCTTACTTATACTAAGTTTTTCGCTTACCTCTTCTACAGTAAGATTTTTTAATTCTCTACTTTCTTTATAATTATTCATGACAATATGCACCTTATTCCGGATGACTTGTTTTTGTTCCAAAGTCTGTCTCTTTTACTTTATATTCATTTTTCATATTTTACACCTCCACGAAACACTATATAATATGTAATTTGATTTATTGTACTATATATAGTTCATAAACTGTGATGAAATCGTCATTTCTTCTGCTCGTCAATTAAATCCAATACTTCGCATAAAGCCTTATATCTGCCTTCTTCTAAGTCATTCATATTGCGATTTTTTGTTTCATTTTCTAAATCCTCAATAAGCTGCTCGATTTTAATTCTTAATTCGTCCACTGTTATACCTCCAATTCTCTTTCTAATCTCTTCGTTACTTGAACACTTCTGCAACTGATTTATTGAAACATGTCGCTGTTCAATATAACCATCTTCCATTTCAAAATCAACATCTGCTTCCTCGTTTGGATTTTCCCATGCATAATCTACAAATATTCCAAACAATTTTAAATTTTTGTGAAACACTTTATCACCTTTTTTAAATTCCATTAATGTCACCTCTTCCAATCTTCCGAGTAAATCATTCTTTCTTAGTATTACAGTTCATTTTATAAAACATCTAAATCAATAATAGTGTATTTATATTGTTCTGATTTCCATGTATAGTCATCAATTTTTATTGGATTATCTGCTCTTCCTTCACAAAATTTAACGGCTTTATCATATGAATTGTATGCCTCTTGGCTAATTTTAGTAGTAGGATATAAGCCACCTAAAGTCATTACTTCAACACAATATATTTTCATAGCGATCTCCTTTCATATCGCAAGAAAGTTAAATTTCATTATCCTTAAAATTTAAAATATCGCCCAGGATAAGCATCCATATGTCCGAAACATACGTTATCAAACCAAAGATATCCTTGATTATCCCATTCAATTACGTCACCTTTTTTGATATGAACTTCTTCACATCCGTCTTTATTTTCTTTTAAGAATCCAACACCATCATAGTCTTTAATACATGTTGCTGTACTCATCTTATAATCTCCCTTCTTGCCTTGAAACCTAGATTTCATTAATAATATTTTTTCAAATACCTAATAGCAGCCATAATTTCTTTTTCATATTCCTTGTCTAAACCGGCATAAGGGATTGTTTCTGCAAGATATTCTAACTCATTCGCAGTTTCTTCGTCTGTAAGTTCCCTTCCTTCCGTTTCCATTCTTGCTACCAATCTGCTTTCCAGACAACCGTGACGAATATTTATAGCTCTTTCAAATAATGACTTCATAGTGTTATTCTCCTTTCCATCTAAAGAAAACTTGGTTTCATTCTATTCTATTTTAACCACTGCACAATCATCGGATATATTTTCATATTTATATGAATTATTAAGACGTTTTGCCTCTCTTTTGGCAGCATCTTCTGTTTTGAACTTTCTCGCTTCTTCAATACCTCCTATAACTTTGTATTTTGCTCCTTGTACAACGTATGACCCTTTACATATATAATCTCTTCCGCATCTTATAACATAAATCATTCTAATCACCTCAATATTATATTCTTCATTATGACGAAAATTGGACTGTCTTTGTAACAATCCCATTTCTCTTTTAAAACTATCGTTTGCATTCCATACAAACGTCCTTTCCATCATAATCATCAGGTCGCTCATAATGTCCAGGAAAACAATGCACACAACTATAACATGATTGATCCCATCCCATTGGACATTTCTTTGCCTCTTTTGCTTCATGCGTATAAATATATTTTTCTTCATAATAACTCATAGGTTTTGATATATTATACTTCCTCTCTTTTCGCTAAATCGTAATCTGAACCATTCACAAATTCTCCATCTGTATTTGTGTCGCAATATTCAAGTGCATATTCTTCTACATCAACGCAATCAGGATGCTCGTCATATGTACATTTATATTTTGCCAATTCTGCTTTTGCTTCATTGAGCTGATCGTATGTCCATCGTTTTAATTCTTCTGGATCAGTATTTGGTCCATAAATACAATCTCCTTCAGAGTAATTTTTGAACTGTTTTTTCGTATAAGATCCTTCAGCATGTCTTAAAATAATTGTATTATAATATTCTCCCATTCTATTTTCCTCCAACTTTTATATAATTATTTATATTATATCATATTCCTCAGCAATAACATAGTTTTTCTATGCAGTTTCACCCAACAAAATTTTTCTAAACAGGCTTTCAAAAATTGGAACACAAATACTATTGCCAGCTTGTTTATATAATGCCATTTTATATCTTCCTCGTTTCTGTTGTACAGATGCTGCAGCTTCATAATCTTTATCCGTATAACCCATAAGTCTCCAACATTCCCGTTCCGTAAGATATCTATACTTTCCATTATGTAAGTCAATCACCTGTGCAGGTGTCCGATCCTGGCGAGTCGTGATTGTATAAGCATATTGGTCAATTACAGTTGCTCTTCTAATTCCGGATGCTCCAATACATTCCAGAATGCTCGGTTGTGTTACCTCATATACTGGATCAACTTTCTGTTCCAAAAACTCATGAATGTTTTTCATTGGCGTTCTAATCAGATCAGAAAAATCAAATTCCTTTCCTTTTAAACAACTTACAGTGAAATAGCGTTCTCTTGCTTGCGGGATACCAAACTCTCTTGCGTCTAATAGTTCATATGTACTTGTATATCCAAGTTTACTTAATTCTTCCATATATCTGTCGTGATTATGCACCATATATTTACTTCTGACATTTTTGACATTTTCCCAAATCACATATTTTGGTTTCCATTCTCCCATCTGTTTAATAATATTAATTGTTTCCCACATAAGACTCGATCTTGTCCCAGACCCTTCTTCTGCGCCAGCTCCATGATTTGTTCTTCCATTTCCAGTAGCTGTGCCTTGATGCCCAGCAACAGACATATCCTGGCAATTATGCACTATATATCCATTTGCCGTATAAGAATGAGCCTCTTCCACTTCTATATCATAAACAGTTTCTTTGTTTTCTGTATGTTCAATTTTTGTTATTGGAGACCATAAATATCCATCTTCAATAATTGACATTCTTCTATTGCACTTTAAAGTCCATCGTATTGTATATGTGTCTTTTTGATGAATCTTTCTTCCTTCTATACATCCAAATTCTTGACGTTTAAATTTACTTATTTGAAACGGTATATTATATGCTTTCACAATCAACTGCCCAATTCCATATAATAGTTTCCTATTAACTGAAGTTATAGAATATGTATATTTTTTACATGATCCATCACTATCAACATAACCCTCTATTAATTTCATCACGAGATTAATTGGCATATCAAATACAAATCCAGGTAAATATTTACCTTCAGCACCTTTTCCAAATAGATTGCAAAAAGTAGCCAATTCTTTATTTGTAAATTGATATTTATATGTCGTATTGTCTTCTACTTTTACGTAATGTGCCCATTCTGGTATTTTTTCTTCAAATAGTTTATCTTCGCCATTTATTTTTGATGTACATATAATCATGCTAGAAACATTATTGTTTCTGTCTTTCCTCGTTCTTGTCCATCCGTCACCTAAAAATCTTCCTATCAAATACCATAATCCTTCGTCTTTCATGTTCAGATTATTTTTAATATATTTAGATCTTCCCCTTGTACACTCAACACCATCCCATTTGGGGACAATTGAATTTTGATTTATTGGGGTTCCGACCAAATAATTTTTATTTAGATCTTTAGCTTCGACCCATTTTGGTTCCGAAAATTTTCTTTTCATCGTCTTCTTCCCATCAATAAATGGGTGAATATATGTCTTTTCTCTTACATAAAATTTATGATTGCTAGTAGTTTTTATTTCATGACAATTAGATGCTTTTAGTTTTATAATATTTTTTTCGCCATTGTTGAATACGTTAATTACTTTGTGAAATAAACCATCATGAGAAACAACTTCTTCATTAACGGAAACATCTTTTATTTCTCTAAAACCATTTTTAGTCAATACTAATGTATCTCCTGTAAAACAGGGACTTCCATGTATCAGAATATCTGGACGAAGATTGTATCCGACCACTGTTTGCGTTTTATACGGAAGATCTTTTGCGAACATTGCATTATATGATCTGACTGCTGCTTTGTCAATTTCAACATAATCAATTGATTTAACAGGAATACCGATATTCCGTAATGCGCACCGTGGACTTCCAATTCCACCGAATAATTCTAAAATTTGTACCATAATAATTTCCTTTCTTGATAAGGCGGTAAACAGGAAGTCTACCGCCTCGTTGATGCTTAGATAATATTTTTCATGATTTCCACAGATTCTTTTTGTGCTTTTTCTTCCATTCCTCTTACATACAACAGCGTTGTATTAATTGATGCATGATGTAAATTTTTCTGTACAAGCACAATATCACCCGTTGCGTTGTACAATGTAGTACCATATGTTGCCCTTAGTTTATGTGGACTAATTGTTTTCCCTTTTATATTACAAGCATATTTTTTTGTAATATCTGAAATTGCACTTGTTGACAATCTCTTTCCGGTTTTCCCAAGAAATAGAGCCGGTGTATCGCGTACTGTTATAAGTTGATCTCTGTATGCTAACCATTTCTGCAATTCATCTAAAACTTTTGGAATTAAAATGAATGTATGAACTTTCTTCCCCTTATCTGTTACAATCAAAGTTCCTTTATCCATATTTAAGTTTTCTATATCCATATTGGATAACGCTGCGCAACGTACACCTGTAGAAAGGAAAAGTTTTATGACTGCAATATCCCTTTGTGACCAAATGGCTGATGGCTTTCTTGTTTTTCCTGTTAGCTTATGATCAACATTATAAAGATATGTTTGTGTTTCTTCTGGTGTCAAATAACTTTTTTCTCTTCTTTCTATTGTTCTCTGTTGCTCTCTCTTTTTTGGCTTCGCAATTTCTTCCATATAGTTTTTCGAGAAAATTTTATATGCAAACATACATTTTGAAAAAAGTTTTAACGCAGAATAAACTGCGATTTGATAAGAAGAAACTGTTTCTAATCCATTGTCTTTATCTTGTACTTTTGCCATATAAGATACAAAATCTCTCAGTTCAAGATCTTCTTCTTTTTCTTTTCCTGTGAACTTTAGAAATTTTAATACATCACACATATAAACATATTTTGTCTTTTCTGATAAATCATGCATATATAAAAGGAAGTCTTGTAGATTCTTAGACTTCCCTTTCATAGTGTTTTCGATTTTTCGTTTATATTTAAGTTTTTCTTCCTCTAAACCTGTCTGGACTCTTTCATTCATTTTATTCCTCCAATCATAAATCGGCAATTGCAGCAATAATTATAATAATAATGACCCCAATTGCGACAAAGGTTCCATAGTATCCAACGGCATATTCAACTGACATAATATCTTCCTCCTAAAATTCACTATTCAAAAATGTATGACGGAAACATCAGCTCTAATTCATCTTTTGAAATTTCCATATTTTTGTTTTGGCTTTTAAATTCTTCATCGAACTGATGATTTAATTTCAAAACATTGTAAGCACTTTCAATCACCCACTCCCTGATGAACTCCATATCTGATTCCGACAAATCATATCCATATAGTTCTACATACCTAATCAACTTTTTTCTTATACTTGTTTGTGTTAGGTTCCATTTCTTTTCTAAATTCTCGAACTTACGCACATCTGTTTGACAATATTCTTTGAACGTTTTTCTTTTCATATATTCTCCTTTCTTTGCAACAAAAAACCGGCACATTTCTGTACCGGTTAATAACGTTCCTCCTTTCTGATTTTATTCAATTTTTCTTTCTTTTGATTGATGTGTCGTACTTTTGCTCGTGGCCTATATTTATCACAATGTTGACAATAATGATTGTGATCTGCTTCTCTCCCTTTACTACATTGTCCTGCACAAATATAATATAAGCATGGTGTTTCTCTTGTATTGCTCATCTTTTATCTACACCTATCGGCATGATAATATAACCAGAAATACGGAACCCTCTGGACGCAAGTTCTTTTAAATCTGTTGCAATTCTACCTTCTTTCAATAATTTATGCATATTACAATGGATAGTGCCTTTGCTTTTAATTCCAACACCTTTTCCAATCTCGTCATAAGACGGAGCATAACCATGCTCAAAAATGTAGTCTTTGCAAAATTCATAGATTTTATCTGTTGTGTCCTGTATGTTATCATATTTGTTTACCATAATTATTCTCCCTTCTTTTTAAAAACATCACTGACCTGCCACGAAATCATCTCATTTCCAAGCTCAATAATTCTATCCTTGAAATTTTGAACAAACTCCGCTGTAATAACTTTTACAATATTTGCATTGGTTGGTTCTATACCATCTTCGACCAATGCATTTATGATATCATCTTTTGTCCATGTAGTGTTCATATCTTTACATTTTTCTAGTTCATATCTCGAAATCGTTTCTTCAATAGTGTCAAAATCAACACATCCATAACCAATTCTCTCTCCGTTTTCAGCTAAATATAACATATAAAACATTCCTTCATTTTCGCCATTACCCCGTAACTCATCAATGTTGTTGCCATATACAATATCAATTAAATTCCCTTCCCATGGATGATCTGCATAAAAATCACAATCATAACCATCTTCTGCGTCGTATCTGTCATCTTCTTCTGTCACAATCATCATGTACTTTTTATCTGTTCTCATATTCTTTACCTCCACTTTATATATTGAACCTCTTCTGTCTTATACTTCAAAATCAAACTCGCTTAGACCGCCACTATCCATTACGTAAGCTTGTGCTGCTTCTGCATACGTTCCATCAAAATTTCCATTTTCAGTATCGTAATCACTAACATGATTTTCAATTTCAGATTCATAGAACGAAAAAATATTTGTAATTAAATTTTCCATTCCAGTTCTAGGTTCATATCCCTGTTTTCTAATCCATGCTGCCATGTAATCATAATCGCACCATTTTTCTTTCGGATATCGTGAGTAATCTTTTTCTTCTGTCCATCTTCCAAACCAATCAACCATATTTGCACCTCCAATCAAATTCGACTTTCATCTCGCTATTGTAATTTTGTTTGCATGATCATAACTGTATTCCTTCTTGTTTACAAACTTATCGAGCGCTTTGAACATATCCCTTTCAAGCTGTTCTACCCAATCGTCTGCATTCCAGTTTACTTTTAATCGATAGTCTAAATAATTATCCGATTCCCATTCATCATCGTTCTCTCCGTATTTTATACAAACGAAATAATCAATAACTGGTGTCTTATTTCCGATTTGATCATCGTAACGAGTAATCTGTTCCTCTGTGAATAAATTCACTTCAACATCAACATATCCAATTCGAAGTACAGCAATACCTCTCTGTGGCTCTCCATCTTCATACATATCCTCCATCCAATTATTTCTTATCTTTTCAATACAATCTTCAATTCCATTCAGCATGTATTTGTAATCATTTCTCTGTTTTGCTTCTTCAAATGTCATTTTATCTTCATCCTTTCACGTTCTTTGACAAGAATATAATTTATATTTAGCAAATTCCATTTTCTCTAAACTCTACAAGCAGCCCATACATCCGTCCTTTCTTTTCAAAGAAATCGTTCCAATTAGATAATTCTTCGATCGAATAATTCTGATTGTACATATCTGCTTGCCATTCAATTGCTTTATCTCTCCACTTTGCTTTTTGTTTTACATAACTTTCATGTCGTAATAACGCTCTATGTTTTGTATAATCTGACTGTCTCATTTTTTATTCTCCTTTTCTGCAATTAAAAAACAGACAACATATCGCCATCTGCTTCTACATATCAAAATTATATTCTGGATAAAGATATCCCAAATTTAAATCTTCCTCGAACCAACAATGATCTGAAATATCCGGAATATCTACAATTACATGATCTGAGTGTGTTTCTTTTATTTCTCCATTATGCCATTTACCTGTGTCTGGATCATGATACTTAACTTTTTGTTTTACCTTGAATAAATGTGTTAAATTTGCCATAATTTACCTCCTAACGAAATGTGCTTTCATCGTGTTATTTCTTTTTTGCATTTTTCAAGAAAATCTTTAAATTCCATATCTGTAAACTCAAAGAACATCTGCTCAACTGCTTTCTTGTCCGAACTGTTTCTCCAAATATTAAAAATATCCTGCGCAATCCCTGTGATCTCGAAGTCATTTTCTTGAACCATATCTACAAGAATTGTATCCGCATCTTTTACAATACCATCCGGTACATTAGCATTAAGTTCTTCTACCTCTTTTAATAATTTTTCCATGCAATCACCATCCTTTTGAATTTTTTGTTTTATCTTCCAATAGTTTCTATTTGTAATTATAAATCATATCAATTACATGTTTTTTAATTTCCATAATATCATTTTCTGTAAGTTCATAGTCTGGAGGAAAAGTTCCTTTTCGTCTTGCTTCCATAATCCAATCTTCAAACACATCTACAATTTCTCCAACTCTTGCCTGAAATTCTGTCAATTCTTTTGTAATAATATTCTTCACAAAAGATACAACATCTTCTGGAATTTTTTTGTCACACTCCCATAATTTATCATGAGATTTTTCTCCAAAATATACAGATAATCTATATGTATCACCGTTATAAACAAGAGCGTAATTTCTATAATTTCGTGTTCTTGAAACTTCTTTTAACGTAACCATAACTATCATTATTCTTCCTCCATATCTTCAATTCGGTCACAAAGTTTATTCAATACATCTTTTAACGTTTCTGCATCAGTACCCTCAATTGCCGCAACAATACCTGGTAATGTTCCTAATTTATATTCTTCATCATCATATCTATCAGAGATACATGACCAGATTCTTCCTGCTAACTGTAAATTCTCCATACTCCATTCATATACTGGAAGATCATCACAAACTTCTGCATCTCTATCCATACGAATTAAATCAATATCGTTATCCCATGCGTACTGGAGTACAATCCGTAAATCGTCTGGCATGATTATGGTGCCAATTTCATTTTTGCTTGGAACCGTAATAAAGACTCCTTCGTCATAATTATAAGCATACGGCAAATGCATACTATTCAATTTTCCAAAGGTTCCCTGTGTCAGATGTGCTGTACTAATATCCAGGTACTTTCTCTCGTTTGTTTTCATAATTTTATTCTCCCTTCTTAAAACCGCTGTTTCATCTTTAGCAGCATTCCATATCTGTATAAAAGAACCACCAAATTTTATTATAGCTTGCGTAAACAACATTTCCTACAGTTTTAAAATATTTTGGATATCCATTACATTTCATATTTGTCATCCTCCATTTTGATTTTATAAATTAATTGGTTCATCATTCTCATCATATTCAATCTGATAAATCTTCGCTGCATAACCAATATCTTTTAATTTATCATAAATTTCCATTGTAATTGTTTCGCCACCTACTGCCCATTCAAACGAAAATCTACTATCATTGTTTTCAATAATTTCAATCAAATGATCTAATAATTCTTCTGTATTACTTGCTCTTTCCATCTGTTCTTTAATATTATTCATAATCATAAATAGCACGTATAATCCAATTATCTTAGATGGTAATTGGATTTTTCCTTTCTCCCAGTTAACACTGGGTATTTATTTCCATCTCTGATATATTTTGAAAAGGCACTGTGGATCTGTATCTATAACTTTACAGCTTTGACTGGTATGAGGTGACTCAGACCACAGCTTTTCGTCTATTACTGTTAATCAGTTTGTTAACGCATCGACGTTTTTATTTACGTGATTACACAGCCGAATTCTCTGTGGAAGACAGCAGTGCTCAAAATATTTATCAGGAGGTATAAACCTATGTCAATGTACTTTATTGGAATTGATATTTCCAAGTACAAACATGATTGCTGCATCATTTCTGCAGCTGATCAAAAAGTAGTTTCTAAAGTCACAATCAAAAACAATAAAGCCGGCTTTAATGAACTGCTTACAATCATTCATTCTCTCGCAAATCCTGCAGACATAAGAATAGGGTTTGAATCAACTGCCCATTATGCTCTCAATCTTGAACTCTTCCTTGAAAATTCTCTCCTAACCTTCATGGAAGTAAATCCTGTTCTCATCAGTGAATACAAGAAATCAAAAACACTTAGGCGTACAAAAACCGACTCTGTTGACTGCGAATCAATAGCTCGTTGGTTAATGACTGTTGAATACAAACCCCATTCAAAAGGATTTTACCACGCTTACTCTTTAAAGTCATTAACTCGTTTACGCGATAAACTTATCCGACAGCGTTCTTTCTATCTTATTAAAATCACAAATGTGTTAGATCATACATTCCCTGAGTTTAAACCATTCTTTAATGAACGCTTATCCAAAACTGCTCTTTATCTGCTTGAAAACTATGGTTCTGCTGAAAAGATGGCTCGTATGAACTCAGCCTCTTATGAAAAGCTACGTTCCTTATCCCGGGGGAAGTTTTCACCACAGCAATTTCTACGACTAAAAGAACTTGCTGCCAATACTGTTGGTGTAAATAACTCTATTTTTGATGTAGAGCTGAACAGTCTTTTATCTTTATACAAATCCCTTGTAAAAGAGATTAATACCATTGAAAAAGAAATCAACAAACTAATTGAAGAAGTACATCCTCACTATATGTCAGTTCCTGGAATCGGACCATTATCAGCAGCTGTAATCTATTCTGAATACGGCGATATATCTAACTTCACTAATCCAGGACAAATGCTTGCATTTGCTGGAATAGAACCAGGAATCAACGAATCTGGTACTGAATCTCACGGAGGTAAGATGGTTAAGCGTGGATCATCCCAGCTCCGCTACACACTTATCAATTGTTGTCTACCGTTAATCCGCTTTGACATGACATTTGCAACTTACTATGCCAAGAAACGCGGAGAAGGCAAACCACATCGAGTAGCCATTACTCATGTAGCCAAAAAGCTTATTAGAGTCATCTACGCATTGGAGAGGCAAGATATCGACTTTAATGCACAGAAACTTCGTTAATCTCTAGTGGATTAATACTAATTTCTCCCATCTGAAATACGATGTATTCAGATGGCTTATTAAAGTTACCCATTTTTACAATTCAAAAAAATTTCAAAATTCTCTTGACTGTTTATAGTTTGTCACCTCCTTGAAATGCGGTTTTCATTTACTTAATACTTTCCATTTATCAATATTTTCAGTATCAAAAAACGAATGTAATTCCTCTTCTGATAATGGTGTAATTCCATAAACACCATCATATCCAAATCTTTTCAAATCATCTTTTATAAACTCTTCTGCCTCTTCAAAAGTTGGATAATGGTCTGCTTTGATTGCTATACTATACTCCGTATCTATAAGACCTCTACTAATTTCACATCCATTTTCTGTACCATTTTTGATTTCTTCTTCTGTTGCCTTTACTCCGCAATTTAATTCGTAATATTTAATCTTCATAATATTCCTCCCAGTCCTCTTCGCTTAACAATTTCCATAATTCATAAACCATCTTTTTACACGCTTCCATATCTTCATAAACATCTTTCATATCATATGGCGCGCCATTAAGTCCATGTCCCGTATTATCTAGCCACAAATATGCCTCATAGCTGCAATCATAATTATCATAATATTCTTCAATATCATTTAGTAATGTATGTACATTGTTATCTTTCATTTCCGCTTCAAAACTAAAATCTTGATCTGCCGGACTGTACTTTGAAAATTCATAAGAAAAATCGTCACCATCATTTGATTCAATATCAACTTTCCATCCGTTCTCTTCTGCAATCTCTATAATTCTATCTCTCATGGTTTGTAATTTGTTCATATCATCAACCTCCGATCAAATATATTGTTATTCACATTCTATACAATTATTTTCAATTTCTTCTTCTGTTTTCCATTCTTCAAGTCCAACGCATCTGCATTCACAACTATCCTTTTCATCACAGTAAAAGCAACATTTAGAGCATTTACTATCTTCTGGAACAGAAACATCAATTAAACATTTCAACATATTATCACCTCACCAAAATAATTAATCTTCATAATTAACTCTGTACATTTCCTCATATTCTTCTGATAAACTTCTCAATACATCTTTATAGATGTAAAGCTGATTATTTTCTAAATAATTACGCAATCCTATTTCCGTATCAAAGAATTCCTCAACGGCTGTCGAATTTGCCCATCTGTCAAAAGATGCTAATGCAGCTGCTCGCAATAACCATTTTCCATTTGTATCACTATGTGCTTCTACAACCAGGAATAAAATTGTATCTGTTTTCGCTTGTAGTGTTGTTTCATATTCATCAACTTCATAGCCGTTATCCTCAAACCAATTCTTTATAATATCCATAAGATACATCTCCTAAAAATGTATTTTTCATTTAATTTTAATTCCATGCTCTTTTTCAAAATCCAATAAATTCTGAATTGCATCATCGAATGCTTTATCTGTTGCTTCATTTTTTGTATGTGATACAACAGAACCCATATAATTTGCAAAAGACTTCAAAGCTCTATATTGTTCCATTTCTTTAACTGTAAGACCTAGATGATCTGCTTCATGTTGCATAATTTCTTTAGCATCTTCGCTCTCATATCCGCATGTCTCACAAACATATATTGTATACTGTTTCACTTAATCACCTCATTTACATTTCCGTAAATACTGCTCTCCAGCATCCATCTATAACTATGTTGTCTCTTCTATAATCTGGCCTCTTTGAGTTCAGTTCATGGAATTCTTCACACCCAAGATCATAAAGAATTTCTGTTAATGCATCAGCTGCGATTTCGCTATCTGTCCAGGCATAAGCTTTTCCATTTTTGTCTATATCAGAGCGACACCAGTTCTCAGTAAGGCTACTCATAATAATGTGCAGTAATTTCTTTTTATTCATACTAAAACCTCAACCTAAATGTTTTATTCTATATCGTGTGCGTTAGAATCTCTAAGTGCTGCGTTTTCAATGCAAATATCAATTCCAGCAGAAGCGCATTTACTTATAAATTCATCCATTGCTTCATCGTATGTATTTTTATCTGTTTTAAAATAAATCCAACAATCACTTATATATAATTCATTCATATTTATTCCTCCTAACGAGATGTGCTTTCATCGTGTTATTCTCGCATATTTTAATGGATATTTCGAAAAATCCAAATATTTAGAATTATATACACTAGGAATAAATTTTCTAAAATCATCATAGTACCATGCTTTCCATAATTCTGTTCCGGTCTTTGCAAATTCCCTAGTGGCTTCTTGAAATGCGTCATATAACGTCATGTTATATACTTCCATATTTTCTTTTGTTCTTTCTTTTACATTTTTAGGAATTCTACCAATTATCAAATCATCGTCATAAAACATATTCATACTCCTTTTTTTTATGAGAAATTTCCGTTGCTATTTTGCTTTTTCCAGTCCAAATAAAGCATCAGGAAAACTTTTCTTTATTTCTTCAAAACTTTCAAAGCAATATGCGTATCTATCTGTCCCATCTTCTATATTCAATACGAGAAAACTTTTATCTCCGTCATTCCATAATGTTCTTGCATCATGTTCTGGAATAATATCAAACCATTTTGAAAAATATTCTTCTGCAAACAACATTTCAACTCCTCCTATCTTTTAATTTATTAGTTTGTCAAACTCTATCTTATTATTCTCCGTTTCTATACGAAAAAAGCAGATAACTTTTTCGTCACCTGCTTTCGTTAAATATTACGAAACTGCATCTTCGTATCATTTCATAATCTCTACATCCTTTATAATTATCACACATCCAATTATAAATCTCTGTATCAGACATATTATGAAATTTTAGAATATGTTTTCTGCATTCATCTAAGATATATTCTTCCATATTTTACTCCTCAATTTCTTCAACATCACTTTCATCATAATGAGTATCTGCTATTGGAATACATCTATCAGATTCCAATTTTTCTTCCGCTATTCTAAGTGCTTCAGTTTCATTTTCTGCCTCTACTTCATATTCTTCATATGTTGTAAATGTCACAATGTACTTCTTTATCATCATTCCTCCATCATTTCTTTAAATTCTATCCAACTTTCAAAAGACTCTTCCAATCCTCTCGATCGAATGGTTTCCATTTCGTCTTCTGTCATTTCATAATTTTTATCTTCACAATATTGTTGGACTGTATCATGCTCTGCTTCTAACCACTTATCATCGTCTTCAATTTTATCGACTTCTACTAATAATTTATCAAGTTCATTCATAGTAGTCAACCTCCAATTCATGTCCACAATCAATAAAGAAAAACGTTCAGTTAAATATTTATTCTCTCTTTCTTCTATTGAAATTTCCGTTTCAATTATATTCCAAACGCCATAAATACAATCGCACACAGCAACATACCAAATGCTATAATCGCTAAAGCTCCTTTAATTGTCAAGTTAACTCTTGACATATGACTTCCCATGTACCAACATGTCAAACTAATTAATGCACATGTAATTCCTCTCATTTTTTATCTCCTTTGTTCTCAAAACATTTCTCTTTATAAGCATATTCTCTGTCATAAACTTCTTTATAGAATTGAATATCCTGTGCTGTTGCTCTTTTTACTTTCTCTATGCAATTTTGTAAAAAAGCCAAACTTTCTTCCTTATTCAAATGTTTTCCTCCTGATACTTTCCATTCTATTATCTTTATTTAAATATAAGATTAATAATCCCAACATATACTATTGCTGCAACCAAACAGATCAAGAATCCTTTTACAGAACAAACCTTAATTCCAAATCCGTTTAACACTTCTCTTAAAAGCATTCCTCCAGCCAAACAAGCAAATCCATTTAAAAATTCCATTCTTATTTGCTCTCCTTTTTAAAAGTGTCATTTTATTATAATTTCTATTGCATTGTCTAATGGCGTTATTCTCTCGATTTCTTCATCCATATATTCTCTAAGTGCCTGATTTATATATAGTGTTTCACAATCAACAAGAATATCATTTTCTCTTACAAGAACAACACTGTCTGTATGTAATACTTCCAATAAGTCTCTTATTTTCATATTGTTTCCTCCACCATCTAATACAATTCATTAAAAGCATCTATAATTTCATGTCGCAGCTTTTGTTTCTGTTTAAGACTTTCTCCACTGCACAATTCCATTCTGTGATCTGCACTTGTGATATAATGTTCTCCATCTTTCCGTAAGTACACATCTATTTCTTCAATTCTTTTATTGTCTAATCTTATTCTCATGTAAATATGAGTTCCATATGTATGTTCTATTAACTTTTTCGGCATATTATTCCTCCTGATACTTTCCGCCTCGTTAAAACTCAATAGCTACATCTTCTGAAATATAATCACACATATAACCCTCAGATTCTAAATACTCACATACTACACCAACAATACTGTCAGTATCATACTCTCCGTCATTTTCTTTCTTATATTTTTCAATTGCATCTTTTATTCTTTCAATAATTCCATTTGTTAATTCCTGTTTACCTTCAACTTGAATCATTGTTTCTACATTTGTACCACAACCATCCACGTCTACATCAATAAGCTTAACAATCTGTTTCATAATATTGACCTCACTTTCTTATTATTTATGTATTATGATAACCAATCGGTTCTTCACCTCTTAATTTGAGTTCCATTCTTAAAGCTTCAACAGAAACACATCCTGCAATAGGTTGGTTACAATCAACTGACATCCAAATTCTGTTTTTAATCTCTTCTGTTGTCCAATCTTTTACTTTTTTTAATTCCCATTCATACACCATGTTATTTCCTCCTAAAATCTACGTTTCATCTATATAATTCACGTTTACACTTCTATCTAACAAATCATCATTTCTTTTTGTTCTCTTTGACTTCGAATGAAATGTTACAAGTTGCAAATGGACACTTCCAACATTCATAATGTTTACCTTTGTCACAATTTTTCTCATTCACAATACAACCTTGTTCATGAATGTAATCTCTTTCTTCAAATGAATTACAAATAATTTTTATAAAATTCATATTTTTCCACCCTATAAATCATCGTTTCATCAGTTTTCTACTTCTACAAAAACAGTGTACTCAATTCCATTACATTCAAAATTCCATTCACCGTCATATGTGCAACCTGGCTCTGTGCATGTCAACTCAAACCCATTATGGAATAATACCCCTTCTGTATATGGAGCTTCTTCTTCACAAATTACTAATTTAATATCCACTTCAATTCCGTTTGGGAATTTTGCGGCGTGTGTAATCGTCTCATCTCGTTTATACCCATATTTCTGATAAATTTCATCGCCTGTAAGATTAAGTAAATCGTTAATTAACTTCATTTCCGCGTTTGAAATTTTAATTGTTTGTACCATAATATTTTCCTCCAATTCTAAAATCCAAATGAAAATCTTGTTTCATTAATTTTCACAAATAATCTGATAACATTCTGCCTGATCTTTTGTCAATTCATACATTCCGTTCTTATCTGCATATTCACTTGGATATGTATTACACTCTGCATCTTCATCAAGCAAGATAATTGTGCAATCTTTAACGGCAGTATCTACTATTTCTTCTGCCTGTTCAATATTTTCTACTTCTTCAATTGGGACTAAAACAGTTTTCTTAAAAACCATTTCCGTTGTAATTGCATAATATTTTTTCATAATATCAATCCTCAATTTTCTAATTTGCGTGATTGTAACTATAATTATTTGCCTTTACATATTCATCTCATAATTCTTTTCCCGAAATAATATGCTCAGTTACGTTTAAACTATGATATTCGCCAAGTGTCATCATAACCATTACATTTTCTATTACTATACTTACACTTCAATTTCTTTCTGAAAATCTTTTGCAAGTTGTTCAATCACGCTTAATACTTCTTTTTTATTTTTACACTTAAACTCAACAGAGTATCCATTCCTTGCTGTAAATATTTCATACATATACTCACTTCCAAATGGATGTCCACACTGAACTCCAAAATATAATTGATCACGAATTGAATCATCTGAATCTTCTCCGTTTTCCATTATTGGTTCAAACCTAAAATCATCATACAATGGATAAGCACAAGGACAATTATTTTTAAACCACACTCTAAAATTATCAAGAATGTAATCATTTTTAATATCCTTTATAATGTTTCCCATCTTCTTTAATCTTCCAGCCAACGCATCATCTGAACAAAACCAATCATACCAACCTGCATTGCACTGAGCTGCTCTGTTTTTAGACTCAAACTCTTTATTATTAAATTTATTTATCCATTCTCTTACTGTAATATTTTCCATAACTATTCCTCCATTTCTATAACTTCTGCTCCGCTGTCATAACATTCTTCCGGCGGATTTTCTCTTCCATTCGCAATATCTTCTTTTAATTTCTCTTCCGCTTCATCTATCCATTCTTTTTGCTTTCATTTTTCATCAACCAACCCTTCTATAATAAATTTCCCAATTCTTTCATCCGTTCATGCTTAAAGCCAATGCACACAAGTGTTTTATTAATTCCTTCTGCATATCCTAAATGATTCTGACCTCTTTCACATAAGATTTTCCGTTGGGTTTGATCATCTTCTTTCCACGCATCTGCAAAATCTTTCTGTGCGTCTTTTGCTTTTCTAATGGCTTCTTCCATAAGTTTTTCACATCTTGCATATTCTACTTTTGTCATAATTTTTCCTCCCTTGAAATTGCTATTTCATCGCCATGACAAAACCGGTTCATAAACCGTATCAATCCATTTACATAAATCATCGAATTCCCTTTCCGTGATAGACCCATCATCATAGCAATCATGAACATAATCCTCAATATCTCCCTTATGTTTTCCGCGCATATTGTTTATGATATAGTTCATAATTTCTCTCATAAAATCGCCTCCTGTTTTACCATCTTCCCAATGACAAATTGGCGTACTTGAAGAAATTTCGAGACTATCGTCGTTATTCAAATACACCTTTTCTCTCCGTAACGTAACTGCTTCAAATTTATTTTCGCTTAAAGCTTTTCTGATTGCGTTTAATGCACCAGACTTCGATTTATAACTTCTATTAAATGTTGCATTTTTATTTTTATCATCAAACCCAACCACCAAATAAGAGATTTTGTAAGTTGCCTTCCAAAAATTCTTCGCGAGTGGTTCAAGAACATAATGCTCTTTCATCCATTTGAAGCTTTTTTCTGTTTTACAAATATACGGGTTGCTTCCATCAGTAAAAGTAATATGCTGATATACATTCATATTTCTCTCCTTTCATACATCAACCGAAATGCAATGGTAAGCCCACCATCTTCCATTTCTTTCAACAAGTTTGTACCAACTCGTAAATCTCTGTCCCGTACAATCAAACGCAGAAGGAATACATTCCATATATTCATTATATTGGAACCATTCATCCGCTGTTTCCCTTGTAGTGATTTCTTCTGGAAGTCGAAGTAATTCAATATACCCGTCAATTCCATTTTCATGCACAATATGTCTTTCTGGTTTTTCATTCTCTCGTTTATAAATTTCACGAATTTTTCTTTTTCTTTTGAGAATTTTATCTCCGCATATTTCATTTACATCGTATCCTTGCTGTTCACACAGTTCTTTACAAATTTGAATCGCCTCATAGTATCCCCATAATCTGTGCTTTGTCTCATAATCCATACTTCACATCTCCATTTTATCTATTCCAGATCCGCAAATCCGCCATCGTAATTCTGTTTCTACGACCTATAAACTCCGTTTGTATCACGAAACTCTAAGTAATATGCCTCTCTCCATTCCCACGGCTCCTGTCATGCAATCTCTTTAATTGTACAAACAATGCCCTGACAATGAATTCTATCTCCTGGCCGTAAGTCTCTCATAATTATTCTCCCTTCTCTGTAATAAAATAGGCAGCTAGGTATTTATTCTCCTAACTGCCTTTACGGTTGCATTATTTTGTTTAGTTGCTAAACATTACAGATACTCTGCAAAAATCTGAAGGTTGAATTTATTGCTCAACTCCTCAATACTCATATCTTTAAGTTCCTTTGCAAGTGACAATTCATTTGCATCATAACTCCATTCCATTGCACATCCGTTTGGTGTTGCAGGGAATTTCACTTCTACACAAATTTCATCTGTATATTCTGTAACATCTGTTACTGTACCAAAGAAGCTTCTATGTGTTCTCTCTCCATATTCCTTTTCGTATTCTGTATCTGGATTAGATACATATACTAAATCGCCAACTTTAAACATCTTATTTACCTCCAATCATACTAAGAAATCTTAGTTTCATACTAATCTTATTTCTACTTTTCTTACTCTAGCTCCATCAAATTCTTTTGTAAATTGCTCTTTTACGTATTTACTATTTAAAAAGTTATTGGCAGAGTCTTCAGAATTATATTTTTCACAAAATTCAAAATCATCAGTAAAATACGGATATCCACCAGATAAACTATCTGGTGTAAAGAATTCTCCTTTTTTATCTTGAATCACATAATATATCTTTTCTGTCATATTTGTTTCCTTTCTATATTTGAAATGCGAATTTCTTACTTGTGTCACTCTTTTTCAAATTTAGTTCCCTTCCAATCTAACCCATCAATCAGATAATTGGATAACTCGTCAAGTACATCGTCGGGTGTTTCATTGATGAATCTATTCATATTTACTGTGGTTCTGTCGTGTGTATATTCATCAATAAAGTCCATGATTTCCTTTACTGTAATATCCGTTCTCTGAATTTTATAAAAATCAGGATACCATCTATCAGAAAATCTGCCGTTAAAGTAGTCTGTTGCATACTGACCTGTTTTCATAGGAACTTTAATCCCGTGACTGTAAAAAATTTCTTCTACTGCCTTTTCTTTCTCATTTTCCTTAAATGTATCTGTATTGATTACTTTATCTTCGTATGAAGAAAAATCTGCAGAATACATTTCATAACAATCTTTTGATGGATCGTCCCAATCAGGCGAAATATATGCACCAATCAGAGTTGCATTTCCACATGCTGCACAAATAAGAAGGAAGTTTTTATCAGCATCTAATGCCTTTTCAATCCTCTCATTTGGGATAGCATGAATCCGTCCACATTTACAAATTCTAATATCATACTTTCTACTCATATCTTACCTTTCCTTTCCAATGAAATACGCATTTTTTACATTATACGTCCATTGTATTATTTGAAATAATTATTCCGCCTTATCTAGTAAAATGTTACCGACTTCTTCCACTGTAAGTTCTCTGATTATCTTCATTTTCTGTGCAAGAATCCAACTTCCGCCCTGGCTTTCTGGTCTGTTATATCTTGCCCAATCTTCTACTTCACATTCGACCCATACACGTTGCTCTCCGTTTGCAAGCTTCATTGATAAATGAGGAGCAAATGGTCTAAAGCAACAATGCCCGCCGCATCTAACCGCAAATCCCTTTGTAGGATAACACTCAGCCTGCATCCATTCATTGATTGGTATGGAATACGTTTTATGTATAAAGAGTGGATACAGATTTCCGTCTGATAATTTTCTTAAAAGCTTGTATGCTCTCATCTTACTCCTCCATTTCGATTCCAAATTCTTCCCATAACAACCGCTCGAACTTCGGATCTCTCTTTATGTATTCCTGTAAAAACAGTTCCGGTTCACACGGCGCAAGTTTACAATGTAAGTCCTCCCGAATATCATCGTCCATATATGTGGCAATATTATCCATTAACTCCTGCTTCAACTCAAATCTTCTTCCAAACCGTAACATATTCATCATCCTTTCCAATAAAATAAGAGACCAGATTATATCTAGTCTCTTTATTATTCTCTGCTTTCCGCTGCAATTCTTGCCAGTTCTCTTACCTCATCGGCATTTTCTCTCATGTAATCTCCAAACTTATCTTCGTCTGGCTCCTCATCTCGTTCATAACACTCCTCCCTATATCGTTCCCACATTGTATCTTCTACAATGTGGCAGCTGAATCGTTTTCCGTCATATTCAATTTCCGGATCGGCCCATTCATTATGCCAGATATATCCGATTCCAGGAATCCCATACCAATCAGGATATTCTTTCATCGGAAAACTTACAAATCCGTTTGCAACTTTCATATCTCTTTCGATTGTGCTTATCATATCAATCGCCACCTTTCAAATTAAGGCACAGACCAAGACCACCATCAATATTCGGTAATCTCCTATATGCGTCTCTATGAATACAATCTGTCTTACCACATTCAGGGCAGTAACACTTCTTATATTCATCATAAGACATTTTATAACCTGTCTCTTTAAATCTCTCTTCCGTCATCATAATAAATCACTCCTTTAAACAATCCTCGTCAACTACTGCAAATAACTTAATCTCTTTGCCGACTTCGCTTTCATCAAGATCCAGATTGTAAAGCAATTCTGAAAATGACTCATTTGTAAAATCTCCCTTATATAAATACACGTTATGCATTATTGGAGTACACCACAAGTGTAATCGAATGAACTCAATCAACTCAATCCATTCACACTCATTACATATCCGTCTTGCACACTTTACTAATGACTGAACAAAATTCTGAGTCATTAATCCGTTACCTTCAAGATTTTTAATTTCTTCATCCGTAATCTCTTTTACATTTTCAATTCCCTTATCCATAATATAAGAAATAACTGCATTTCCCATTCTAAAATCAAATTCCTCTTCAATAATATTTCCTATTTTTGTCTCATACCACTTCATATTTGCTACCTCCTAATAATCTTCATCAATACATTCATCAGCTTCGCTATAATATTCACCATCATATCCTTTTTCCATTAGTTTCTCCCAACAATCATTACATACCAATCTGAAAGTAATTCCGTGACAGTCTCTTGTAAAATTCATATCATTTCTTTCTACTTCTTTTCCACACACCGGACAAATTCTCATATCCTTTTCTTCCATATTTTTATTCCTTTCTATTTATACATTTCTCCATCTTCTGTTCTTGAAATCGTTCTTTTAACAGGTTGATAATTCTCCTGGTAAATATCTTCTATGAATCCGATCATTTGGATACCAGCCAATATTCCAAACTTTCACTTCTCCGATTTTCATATCGTTCATTTCTTTTTTAAGGTCAATTCCTTCCATCGCAAATGCTTCTATAATGTTCCTATTTCCATACCCCATAAACTCTCCGTCTACTTCATATCCTTCTTCTACTCGTTTAATTAACATACAAATCATAATTATTCCTCCATTATGCTGTTTTGCTCATTGCAATGTATTTTGCAATTTTCTCTTCTGCTGCAAGTTTGACATCTTTAATATGTACTGGTAAAATCAAGAAACTATATGTATCTCCCTTAATGATCCACGGGCAAACTTCTTTTGTACCATAGAAAACTGGATATTCAGAGTCTACAATACTCATTACATCTACAAGAAAATTTGGATTGAAACCAATGGAGAAATCCTTTTCTGGTTTCTCTTTGACTTCAATTTCATCAAAGGCTTCATATCTCATTGTGCTTGTATATGAGTATAAATTTCCATTTTCTGCATGAAACATAACTGGTAATTTTGATCCTTTTAAAAGATCTGCATCATATTTCATTACTTCCAATAAATCTTTTGTATTTGCTGAGAATTTATAATCCCATTCGTCTGACAACATCTGTTCTACCTTGAAATATTCGCCATCAATTCTTTTTGTGATATATGTGAAATTTTCACTTTCTACTTTTACATACTTATCGTTTTAAGAGATGATAACCTCCATTTCTGATTTTTTGTCTAATAATTTTTTGAATACTGGAACGCATCTGCAATGCAGTTTTACTGTTTCAAACGGATTTTCTGTTTCTTTAAGGATCGTATTATCTTCCAACTGCCGCATTCCGATCATATATTTCCATAATGCTTCTACACGTTTTTCCTTTGTGTTGAAATTAAATACACTCATCATCTGATTGACTTCTTCTCTATTTGACACGAATACAGACAAGTTAGAAATCGTTTCAGATAACCAGTTCTCTTTTACATCCAGAATATTTTCTGCATTGTCTAATACCGGAAGAAATACATCTGTGTTTTCAAATCGTGGAATAGAAACATTTTTCTTTCCACACTTGATATTGATTTTCTCTTCTTCACCGGTTGTAATATCTTCCATGGTAATTTCTCCTGACATTTTTGAAATAATTTTAATATCTTCAATGTCGATTCCGAACATACCTGGTTCCGTATGATACGCATCTTGTGTTCTTACTTCAATATAATGCTCAATGTCTGTACTAAGAATTTTTAAAACTCCCTTGTCGTCAACCGAAAAGTATAATCTTTTAAGACTCGGGGCTGGCACTTTTTTATTTACTACTGTCACTACCTTGTCCATCATAGTTTTCAGTTCTTTTGAGTCCATTGTAAATTTCATCATATTATTTTATCCTTCCTTTCTTATGCTACCTTTGTCCACTCTGCATGTGTATTTTTTCTATATTCTTCTCTGCTGCAAATCAGAATTTCACCTCTGTAATATCGAATTACTGCATCATACGCCCTGGGTTTATCAAGCAACTTCTGTCTAATTTTTTCAATTTCCTTTCCGCCATGATCCGCTTCATACTTTTCAAGCGCCCATTCCATAATCTCATAAAACTCTACCCATGATAATAAAGCAGATTCTTTTTCTCTATTACATTTCAGTTCTTCCATATACATTTCTGCTTCTGCATATGTTTCAAAAACTTTATTTGGATATTCTGTGTTATGTTGTCCATAACATAAAGTCCATGCAGGGCATTTCTTTAATAACCGGTATCTATCATGATCAAACTCTACTTCAATTTTCTCTTCTACATCAGGAACCTTAACAAGATAACCATTATCAAATAGCCACTGAAGATCTGATGGACATGTAACATATCTACCTTTCATTGCTGCGTTGATTTTTTCTTTTTTATCAAGGTTTTCTGTTACGGTATATAAATCAGTGCTATATGTCCATCCTTTAGGAACTTTTTTAAATTCCGTTTCTGACTGAAATTCTTCAAACGGAATTCCATTTATTAATCTAATTTCTGGTGGTCTTAACCGTGATACCTTGTGAGTACATGTTGTTTTATACTCATATATTCCATATGATACATGCATTCCAAACTGACTATCCTCAACGTAATAACAAACCTGATTCTGTTTCATTTTACATTCTCCTTCCTAATAAATAAGGCAGACACATATGTTCGTGTCTGCCTTATTATTCTCTGTTTGTTGCATTAAAAAGCAGATACCGTTTTGATATCTGCCTTCTACTTACAATGTATATATTGGAATGCCTTCTAATATTTTTTCTTCACAATCCAATAACTGTGTTCCTGATACATTTCTATCATTTGTCTGTCCTCTAACAAGTTGCAATGCTGCATAGCCTGTATCCGATATATCACAACTATCAGGTACTTTCACATAAGCAACCACTCCCATAGATGATTTTAAAATTTTCCATATTTTCATTTGCGTTACACCTACTTTCTCTTATGGTTTATTATAGCACACTGTTTTGATTTTGAAATTACAATTTCATTTAACTACCACTCAGGTTCTTTATCTGCCAAACCCAAGTAAAATGCATCCTTTTCTCTGTTCCAAAAATGTTCTCGCAAATCAGCAAGTGATTTAGTTCCATTCTTCAACGCTTCATAATCTGCAAGTACCATATCATCTGTGTAATTTGCATATTCATTTCTTGCAATACCAAGTCTGAATGTCTCACCTTTTCTTATCCAACCAAATCTACTTGTATTTTTCGCTATTGGATAAGCGGCAATTGTATATCCATGTAAATCTGGATATTTTTCTGAATTTTCACTATGCCAATCTTCAAGCTGTATTTTTGTTCCATCTGCCATTACTGCTCTATCAATAGTCTGCATAACTTTTACTCCCTTCCAATCCAAGTACATAACAATCTCTCTTACCATTCCAGAAATACGATTCCAAATCTGCAATAGTTTTTGTACCATTTTTAAGTTCTTCGTAATCTGCCTTTAACATGTTTGATGTATAATTTTTATAGCAACAGATACATGAATGAAATTCTTTTCCTTTCTGTGCATACCATCCATCATTTGGTGGAAAAGTATTTTTAGCAACTGTACGGAAAGCAATTTCCATTCCGTTATAATCTGGCAGTTTATGTTCTCCATTTAAATCTCTAAGCTCAATTTCTATTCCATCTGGTGTAATAGCATTATCAAGAATTTGCATACTATTACACCTCCTTATGTTTTGGAATTTCAATTCCAGACTTTATTTCTTCTCTCGCAACAATATATGTTGGAGTTTTTCTATCAAGTGTATAATATTTTTCTCTTATTTTATTCTGTTCTGCACTTGCATCAAAGAAGTCTTTAGTTGGATCATCCCAATACCAAACATAATACGTGTGTACGGTATGAGTAATTTTATCATATTTTCTTTTACATCTCATAATGTCACCATTCATCAGGAATGTATCTTCTTCTAATTTAAGACTATCAAATTCCGTTGGTGATACATGATGCTGTTTCTCTTTCCAAGTCCATACAATAAACTGATTCTGCCAATATCCTTTGAAAATTTCTGCTCTATATGTTCTCAGATAAGCATATAAATCTGTTTTACTTTTCCATGCACAACCTTCTCCAAAATATACATAAGGTGAATCATCTTTAGGATTGAATGATATATACTGTTTATCAAAATCCTTTGTTGTGAACTTATATCCATTTTCACTTACAAAAGGATTTTTACTATCCACATATTCCCATAAACTTACTTCTGCTATAAAATCAATAGCACCATCTGCACAGCCTCCACAATTACCCCAATCACAAAATCTCTTTTCAATTTTACCTATATATTTCAGTTCTCTTGCTGGTAAATGTGTCCATGCTCCACCGCTTGTATTACAACTAATTCTGCCTTCGTATTCATGAACAAAAGGTGTATATGGTCGTTCACAGATATAAATTTCATTCGCATCTGCTTTTTCAATATGAGCCGTTCCATAGTAATCTCCATATTCATTTGTATATCTAACGCAATCACCTACACTTGGAGTCTTTTCAGACCGTGTATTTTCTATAAGTTCGACATACATATTTGCTTTACCTACATCGTAATTCATAAGTATATGCGAACCACAAAATCTTGCGTTAATCTCTCTTAGTGTATCTATTGTATATTTCATACTAATCAACCTACCTTTCTAATCATTAATTAGATGCTCAACATCTGCTTTTTCTGTTAATGGGATAGGTGTATCAAGAGTACCCATACAGTAATCATAATCCCACCAATTTTCATCGTATCCAGATTGCAAAGCTTCAATAATATGATTCGCCAATAAATAATTGCCTTCATCTATTTTTAGCTTTACAAATTCTTTTAATCTATCAAGTGTTGTAATCTCATCTAATTCGTCATTAAGCTGACTCATTACACTCTCAAATGATTTCTCTTCAAATTCTGATCGTGTCATGTTATCACTCCTTTCTAATTTCTTTCAACATATTTGCTTTGCATAACATCAGATTTTCTTTCATTTCTATGATTCTCTTATCAAGAAATTCTTTGACAGCTTTATCAAATTGTTTTTCCGTAATGTTGCGACCGTAATTTGCAATCACAATATCCATGATTTCTCTATATGAAAAACCATTAAACAACGTATCGTTCTCATGAATCGGCAAATGATAATCAAATTCTTTTCCATTCCGTGAATCTTTTTCAGGATCATATAACCATTTACTCATATTAATTTTCCTCCACAATTCTATTCTCTGTGTTGCTCCAATGATATTTCTTTCCATTTTCAACGTTCTCAAAAATAACCGAAAATGAAAATGTTTCGAATGGTGTAAATACTTCTCCGTTGCAAGTATATGGTGATTTTTCTGTATTCCAATTAATACCAAGTTTTCCATTTTTTTCATGCACAACAAATATCTTATCGTAATTCCGTGTCTTAATTTCTCTGTTACAACTGTCATACATACGTACTTTTACTTTGTCGTTTACATTTAACATTTTCTCTTTTCCTCCAATTAAATAAGGCAGATAGATTATTATTCTCTACCTGCCTTGCTGTATTTTTATTCAGCATAATAGGGTTCATAAAGACCTCGTACTGTTGCAATACATTTCATCATCAAACCAAAATCATTGAATCTATCAAGATCTTTGATAACAACCGTATTTCCGCAAACATTGACAAGAATACATTTCGCATTCTCACAGTAATCTACTGTGACGCGTCCTTCGTTTGTATATACGTTTTCCTCAAACATCTCATTCATTTTCTTGATCCAGTTATTCATTATGTATTCCTCCTTACTTTACTTGCATCAGCAGCTTGCCAAGTTCATTTGCGTCTTTCACACTACAGATCGCAGTTGCCTTCGTGCTTTCAGTTCCATCTTTCCGTGAAAACTTCGTGACCATATATACCTTGTCCGGCATTTCTTTGCCATCAACAGTGTAATGTCCGATTTCCACTGTGTTTTTATCAATAGTTCCAATTTCTCTTGTCTTGCTGTAAATAAATTCTTTTGCCATGATTTAATCCTCCTTCTTGATCGAGCCATCTGCGTTTACATGCCATTTTTCAGATGGTTTAAAGTTCTTTCCGTTGTTAATATGTAAAATCCATATGTCACCCTTCGGACAGAACCAATTAGCGTGTTCCATTCGATGCTCTATACATTCTTCGAAAGAAGAAAACACATCTACAACTTCACCACTTCTTTCGCTTGTTTCAACATATATTGCATAAAAATCAAACTTAACCATTATTCTCCCTTTCTGAAATTTCTCTTTCATCCGATGAATCCATAGAAATAACCAAAAACTTTTTCTGGTTTATGAATAGTTACTGTGCTACATTAACCATGTTTTATTACCTCAGTTTCAATTTCATTCCCATCATCATCTTCCAGCCAATATTTCAAACCGAGATAATCTGTATCCTGTAAATTTTTCACTAACATTTTCGCTTTCGGTAAGGAAACAGTTGGCTTTAATTTTCTGGCTTGTGTTTCTACACCATTACTTGCTACAATGTACACATTCCCTTGCCTCCTTCTCTTACAGATTTTCTTGTTGCAAATAATCGACCGTCAAGACTCATATATACATCAACCATTGTATTTTTTGTTCTTACATACAAGACGGTCATATGCCGCAAAGCGTCTTTCTGTACATATAGTACGGGTTCGTACCGATCAAAGATTTTTATCCAAATCACCATAAAATCGCTTTCCTTTCTGTGATTACTAACAGCCCAAATAAAATGAACGTTACCCCTAACGGCCAGGTATCGCTTGCATATCTAATAAGTAGATACCCAACGCCCATAAGCATCACGCAAAAGATTTTTTGTGCTATAAGTTTTTTACGCTGCCGTTCTCTTTTGCGTTTGGCTTTCGCTTTCTGGATTTCCATTTGCCGTTGTTCTTCAATATGCTGACGGTATTTTTCGTAGTTGGTAATATCAATTATGTTGTAATGATCTGGATCAAATACAGCACATTGTTGCGTTCTCAATTCTTTTCGCTCCTTTCACTTTTTTATTCGACATAAGGTTATTCTCTTTAATCAGTCTTGCTTTTACTTCTCTGTTCAGCCGTGTGTTTACTTCAATTCTCTTGTGAGTTACACGGTTTAAATAATGTAAGTGTGATCCAGTACCATCTCTTCCGTTTACTCTTGTTTCTCTGAATCCATTAGGAAATAAATATTCCCTTTCAAAATCCAGAACTTCCTTTGGCTTTCGTCGTCTCGACATTATTCATCACCTCTTTTTAATAATCCGAAAAATTCTAATTCTGCATCATCCATAGCACATTCATTCATGAAATATTCATACTGTTCTTCGTCTGTCATATTACATTCTTCCAGAAGAGTATCTTTCCATTGCGTTGCAAGTTCTTCCAGGCGTGAACGTGGAATGTATGTAATTTCCGTTCTAGCACGAAATGAATCAATCGCATTCTGCATAACCAGATATTCTTCTCTACCATATTTTCCATACATCCATGAGCAGACAGTGTAAGCCCAACTTCCATCAGCACAGATGTCAGATACGATCTTGTACTCTTCTGTACTTTCCATTTTGATGAGTGCGTACTCTTTCTTTTGGGCAATGATTTCATAATCAAAGCCAGCTGGATTATGTCGTTTTTCCATTTTATTTTCCTCTCTTTCTTGTGATTTAAGTAATCACATTGGAACGGACAAGTTTCCTTATCCGCTCTGTCTAACTACTTAATTTTCACTTTCGCTTTCGGACAGATATTCTTCTAATCCTGCATATTCATCATCCGAAAGCAGATTCCGTAAATCATCCATTGACATAATCGTTATTCTCCTTTCTCGTTTGCGTTTTTGAGTGAAAGAAAACACCATCAGTTAGCTAGGCTGACGGTGTTTCTTCCTATATATATGTGGAGGGATAAGGTGGTGCTTTCTTATTCCGAACTCCCTATGTAAAATATGTATATGTATTGCTTGCTATGTATTATGTAAGATATGTATTATTTATTGACTTCGCTTTCCAGAATGTCAAACAACTGTGCATTACTCTTAACAGGAAATACCTTGCTTTCATAGAAAGCTGCTCCACTGCAATGCTTCTTAAGGAGATTTAACGTTTCCGTTCCGTGAATGCTTTCCATCTTCAGAAGAACATTGATATTTCGCTGTGTGAATGCATTCTTTTCTGTAGATCCGCACCAATTCAATTCTTTAATCATAACGATTGCATGTTTAAGTGATTCAGGTCTGCGTTTTGCCATTCTTAACAGATTCATGGTTGGTGTAACTTTCCCAATAGGATTTTCTTTCCGATTCAGGTCAGCCGAGATCTGGATGTTGTATGCATCGAAAATCATTTTGAAATTAATATAATCTTCTTCGTTCGCTTCAATACCAGCTCTATACATATCACTAACCGACATAGGTTTCCTTCCTGCCTGCTGTCCTAAGAAAACTAATACGGCCTCACACATTGTTTTACAATCAATAATCTCAACCAGAATTTTTAATTTTTCTGCTTTCCCTAACAGATTGTTTTTCATAATGAATGCAGCTAATCTATGTGCGCCATCGGCTACATATAATTTTCCATCAATAAGGAACACTTTGATCGGATCGAATTTCGATTCATTGAAATTTTCTTCAATCTCTTTTGCCTTTACCATGTCCGTACTTCTCTGCCAGTCTGGAATATGTACAAACAGTGGGTTGATTGTTATATATTTTTTATTTCCTACTGTCAAAGGATACCGTAATGCATTGCTTACTTCCGATGTTTCCATTTCTGCATCAAAATCCCTCTGTTCATTAATCCAATTTTCGAAATCGACTGATGTCATATAATGCCGGAATCCTTTTGCTCTTCTATATTTTTCATATGTCTTTCCCATCGAATCTGAAAAGCTGTATCCTACATCATGAATTTCGATGTCGTCTTTATTGATCTTCAGGATAAAGCAGATTTTGTCTACTTTCTCTTCCGACGGATTACTTCGACCTGTTTCATAATTGGAAATTGTGCTTTCAGCAACTCCAAGTTTCTTTGCAAGTGCATTCTGTGACATACCAGCTTTCTCTCTCATCTCTGTTAATTTTACTCCATTGATTTTACACATAATTTTAATCTCCTTTTTTCTATGTTTTATTATTTTGGCTTTCCCTTTTGATTTTGAGCATAAAAATAACAGGTATATTTCAACCTGCTTTTCTATGCTCTGTGTTCAGTTTTCGAAACCACATAATGTATATGGTTCTAGCGTACATACCATATAACAATATATAGCATTATCATATAGTATGTCATCTTCGGCAATTCGCTTCCAATTTTCAAGCGTTGCCTTCTTATTTTCTCTTAGTCCTCCACCGTATTCTTTCCAGATCGTATCACGACTTGCAACTTTTAATTCTGCAAGTCTACGATCCATTTGCCTTAAAGATTCTATACGGCGATTTACTGACCACGATTCTATTTTGCGTTTCGTGATTGTGCATCAGCTCCTTTCTGTAATTTTGCCTTACCGGATTCTGTAATAAATTTCATCAATCATTCTTGCTCTTACTGCTCCGTCAAAGATATAGAAAGCTCCTGTTTCTTTGTCAATGAATGCATTTCCGAAATCAACCTTTACAATCTTGCCGCATTCTCTCAGAACTTTTAATCCGGTTTTCGTCACAAGCTCTGTAATTTCTGCTTCTGTCATGAATGGATTTCCGTTTGCCTTTTCCAGAATTTTCTGATAGCAGATTTCCGCCAATTCCCTTTCTGCTTCTTTCTGTTTGTAAAATGCCTGACGGCTGATGTCACGGAACAGATCGTCTAACGCTTCCTTTACCTGCTGCAAAGTAAGATATTCCTCGTGGAGTTTCTTGTATTTTCCTACAGACTCGTTGAATTTCCGTTCTTCCGCCAGCTTGTTGCAATACTGGACTGCTGCCGCAAATTCTGCTTCTGTCATATCACAGGTAAAGATGATGACTTCCGGTTTCTCTTTTGTTTTAAAGTCGATTCCGGATAATGCAAGATAAGAATAAAAGCTTGCGCTACTTGTTACTTTGATTTCAAATACTTTCTTCATGATTTTAATTTCCCTTTCTTTGTTTAATATTTGATTATGTATATATTATGCATAATTATAAGTGCATAACTTATAATTCACAGTTCTTAGTGCGGCGAAATGATCCAGTTTCCGTTGTTCGCTTCACCAAAAGCTACGACATAAGTAAGACACAGAAGAGATGGAATAATATTCCACATACTAGCTTCCAAACTGAGCATGAACCAGATTGCGCCGATCCATGCCAGGATATAACTTGCTTTTAAAATTTTATCTCTCATTTCTTTTTCTCCTTTGCCTTTTTTGTTTTATTCTCTATTTGCCTTTTCTGTGTAGTTTCTTTTTTTCTTTATTCTCCGAACACCTGATAGATTGTTCCATCTTTTGTGTAAATTCGGATTTTGCCTTCTTTTTTCTCGACGTCTACAATGTCATCAAGTCCCACGTATGCCTTGTTGAACTCATATTCGTTTGCAGACTTATAGGCGTAAAATTCATAGCCGTCACTTGTCATAAGTGCCAGTTCTTCGCCGTTAGTATTCCAATCTACTACGTCAGCAATAAACGAATCGGCGTAGCTGTAATCATGTTCGGCGGAATAGTCAAGTTTTCGGTTGTTGGTTTCCGTTGCGGAGTTCTGCCGTGATACTGCCTTTACTGGTTCTGCTGCTGTTCTGGTGGTGTTGTAAGCAGAGATTCCGGAAAAGATGGTGGTAAGAGTGAGAAGTGTTGCTGTTAATTTTTTGAACATAGTAGTTCCTCCTTATTTTGAATTTGCCTTGTGAAATTGAAAATTTTTGCATCAAAAAAGACATTCTTGCTTTGCATTGCAAAAACGCCTTTTTCGGTTCTGCTATTTTGTTTTACAAATAGAATGTAACTTCTACTTGTGTAGGAATCCCGAATGCAATTACATTACATACACGGGTTTCCATTGTGTTATCTTCCAGATATTTCCGTTGTTGGATTCTGGAATCATACATTCCTGTCAGTTTCCGCAAAGTATCTTCTACGTTTTCCGGTACGAACTGTTCCGTAATTTCTCTGTGACGCCGTGAAAATTTTGTCATCGGAATACAAGTAATATCATTTCTTTTCATTTGTGTTTCCTCCTAAGATCATTCTTGATGCTTTCAACGCATTGTTTGCCTTGAAATTTCCAGTTTTGATAAACACAGATAATAAAGCCGGTGCTAATTCTTCTACTAATTCTGTAGTATATAACATATTACAGATAGCATTGAAAATACCCATGGTTGCCTTGTCGTTTTCTAAATGATGGCTTTTAATTGTAACCATCATTGCGTTTTCTGCCTGGATTGCGTTCATGCTACTTTACCTCCTGTGGGTAATAGTTACCCGTTTCTCTATTGTAATGATACAGAGTAACTTTGATTTTCTGTTCTCTGCACACGTTTAAAACAGCTACGAGCGCAACTGTCAAACCTGTTACGTACAGGTTTAGTATGAAAACGCCGCGGAGCTGTTCTGCTGCTTCTCTTTCCATTCCGGAGAGATCGAGCGGATCAAGTTCCGTTCCGAAAATAGATCCGTCGATTGCTTGCGGAATCTCGTGTCTGCCTTCGCAAAGCGACATATGAACTTCTTTTGCAGGAATCTGGATAGGTTCTGTGTCCTGCTCATCGAGCCACACCGGACATTCGTCCGCATAAAAATATCCCCAGCAATTTCTATCTTTTGGACAAGCGTCCATGTATTTTTCTCTTCTCATTTTATTTTCCTCCTGTTTTTTGCTTTTTACATTCTGTTTAATAGTCATAACCACAAGATAATGAAATCATTGATGCATTACCAGAAAATTCCCAATGAGCATAAGTTGTGTGTTCTTTCCATTCCGGTTCTGACCGTCCAAAATCTCGTGCTTCCATTCCAGGAATTAATCGCTGCCCAGATCCACCGCCTTTCTTTCTTGTAACCGCGCTTTTCATCATTTTATCGAAATTTTCCGGTTTGCATTCTCTGATTGGGTGAACTGATTTCGCTTTACTTTCTTTATGAGCTTTCCAGATGCTGCACGCAAGTTTCCGTTCGAACTCATTCTTGCTATAGGTGGCGATTATATCCCGTTCCCATTCGTTATAAACCGGATTGAAAGACCATACATATAAATAAACGCGGTTTCCATTATAGTTTGGGAATGAGTCACACACGTACCGAACGCCGTCATATTGAGTATATACGGCATTTGCTGGAAAACTTTTCTCCGCCATTCTGAATTGTTTTTTTGCAATGAGATAGCGCGTATCTGAGCATTTTTTAAATACTTCTGAAATTTTACACATGGTTTTCCCTCTTTTCTTTCTTATTTTCATTGCAAAGCTGGAAATTTAAGCACGCAAAAAAGACGTTGCACACACAACGTCCATTTTCCGCTGGTTTTTAGGTATCAAAAAAAGACACTCAAAAATGAGTGCTGAAAATCGCCCGTAACTTTTGAAGGCTACGGGCGAAAAGGTTACGCTTGTTTGGTTATTTCTGTTTTTTCTGTTCGAAAGTAAGGTTGCCCTTAATTTCAAACTTGCCACCCTGTTTTTTCAGGACGATTGCTTTTACAAGAACTCGTTCGAATTTCTTGTAATTAATTGTCTTAAACAGGAACTTTCCGTTTCCGTCCTGTTCAATATTGAAACCAGAAACAAGGGTCGCCAGGTTGTTTAATTCCGTTGGGGTCATTCTGATGGAACGAGACGCAAGTACCTTGTTCCCGTCCGACTTTGTGACAGAAAACCGTGAAAACAGGTTTTCCATCTCAGACCGGAATGACAGATACAGTTTCTTTGTATCTTCCGTTGTTTCTCCGCCGGTGCGTCCTAATTCGTGACGGTAAAGCTGGGCAGACTGTAAAGGTTTTTCAAAAACCTTTTTCCAGTCCGACACGTTACCGGAAGCAAGGGAACAGAACAGTTCAAAGTGAAGTAGCTGTTTTCCTGTGCCTTTTACTTGCGAAACATATACCGGTGAAATGATACCGGAAATTTCGTTGCACGCGTTGCGGAGCGCGTCACGGCGGTTGACAAGATCCATTCTCACGTCCTCTGATGTGAGAAGAAACGCGCGGAGTTTTGAGTATTCCGTGCTTTCTTCGGATTCAAGTCCGAATACATCACGCTTGTTTTCAAGCTCTTTTGCGCGTGATTCAGACTTTTCAACCGTTTTCAGAAAACTTTCAAGTTTATTTTCTGAAGCGGTTTTTTCCTGTTCCATACAAGCCGCGAAAACAGCATTTTTGTACAGAACCGGAGCAACTACCACACCGACAAGTGACAGTTCGCTAAAGTCGGTATATGACCGTGAAACAATCCCGTCCGAAACGAGATCGGACACAACGCGGTTGTAAACCAGTGCCGTTTCATCTGCTACAAGACGAGTTCCGGAAACAAGGTTGATAGAAGCAAGTTCGTTGCGGGTTACTTTCAGAATATTATTGTTATTTTTCATCATAATTTCCTCCTTAAATACCGTGTACTTGACACGGCAAAAACAATTTGCTATAGTTGCTATGTAAAAGAAAACAGTTTTTCGGCGCTCAGATCTCACGTTTTTCATCATATTTCAATGGGGCGACTTAAGCGCCACTCATTGCCGGAAACGTCCGGCGACGCGTTTTGAAATGGAACACGTAAACCGAAAAGGGAGCGACTTGAGCGCCACCACTTTTGTAAAGCAATTTGTAGGGAGCGACTTGAGCGCCACCACTACGAAAAGGTGTTTCGTTCGAATGTAATTCGTGTAACCCGGACACGATCGGAATATATACCATCATATACGCCCGATTTTCCTACCATTTGCGTGCTGCTGATTTTGAGCAGAAATCACAAAGACGGTGACTCATGTTACCCGTTCACGAATGTTTCACAACAAGCGTGCGATCGGTGGGAATAGTCCTATATCGGTATGGACTTTGTACCGTCCAGCTCAGCGCCGGAAAACTCACGTTGGAATAGAATGCATTAGGCTTTTTCACCTTACGCGGAACGGCAACGTGTCCGTGTGATAGATACTGAGACTAAGGTTTACAGTTGCAATACCGGGCGGTGTCCGGGTACAGAAGAGACAACACCGCGAACGAAACGACTGTTCGCGTATCAATTAAGGTCATCCCTCATTGACAAGTCAAGTATAGCATGTAGGCACTCATTTTTCAAGTATTTTTTAGTAAAATAATCACGGTTTTATAGGTGCCTACATATATATTTTTATGCATATTGCTAGTTAGTTAAATGTAATTGTACAATATAAACAACAAACATAGTGCAAATAGTAATGTTATGCAGCATATTGACGAACAGTAATATTGCACAATAGATGCAATAGTTTATTGTGCAAAGTGCTGAAAATAAAATAATTTATTATTGTATATGCAAAAGGAGTTATTGTGTATGAGTACAGAAGCAGAAAAGAAAGCTGTTAGAAAGTATCAGGCAAAATGTAAAGAAGTAAGAATAAAGTATACTGAAAAAGAAATATCAGAATACAATAGATTGCAAGAATATTTATCAGAAAATAATATTAAAGTGACCGAATATTTGAAAAATTTAATAAAAGCAGATCTTGACAAAAAGGGCTATTGATTTTATGGAAATGTGAGGTTTAGTATTGGTAAACTTTTTGTTTAGTATTTGTATATGTGGAAATTGTGGATAATGTGGAAAACTATTGTGGATAACTTGATAATAGTAATCATTACTATTTTCGATATATAAAATTTTTATATATGACGTTACGTCACACTTTACCACCCTTTTTCAACTTGCCACCGGAACGGCGCGCGCCATGGTCAAAAATTTTTATTTTATCAAACAATAGAAAAAATTTTATCTATTGTCAAAATATTTTAAATTGTACTGAAATTGTGTTATACACTATAAAATACCTGTTTTTCGGGGTAAAATAGTGATGTGATCTGTTTATTGTCTGAATGTTCAGACGGGGGTAGTTAAAATCAGTAAATTGTCTGAATTTTCTGAAATCTCACATAGCTGGTTCATCCACACACTAACTCCAAAACTCATCATCACCATCCCATTCCATCCATCAAAAAACAATCCCCATTTTACCCAATAATCAAGCCCAAAATCCAATCATTTCACCATAAAACACCTTATCGTACCCTTTATCGTTAACCCCAGTAATCAAGCCTTAAAATCACTCCACCATTCATATTTTATTTTCAACTTTCACACATCCGTTCCAAAATAACCTATATAAATTCCCAACTTCAACGATAAGTATTTCACCACGCAAAAATTGCTCTCTCCTACATTAACTTTCACATCACTCTTCCACTCTCACATTCATGCAACCATCAATCCTTACTCACTACACCACACATACCATCACAAATCATCCTTACTATTGATCTAAGGACAAAACAGTATTATAATCAACCTAGAATCCATTCAAACACATACACCCTATAAACTGTCCACCAATACAAGAAAAGAGGAAAATCATGTCATTTCGTGATGAATTGTCCAGTCTTACGCCAACACAGAAGCAGATCCAGGTCAAAGCAACATCTGAAGCACAAACAAATGCCAGACTTGATTATTCTGGTGTAAAAGATCTTTTACGCTCCAAAGCACAGCATAATGAGTACACAACTATAGGCAATCATAAATATATCTCTTGCTATTATCCGGATTCCTATTCGGGCGAACCAGAAGCTGCAAAATATGTCAGACGAGTCTGTGAAACAAGAATAACCATGCATAGAAGAGGATTATTTTCTGGACAAGTACAAGAAACATCATGCGTAATCTCTTATGTTATTACAAACCAATCTGCATATGATGAATATTTAAAAGAATTACAAAGACTTGCTGCAGAAGATGATATTCGTATATCTGTAGTAGGATATAATAAATTAGAAAAACGCACCGAAATATCAATTCCCTGTTGTCTCGGATCAACTTTACTGGCAAACAATTATATGTACAGAATCAAACTTAGTGTCAGCATCACATTTTAAATAGGAAATAACTCAAATAAAATAAGGGTAGATGACCATAAAAATCACCTACCCTATACAAAAAGATACTTCTACAGATTTTAAATCAATTTTATATCCATACCCTAACAACTATCCACTAAGCACATTAAAATTTGTTCTAAACAAATAATCTCACATACTCTCCTACGATCATACCCAAGAAATGATCTGTATCCTCTCATACCAGACACACCATGGGGGGGCTACTTTTAAACTCCAGCATAAAACGATCTTCTATTTCATATATACCTATATAATATACAGAATTTACCATTTGAATGTTTGTTCGAATTATGCTAAAATTATTAATATCAAAAATATAAAGGACTGTTGGGCATGAATGATTTATATAGCTTTTTCTATTGGGGAGATTACAATGCTCAGATGGCGGAATTAGCAAAAAGAGCACAGTCAGAGCCGTGGTCTTTTGGAAATATAAACGATTATTCAATTTTAAAAAATTATATGAAACACACTTTCCAAAAACTGCAGAGTGAAGGGAAAATCGTTACAGCAAAATATTATTGTATTTTTAATACAGGCCTATATGATAATTATAACGAACCAATTTATGTATATGCAGAACCTAATAATAGATTAGGCTATTCAAGTTGGATATTTAAAGGATTCAAAGATCGTTATGAGCTAGGCGATTTAAAAATCATTGATTTACCAGAAAGAGCTGATTACTTTTCTGATCCAGGCAAACTCATATTCAACTGGCATTATCCCGTTAATGTTCATTATGAACACATCTTAGATGACCTTAATACAGCGCAGCGTTTACCAGAACGTATTCGGACAAGTGATCTTGCATTGGAAACACTAAAAGGAGTAATCGATTCTTCAATTCAAAAGGTTACTGCGAATTATAAGCTTGCTATTCCTCATTACTACAATAACAGGATTCAGCTAATGATTCCATTATATTTCAACAAAAATAATATTCCTGACGTTGCATTGGTGCTTAATGAAATAGATGGAAAGTGTTACCAAGCAAGAACATGTCTTTCCATGAAGATGGCATACATTGATGCAAGGATTATTTCTAAGCCTGATGTGTTCTGGTTATCCTTTGATACAATTAATGCAAGAGAAGAAGAATAAAATAATATATGAAAATACATTCCTATAGCAGATGAGAGAAATCTTGTCTGCTATTTTTTTATGCTCAAAATCAAAAATTGACAAATCATAAAACACAAAAACGATTCAAATAGCATGGAGAATAAACAAATATCAAAGAAAATCATAAATGCGAAGGAGATATTTACTATGGACAATAATTTAAAACTGATCACAACAGAAAAATTTGTTACAGAACAGAGAATGAACAGATAGACGAACTTGGACTCCGAAAGGAGTGCAATTAATCTCATATAATAATTATATATTTATATAATAATTAATTAAGTGCAAAAAGTGGTCAAAATCTACCCACTTAGTGGGAGTGTTTTGGAGTGTAGTGGTCAAAATCGATACACTTTTTGCACCATGTAAAAAATGGAGGTAAAATTATTAACGATCAAAATTTAAAATCAATTCAAATTTCTATACCAAAAGATATACTTCACTCTTCTGCTTTTTCAAATTATGAAATTGCAGCGTACTGTTTTTTAAAAACTGTAGTGACTGTCACATACACAACAGAACATTGTATATCTTATTCTCAGGCCAGCTATTATCTAACTGGATCTACAAAATATTCTAAACGATTCCCTGTATATATAAAAAACGGAATAGATAGACTTATTCAAAAAGGAATTATTATCCAAAAAGGAGTCGCTCAAAAAGAATATATTTTAGACTGTTCTTGTTTATGGGATGATACAAAAGATGCTCCTTTTGTTATTATTGATTTTTTTGAAATAAGAAAAATATTTCAAATAACAGACTGTAATAATTTTCAATTGCTTAGATATTTTTCAATTCTTATTGGTACGATCAGCTCTTCTATCGATGTGTGGCTCGATTCATTAGAACACAAAAGTCGTGTCGTTGGCAATATGACGATCGAATATCTGTCCGATTTATCTGGAATTTCCATAAGAAGTATAAAAGAATATAATCGCGTTTTGGAGAAAAATCAGTTGATCTATATTTTTCGCCAAGATGATTTTTTACTATCACCTGATGAAAAAAATATTTCTCGTATGACAAACGTGTATGGTCGGCCTGCAGATAAATTATACATTGATTCTTATGCTGGATCACAGAAAAAAGAAAAGAAATCTTACAAATGGATTAATAGTGAAGTTGAAAATGCGAATCGTAAACGTAAGCTGGCCCAAATGTATAACCAGATTGCAAAGGGTAAGGGTCAAAAATACTCTTTGGAAGAAATTCAGCAGGTATATGATTATATTCATTCTGAAAATAGCAAATATAAAGCTATGTATAAAGAGAATAAATACGAGGAGTACTTAACAAAACAAAGAGATGAAACTATTTTTGAAAAATTGAATTTAAAGAAAGAAGGATAAAATGTCAGATACTAAACATTATTTAAAATTACTACTCACGAATATTCATAAAAAATATTCACTAAAAGATACCATTGATAAAAACGAATATTCTTTTACTATGATGAAACTAAGTCAAAACAACATAACTCCGCAAGAGGCTTTAATGTGTTATTTAGATCAAGAATCGTCAATTCTCGACCCATCGAATGAAGTGTTGGACAATACAATTTCTTTATTGAATTATCTTTTATCTTATATTACTGCAAATTTTAATATAAAAACCATTGCAGGTTGTTACAAAATTACGAATAGAGAAACTGGTGAAATATACATTGGAGAAACAGTCAATATGTTTGCAAGGTTCTCGCAACATATCAGTATGTTGTATAACGGTACACATCATTGCATAGCTCTTCAAGAATCATTTAATAAAAACAAAGACATTGACCGTTTTTCTTTTAAGCCTATTTTCTTTTTTGAAACATCCTATTACAAAGGCAGAGCAGTAACAAAAACAAGAACACTATATTTAGAAGCTGCATATTATTTAACTTATCGTTATAAAAAATATGTTCTTTATAATACGAAAAATCCATTTTTAGAACTTAAAAATAATGAAAAGAAAACTTTTGATAATTACGAAGTCATCTATAAAGATGTTTTACAGATGATATATGACGATCCTGACAAAATTTTATCAGAAAATTTAAAAGAAAAAGTTAGAAAAAATTTGAATGAAAAGGGAATTCATGAAACGCCTGAGACAAAACAAAAAAAGAAACATAGTCATTCAAAAAGCAGAGAATATATTGGTGTTGATACGGAAAATGGAACATATGAATATAACAATAAAACATATCCACTGTGTCCTGGTGAAAAATATAGTTTTACGAGTTTGACTGAATCACTTTGTGATAATGGAATTCTACTTTCAAGAGAAGAACATGATTATTTGTTATTCAAAAAGACATTGGTGTACGAAAATCTATTAAATGTGGATAACAGCAATAGGTTTTTTGCCAGGGAATCTTCTTTAACTGACGGATATTTAGAATTAAAGCATTTTAAAACATGCAATTCTGATTTATATAGATATCAAATAACAGAAAAAGGTAAAGATAGAATTTTAGAAATTATCAATCAGTATGGAAAAGATTACTTTAAAAGACAAGATTAGCAATGGAGAATAATGATAAAGTACATCTCTCAACAATTCATAGAGCAAAAGGCTTGGAATATCCAATCGTGTTCATTGTTGGATTGAATGATGGACTGCTCCCACATGCAAAAAGTGACAATCTCGATGATGAACGCAGGTTATTATATGTCGGAATTACAAGAGCAGAGAATGAATTATATCTCTCTTCTACTGCATCATACAATGATAATCTTATGACTCCTAGCCCGTTCATTGATGAACTTGGAGATAGCGTTAAAAAGATGAAGTGTTAATGAATGTTTAGAGAATATAAAATTAGGAACTATTAATCATCCCTATAGTCAAGGAGTGATACAAATGTATTTAAAAATTATGAAAGTCAAAGGAGATACTAATTATGAAAGAGAACACAAGATTTTGCACCAGAAGTTTAAGAGATAATACAAGATTTGGAGGAGTAATTCAGTTTACAGAACTTTCTCCATATCCGAATTCTACTACCCTATCACATGGATCGCACTTCGCAGAAAAGATTATTGCAGACAGAACGTTTGACGAACAGTGTCATCGAAATATTATTCAAACACAAAAATTAAAAGCAAAACAGTCCACAGTAAAGGAAGTGGATGAGTTTGTTTACTAAAACTGATCGTAGATATTTATCTAAAGCGAGACAGGCTGCAGATATTTCTGATTATAAAAACGTACATATCGGTTGTGTGGCAGTATACAAAGGAAATATTGTTGGTATTGGTTGTAATACTAATAAAACTCATCCAGTACAGAAATATTATAACAAATATAGAAATACTGACGTTGATCAGGAAACACTTCTTCCTAAAATACATGCAGAAATTAGCTGTATCAATTCCATCCGACATCTGGATATAGATTTTTCCAAAGTAAAATTATATATATATCGAAAACGAAATGATAAACCTTATGGTATGTCTAGGCCATGTCCGTCATGTATGGCTGCCATCAAGGATTTAGGCATAAAACACATTTACTATACTACAAATGAAGGCTTTGCTTATGAATGTGTAACACAGGAGGATTTAGTATGAATATTATAGATTTTGTATGGAATTTTAAAAATTTTAAACTTAAGGATTTTGGATTAGATCCTGAATATAACATGTTATGCGCGCCAGTATGTAAATGCGGATGTGGTGAGAAGATGAATGTTTTACTTGAAAGTGATGATGACATCTATGATTTTTGTTATGAGCTTGTAGATACTCAAGATTGCAATTATTGTGTTGCTTTAGCAATCAATGAAAAGAATGAAATGCTTGGTGCAATTAAATATGATGGTGAAATTGAGTGTGTTGGGTCTGATGGAGTTATAGAGGATTATGCGGATATTGGATTAATGTTTGATGATCTAGAGCTGCATCAGTATGGAATTATTGTCAATGTTGGCGATGGTGAGTATAAAATTTTGGAGGAGTAAATAGAGAATATATTAGTATAAGTGATAATTTTTAAAAAGCGAAAGGAGATGTGAGTGTCATGACTTAAATTTGCAAAGCTCCAAGTAGTTAATTGAAAAACAGAAAATATAATATAAATGATAATTATTTTAACAAAATCGATACAGAAAGAAAAGCATATATTCTTGGATTATTATATGCAGATGGATGTGTTTACTCAAATAGTGGATCTAGTAAGTGGGCAAAACTAGACTTAAAATATAGCGATGTAGCTTTATTAAAAACTATAGCAGAAGAAATGAATAATGAATGTCCTATAAAAAGACATATTTACGAAAGGAATAAATTTTTTAAACATCAAAATAGAGACTACAAATTTACTAACGACATGTGTAGATTGTCTTTTCGAAGCGATCAAATAGTAGATGATTTAATCAAATTGGGTTGTTCACCAAGAAAAACGTTTAAAATTATATTTCCTTCTGAAGAAATTGTTCCAGATAATTTAATCAATCATTTTCTTAGAGGTTATTTGGATGGAGATGGAAGTATATCTGGAAGTATAAGAAAATCAAAAAGCAAATTTAGAAAAACTTATCTGCATTTTCAAATTACCTTTACAGGAACTTCCGCATTTATTAACAAAACAAAGGAATATTTGAATAAAAATGTAGTTAAATTTGTGGGCGATATTCATAGCAGATGGGACAATGGGCATGATAACTATACGTTGTTAATTGATGGTAATAATATAATAGAAAAAATTTTAGATTGGTTATATGAAGGAGCAACAATTTATCTTGAACGAAAGTATCAAAAATACCTTTTACTTAAAGAAGAAATATCTAATAAACGGAAATCTATGGACTATTCATATAAAAACAGAAATTCAGTTTGCAATGAAGCGTTTAATATATATAAATCTGGAAAATACATAGGTACATGTGATAATCGTAGAAAATTAGAAAGAGAAAGTGAATCAATTTTAGGAGAACATATCTCTAGGACTTCTTTTACTCAGTGTTTGCATCATGAACGTTGTGAATATCATGGATATACATTTGTTTTCGTAAATGAAGATGATGCAATAGAAAACCCAATATATATTTGTTGTGGGAAAAATTCAACATCAAAAGGTAGAAACGTAGAGCAATATGATATGGATGGGAATTTTATAAAGACATGGTATTCTACAAAAGAAATTTCAAATACTTTAGATATAAGTTTAAAACAAACTTCATCTATATTAAGTTGTTGTAAAGGAAATCAAAAAACAGCATTTGGATATATTTGGAAATATTCTAGTTAATTAAAGAAAGGAATGATAGTTATTTTAGACACACAAATTAATATGTATTCCGTAGATACGGGACATTTTTACAGTAATCATGAAAAATATTTGCATGAAATGAATTGTAAATATAGAAGCGAACGAAATTATGTGAACAATATGCTTTCCAATTCAGAAAATGAATTACTTTCAAATGGTTATACATTAGAAGACATTAAGGAATTTAAAGCGTATACAGAAAAAGATTACCATCTTCTGGCTAATGATATAATAAAAAAATACGTCAGGCTAAACTTAATTATTGAACATAAAAGAGAAAAAGCAAAAGTATCAAAAGAGAAACTTTTAACACTTCTAAAAAATAAAGTTCTTAATAAAGAAAAATTATCTAATAAAATCGATCATTGCATTTCGCAAAATATTCCATATAATCAAATTCCGCTACGACGTTTAAGAGAAGAAGAACTGACTGATCAAAATATTATCTCTGTATTTGAATCATCTCTTACTCGCTCTATCGGTATTAAAAAAGATGAGCTGACCGACGCCTTAATTGTAGTACAAATTTATTATTTTGATGTATTTAAAGATATTTCTTTTTATGGTTTTACATATAAGGGCGAAAAATATAGATATTTCACTTCTTCTGCTGGGCAAATTAGGAAGAAAAAAGCAGTCTTTATTAAAGAATCTGTTTGGGACAAGGTTGAAAAAACTATTATGTGTGGTCTTACAATAGAAAAAATCAATTCAAAAGGTGGCAACAATGTAAATAAGCATTTAGCTTATATGGCACTAGCAAATTCTGCAACTGATCAATGGACTGATTTTGATATTGATCGTTGTATAGTGGTTGATGATTTTGAAACAAATGTGCCAGGAACTTTTGATTTTATTGATGAGTCAGATTATTCAATTACACGAAAGACAGGTGATGTCCCAATTCCTCATACTGATGGAGCTGGTATGATGCTTCCATCGGTTATGACTAAAAATACTATGTTTCGTGCGCCATGGATAAAAGGATTATTAGGAGTTTTTGATTTCAGAAAGTTTATTGAAGTAAATGATGGATCTCCTACTATTAAAGATATATACGGCAAAGAGTATAATATTTTTGATGATGATATTCGGATTATCTTTACCAAAAGTCAATTCAAGATGTATAAGTTTTATGATTCTTGGGATGAGTATAAGGATAATTTTAAAAAATATAATTGTCAGGCTGGTCGGTGTAATATTGAAGAAGATAGAATTAAAGATGCAAAAATTAACTATCAAATGTTGCAGACATTAACTGATATTACAGATGAAGAGATTGATTTACTTACGAAAAGGTCAGTTGATAAAATCACCAATATTTGCAATTCAGAAAAAACAGTCAAAGAGATTTTAGGTATCACCCCATATAATACAAATATGACACCATTTCAAAAAGCTGTAAAACTTTATCCTGCATTATTGAATGATACCTATGCTAAAGATGTGATTCGTGAAGTAAAAAATAGTCTTGTGAAGAAATACCGCAGTGGGAAACTTGAAGTCCATGGGAAATATACATTCCTTTTACCGGATTTTTATGCGGCTTGTGAATATTGGTTTAAACATATAGAAACCCCAGAAGGGTTGCTAAATGACAAAGAAGTATTCTGTTGGCTTTTTAACAAAAATGAGAAGCTTGATTGTCTCCGCAGCCCACATCTTTATAAAGAACATGCTATTCGTTTGAACGTTGCGCATGAGAAATATGGGGAACGATCTCGAAGAATCAGACAATGGTTTACAACAAACGGAGTTTATACCAGTACTCGTGATTTGATCAGTAAAATTTTACAGTTCGATGTGGATGGAGATAAATCTTTAGTTGTTGCAGATCTAAATTTTGTGAATATCGCAGAGAAAAATATGGAAGGAATTGTTCCTCTTTATTACAATATGCGCAAAGCAGAGCCAAAACTTTTGAATAACCAAAACATTTATGATGGGCTTAATGCTGCATTTACCGGTGGCAATATTGGAATTTATAGTAATAATATTTCAAAGATCTGGAATAACGATGTATTTATTAACGGGTCAGAAGAAGAAAAACAACATGCCATTGATTGTGTAAAACGCTTATGTTGTCAGAATAATTTTGTGATCGATTACGCCAAAACTTTGTACAAACCTGCTTTCCCCGATCGTATTAATGAGGAAATCAAGGAATTTACGAACGCGAAGTTACCTGCATTCTTTGAATATGCAAAAGATAAAGAAGCTGATCAAGTTAGTATGCGCAATCAAAGTTTTGTTAATAAATTATATGACAAAATCCCTAATAAATCTATAAACACAAGAGGAATGAACTTAGGGAAGTTAGATTATCAAAAAATGATGCACAATGTAAATATTGTATGCTCAAAAGAAGTTTCTAATTTATATGATAAGCTCAATAAAGAATACCGTTATATGGTAAATATGAAAGATGAATATATTGATAATCTTCATTATGTTGCTTGTTCTATTCGAAATCAATTTTTAGATTTTGGATATTCAGAAGATGTTATTGCTGATATGTTAATTCAATATTTATATGGAAACGAAAAGAGAGGGAAACAACTCTTCTGGTTTTGTTATGGACAATATGTAGTAAATAATTTGAATAATAATATCAAAATTAAATCGACAAAGTTTATTCAATGTATGGATTGTGGAGAATGGATTGAGGTTGATTCTAAGTCAAAATCGGTAAGATGCGATGATTGTCAACGTGAATATCGTAAGAAATTAGACCGTGAAAGAAAGCGTAAAAGATAAATTCCGCATATCTTAAGGCATTTTTTTCGACCATTATATGTGGACTATTTTAAACAGTCAAAAATAAAATAGTCCACATCACATGGGTTTTCTTTTGTGCCTATATGGAGAATAAATAAATAGGCTATTGTCTGATGAAATATTTTAATACAATTCTCTAATCGAATTCGTGCAGCTGGGAGGAATAATATTTTGACAATTACACAAGAAAATATTATCAAAGAAATCGCTAGCAAAGAAGATATTAATGTAGCAATCGTTCGTAAAGTTGTTAAGCGAATGGAGAAATGTGTATTTGCCTACTTATCTTCTACTACTCCCACTGAAAATACAGTGGTAAAACTATTAGATGGGTTGAGTTTGGAATGTGAATATATTCCAGAACATGAAATCCATACTTACGAAAATATCAAATGTGAACCGAAAATTTGGGCAAAACCAAAAATCACTAGATATTATAACAGAAAATTAAATAATTATTTTAATTAGGTACATGGGCGGTTACTCTCTGCCGCCCTTTCAAAAGGTTAATTCTTTATGTTAATTTCATAATTATCTCCTCTTTCTTTTATGTTTTATTTTTTACTGGCAGATATAATAGTTTGCCAGTATTATCGCGGGATATGCTGGATCGGTTCCACGAGAGATTCATGTTCTCTAAAGCTACGTTCGACTCGTAGTCCCGCAACTCGTGGCATAGCACAGATAGATGCGTGTGAGCGTATTAAAGGCGAATTTACAACTCGTCGCCATGAAAATTGGTCAATCTATGCAAAACTAACATCCCAGGCACTCAAAAAGTGCTGTTTCATACCGGTAAAACGAGTAAGTCCTGTGTGGAAATAGTGTCAGGAAATAGGGAGTAACAAGGTGATTCAGGGGCAACCGCTGAGAATCATTTTTCTGCGCAACAGAATAGCTCACGCGAACCTATGAAGATATGATGGGGAATTAGGAGGATATATAGTGCGAGTCCTTATTAGACAAGTGCGATGTCCATTTGGGTAAGTGAATTGGTAGAGATGCCAAATTAGCTTATGCAGGATGCGAGTAGGGATTATAACCGAAAGCTACGAAGGCGTGATGGATTTTGTTATCCAAAAGATAACGAAACATCTGGTGCAGCGCGTCTTCTGTATTCAATTTCGTTTCTATTAATTAGTATATTCAGGAAGAATGTAAAAATTGGTTTGATGCAAAAGGTAAACAAATTATAAAGCGAAAGTCTGTACCTCTGTATGGTGTAAGCAGCCAAAATGTGTAATCTCTTTTGAGGTAATACACACACTGAAAGATACGCAATATCTGGATGTGTTAAGCGGATTCTGCACAGTTCTCTTAGCGGAGATTTATAGCACGGCAGTGTTAATGGAACGATGAAACTTGAGTAGTCATACAGCAAAGAAGATAAGCCTCTTCTCAAAAGGCGGTTGTGGAAGATACTATATGTGTGCGCAAGCAACATATAGTGGATAACCGAAGAAAAAATAATGTCGGTAAAGGTTTCTGAAAATACGTATAATCTCAGCGTATTTATTTTGCTACTTATGTAGCATTATTGCGGTGTAGCTCAGTTGGTTAGAGCATTCGGCTTATATCCGAACGGTCGTGGGTTCGAGTCCTACCACCCCAACTATTTATCTTTGTGGTAAATACAAAGAAATTTAAAACGAAAGGTGTGTATTAATATAGTACTCATTACTAAACAAGAGAAAGAATATTTAGTAAAGCATGGAGTTCCTTATGCGGAAGGCGGCGTATCCCATTCGGAATCATGTCATAAACGTAAAAAATTCTATTTGTGTGAGACTCCTCATAATATGAGACTACTCGAAAATTATAGAAAAAAATTATATCATCGCTAATGCGAAATTTAATGAGAAAGGTGGTTTAAGCCATCGCTAAGAAAAAGAAAGAGATTGCTCTTGAGGTTATTGGAGGCAATGCTGAAGGAGTAACTGGAAGTTGTACAAAAATAGATTGTTATGATCATACAATTCTGTTTGAATTGGGAATGATCCAGGATAATAATACAGTCTTAGAAAATTACAAAGCCAATTGTGCATTGTTTAATAAAATCAAAAGCAAAACTGTAGATATGGTTATCGTTGGACATAATCATTGTGATCACATTGGTCTTATTCCTATGCTTTTTGCAAGAGGAAATACTAAAGCAAGAATTATAGTCCCAAAACATAGCTCCTCTATTCTTCGTGAAATGTGGTTAGATTGCGCCTGGATTAATCAAAGAGATGTAGACTCTCTAAATTATAAAGGTGATCATAGTTATACTCCATTATATACTGAACATGAAGTAGAAATTGCTTTAAAACATATTGAAGAATATGATTGTGGAGAAATTTTCAACTTAGACGAAAATATAGCTATTCGCTATACTCCCGCTGGACATATTCTTTGCTCATGTCAAACAGAATTATTTATCAATGGTGGATCTCATACTAGAAAAATTTTGTTTACATCTGATCTTGGTAATACAATGATCGAAGACAGAAAAGTTTTTGTAGAACCATTTCAAAGAGTAAATTCTGCACAAATTGTTATTGGAGAATGCACTTACGGAAGACGAAAAGGCTCTATGAAAAAGAAAGATATTGAATTAGACCGTCAAAAAATGAAAACGGTTATTGATCAATATTGTGTAGATAATCATCATCGTGTTCTTATTCCTACATTTTCTTTGGATAGATTCCCATTTATTATTTGGGAATTATATCAGCTCTTTGGACATGATCCATCTTTTAATATTCCAATTATATTAGACAGCCCATTATCAAATCGTCTTCTTGAGTGCTACTCTTCTATACTCGAAGGTGACAGAAAAGAAAAATTTGATGAAATGATGCAATGGAAAAATTTGCGAAGAATAATTACTCCAGAAGACAGTAAAGCAGCCATTGCTGATAAATCCGCAAAAGTTATTTTAGCTAGTTCTGGTATGTTGTGTGCAGGTCGTTCAGTTAAATGGGTTCAAGATATTTTGCCAAAAGAAAATGATTGTATTTTGTTTGTCGGATTCGCTGGAGGCGATACTTTAGCTGGAAAGATAAAGAATGGACGAGAGCAAAAAACAATAAATATTAACGGAAAACCGTATAAGAATAAGTGTCAGCTTGTAGATTTACATTCGTATTCAAGTCATATGCAACGAAATGATCTTTTAAATTATTATAAGGGAATTAACGCAGAAAAGATTTATTTGGTACATGGTGATCAGCAAGCTCGATTTGAATTTAAAGAAGATTTGGAAATCGCAATTTCTGATGCACTTAAAACAACAAAAGTTATTATCACAAATAAAGGAACGAAAATTAAATTATAAAATCCTTTCAAAAGAAAATATTATGAAAGCACGAGGCATATTGCCAATGGAGAAAAAGGAACTCAAGAAAAAAATAGAAACAACATATTTAGACATTGCAATTCCAAGTAATGTAGAAAATTTACAGTTGCCAGATCCTACTCTATTACAATTTTATAAAAATTACGATGATAGAATTATTTGGATTGATGATGAAATTACAACCATGACTTTGGAATATGCAAAGATGATTATGCAGTGGAATTCGGAAGATAAGAAAAATAATATTCCAGTAGAAGAACGTAAGCCAATTAAAGTAATATTCTTTAGTCCTGGTGGCGATTTAGAAGTAAATAACTGTTTGGTTGATACAATTCAACTAAGTCAAACAAAAGTTATTGGAATCAATGTTGGTATGGCTGCATCAAGTGGATGCTTTATTTATTTAGCATGTCATGAGCGTTTTACATTTCCAACGGCAGAATTTCTCATCCATAAGGGAGCTGGTCAATTTGCTGGAACATACAATGATGTAGTCGCAGCAATTTTAAATTATCAACGACAAATCGAAGAACTTGGTGACTTTGTTTTATCTAGAACAAAGATTCCAGAAGATGTCTTTAATGAAAACTTTGAAAATGACTGGTATTTATCTGCGAAAGAAGCTATTAAATATGGTGTTGCTGATAAAATTATCACAAGTTTAGATGAAATTATTTAAGGAAGAGTTTACTACTCTTCTATTTTTTATACAAATTTTTAGGATTAAAAGGAGAATTATACGATATGGCAGCATTTACTTATAAGAAAACATCGACAACTTCAATGAAAGTTACTGGTATTTTAAATCCACAGACTATGGTAATTAATGTTGATGGAGAAGATAAGCAACTTTCTACTCTTCTACGTGACTTCGCAGACCTACCAGTAGAAATTAATATTAAGGTCAAGGACGAGGAAGAGCTGGATGAGCCAGTTGATGTTGAGTAAGAAGGGAGTGACTTACTATTACTTCCTATAAAAGATTACCTGGCGAAACAGATGATCAACTCATCTATAGAGTGACAAATGATAAGGACTTGATTGGTTCCTGGAACGATGTAGCTGATTTACTTAATGAGTTACTTGGTACAAATTACGGAGAATCCAAATTCCGGAAGGATAAAGCGACATTTGATAGAATGCTGAATGCAAATCGTGACAAATTTGTTGCTTCTGATCAACAGCTGCAAGATATTCGGTTTGCACAAAGAGAATTAGAGCGATTAAAAATTCAATTTAGAGATGAAAGAAACGCTTGGCAAAAGCAAAATTATATTGATGCTAGAATTGAGCAAAAATTAGATCTATTAGAAAAACAATTGAGCGATCTTGGAAAAGTAAATTTTTCTAAACATAATGACGTTTCTATATCATCTGATAATGATATGCTTGTAATTTTAAGTGATTTACATATCGGTCAGACATTTCATTCATTCTTTGGAGAATATAATACTGATATTGCTAAAGACAGAATGCAACAATTATTAGATAACATCATTTCTATCCAAAAACTACATAATTCTGAAAGGTGTTATGTATCTCTACAAGGAGATCTCATATCAGGAAATATTCATAAAACAATCCAAGTAACTAATCGTGAAAATGTAATTGAACAGATTAAAATTACAACGGAACTCATCTCTTCATTTTGTTATGAGTTGACCAAATATTTTAAAGTCGTATTCATGACAAACGTGTCTGGAAACCATACAAGAATTGATAGAAAAGAAGATGCAATTCATGACGAACGGTTAGATGATTTGATTAGTTGGGCAGTTGATTTATCTTTACAGCATATCAATAATTTTCATATTTTGACAAGAAATCTCGATTCGGGAATTGTTGATATATCTATCCGTGGGAAAACATATGTTGGTGTGCATGGTGATTTTGATCCATTTGGGAAATCTGGTGTACAAAATTTGTGTCTGGCGATTGGATACATTCCATACGCTGTGTTATATGGACATTTACATACGTGTGCTCTTGATGAAGTGAATGGAGTAAAAATGATTCGAGGTGGATCTTTAGCTGGATGTGGAGATCAGCACACTGTGGAAAAAAGATTAACAGGAAAACCATCTCAGATGGTATGTATTTGTACAGATAAAGGGGTACAGGCTTTTTATCCTGTTGAATTAAAATAAAAATAAGTACAGATACGTCTGTACTTACATATAAAGAAGGTCATCGGCTACCTAGAATTCCTGCCTTTCCGTTGTTATACAACAAAACGTATAAAACTCGGGAAAAGCCGATGACTAAAACAATACAGAAGAAGGACTGACGGCTATCTCGATTTCTAGAAGTGAACTTTATCAGAGAATTCAATCCTGTCATCAGGATGCAGGTATCATAACCTAACGGTTACGTTCGTGCCGCCAATACTGTCTCACTCGTTCCCATTTATTATAACGGAAACGTGAGTAGCTATTGACATACACTGGTGTTTCTGGTGAATAAAACATCGCCATACTAAATCACCTGCCTTCCATTGATAAACTTTCTATCATTGGAAAAACCGGCAGTCCAAGAATACGGAAGATGCTCCGTACTTATAAAGAATAACACATTATAAAAAATTAGACAAGCACTTCATAAGTGCAAAATTTATTTGAACAAAAAGGAGAATATTAAAATGATGAACAAACAAGATATTTTTAAAACCGTAGCAGCAAACCTAGAAGTAACCCAGAAAGATGCAGCAAAATATGTAGATGCTATTTTCGCGATTATCAAAGATGCAATGGCTGATGGAGAATCTGTAAATATCGCAGGATTTGGAAAATTCGAGGTTGTAGAAAAGGCAGAATCTAAGAGACGTAATCCTCAGACTGGTGAAACAATTATGGTTGCTGCTCATAAAGCACCGAAATTCAAGGCAGCTACTGCTCTTAAAGAGGCTGTTCTCTAATAGATCGGTGGTGATTATATGCATACACTAAAATGCAAAAGTATCGAAGAATTAGTCGAAGTAGTTGTCGAGACTTATGAGCTACTACATGATTGTGATCGAAACGTAAGTTTTGTTGCTAAGTATGATCATGCAAAAGAAATTTTGAGAGAATTGGTATTTTACGATTATGATCTAAAATTTGTTGAGTTAGCAGATCCTGAGTGGGATAATTATGAAGACGAATATGTTATCAGTATTGTGTGTGATGAAATATTTTGCGAGAAACTAAAATTGGACGGAAGATATTGTATGCTATCTCCAAAATTTGTATTTTTTGATGAAAATGCAAATTCTAAATGCGTTAAATATTTTGAGTCGGATATGAAATATGAATTTGAAATCACGGAAGAAGAATCTAGTGGTGACTCTGATCAGGAGTTGAATTGTCATGACGATTCTATGGATGTAGATTTCTCTGATGATGGACAGGGATTTACATGTAGCAAGCATGATAAGAATGGATATAGTTCTATTTCATATTGGTCATCTGAACAGGTTGATAAAGATCGTCTATCTGAGATTTTGAAAAGTTTTTATTTATAATTTTGTTGAGTGTGTAAGACTGCAGCTTACGCACTCAAATACAGGTCGTTAGTGTAATTGGCAACACGGCAGTCTCCAAAACTGTTAATCGGGGTTCGAGTCCCTGACTTCCTATTATGATTTTCTGCAAACGAGTGCAGAGAATAAATGATTAGAGACGGGTGGATAACCTGATAATGAGTAATATAGGATTGTTAATGCTCTCCTATCTCATTTCTATTGGCCTAAAGGTTCATGTCGTGAGACAGCGTTAATTCCTTTTTTATAATATTAGCACAAGGAGAAATTAACGATAGATACTTCTGATAAATTAACAACACTTGAAATAGCAGAAATGCTAGGTATAAGACACTATAAGGTTTTGGAAAAAATAAATGGTACGAAAGATAGAAAAACGAAAAGCCTTATTGATTTATTACAACAGCAAAATTTAAATAAACAAGAATATTTCATTGAATTTATCTACAAAGATAAAAGCGGCAAGAAAAATAAATTATATATTTGTACGTTAAAAGGCGTCAAATTACTTCTGGACAATTTGAGGAATTATGAAAATAAATCAGCTTTACTCCTATGGTTCGAAAATCATGCAGATAAAAAGATGGATATTATTTTGTATAATAGACCAGAAATATATTTTCTTGATGAATTAGAACAAGTTCTTTGTGCTATGAATATAAAAAGTATACGACAATATTCTGTATTGCCATATTATATAGATTGTTATATTCCTGCATTAAATTTAGCTATTGAGTACGACGAAGGTGATCATAAGTATTATACATATGAAAATCAAGAACTTCGTCAAAAGAATATTGAGAATGAATTAAAATGTACTTTTATCCGATTATCTGATTCAAACAGTAATTTATATAATATTGGTTTGGTTATGAGCCAAATTTTAAAAATGAATGCAGCGTGAATTATGCTAAAAAGAATAAATTTTATAAAGAAGCAGTTTAGTCATACTATTCTGCTTCTTGTTATTTTGGAAGGAAGTGAGAAAAATAGCAGGTAGAAAAGTACAACGCAATAGTATTGTAACAAATGAATTATTAGCTCAGGTTAATCCAGAGAATATAGATTTAGGAAATGATTTTCTTGATTATCTCCGATCGGTTGATAGAGCAGGATCAACGATCGATCAGTATAAGAATGACCTAAAAATATTTTGGGTATATTTGTTACAGCATTGCAACAACAAATTTTTTGTAGAATTGTCTAAGAGAGATATTTCAAAATATCAAAGTTACTGTTTAACGGAATGGAAATGGAGTCCTGCTAGAATGAGACGAGTAAAATCCACTCTCTCATCACTTTCTAATTATGTTGAAAATATGTTGGATGATGAATTTGAAAATTATCGTCCGATTGTTAGAAAAATAGAAAATCCGGTAAATGAAAAAGTTATGGTAAAAACTGTCTTAGAGGAAGAACAATTACAAAATTTACTTGATTATCTTGTAGAAAAGCAACAATTTGATAAGGCTTGTATGTTATCTTTAGCAATGAATTCTGGACGTCGAAAAAGTGAATTACCGAGATTTAAGGTAAATTACTTCGATGACAAAAATATTATTTATGGATCTCTATATAAAACTCCAGAAAAAATAAAAACTAAAGGGCGTGGAAGTCGTGGAAAAATGCTAACAGCATATGTTCTTTCCAAACCCTTCAAACCATATCTTGATTTATGGATGAATTATAGAAAAGAACATGGAATTGAATCAGAATGGTTATTCCCAAAGAAAGTCAGCGGAGAATATATAGATAAGCCAATGAGTGCAAAAACACTTAATAGTTGGGCTGAAACGTTTAGCAGAATTTTAGGAGTAGACTTTTATTTCCACAGCTTACGTCATTTCTTTACAACCGCTTGCTCTCGAAGTGGTCTTCCAGACAACGTTATTCAAATGTTGATTGGTTGGTCTTCTCTTGATATGGTAAGTGTTTACAAGGATATTGAAGTTGATGAAGAATTTGAGAAATATTTTTGCGAAGATGGAATAAGAAAAGTCGAGCAGAAATCTTTGTCTGATTTATAATATCTCATCTGGAGAATAATATAATATAGATCAGATATTGACTTATTCAGCAGGTTGTCTATTCTACTACAAATTTGTCATTTGTCAAGACTTGACTTGACATTTGTTGGGAATCATGGTATTTTGTTTGTAGACGTATAGAAACAGAGTTAAGAACTGAACTACATAATTATTCAAATAAATAAAATAACCACTTGATTGTCAAGTGGCTTCCAATAAATCGAATATAAAATTGGGATGTCCATCCAGATGGATTTCTCAGAGCCGAAGACGACGGCTGTTTTAAAGTTTGAACGAAAAGGATCGCTTAATTAGCGGTCTTTTTTCGTTGGGATGATATTCTGTAAAAACATTAGAACTATCCCGGCAGCGATTCCGGATAACAAACTGTTATTACAGATCGCTGTATATGTATCTTTGAAAAATCTTAGAAATGTATCTATATCGCATCACCCTCCTTTCTTAGCAAGGGTATCTATATAACGAAGCATCACTGCTCCGGTGCGACTCTGAAAAATCCTTAACATTTTATCCAGCCGTAAACAAAACGCCTGGGTGGACTTCCACATTTAGATTATATGATAAGAGGAAAAATCTGTCAATAGTAAAATATGGATGGTCGTGCAGCAACACGTAAACTGCAATCTCCTACTGACGTCTAGGAATCGGTATTGGCACAAACCTGAGAAAATGTGCGACGTCAAAAAATACAAAAAATCGCAAAAATATTTATAAAAAGGACGTACTGTACCTTTACAAAATTTTCCTATTGTGATAATGTGAAATTATCAAATACAGGAGGTAATTTTGTATGGATTATGTAGTAAAACATCAAAGCGCGAAGAACTTTACTAAAGATATTAACAAAGGAAAATACAGTATGAAACACAAGTTTCAGCGACAGGAAAATCAGTGGAACAATCGTCAGAAAAGCCTACTGATTGACTCTATGCTTCGCCCATATCCGATTGATCCAGTTAGATGCGAGGTCGGATCTGATGACGTAAGAAGAATTTTTGATGGTGTTCAGCGAGCTACCACAGTAAGAGACTTCTTTAAAGAAAATGGTTTTAGATTGGCAAAAGATTTAAAACCTGTTACAGTTGATGGCGAAGTATATGAAATTGCTGGTAAAAAATATGCACAGCTTGATGAGGCTGTACAAGATAAATTGAATGATTACGAGATGACAATCTATGTGTTTACTGATTGTACTGGGGAAGATATTCGAGAAATGTTTACTCGTCAGAACAATGGTAAACCACTGAACAATACTCAAAAACGTACAGCAATCGAGAGTGAAAAGGTAAGTGATGTTATCTTTAATTTTGCAGATCATGAGTTCTTTGCGAAAGTCCTTACTGATGCACAATATAAGAAAGATGTTCAGCGTGATCTGATCCGCGAAACCCTTATGCTGATTAATACAAATGAAGAAAATGATTTTACATCATTTAGAGCGAAAGATATTGACAGTTTTGTTGTTTGGTATGATGAAAATATCAATGCTACTGATATCAGTATATTAACAGATGTATTAGATGCTTTCAATACAGGCGATGAAGTAATCAAGGTAAAATCTACTTCTATCCCAATGATCCTGTATGGCGGTTATAAATGTATTAAAGACGGAAAAGATTTTAGAAAATTCGAAGCTGCGGTAAATGAGTTTGTTGAGAATTATGATTCCAATGAAGCATATAAACAGCTCGTACAGTCTGGAACTACTGCTTCTGCTGGCGTTAAAGCTCGTCTACAGTATTGGAATAATGTCGTAGATAATTTATAATTTTTTGTGAAATAATTTAATATGATTTTTATTATGGAGAGTGAATCGAGATACTGGGTTCACTCTCCTATTTTTGTATGGGCAGATGTGCTTAGTGGCGATAGCAGTGGGCCGTAACCCCACCACATTAGAAACACCGTAGGTTCGACTACTACTCTGCTCATTTTTGTTTTGGAGCTTTACTCAAGTTGGATGAAGAGATCAGTCCTGAAAACTGACAGGCCGCTAACAACGGCGCGTGGGTTCGAATCCCACAGGCTCCGTATATAATTAGCGAATGGAGGCAGTGCCTCCGTATGCCGGTATGGTGGAATAGGGAGACAGAAATGACTTAAAATCATTTGATCGTAAGATCGTGCGAGTTCGACTCTCGCTACCGGCATTATTTTATTTAAAAGGAGACATATGTATGAAAGGTATGCATGGAATTTATAGAATTAATCCTGCTTTATTTGGTGGAATTCTTGGTGGATGTACTGGTATTCTACTTCGGATTCTATTGTTTTAAGGTGTTATAAAACCTAATAAATAAAATATCAAAGCAACTACAAATGAAATAATTGTTGTATTTCGCCAATAGTGTCTATTACTATTCTCAAGGTTCTTATTTACCGCTTTTAATTCTGTATTTACAGTTCTTAGCCTATTCAATTCTTCCAAATTAGAATCTAACGTTTTGTTCTGTATTTCAATTTGTGCATTTAACTTCATATTTTCATACTGAATTTTACGCATGGATTCTGTTTGATTTTCAAGCTCTGACTGCATGGAATCCATTTTATCAGTAAGAAATTTCAATCGTTCTTCTGGAGATGGGAATTTTTGCATGTAATCAAACATATTCATACTGGTATTATTGTTTAGGATTTGCTGATAAGTTGTATCTGATATTAGTTTTTCAGAAATTTCTTGTAGTTTTTGTAGATCATTAGACGGAGTTACTGGTTCTAATACTCTTCCATCTGGTGTGGTTATAATTTTACTCATTTTCAAAATATTCCTTTCTATTTTTTTGTTCTGTTTTATCTGTATTTAATTTTATCACATACAAAATGTATTTCAATGTTTTATCTCTTTATTCTCTTTGATTTGTTGGAGAATAAATAATCATAAGCAGTTTGGTGCTTAATGTCCTGTCAGTGGGACGTGGTTAATTTTTTGAGAGTAGGAAACCAAAGAAGTCATGAGCTTTGGCATAGTAGATACTCGCACTACTCTCCTACTCTTTTACTAATGTGATTGCGAGTGGAAAGCGAGAAAAAATATGGGATATACTCATGGAACAAGTATTGAATCAAAAACAAGAACTTGTACAAAATGTGGAAAAGAATTTCCAAATACGAATGAATTCTTTTCTTACGCAAATAAAAAGACTGGACGACTAAATGCAGTTTGTAAGGAATGTCAAAAGATACTCAACAAAGAAAAACGTCTGAAGATTATTGAGGAAAACAAAAATAAAGATTTATTTTATCCAGGAACACGACATTGTAAAAAGTGCAATAGGGATTTACCAAATAACAAATTATATTTTCCTATCGATCTTGCGTGTATTGATGGTTTAAGAAGTGTATGCAGAGAATGTAGTACAAATAAATCTGGTTTTCTTGATTCTAATTATATAGTTTTTGAAAACTGGACGGATGAAGAAAATAATATATTATTGGAAAAATATAAGGATTTTACTGGAGAAGAATTACATAATTTGTTTTTACCAAATAGAACCATTAGATCCATAGAGTGTCATGCTTCACTTCTTGGTCTGCAAGGTAAAAATCATGATGTTCAAGTCAGGGCCAATTTGTCTAGAGGGATTAAAAACAGTGAAAAACTCAAAGGGCGAAAGTTATCTGAAGAAACAAGAAAGAAAATATCCGCAACTAAAAGAGAATATTTTAAGACTCATGATGGATGGTGGACAGGTAAAAGGCGTAGTCCAGAACAATGCAAAATGATAAGCGAGAGACAAAAAGGTAAATGGGCTGGGGATAAAAATCCAAGACATTTAAATCCATTAGTCGGCGAAGAAAACGGTCGTTGGAAAGGTGGAATCAATTCTACTTATGTTGAATTAAGATCTGATACAAAAGATTGGTTCAATGATTCAATGGAATTTTGTAATTATAAATGCGTTATAACTGGCGGCGAATTTGATAATGTGTACCATACCACTGCTTTTAGAGATATTGTTGATGAAGTTTTTAAAATAACCGGGGTAGAAGTAAAACAGCAAGTATGTGATTATAACAAAGAAGACTTTGATGAATTAAGATTAACATTAAAAGATTTACATATGTTATATGGATATGGAGCATGTATAAACAAAGAAGTACATAAATTATTTCATGATAATTATGGATACACAAAATTTTCACCATTTGACTTTTTAGATTTCTTATACAGAATCGATGTTGGAGAATTTGATACTTGGTTTAAGGAAAATAATTTGAAAATAAATATAAATTATGAATATGTAGAATATTTAGAAAGCACTTTATCTGCTCTTGCAGAAAGTGCTTAATTTATTATGCAAAAAAGGAGGTGGCTGTTAATTGGCTACAAAAACAACTGCGCCGAAATTAACGGCTGCTCAAATGAAAGACAAAATTATTCGATTAGAGGATAAAGTTGATTCATTAAAAAATGGTGCCTGGTGCTATATGTGTGATACTCATAAATCACGAGACAAATTTTATGTAAGTACAGATCCTTTAAATAAAAGTGGGCTTACACCTATTTGTAAGGATTGTGCAAAAAAAATAGCGTTAAAAATTGGGAAAGATAAAGTAGAACATGAACCAGACAAAGATTCTGTTATATTAGCCCTTAAGTATTTGGACAAACCTTTTTTAAATGATTTGTGGGATGCTAGTGTATTAGAAGCAGATAATCTAGCTTCTGGAAGAGTTAAATCTAACCCTTGGAATGCATATATTAAAAACGTTGCGATGGGGCAATATAATTGCAAAACGTTCTCAGATAGTGATTTTTATTATTCGAAAAAAGATGAAAATAATGACAATATAGATGATACATCAAATTCTTTTTCTGTTAATAAAGATTTGTTAGATACGTTTACACAAAATAAAAAAGATGTAATTCGTTTATTAGGATATGATCCCTTTGAAAAAGAACAACCTGGTGATCAACCATATCTATATGCAAGTCTTATTGGTTATTTAGATTCTAGCGAAGATGCAAATGAAGATAGACTTAAAACATCTTCTTCTATTGAAATCGTAAAAAGTTTTAGTCACATTGAGAAGATAAACGATGTAATTACTTCGTTAATGTCTGATGTAAAAAATATGGAGAAAAACATATCTACAATAAAGAATCTAGAAGATACAAAAAACAAAATAACTTCTTCTGTATTAAATTTGGCAAAAGATAACGGAATCAGCTTAAAACACTCTGTCAACGCTTCAAAAGGTGAAAATACATGGACTGGTAAAGTTCGGAAAATGAAAGAAATGAATCTGTCTGAAGCTGAAACAAATTTATATAATATTGAATATTCTGCCGGTTTACAACAAGTAGCTGAAATTAGTGATGCAGCTATTTTAAAACAGATTCGATTAGATGAAAACGACTATAATGATATGATTATTCAGCAAAGAGAATTGATAAATAAATATAAAAAGAAATCCGATGAAAGCGAAGAAAAATCAAGAATTCTTCTTAAAGAAAATTATGATTTAAAATCACTTTTAAAAGATAATAACATAGATTTGGTGGAAACAAACAATGCTTGAGACAGACTCTGGAATCTTATTGCCGAATAATTATCAAATTTATGTAAAACCAACAGAACGTGAAATATCTCAGAGAAAATTAGAAAGTTATCAAAAATTAGCTGAAATAAAACAATGGGGATTACGATATCCAACGAAATTTTTATCAGAATTCGTGGGCGTAGATTTATTAGATTCACAAGAATATACATTCATGATGAGCTGGACAAGACCGTATGTCCTATGGCTAGAAAGTCGAAATGCTGGTAAGACAACAAAATTAGCATTATATGCAATGCTTCGTGGTCTTTTACATAACAATTACAGAATATATATTTGTTCTGGAACTGCAGATCAGTCACAAGAAACATTTAGAAAAATTGAAGATATTGCAATGAAAAATATTGAATCAATGACTGGTCTTACGGATGTCTTTAGAAATGAAGTGGAAATATCTCAGGCGAATTCATCCGGATTTGTCCATAATCCAATGGGGTTCACATATAAACTTTACAATGGTAGTTTTGTGAAGACATTGAATAGTAATATTAACGCGAAAAGAGGTAAACGAGCAGAGGCTGTCTATTTTGATGAGGGAGGGTGGCTTTCTGAAGAAGAATTTAACGTTATCGGCGCTTTCACAACACAGAGCGCGGACTTTAAACTTGGTGGAGATATTGACGTCGCCACAGTTCCAAAAGAGTTCCCACATCAATTGTTATATGCTTCATCTGCGTCTTCTGTAGATACTGCTTTTTACCAGAAGTATCGTGATTTTTCAAAAAAAATGTTTTTAGGTGATCCAAGATATTTCGTTGCAGATTTAAATTGTGATATTGTTATAAATACCACTTTTCACGGAAAGCCATATCCAGCATCTCTATTAAATAGAGAAACTATCGAAAACGAGATTAGAAACAATCCAGAAAAGGCTATGCGAGAATATTATAATCAGTTTACACAAGATGGCGGCGTTGGACAAATTATTAAACGAGCGTTGATTGTTAGAAATTCATACAATAGACCTCCTGTTTTGCATAATGACACAAACGAAAGAAAATTTGTGTTCGCATATGACCCAGCCCGATCTACTGATAACTCAATTTTGGGAATCGGAGAATTGTTATACAACGAAGAAGATGGATATACAATGGATATCGTAAATGTTATTTCTTTTTCTGATTTAGGCCTTCGAAGAAAGACTCCTATGATGACGCAAGACCAGATACGTGAGTTGCATAATCTTCTGTTAGATTACAATGGTGACGCATTAGACTATGATAACATCGAATTGGTTTTGGCGGATGCAGGATCTGGTGGAGGTGGAAACTCTTGGGTTAGAGATAGTCTAATCGAGGAATGGAAAGATAAAACAGGGAAAATTCATCATGGATTAATTGATAAAGACTATACAAATGGAGATGTTTATTCAAAGAGATATCCAGAAGCGGTTAATAAGTTAAAACTGATTGAACCATCAAAATATAAATCAGAGATGTTTGAAGCTTTGATAAAAATGGTTGAAGCAAATAAAATTCATTTCACTGAAAAATATGACAATAAAGGTTATTTAAACATACTGGAAGTCGATGAGGAGCTTATGCATAAGTCTGAAGAAAGTATTCGCGCGGAATTAGATAAAATGAATTTGGATATCAGTGAATATGAAGAACAACTAGAAGAAAGATTATCTAAAATAGAATCAGCGAAAACCACTACATATAAATTGTCTTTGGATGAAGAGGTGGCGCTAGTTCAAATCGATGCCATGAAGGAAGAAATTGTGAATATTTGCAGAACAAAAAGAGAAGGTGGAAAAGATAGTTTTAAACTTCCTCCACATAAAGATGCAGATACGGGAAATTCTGAAGCAACTATGCACGACGATAGGGCATATGTCTTAGCGATGTTAGGCTGGTTCCTGTCGGAAAAAAGACTTGAACATATTAAAAATAAAAAGAAAAAATCTATCTCTTCTTCCAATCTCGTCGATATGCTCCCAATTAAAACAGCAAAAACTTTTTCATATTTTGATTAAATCTAATTTCGTTTCTGTCATATTCTCTTATTTTCCAATTAAAAATATAAAAATTACAGAAAGGAAGGTGTATCATTGGGTAGACCTAAAGGATCAAAAAATAAACCGAAAGTGGTAGATAGTACATCTTCCGCTTCTAGTACAACACAAAGTCAAAAAATAGATAAGGTGGATAAGCTCCTATTAAGCAGAACAACTCCTACAATCAGTACTCCAAAAGGCAAAAAAACAGTGTCCGAAATGGCAAATACTATTACTAAACATGAACGTGTTCTTGAAATGGCAAAAACAACTAAGAGTATGATAGATGCGTTGCAATTAACTGATTTGTCAAAAACTGAATCTCGTACATTTCAAACATATTCTAGGGAAACATTACGAACCTATATGAGATCTCCAAAATCATATGAATCTCAATTACGAAATTTGAGCAGATATTTATACAGATTATGTTATGAGTACAGGCGTATTTGTTTGCATTACGCAACTATGATTTGTGGAGACGCCTTTAATATTATTCCATTGGATGATCCAACTCAAGAAATTTCAGCAGAAGAAAGAAAAAGTGCTTGGTATGAAACTATGATTCGCTGGCAGAGAATGGATTTTGGAAGCGAACTTGTAAAATTATTACTTGTAGCCTGGAGAGAAGATTCAGTGTATGCATATATATATGACGATTCTGATCAAGAAGGTGGCACATGTTTTTATCAAATTCTTGATGGAGATTATTGTAGAGTATCTTCTGAAGAATCTGGAGTACTTCGTTTCGCATTTGATTTTTCTTATTTTCGATCTCATGAGACATATCTCGAATACTGGGATAGTGAATTTAAAACTAAATATGAAGCATATCAAAAAGATTCAACTCTTCGTTGGCAAGAATTGGAACCAGAACGACAGGTTTGTTTTAAAGTAAATTCTGATGATCCAACCATGGATTATCCAAGCTTCGCATCCTTATTTGAATCGTTAATTAACACTGTTGATTTACAAGGTATTCAGTCTGTTAAAGATGAACTGAGTGCTTATAAACTTTTAGTTGCAAGACTAAAACCTATTTCTGGATCTGATGAGCCAGATAACTTCGAAGTAGATCCCGCAACAGCTTTGCAATATTATAAAAAATTAGAAGCAAATTTACCAGCCTGTGTTAATGCCGCCATGTCTCCACTACCAATCGAAACTATCGAATTCAAGGATTTAAATAACACAGATGATACAGATATGATTTCTAATTCTATTTCTAATATATTTAAACATATTGGAGGCGTTATTCTGGATTCTGATAAGTCTGGAACTACAATTTACGAAGCACAGATAATTGCAGATATGAAGTATGGCCAAAGTACTCTTTTGCCGCAAGTGCAAAAATATTTGAATGTATATTTTAATTATATCGTTGGTACAGGACATGGATATTTTAAATATATTGATGGAGTTAGTCCATATACAAGAAAATCCAAGAGAAAAGAATTAGTAGAATCTGCGCAGAATGGATATTCAAGAATGGCAATTGGTATTTTAGACGGGAATACGCCACTTGAGCAAATTTCTTTATTGAAATTAGAACGAGATTTAGGTTTGGTTGATTTGATGAACAGTCCACTTAGCACAAGTTATACACAATCAGGGAATTCTTCTACTTCTGTTTCTGGAACAGATCCGATTAAAGGTGGCGCTCCTGAAAAAGATACAGATGAACTAACTGAAAATGGTGCAAAGAATAAAGAGAAAAAATGATATGTAATAGGAGCTGATATTTATATGAAGAAAAATTTTATTAAAGTGTCTGATATAGATATAATGAAGACGCTTGTGAAATTGGGATATCAAATTATTGATACGCAAAACGGCGTCTATACATTTTTAAATGATGATAAACTATATTTTTCTGATGATTTAGATTTATCAAAAATTCAATATAGTAATATTCTTTACGTTTAACTATCTCATCTTTCAGGATGGGATTTTTTATATTCTGAAGAAAGGAGGTAGACAATAGGATGCGTAATAAAACAATGCTTACCATTGATGATTTAGTTAAATTTTGTGAGGAACAAAAATTTGCAAAATTTAGTTCAGAAGATACTGGATACAAACTTGCAGTAAAAGTTCCGACAACATTTGAGTCCGAGGATTCAGTTGATGAAAACCATCGTGGTATGCAGAAAGTCAAAATTAAAATTTTCCATACAGGGAAAAACAGAAATAAATCGCGCGTTTCAAAAGAATCTGCTGAACGCGCAATGAAGACAATTCCAGATAGACCTGTGCTTGGAGCAATTCATCAGTTAGACGATGGCTCTTGGGATTTTGAAGGTCATGAGATAAAAACAGTTGTTAATGAAGAAACAGGCGAAAAGGAAAATGTATATATTGAATCCCAAATCGGTTCGTTTTCTTCTGAACCAGCTTTTTGGGAACATGATGATAAGTTAGATAAGGATTTTGTGTGTGCTTATGCTTACATCGCAGAAGATTATACAAAGGCTGTATCAATTTTAAAAAATAAAAATGGAACAAAGAATAGCTGCGAACTTGTTATTGAGGAATTATCTTATGATTCAAAAGAAAAAATACTTGATCTGGAAAATTTCTATGTAAACGCCTCGACTTTTTTGGGATCTCGTAATGATGGAACCGAAATAGGAGAAGGCATGGAAGGTTCTAGAGCTGATATTGTAGATTTTAGCGAAGAACATAATTCAGTTTTGATTGATTTGCAAACCAGAATTTCTAATTTGGAATCCAGATTAGAGCAGGTTTGTTTCAATGATAAAAATTCTACGAAAGGAGGAAATTTGTTGAAATTCGAAGAATTGTTAAAGAAATATAATGTAAAAAAAGAAGATATTGATTTTGATTACGAAGGATTATCTGATGGAGAACTAGAAGCGAAATTTAAAGAAAAGTTCGAGGATACAGACGCAACCGATAGTAATACGGATAGTACTTTGGAAAATCAAGATGATAACTCAGCGCCAGAGTCAAATGCAGAAGAAGGCAATCAGAATACAGAACAGAATCCAGATGCTGCTGAATCGACGACAGACAGCAAAAACAATGATAACAGTCATGAAAATCCAGAGGAGTCTGATAGTGAAAAATCATCCGGAGATGATTCTGAATCTGATGTTACATCAACTACAGGTGAAAAGAAAAAGAAAAAATATTCAATTGACATTGATGGCAATATAAAATCTTTTGAAGTGGCTTTAGATGATAAAATTTTTGCATTATCTAATCTGGTAAATACTCAGTATGGTGAATCAGATAATTGTTGGTATTCTGTAAAAGTTTATGAAAAATATCTGGTTATGTCTGATTATTGGACGGGTATTGCGTACAAACAAACGTATTCTCAAGATGGAGATAACTTCTCTCTTACCGGTGATCGCGTCGAAGTGTTTGCTACATATCTTACTCAAGAAGAGCTTAACGAACTCGATAAAATGAGAAATAATTATGCAGCACTTGTTGAGTATAAAAGCAACGCAGAATTTTCTAAACTTCATTCTCAAAGAGAAGAAATTCTAAGTGCAGAAAAATATGCTGTTCTGAAAGATACAGATGAGTTCAAATTTCTAGTTGAGAATATGGATAAATACAATCTGGTTGATCTCGAAAAAGAAGCAAAAGTAATTTTTGCGGATTATATCACATCTCATGCAGAAACTTTCTCTGCAAAAAATCCAGAAAAAGAAACAAAAAAGAAATTCAATGGTGGAATGCGATTCGGAGTAGATTCTGAAGGATCTACTGTAGATGACGAAAAGTCACCATATGGAGATTATTTTAAATCTCTTAAAAAATAATTGAAATGTTATTTCTGAACCAATTGAGCATTGGTTCTTTTTATTATTCAAAATTTTAAAAGGAGGAAAATTTAAATGGCATCAAATTTTGATACTTATGCTTATAAAAAACATGGCGTATTTCATAGCACTTTAATGCGCGCAACAGATATTCCAAACGCATTTTATAACATGGTTAATGATGGTGCTGATATGGACAATGGTTCTGTAGCAGTTCTTAAACCTGAAAATTATAAAGAAAGCGATGTATTTAAAGTCGGTACAGCACCAGCAGTAACTGATAAAATTGTTATTCTTGCAAATCCAGTAAAAATTTATGAGGAATACACAAAGAGAATGCAGGAAGAGTCTCAATTCTACAACGGAAAAGGTGAAATCATTCGTGCTTTTGAAGTATTTGAGACAGATAGATTTAGTCTTTCCAAGGAAGCATTTAAAGATAATGCAGAACTTGCCGTAGGCAAGTATGTTGTTGTAGATGGTTCTGGATTCAAACTTACGACCGTTGCTGCAGATCCGAATGCAACCAAACCAACAAATGGTTTTGTTGGATATATTTACAAACAATGGCCAAATGGCGAGTACGCAGTATTCGTAAAACGTAATCGCGCAGTAGAAGCATAGGAAAGGAGGTAGATTAAATTATGAGAAAACTATTTTTTAATGAATATACTGATTTAAATCAGGAAAAGTTTGCAGATATGAATGACGTTAGAACGTTCACAAAAATCTGTATTGATACATATAATGATAGACTTCAAGGACAATCTCAGGCCGATGCCAATGTTGTTATTAGAAAGAAATTTATAAATATTGCCGGTCTACCTGAGAATCCAACAGACCATCAAATCAAACGAGCATTAGGCAGAACATCCGTTAGAGAAGCTTTATTTGAAATTATCGAAGATACACTTGATGACACTCTTGTTACTGGATGGTCAGCTGATCCATTCTTCAGAAAATATGTTGATTTCAAAAATGTTGCTATTGGCGAGAAGAACAGTTTTTATGTCAAAGATGATTGTATTCTAACTGTTGCAAAAATTGCAAATGGTCATCATGCGATTGAACGTCAGAGACTCGCTGGTGGACAGACAAGAACCGTAAGCACTGGATACTATGGTATGTCCGTATATGTTGACTTAACAAGATTCATGCAGGGTGTTGAAGATTGGAATGAACTTCTGAATAAAATTACAGAAGCTTTCAATCGTTATACAAATACAATGCTTCATGATGCAGTTATGTCTGCTTCAAAACAGCTCCCAGTTCCAACTAAATGGAATATTAAAGGTGAGGCAAAACCAGAAAATAAAGCAAAACTTAAGAGACTTATTTCTGATGTACAACTTGCTACTGGTTCCAAAGCCGTAATTATGGGTACAGAAGTAGCCCTGGGCGAGCTTGTAAACTTTGGTAATGTTCAATGGACATCCACCGAAGCGAAAAGTGATTTATATAGAATGGGCCGTCTTGGTACTTTCGAAGGCACCGATCTTGTTGAGATTCCACAGGCATTTGCCTACAATGATGTAACTAAATATCTTGAGGATGATACAAAACTTCTCGTTATGCCAAATAACATTGATAAATTCATCAAATTTGTATACGAAGGATCAGACGCTACATTTGAAAGAAACGAAATGGGCGACACAGGAGACGAAACCAAGGATTATAAGATTAGAACATGCATGGGTCTTGAAACTATGACCAATGTACGCTTTGGTACTTGGGAGATTGGAACCTGATCTTAAGTATAATTATTTTAGGAGTGTGGATTGACTGCACTCCTATTTTTATGAATGAAAGGATAAATAACTATGAAAGTTTATGAACTTGCAAAACAAATTAATGTACCAAGTTCTGATATTGTTAAGCTTTTACAGGAAAATGACATTAGTATCAAAAGTCATATGGCTAACCTTGACGATGATGTTGTAGAAATGGTCAAGGCAAATTATATTCAACCTGTAAATAAAAAAATGGATTCAGTTGAGCAGATGAAAACATTAAAAAAAGATGCTGATTATAAGCCAGATGAGATGATTCCTTGTAGATCTCTTTTTCCAGGCGTTTTCTTGTTTAGTGGGGATCATACGCATATGGTGTATCCATTTAATGGCCCTGGTGATCGCAGAAATGTAGAATATCAAGATCTAAAAGCTGCAATGATTCAGCATAAAGGTTCTATTTTTAACCCAGACATTATTATCGAAGATGAAAACCTAATTAATGATGATCATTGGTTTGAAGTAAAAGATGTTTATGAAAGCATGTTTAACGAGGAAGATATTCAGAAAGTTATGAATCTTTCTAATAGTGATTTTGAAACAGCTTTTATTCAGTTACCAATTACCGCCAAAAATAGAATTATTGGTATTTACGCTACTCAGATGGAAAATGGTACATTTGAACATTGGAACAAAGCGAAAATCATTGACAAAGTTTGTGGTACTCGTTTTGATCTAAAAATGTAATTAGTAAGATCGGAGGTGAATTATGACCTACGATTATGAAGATATATTTGAACGATTCTATCCTCTTATAACAGATCCAAATTTCTACAAATTGCAAAAATCATATGTGACAAATCTAATGGCTGGTTGGCTACATAATGCTGTTGCAGAGCCTTATATTCGAAAAATATTTTCTCAAATTAGTTTAGATGATGATATGGAAGAAATAACTTTCGAATTAGATAATTCAATCGACGAAGAATCAGATAAAGAATTTGTTTTTAGTATTTTAACACAATATATGGTTATTTCTTGGATGCAACCACAAGTAGAAAGTATTTTAAATATTTCTATGATGATCGGTGGAAAAGAAGAAAAGAAATTGCAGTCTAATTATAAGAATAATATTGATCGATTGGAGCAATTAAAAAGAAATCTCAGAAAATATATTCGAGATCATGGTTACGAATATAATTCCTATCTTGACGGAGGTACGACATGAAATATTTATATGGAAGTATACCTGATAGTCAAGTTAAAGAGATTCAAAAATCAATTCGTGGATCGATTTTCTTTTTATTATTATGCGTAGATCCAAAAACAGCAGATAGTTATCCAGATGTTGATGTTAATAAAATTTTTGAGAATTTGTTGGATAAATTAGATGGGTACAACACTCTTCTACTATATCCTCTCGCTATCGCGGACACAATGAGTTTGTTGCAAGCAGCTCAAAATCTTTACAACAGTCCAATGTTTAAATACTGGAAATATAGAAAACTAATATTGGATGCTGGAATGGCAATTCTTAAGATCGAGGAGGTGTAATACTATGCCTTCATTCGAAGAAATGCAAAAAATGTATCAAGCAGTAGGGATGTCTGGTACTGTAGGCGAAAATCTGAAAAACATATCTGATGACCTTATGGATCTTACCTGGGACAATGATATACAATCCAAAAAGTGTTATATATATGATTTTTACCATGATGATCAGCCAGATAAAAATCAGAATATGACTTATGACAATACAACCAAAACTCCAATTGATGCAAAGTTTATTATTAATTCTTATCAGTCTATAGATAAGGATCAGGTTCCTTATTATCTACAATTTCGTCCGTCTCAAAAATATTCTTTTTCCGAGAATGATGATTTGTATTATTATGAAACAGATTATCACGAACGGTATCTAGCCGATTTTCCGATTGGGTTATTCGTCGATATCCCAGATGATAATAAAATTTATCATAAATGGTTAATTGTTGGAAGAGAAATTGCAAACCAATTTCGAAAGTATTTAATTCTTCCATGTGATTATAATTTGACATGGATTGAAAAAACTGGTCAAAACAGAATTAAGCGGAAAATGTGGGGTGTGCTTCGAAATCAGAATTCGTACACAACTGGAAAATACAGAGACCACTACTTTGCCCACCCAGACAACCAGGATAAAATTTGGTTCCCATTAAATCCGATTACAGAAAAGTTTTGGTACAACGATGACGTTAGTAAAACAATGCGTCTTATTATTAGCGCGCCAACAGAACATCCTTTGGCATGGTCTGTAACAAAAATAGAAAACACAAAACCTGTCGGAATCCAAAAACTTACAATTTATCAAGATTTTTGGGATGAACATAGAGATTATATTGAACGTGACGAAAATGGCAAGATTATTGGTATGTATGCTGATTATTATGATTCATCTGTTATCCCAGTCGAACCATCAACACCTGGAGAAATTGCCGGTATAAATAAAAAAATTATAGCATCTTCTACCAATGTAAAAGTTGGTGGCAGTTATAAATTGTTTACTATAAAAATACTAGACGAAGATCACAATGACATATCTGATCAATATAAAGGCGGAGAATTTACTTGGAAATGCTCCGTAGAAAATAATGAATTATCTGATTATGTATCGTGGTCAAAATCTGGTTGTAAATATAATCAAATTAAAATGAAATTTATCAACGATCGAAATTATTTAGGGAAATTATTATTAATATCATGTGATGTTTCTTTAAATAATAACATTATTCGAGTAGCTGAAAATTTTGAAATTACTGTATAGGGGGTATCTGAATGAATAAAATAAATGAATACTCCTTTCATACAAAAGATGATATGCTTAATAAATTACGCGCATATACACATAATCCAGATGATGATAATATTCGTATCAAAAATCAAGTATATCAAATATTATTACACTGTCCAGAATTACTGTATGCAATTCATGATGCAGAGTTGGAATCCGAATTATTTGACGATGATGGAAATTTAAACGTTGATGCAGATGGAGAACCATTGGGTGAGTGGGATCGTTATTTTGGTGAGAATGCCCATATCCGTCCATACATATTTTTCCCAGAAACAGAAACAGATTCTAGGAATTATGTATGTTATCAAACAAGTTTTAGTGACTTAGCAAGATATAATAATTCTGTAAAAACACTTCTTCTTACTTTTACAATATTTATCCATGAAAAAGATGTTATAGATGATCTTACTGGTTTACCAAGACATGATCTAATTGCTGCAATATTGCGAGATAGATTTGCATGGATTGGAACTGAGGTTGAAAATCCGATTCCATCTTTGGATAAAGAATCAACGATGGATAATAATTATCTTGTGCGTACTTTGCAATATCAAATTATTACACCAAACAATATTACAAAAACAGAGAATGGTAAATCCTTCTATAGTAATAAAAGGTGGTAAATTATGGGGTTTGCGAATAATGATCTTGTACAAAGTGCAATTGAAGCACAGATAGCAAATGAAGAAAATAACGAAGAAGAATATTTTGATTTTAATCCTCTTCAACTATATTTTGGAGATGATTATGTAGTGAATGATAAAATCACAATTCATCAGCCATCAATTCAAGACTATATAACATACGGAGAAGAAAATATACAATCTGTTATTTATCCATTTATTTCAAATACAACAAAATGTCGTTTACAACTTTGGAACAATGGAATTGACTGGAATGATATCACAAATCAGCAATTGTTTTCCATTTTAATCAAAAGTATTGATTTGGAATATTCAAAACTGATGTTTGGTGACATTGATTTTCATGGTTTTTCTTTCTTTACCGAAGAAAAAGATGGAAAAGAAAGTGTTATTTTATATAATCCTATTCAAGACATAAAGATTGACGAACCAACACGAATTAAAATGTGTAAATATATTCAATATATGTTTCATACATTTCCGCCAGAAGAGGAATTTACTTCTAGTAAGACTCTCAAAAGAGATCTCATTAATAGAGACAAACAGAATTTGCTGGCGATGAAAAGAGACAGTTCTTTAAAACCACCAAGTCTATTATCCATGATTTCTTTCTATCTGAATCACCCTGGATCGAAATATAAAAAGAATGAACTACGCAATGTTGGAATTGTGGAATTCTATGATAGTGTACAAAGACTTCAAATTTATGAATCAACACATGCTGTCATTAATGGCAGTTATTCTGGATTTGTTGATACATCAAAAATTCCAAAAAATGAATTTAATTTCATGCGAGATCTTAAAGGATCTGCATGATTTTTTTATACAAAAATTTAAGGAGGGAAAACAAATGAGTTTTAAATTAGGTGACAAAATCTATAAAGAGATTCTATACTTTTATGTAGAAGATAAAGGTACTGGTATTCCAAAATATGTACTCACCCAATTAAGTGATGCAAATATTGAAATCACTGCTGAATCTAAAGATGTTACCGATAAAAATGGTAATCTTGTAAAGAAGATTTGGAAGTCTAAAGCAGGTACTTTTTCTGCAACAAATGCTTTTGTTAACACCAATATCGTTGCTGCATCTTCTGGATCTCAGCCAATCTTTGCATCTAAAAGTGGTAAAGTTAAAATGCCAAGACTGATGCATGTTAAAAATGGTGTTAAAACCGTTACGATTACCGGATATGTAGAAGGTTCTGTAAAAGTAGCTCAGTATTTTGGTGATGGTTCTATTGGAAAAACATATACTATGGATACGACTGCCGCTACAGATAAATTTTCTATTGCGAAAGAAGGTGCTGTACTAACTCTTCCATTAGATGAAGATGCAGAAATGTTCTTTGTTCGTTATGATCGTGAAGTAGAGACAGGTGCGGTAATCCACAATAGAGCAGATAAATTCCCAACATCTGTATACGCAATTATGAAAGCTACATACTACAATCCATGTAAGAAAAATGAGCTAAAAGCAGATTACATTGTAATGCCATCATTCCAGGTATCTCCAGAAACTACTGTTCCAGTTAGTGCTGACACTACAACCATGGATTTCAAAGGTGATCTAGAGATCGAATATTGTGGAGATGACAAGATTCTGTATAGCGTTTACGATGCTGATGAGGTTGACGAAGACTGATTCTAATCAGAAGGGAGAAACAAATGGCAAATAACAGAGTATGCCTTACTTGTGGTAAGGCTTATGAGTATTGCGGATATTGTCCTACGAGCAAGAATCTCCCGATGTGGATGAATCTGTTTGATACAGAAAATTGCAAAAATGTTTTTGAAACTGTAAGCGATTACGCTCAAGGTGCAATAAGTAAAGAAACAGCAGCTACAAATCTATCATTGTGTGATTTATCAAAAGTTTCTACCTACAAGGAAAATATCCAAAAAATTGTATCAGAAATTATTGATAATAAGAATGATAAAAAAGTTACTGCGACTAAAAAAAGAGAACAAACTGTAAAGATTGTTCCAAAATCAAAAGTGAATAAAAATAGTGTTGATTGATATATGAGAATTATAGGGGTACGTATATATCAATTATACGCACCCCTATTTTTTACGCTTATATATCAGGAAGGAATAAAAGGAAAAAATGAAGTTTGACAAAGAATATGCGACCTCTTTTGTTGACGAATATAAATATCTAAAAGAATACGGTATTCGTTATGAATTCGTAAAGGTCGATGATACCGGAAAAACTCTTTGGAAATATAAAAAGACACCGGAATTATTTGAAGCATTGAAAAATTTTTACATCAATAATGAATATTATGATTAGCAGGTGTAACTATGAAAATTTATTTAGATAACGCTGCTACTACTCCATTAAACCAAGAGACAAAAAATTATATTATATCTATTTTAGACGATTATTATAATCCATCAAGTGCTTATCAGGAAGGAAGAAATATTCGGAATAAAATTGACAAAGCAAGAAAAAATATTGCTGATTTTATTCATGCAGATGAAAGTAATATTTTATTTACTTCTGGAGGATCAGCTTCTAATACGTTAGCAGTCAAAGGATATAAAGACCAAAATGACTGTGTTATTCTGTACTCTCCTATTGCGCATAAATCAATTTTAAATTATGTAAAAACAGTTAGAAGTGCTATTCCATTAAAAGTCAATGGACAGGGCGAAATTAATTTTGATGATTTGAAATCTCTTCTTTCTATATATCATAAAAGAAGTTTTGTGGTTATGGATTATGCTAATAGTGAAATCGGTACAATACAAGATGTAAAAAAGCTCACTGATTTGATCCATTTTTATAACGGTAAAATTTATGTTGATTGTACTGGATCGATCAGTCAAATTCCACTAGATGTCAAGAAATTGGATATTGATATTGTAGGGTTTTCTGCGCATAAATTAGGATCTTTAAAAGGGTGTGGAGTTTTATATAAAAAGGATAATATTCAATTGTCTCCTATTATATATGGTTCACAAGAACATGGACTTTTTGGTGGAACAGAGAATACACTTGGCATCTTAACTCTAGGATACGTTGTAAAGCATTATAATTATGATCAATGTACATCAGAAAAACGAAATTATCTCGTGAAAACATTATCAGGATTAGTTCCAAATTTTTTTGTTGTTGGCTCCTATAATAATAGATTGCCATATAATTTATTCTTGTGTTTTGAAGGAGTATCTGGTGAAGCATTAATGACCTTACTTCATGAGTATGGTGTAATTGTATCTACTGGGTCTGCTTGTAATTCCGGAAGTTTGAAATCATCTGACACTTTACTTGCCATCGGAATGAAAGAAAAATATATTCATAATGGAATTCGTTTGACTTTGAACGGATCAGAAACAAAAGAAGAACTTGATTATGTATGTAATCAAATTAAAAATTGTGTCATGACATTGAGGAACTTAACATAGGTTGCTCATGGCTATGGGCGTAAAAGTGTATTATCACTCTCCTATCATATCAAAATTATGGAGGGTAAAGCTATGAGAAATATTAACTGGCTCGTAAGAGCGAAAAATAAGACATTTTGGATTACTCTAATTCCAGCAGTTATTGTATTAATTCAAACTATTGCTGCAGTATTTGGGTTTACAATTGACCTGAGTGAACTTGGAAACAATTTAGTTAACGTTGTTAATGCAGTGTTTGTAGTATTGGCAATTTTAGGTATTGTAATTGATCCTACGACAGCAGGTGCTGGCGATTCAGAGAATGCTATGACTTACACAGAGCCAAAGGCTTAGAAAGTGTAGGTGCAATGTGGAACCTATACGTGATTTTTTTGGTATAGACTGGAAGGCGTTCGGAATAACAATCTTTGTAGCGTTGTTAGGATTTCAGGCAATTATTCAAGTATTACACTGGTTTTTGTTCGAATTCTTGGGTATTGAAACAAAAGCGATGCGAGAGAAAAAAGAAGAACATAAATTGCTTATAAATACAGCAAAAGAGGTAAAACAACTTTCAAAACAACGTGAAGAAGACGTTTGGCAGTCAATAAAACATGATAAAAAAATACAAGAAAATTTAGATCAATATATGGAAGAGATCCGTAAAGCTATCACGGATACGCAAAATATTGTGAATACATATTCTGAGAATAGAGTCCATGATAGAAAACAAAGTCTGCAAATCCAGCAGGAATTAAAAGACAACATATCTCAAATTGTTAAGTCAGACGAAGAAGAACAAGAGCAAATAAAAAATTTAATTCAAGCCCAAAAAGAATCTTTAGCGGATAGAATTAATCAAAAATATAAATTCTATCTTTCTAATAATGGAATACCAGAAGATGAGGTTGAAGAATTCATTAATTTACATTTTTGTTATAAAAAATGTGGCGGAAATCATCTGGGAGATGCAAAGTTTAATTATTGCATGGAACATCTTCCAGTTATCCCCGCTGTTGTGAAATTTGATGAAATGAAAAGTCATACAAATCAAAATATTGAAAAAGATGAATTTCATCGAAAGTAAAAAGTGACCGTGAACTGTTAAAATGCTCACGGTCATTAAAAGAAAGAAGGTCTTATATGTTTCGAAAATTATACAATAAATTTATAAACATGATTGTTGAAAGAACAAAACAATCTATGTATGAAAATATGAAAAATGACTATGATAAGTTGTTGATTAAGGATTAACCACGCATATATTATAAAATAACATTGAAAAATCTGAGAGTTTTATATAGCTTTTTTCATAGTCGATGATCTCTCCATCAGCCAATGTTTTTACACTTTCTTGTTCTAATTCTTGGAATAATGGATTTTCCTTGATGTGATTATAAATTTCCTGTTGAATATAATACTTTCCAAATGGAATTTCTATTAAGCCTAATCGTAACAAATTATCTATAGAGGTAGCACATTGTTTAATAGAGAAGTCTTTTATCCACGTACAATGATTTTGGATAATGTTACTTCCGTCAGATGGAGTCTTCCTACGTAAATTGATAATAGGTCTAATTCCTGCTTCGACTATCATTTTAAAAACTAATGCATCAATCGGAGACATCTGTTTTATAATCTCTACAAATGAAGGATGAACTGATTCTTTTGTATCATCAATCATAGCTTTTGCAAGAAGATTTGCATATAAATTACGCAACTCTTCGTTACCCATAGAGTATGAAATTGCTTGAATTGCAGGAATAGCAACATATGATTCTGGTTCAACAATTTTTTCTTGATCTATATGTTCGAGTTTTAATTCAAGAAGTTTTTGAGCTTCTTTGACCGCATATTCTCTTTTTAAAGTCCATATGTCTACATTTGAAAGTAAGGCATTAATAACACGAGGAACTCTACCAGCAAGTTTTCCTACTTCTTGAGCAGATGGTTGAAATGCGTCTTGATATAATTCTGGAACAGTTTCAACGGCCTTGCCTATACCTTTTGATAACTCTTTAAGTTCTTCTTTCATTAACTACAGTATCCTTTCCGTTTGTTTATAATTATATTATACGCTAATTTAATGTAATATCAAGGAGAAAACAATATGTTTGGATTTATAATATGCTTAAAATTTGGAGAAAAAGCAAAAACATTAGGATTTGGAAAATCCTTAGATATACTAACGATCGCATCTGTAATATGTAAATTGACAGCGGAGAAGATTTCTAAGGAAAAGAATATGTCATATGAAAAAGCTGTAAATTTTGTAACAGATAGTATTAATGAAGTAAATCTTAAAATAAAAGAATAATTATAATATTTAAAAGGAAGTGATTACAATCGCTAGATCTAAATATAACGTAGATAAAGATGTAAGTAAACGTACTTATAATAATATAACTTTTGATTCAATTTTAGAAATGAAATATTATCGTGATGTGCTTTGCCCATTAGTGGAGAGTGGCGATGTGGTGGATTGTGAATTACAGAAGCCATATGAGCTACAACCAAAGTTCAAACACGACGGAAAAACTGTTCAGCCAATAAAATATGTGGCTGATTTTTTTATTGTCTATAAGGATGGACATGAAGAAGTTGTTGACACTAAGGGATGCCCTGACAGTGTTGCACTGATTAAAAGAAAACTATTCTGGTACTGCTATCCAGATGTTAACTATAAATGGATTTGTTATTCCAAGATCGACGGAGGATGGCAGGAATACGAGATCGTGAAAAAGAATCGGGCAGAAAGAAAACGTAAGAAAAAAGAAACTCAAGAGGTAAATAATGTACTCCAGTGAAATAGATGATATTTTAAAAAAGAGAAATTATTGTTTGCCGTCACACTTGTATTTCAAAATAGTAGAAAACTCTTCCCAGATCTGTCAGGTTAAATATGATGCTTATTCTGATAAATATAGCATTCATACAGATGACGGATATCATTGGGAAGTTAAAATTTATCAGGAATAAAAAGGAGAGAAAATAAATGATTACAAAATATGTAAAAATTAAACCGGTTATTACACTTGCCGATGAGAAAAAAGCAATTGACTTCATTGTAAATTATATGTTTGAAGGCGGTGAGTATACACCGTGGAATAAGGAAGCTGCACTTATTACTGCTATTGCTGTTTATTTTATTGACGGTGTTGAATTTGAAAAAGACGATGTAATCTATGATTGTGTTATGCAAGATCAAAATCTTCATGCGCATGTAAATAAATTTTTCTATAATGTAGATAAATCAGATAAGAAAAATGATATTAATTTTACGTATATCAATACCAAAAACCATGTGATGGAAAGTGTACAAAAGATTGTAGATTTTAAACTACAAAAGATGATTCATTGTACGGATGAAAAACATGAAATGTATACGGAAATTGCAGAAATGGCAAATGCTGTAGCAAATATTGGACGAAATGTTCAGGTTGCTGCAAAACCTGTTCTTGAAAATCCAGAAAGCATTGGAATGATTATGAATATTCTTAAAAAAATGAATGAAAGTAAAATGCTGAACGCAAAAGCAATTCGAGATGTGATGGTTGATACTGTAATGGATGTACAGAAAAGAATGACAGAAAAGAATAAATAAAATAAGAATTAATTAAATCTTCTGGCAGTCAAATGTCAGAAGATTTTTCTATAATAAGGAGATATATATCATGTCTATATCTATGGATGGACTTTTTAATTCGATCAATGACTTATTGAAAGAATGCGAAGAAGCAATTGAAAAAAACGAAAAAAAAGTAAAAAGATTAAATAACATTTCTTCAGAAATTGCAAATCAAGTTGCTATAGATTTACAGCCAAAAATGAATGAATTAAAAGATGAGGCATTAGCAGAATATTATAAACATGATGAAGGATCTGTTTATAAAAGAACAAATAATTTCAAAACTAGGGTTAAAACGTCGGTATCATCCGAAGGTTCTGGTTTGTATGCCATAACAAATGAAGGAGAAATGAGCGATTATCCAAGTTTTTTTGGTGGAAGTTCGTTACTTGCTGCAGATGCTTTTGATAAGTTTTTCAAAGAGGGAAAGCACGGCGAAGGCAGATGGCTATTGACGCCAAATACATCTCCGACACCAGAAGAATACATTCAACAACAGATAGAATCTGGACGGTTGTCCCCTTATATTAATATAGCAATTGAAAAACGAATCAATGATATATTAAATGATGATTAGATTGGAGGTATAAATGTCTGACTCAAAACAATATATAGGCGAAGTAAAAATCAGAGCCGAAATGGAAGACAAAATCAGTCAAGGTATTAAAGAGATTACCAATGATACAAAAAATCTAAAAGAGACTTTGGAGGCAACAAATAAAGCTCTTCAAGAACTTGCTGGCACAAATATTAAGCCAAAGGTTGATGATTCTGAACTTGATAAGTTAGATAAAGAAGTAAAAAAAAAGAGAAAAATTTCGGTTGATACAGATGTTTCGTCTACTGCAGAAAAGAAAATAGATGATCTAGATAAAAAGATCAAAAAAAAATCTAAGAAATCAACAACTAAGACAAAATCATCAAAAAAAACTGCGGATGATAAAGATCAGCTTGATGGAATAAATGCCGACAAAGTTGTACGATCTACTCGTTATGGAAAAAACGGCAAGTCTTCTACTTCTTATAGCTATACAAAATCTAATGGCGTACAACAAAATTACAATAATAATAAGCTAACATCTGAAAAAGATACTGTTGTTGATCTTCAAAAAGCATACTCTCAGTTAAATAAAGACGTAACGGAATATTATTCATTAAAGACAAAAGAAGCAAAAGGCAAAGTAGCCACAGAGGATAAACAGTATGTCAAAGGTCGGATTTCTGATTTAGTTGATGAAATGTCTGCAAATCGAAAATATATTGCAGATGCAAAAAAGCAAGGTTTTTATAATGATGAATTGGAGCAAAAAGCTCTTAATCATTTTCGTAGAAAAGCTAATGGTTACAACACGTATGTCGATGAGAAAAATGCTACAATCAAAGCTTATGGAAATGATGACAATACTGCTATTCGTCAGGGACAGCGTTCGAAACAACTAAGTAATTATGCTGGACAATCCACAGATGCAATTGAAAGAGCAAGAACGCTTGATGCAACTATAACAGATTTGGAAAAAGAATTATCAAACCTTGTTACTTCTGGCGCATCAATGGATCAAATCAAGTCAAAATTTGATGAATGTACTTCTGCTGGTAAAGAATTTAAAAATGTCATGACCCTAGTCAATAGTACTATGGAGAAAACATCTAAAAAAGATACTGCCGTTGGAGATTCAAATGCAACAAAACTCCAAAATACCATTGATAAAAAAGTGGCTCAAGCAAAAACACTTGTGTCAGATAATTCAATAAAACAAGTTGACGCAAAAATTGAAAAGCTTAAATCTCAGTATGCTGGACAAGATGGTTCTGCAGACATTTTATCATCTTTAGACAAAACAGCGGATACCATACATGACAAACAGGCTAGTATAAAAGCAGAATTAGCAAAAGGAGCTTCTGGGAATTTAACACAAATTGCTTCAGATGCTGATATTCTAAATGCAAAGCTTAGTGAAGTTGAAGCTACCGCAAAAACACTTGGAACTTCTCTTTCAAAAAATCTAGATGGTACCACACTTCAGAGAACTATTGATAAAATTGATAATCTTGTAAAAAATTCCGACGGTTTTGCAAGCAAATCGCAATTAGAGAAATTAAAGACTCTACGAGATTCTTATACTAATAGTGATTCCGGAATTACAAAAGCGGTCAACTATGATAATTCTAAAATCATTTCTAACATCGAACAGGAAATTAATGCTCGTAAAAAATTAGCAGAGATCCAGAAAGAATTGCAAACTGGAACATATTCTGCAACGGAAGCTGGATATAAAAATACTCTTTCTAAGTATGAGGGGCAAACTTCTGAGTCACTGACTCGTGCAAGAGAAAGTTTTAAGCAGTTTAAAGAGATTCGTGAAGATTTTCAAAAATCGTTAAAAGATACGAATGTTTCTGATCTTAGTGATGAAGAGGTTGAGCGTCTTAGTAAAAATCTTCAAAAGATGACTGAGGAAGAAGAAAAATATAAGACTGCGATGAAACAGGTAAAAGTTGAAGAAACTGCAACACTAGCACCTGGGGTCGCTTTACGTGCATCAAACGAGATGCAATCTTATATCAACAACAATAGCAAGGCATGGAAGAAATATAAGGCGCAGCTTGAAGAAGTCCGTGATGCTTATAAAAATGTAACAACGGAAGGACAAAAGTTAGAAGTTGACGCTAAAGCTAGGGATTTGAAAGCAAAAATTTCTGCTGAAGGATTAACAGGAGCAAACATTTGGCAAGATACAAAACGTGCTATTAATCAAATTGCTCAATTTACGGGAATTTACGGCATGTTGCAGAATGTCGTTATGGAAATTCCATCAAAGGTTGTTTCTAATGTAAAGGAAATTAATGATGCTCAAATTGAATTAGCAAAAGTTGCAAGTGATGCATCGGAGAGCCAATTAAGTCAATACTGGGATCAGGCTGCTGAAAGTGCCAAGAAATATGGTGCTATAGTTAGTGATGTAATTAGTAGTACTGCGGATTGGAAACGTCTCGGATATTCTCTTGGTGGCGCAAAAAAATTGTCTGATATGACTACTCTTCTGCAACGTGTCGGAGATAACATGACTCAGGAAACATCCTCTTCTGGTTTAATTAGTGCATTAAAAGGTTTTCAACTAGAAGCAGATCAAGCACAACGTATCGTAGATGTGGCAAATGAGGTAAACATAGCTGCCTCCATGTACAGTAATGTATATGCTTTATGTGCTTAATACATATTGATAGCAACTATATCGGTTAAAGGCTAGAGATAGTTCAGACCGAGCAAAGACTTGATTTTTATCAAGAATGCGTAGAGACTACAGGCTTTATTATGGAGACATAATTTAGTGAAGTTGCTCTCCTATTATAAATAGGAAGAATATATAGTCCGACCTCACGCAATAATCGAATATTTTTTAAAACGTGAGAAGTAGGCAGAAATGACCTACTCTTTTTTATTTGTAGAGAATAAGAAAAGTAACAAATTTAACGAGCCAATACACAACCTATCGATACAGCAGGTATTTTTGAAGTAATTGAAAGATCCGCATCATCATTAAAAGCCGCTGGTAATACGTACGAACAGGGTGTTGCTCTGGCTAGTGCGGCGAATAGCGTAATCCAGGACCCTCAAAAAATTGGAACAGCACTAAAAACGATCTCAATGCGCATAAGAGGCGCTGAGACAGACCTTCAGGAGGCCGGTTTAGACACTGAAGGAATGGTAACTTCTACTGCCAAGCTTCGAAAAGAAGTTCTTGCGCTTAGTGGCGTAGATATTCTGAAAGACAAAAATACTTTTAAGTCTACTTATCAAATTCTTGATGAGTTAGCAAATAAATGGTCTGATTTAACAGACATCCAGCAGGCAGACTACACTTGCCTGTATGTACAGAAATGTGCATAAGAGAACACATCTAAAACCAGTAAAACCTAATGCTCTATCACTACAATATGGATGAAACATGCTGATATGAATGTAACGAAAGTAAAACAACGATAGAGATTCTATATGGTCAAAAGCCTAAGTAGAAATTTTGCTAATTATTTTAAATTAGAAATGGTAGCTTGGTCGCAAAGTCCCGAATAGGGATGTGTCAAACGAGTACCCCAACGTCAGGGGGGAGAAATCCTTAATGTAGGGCTTAATCGCTAAATGAAGTCTGAAATGGTGTGACTGCTATTATTCTTAAGATGAATAATGTGGTTAAAAAGTACTCTGATCTTATATGCGAGTATAAGAATTATTATCTGACTCAATAATAATTGGTATAGCTTTAAGCGAGGGCTATATTAACAAAAAAATATGAAGTGTAACTGAGTTGATTGCCGGTGAATTTTATGATTTTGCCGGAATTTATAGAAATATAAATCAAAGAACATACTTAATTGCAAGGGCAGCATAAAGCTTTACACTACAATAATCGGGAAACTAGATTATGAATGTTTAAAAACGTAGAGATATATTGCTTGTTTGCAGCGAAGCACCCTAACGTTATACATAGACCATATGTTAGATAAGTCGAGGGTGAACGTTCAACGACTATTCCCCATGAGGGAGTTGGGAATATCCAAATGGATTATAAAATAAAGGTGGAAATCCTGAATACTCAACTCTATAGAAGTAGGACGCAAATCGCAAATGGCGTTCCAAAGAGTATGCCCTTAACACGTAAAGGTGAAGGTGAAAACATAGTCTATTCTTATGCGATAAGTATAAGATAAATTATATATTAATACATGCAAATCGAGGTGAATCATTATTTATAAAACAAATAATAAGAGATTGGCAAAATATTTATATTCTCTTGGTTTTGATAGAACATGTAAAATAATTAATGATCGTGAATATTGGATTTTTGACAAATCAAGTACTTTAAAAGAAGCACTTGATTTTTATTTTTATATGCGAAAAAGAAACAGAGAATAAACTATTATGCTCAAAAATAAAAGGAGATGCTGAATGGCAAAAAGATTTTTTACAAAAGAAGAATTAGACAATATTATTAAAGATTATGATAACGGAAATGGTTTAAGACCATTTGAATTAGCAAAGAAATATGATCGCAACCCATCTTCTATTTCAAACAAATTAAAAGATTTAGGGTTGTACAAGTATACAACATACAGATTTACAGCAGAAGATATTCAATTTCTGAAAGATTATTATCCATATGGAGATTGGGATTTTATAATGAAACATTTCCCAAATAGTACAAAACAATCTATAATGACAAAAGCAAGTAAACTTGGGATTAAAATGATTAATGAACATACATGGACAGAAGATGAAGTTAATGTGATTAAAAAATATTATACGACTGACATTAGAAAAGTTGAAAGCTTATTATCAAACAGAACACCTGATACTATAAGGTGTAAAGCACAAAAACTAGGTATAAAAAATCGTGAATTTTGGTTTGACGAAGAGAATGAATTATTGACTAAAATTTATTCTAAATTATCTATTGATAATGTTCAATTATATTTTCCAAATCGTACAAGAAATTCTATCATCAAACATGCAATTCTATTAAATCTAAAATCTTTTGATTATAATCCTTGGACACAAGAAGAAGATAACTACATTTTATCACACTGGAAAACCGAAGCTGATATGATTATGTGTAAAAAATTGGGTCGCACATATAAAGCAACACAGGCTAGAAGATTATCACTAGGTTTATTACATTTCAACAAAGATGGCTCTGGATATGAGGGGTTAACTAAGTATCTTAGAGGTCACTTACAAACATGGAAAAATGAATCCATGAAAAATTGTAATTATCAGTGTGTATTAACTGGAAGTAAAGATTTTGCAATACATCATAAATATGGATTTGCTAATATCGTAAATGAAACGATCGAAGAATATAATATTGAAATAAAAGATTATAAAGATTACACACAAGAGGAACTTGAGGATATATTAGAAAAGTTTCAAATTGTACATAGTAGATATCCTTTAGGAGTTTGTGTAAGAAAAGACATACATTTGTTATACCATTCCATTTACAGCAAGTGTGTGAATACTGAAGATCAATGGAATCAATTTGTTGTAGACTTCAAAAATGGAGTGTATGATGATCAAATCAAAATAGCATAAATAATTTTGTATTAATATATAATTATCGGAATATCTTGCGAATATTCCGGAATATCAAAGAAAAATCAAGGTAATGTAATGAGTGCACTTATGAGCCAGTACGATATTGCTCGTCAAGCGCTTAATACTGCGATGAACGATTCCGAAGGCTCCGCCGAAAGGGAATTAACTAATTACCAAAAGGGTAAATTCGTATACCCGTATGTACAGAAATGTGCATAAAGAACACATTTAATTGCAGGTAACGCGTAAAGCCTTACACCACAATAATGGAGAAATCACATTATGATGGGACGAAAGTAGAAACAACGTAAGGATGATATATGGTCAAAAGCCTAAGTATCAAGTTTACTGATTTTATATAAATCAGGAATTGCTGTTCATGCAGGAAAGTTCCCTAACGTTATACATTGATCAAATGTTAGTTAAGTCGAGGGAAAATCTTCAACGACTAGAGCCATGTCGGGAATTAGAAAATATTCTTATTTATACAGAGAATATTAAAAATAAGAGTGGAAATCTCGAATATCTAATTCAATACTCGTAGGGCGTAATCGCTATAAACGTAGGTGAAAACCCTTCAAATCGAAAAGGTGTGACTGCTACTCTTCTATTTAGAGTGTGGTTAAGAAATAGTCTACTCTCATGCGAAAATATGAGTTTGTTGTATGTTATTTCTATATATAATATACAACAAAACAATAACTAGCGACTATTGCTAATATAACGATCGATTACAGTCTTGAAAGATTCAAGGCTACATTCCAAGAATTTTCAACTTCTGTTCTATCATCAGACACTTTCAAGGCTGTCATAGATAGCGGAACACAATTCTTAGAAATTCTTACTAAAATTACTGAAACACTTGGGCCACTTGGCACAGCTTTAACAGCATTTGGTGGTTTCAAATTTATATCAAGCATAGGTTAGCCAAAATCCTGGCTATAGTTTATCGTAAACTGGCTTATCAATGCGGAGAATATCATAGTAATGGAATGATATTTCAACGTAGGGAGATTAGTGCTTGCAAAAAATAAATAGAGGATCAATTCGTCGAATTCGCTATTCTGCAGTAATGCAGTGAAACGGATGAAAATTCCGCGAGAACGCACGAGCCAACCTGACTACGTATAGTAATATGTGAAACGTTAGCAGCAATTATGAAATTAAAAATAAAATCATAATGACGAGCGAAGCATATGAAAGTTAGGAGGAGTAGAGAGAACACCCTTCCTCCAGCGTATATAATGCCATAGTTTATATGCGTTGAATGCATGTTCCACGGTACGCGAAAGTTGTGATGCTTTCTCATCACACGCCAGCTTCTATCCTATTTCTGGCGTTGTTGGAAAATAATAGGAAAATTATATAGATATTTATAGTCAAATTACAGAATAACAATGGAGGATGTGAAAGCATGGAATCTAAATTAGTATTTAAAATATGAGAATCTGATCCAGATGGTATTATTGATGCAAGCGAGCAAATATTAAATGTTCAAGGTACTCAGTTTTTACCGTTTACCTGAAATGTGCCAGTCAATATTGCATTGAGAAGAGTATGGGGGATACAGCTTTCCAGTACTCTCTTCTTCCACTTCTATATCATTTTCAACAAAAATGCAACAAAGAATAACAACGCTATAGCCCACCAGGGCCATGGTTGCATACTCCTTCTGACTCTACCTTTCCATGACATATCTTTTATCCTCCTTTGTCTAAAAATAAGTTTTAATGAAAGCAGGTGATTATTATCAATATTCAGCAAACAGCAAACAAGATAGAAACAAGAATTGTGTCTTCAGATAAATTAAATTCACAAAATATGTCATATGTATATATTGATTCAGATAATCAAATATATGTACGAGAAGGAATACTGCAGAATGATATTGATATATTATCTGCTGTATTAATGCAAAGAAAAGTCGATAGTCGTATTAAAAAAACATATTTTGATATTGTAGACTCATTGAAAACGAATCAAGTATCTAAAAATCAATTTGAGTCTCTATATAAGATGGTTCTTGTAAAATATTATGGTAAGAATGAAGAAAGTACATTGTAGTTTTCGCATTCTCCAAGACCAACTTCTTTTTCTTTATATGAATAGCTTGATTGTTCAATCCCTACTAAATAATATTGGCTATCACGATTAATAAATATCGGTGATCCGCTTGATCCACTAAAGCATTCCATATCCACAAGGAAACGTTCCAATCCATTAAATTTTGATTTTAGAGGTGTCGCAATAACGCCACTTCGAATAGGTGGAGTGATAAAATTATCAGACTGAAATGATAACGGATATCCAATCATTAACGCATATTCAATTGAAGATATTGGAAAATCTTCCGTTATAATATCTTCTTTTGTAATCCAAGATATTTTTAGCTTTCCTACATATTCTGGTGAATCGATTAGATCATTTATTCCAATTACTGCAACGTCATATTGTGGATGTAAATATGGTTGGATACGTATTTCATTGTTTAGAAGATTCACTTGATCGTTTTGCTCAATAGGGACAGAAAACAAAGCGTTTTTCATATTCTCAAATATATGCCTATTCGAGACTAATGCATAATTTTCTCGATTATTTGCATGGTATTTATAGAAAAATCCTGTACCAATTTTACATTCATCATTTTCTTTTAATACAGTAATTTTTGTTACAGTATGAATCAAATTCTCTTTTGTAAGCATATTTTACTTCTCCTTAATTAGAAAGCAGGTGATTATTATCAATCAAACAGCAAACAAAACAGATCATCAGGAATCTATACAAACAATACACACAATAGAATTAACCACTAATGAGTATAATACAATCAAATATTTTTTTGAAAATATGGAGTCTTTATATAACTATGGACTGATTGATAAGGAAATTGTCCCATATAAAATTTTCTCCAATGCAAAAAATCATTTTATGAAAAAGCCAAAAATTACAATTACTAATTTAAAAATGACAAAAGCTTCAGATACTATTACTCATCTAGTTTGTGGTGATCAAAGTGTTAAATCTGTTTATCAAATAGCTACTTCTCCGTCACAAGAGGATATTGTTCTCTAATAAAATCAAGTATATAAAACGCATATACTTCCTGAGAAAGACCAAGACTTTCTTCATACTTCTTTTCAAATTCGTCTGTAGTAATTTTAAGAGAACGTATTTTAGCAGAATGATGTATGCCAAGTAGTTTGTATTTTTCATTAACTTTGATATAAACTGGGCATCCACTTAAACCTTCTTTGGTATTGGCATAAGTGAAGAATCCGTTTTGAAAGTTGAACTGAATAGATGATGCAGTATTTCCTTTAATAATAAAAGGATACGCTAAGATTGTGTACCCTAATGCTGCTTGATAGCCAACGAGATAGACATCTTCCAAATCATTAAAACTTGATCTGTCATCATTTAAAATAATGTCTGATTCTTCTATAAAATGAAAAATTATATTGTATTTATTCAAGGCCTTGATTATTGTATTTGTTATATCGACATAGGCGATATCAAGAGAAGGATGTTTTATAGGAGAGACAGTTATATTAAAAGTTATACCTGACATTTCTTCGTTTTCGTCTATAGTGGATATAACAAAAGATATATTCATAATATTTTTGTCAAAACAATGACCGCAAGAACAAAGGAAATATGATTCTCCTTGAGATGTTGCTAATTTTATGATAAAACCAGTAAAAGAGTGTCTTGGTTCTTCAGTATTATCAGCAATAAATACTGTTGTATATTTCAAGTCATTTACACTAATCATATCAATTTTCCTCTCTTATGTTTTATGGTTATCTTAAAAATCATATCCACAATTCTTACAGTGAAATTGTTTGCCAATTTTGCTCGATGCAATGTCTACCATAGCAGTTGATACAGCTCTATTTAACGTGCTGATATTCTCTATATCTGTGCTACCACATGCAGGACAATGTGGAATAGCAAGTTTGCTGTTTTGTTTTTATAAAGTATGTCAAGAACACCCGTGACTTTAGTCATGGGATGAATTGACATACATATGTTAAACAGAAATACGCTGTAATATATTGAAAACACTAGATTTTGTAATATACATATGTTATCATAGTCATGAGGTGATAATATATGGAAGTGACTCATGGTCGTGGATATGTATATTCGATACAATATCATATTGTTTGGTGTGTTAAATACAGACACAAAATAATTACAGAAAAAATAGAGAATAGATTAATAGAGATACTTAATAAAATAGCTGATGATAATGGATTTCAAATATTAGAATGTAATACAGATAAAGACCATATTCATCTTCTCGTTAATTGTTCTCCGCAACATTATATCCCAGACATGATAAAAGCATTAAAAGGCGTGTCAGCAAGGTTACTTATGAAAGAATTTGGAGAAGAATTAAAAAGAAAATTATGGGGTGGTCACTTGTGGAATCCATCATATTTCGTGGCAACCGTATCAGAAAATACAGAAGAACAAATTAGAAAATATATTCAAAATCAGAAAAGAAAGTGAGGTGAAGTCAGTGGAAAAAGCTTATAAGTACAGGATTTATCCAAATAAAAAGCAGAAAGAAATAATTGCAAAGACTTTTGGGTGTTGCAGATTTATATATAATAAGTATCTTGCAAAGCGAATTGAAATGTATGAACAGAATAAAGAAACATTTTCATATGTTCAATGTGCAAATGATATGAAGAAACTAAAATCAGAGTTAGAATGGCTTAAAGAAGTCGATTCTACTGCTCTTCAATCTTCACTTAAAGATTTAGATTCAGCTTATCAAAAATTCTTTAAAGAACACACAGGATATCCTAAGTTCAAATCAAAGAAAACACATAGATTTTCTTATAAATCAAAGTGTGTAAATGGCAATATTCAGTATTGTGATAAATATATTAAGTTACCTAAACTTGGAATGGTAAAAACGAAAAACAAGTTAGTACCAAAAGGAATGATTCTTAATGCTACTGTGTCACAAGAACCAAGTGGCAAATATTATGTGTCAATTTGTTGTACTGATATTGATATTCAACCACTAAATAAAACTGGTAATAACATTGGTATTGATTTAGGCATTAAAGAATTTTGTATTACAAGTGATGGAGAATTAATTCCAAATCCACATTACTTAAAGAAGTCTTTAGATAAACTTGCTAAGTTACAAAGAGAATTATCTCGAAAATCAAAAGGTAGTTCTAATCGTAATAAAGCAAGAATAAAGGTTGCAAGACTTCAGGAACATATTGCAAATCAGAGAAAAGATTTCTTGCATAAGTTATCTACTGAAACAATCAGAAGTAATGATATTGTATGTATCGAAGACCTTCAAGTAAAGAATATGATTAAAAATCATAAACTTGCACAGTCTATCGCAGATGTATCATGGTCTGAATTTGTAAGACAACTTGAATATAAAGCAAATTGGTATGGTAAACAAGTTGTGAAAGTAGATAAATTCTATGCAAGTTCTCAAACTTGTAATGTATGTGGGTATATAAATAAGGATACAAAAAATCTTTCAGTAAGAGAATGGGAATGTCCTTGTTGTCATACACATCATGACAGAGATATGAACGCAGCCATCAATATTCTTAATGAAGGATTGAGAATATTAGAAGTGGCATAGACGAATAAAGAACGGTAGGAACTATCGGGATAGCTTGGTAAATATCTTTTCAGTAGAAATGAGTTCCCAAGAATCTCGTGGCTTTAGCCATGAGAGGTTCAATACTATAAAATTTTCTTTTATGTTTTCCGAGGTAACAAAAAATGAATAATAAACCATATGTGTCAAATATTGATCCAAATAAAAAAGAATCATGTGGCGATTATGATATTATTCTATGTGAAACAATTTATGATAAAAACGGCAAACAATTACCACCACTTTCTGCGGGATCAGACAAAGTTAATATCGAATTAATATTCAAAATGTTTGAACAATTCCCAATGCATCAGGCCTAAGTGTTCCTTAGCTTTTTTCATACGTAGAATAATTTTACCACTTATAACCACAATTCTTACATTCAAACTGACTCTTAGCGGTTTTACTGAATAATCCGAATAATCCAGCGCCTACAGCTTTCTTAGCTGCTGAAATTTTGATGATGTCGGTAGAACCGCAAGTCGGACAATGGGGCTGATTGGCGGATGGTGTGGTAGTGGACTGCTGAACTACTGGTTGAATCGGTTTTTTACGCTCCTCTTCTGCCAATTCGTGCAGTTTTCGACGAAAATTTTGATGAGCTTCTTCGCTATATTCATCTGTTTTTCCACAACGTTCGAGCAGAGAGTAAATATATGCGTCTTGTTCTTCTGCTGTCTTAGGATATGCCGTTGCTTTCCCAGTTGTTCGCTCATTTTCTATAGTCTGATACATTGGAGCGTGACAATATTCACACATAATTGTTGCCACAATACTGTTTGTATCACTCCAATTTCCACATTTAGGGCATACAAAAGTTTTTGAAAAATCTGTAAGATTAGCATCCTTAATATACTTTGCTATGGGGAAACTACAATCTGGACAACTTTCCGCATATTGACTTAAGATCTTTTTACATTCGGGACAAAAGACTTTGCTCATATAGCCATTACCTCCGTAAATATTTCCTAGTTGAGTTGAAGTCTATACGACATCACTTTAGCTTTTTGCAAATGGTATATAGAAAATTAACAATTTCGCCCATACCTGTAATCAGCAAACCACCGATAACAGATACAAAAAGATAAAAGAAAAAGCTAGAATAAGAAAGATAACCATAATCATCTTTTCCTATTAAGAAAGATCCAATAAAACCACCTACTAGAACAATTATTCCCACAATCTTCAATGATTGTCCAACAAGCGTTGTATAAATTTCTTCCGATGTATTGGATGTTGCCGGAGTTTCAATCTTTTTCCCGCAAGATGAACAAGTTCCTTGGCTCTGCTCTTCTGCTGTTAATTCCTTGCCACATTCTGTACATTTCATAACGTTAAATCTCCTTATCATTCATTTGTTGAAAAACTTATCATCATCGTTTTAATACAGGGACGATAAAACAATTCAATTTTCATATTGGATAGTTCATCCCAATCATATACTTTTAAATCATTTTCAATATCGTAATGATAAGTGTTTTTACCATATAATTTATCCATTTTTTCAATTATATGATCTAATTGAGTATTATCTAATTCAACATTTTCCGCACTCCATATTAAAAGTCCTAGTTCATCATCATCTTGGTCGTTAGCTACCAATAATAACTTTCCATCTATATTCCATATTTTAACAGAATTGTTTACCAACATTCCTTTATGGTCAGATGTTGAACTTATTATGTATTTTTTAGATTTATTAACAGTCGAAATATCCTTTCCAAAGTTCGAATAATATTTTTTAAAAGGATCAGCGTCATGAGTAGTGAACGATTCTTTCTTAAGGAAAAGGACTGCAAAGACTAATATTACTATACCTATACCTAATACAATTCTTTTATTTTCATTGTCTTTTTCATGCGACTTGTCATAGTATTCCTTAATATTGTATCCGCATGACGGACACCTTTCAGCAGAATTAGAAACATTTTCACGACCACATTTTGGACATTTGATTAATGCCATGTAGTTTTCCCTCCCCACATTATACTAAATATTGTGAACCAATTTATTTTTCAGAAATGTTTAATGTACAATCATATTGTGGTTTATAATTATTATCCAAACCAAATTCGACTTCTACGGGACTTTTATCATCTGGCAAAACCCAAACCAACTGTGTTTTTAATGTTCCACCATTTTTTACACCAGTAAACGCATTAGAATAATCGAATATTCCTTGTTCCGATGTATTTCCAGGACTATCTAATTCAACACCATTTTGATAAATCTTTACAAGGCATGGTGTGTTATTGATAAAATTTCTAGCTTTATCCAGATTATTTGTGTATTCAAAATCCATTACTAATACGATTCCATATGACGGGGATTTCAAAACAGATGTATTTTTTAATATTGCATACGAATTATCATTTCCAATTTTTTCTGGTACATTGTCATTCAGCCACGATATATTATAATCGGATTCTTTTGTTTCTTGCAATTCATCTTGTTTATCTTCAATGTCTTTGCCGCCAGTTAAAGTTAATGTCTTTGAATATGCAAGATTGTAATTTGAATCTATTCCAAAATCAATTTCAACTGGGTTCATCGTATCTTTAAGAACCCATACAAGTTGCGTATTTATTATTCCTCCATCTTTTACATTTGTAAATGCATCACTATAATCATAAACACCCGCTTCGGATGTTATCCCTGGTCTATCTAATTCTATACCATTTTGATATGGTTTTACATCACAATTGCTATCATTAATAAAATCTGATGCTTGCGCAGTATTGTTGGTATATGTAAAATCCATAATCAGTAATGTGCCATATGAAGAATTAACAATTCTTGTATCTTTAATTAGTGCTTTTGAATTATCATTTCCAACTTCTATTGGTACTTCACTATCTTCCCATGAGCATGTTACATTTGACACTTTATCTGTTGTTAAATTGCTTGATTGATCTGAAACGTCTATAGCTGTGTCAGTCGTTTCATTATCTTCTGAAATAATCTGTTTGATGCTATCAGTATTAACTGCCTCTTTGATTACACTAGAAGCTGATGTTGCAGATGATTGTCCACAACTTGTAATAAAAAAAGAAAAGCATAAAAGACCTGTTATCCGTATTGTGTGTTTTCTTTTCATGTATTTTCCCATCCGCTTATTTATATATTTGATAATTTTAAATTATACCACAATTGTTATATAAATCCAACATTTCTAGAGGTGAATATAAAATGTACGATAGTATTTTAATTGATTATGGGCTTGAAAAATTCCACAAATATGTTATGGCAAATTCAATCATAGATTATCCATTTCCGCAGACTGATTATCCTTCCATATATGCTGATCCATCTACTCTTACTGAAGAGCAGCGTGTGTTACAGGAGAAAATGAAATGTCTTGTGGAACAATTGAAGATAGACAAGGAGTAATCCTAAAAATTATTCCCACAATTTTTACAATGCCACTGTTTCCCTACTTTATCAGATGCAATTCCAAACATGCTGGTAGAAAGCATACGCTTAAACATGCCAATCTTCTCTATATTTGTGGACTGACACACTGGGCAGTGGGGTTGATTGGCAGATGTTGGATTTTGATAGTTGTTCTTTTCTCTATATTGTTTTAACCACTCTTCTTCTTCATGACGTCTTTTGTTATATGCATTCTCATCAAATTGATCTTCCACATTAAGATCTTTTAGGTCATTAAGAATGCTTTCTTTGTCACGCCCGTGATGATTTAACAAATCTACCATTTCATATTTAGTTTGTATAAATGGAACGCGACAATATTCACAGTTAACTCTTCTACAATGACCAGCATAATTAATTTCATGAACCCCACATCTCGGACAGATAAAACCTTTAGTAAAATCATTAATATTATTTTCTTCTAAATATTTTTTGATTGGTCGCCCACAATGAGGACAAGTTTCAGCATAGATGCTAACTTCTCTATCACAATCTGGGCAATATATCAAATTTTGAAATCCCATATTACATCCTCCAATGTACATTAAATTAATTACATTATATCATAATTATTATATAAATCCAACATTATACAATAATTTTATTTGCAGTTAAAAAATTTAGGTGATTTATTTGGTAGTTTTGGAGAATTAAACTTACTGAAAAATAAATATGGAAAAAACTCAACATTTGATACATTAAGCAGTACACTACAACAGTCTTTTAACGAGTCTTTTAAAGTTGGGAAAAATGGAATTAGTGAATTTTCTACAGAGCAAATTAAAACTAAAGCATCTGTAATGGGATTAAATGATGCGTTGACAAAACAAGCATTATCTCTTGCGAATGATGCTGGTTTATATCAAAAAGCTGCGGCAGGTAATCTTACATTTAGTAAGGCTATAGAATTAAATATAAATAATGCAAGTGATTTAGTTGACGCATGGATGAATAGTAATTCTGAAGTCTTAAAAAAATATCAAGATTCCGATATTGTTACGAAGATAGTTAATTCAGGTGAAAAAGGCAGCGCGGCATATAATGAGTTTGTTAAAGATCTCATTGATAAGAATCAAGATTTAGGTGACTCAATTGTTGAATTAGCACCAAAAGTAGAAACCACAAAATCTGCCTTTTCTGGTTTATCAAACTATTTTAAAGGTCTTCTTGCTACATTTACCAACCCAATTTTTCTTTTAACCACAGCCGTTACCGTAGGCGTTGCGGCATGGCAAGGCTATAACCAATCTGTCCAGGAATCCATTCAGCACACGAAAGACTCCATAGCAGAGATAGAGGAACGTAATAAGTCTATTGACGACAATATCAGTAAAGCACAAGAACTAAGGAATTCTCTTGATTCCGGTACTCTTACGGAGCAAGAAGCTTATAACGCGAAAAGTCAGTTACTTGATATTCAGAGTCAATTATCAGATTCTTATGGTGAGCAAGCAGATGGAATTGATCTGGTAAATGGCAAACTCGATGAGCAGATCGAGAAGATGCAGCAGCTCAAAGTTGAAAATGCGAAAAGTTGGCTGAATGATTCGGATAATGAGAAGAATTACGAAAAAGCTAAAAAGAAAATGACCAAAGATGATTATGAGTCATTCTTTGGTAATACACCTACTTTAGCTATGCTCGGCTCGGAACCACAGAAATCTGAATATACAAATTCAGACGTATATAAAGATGCGCTGAAGCGTTACCGGAACAGTAAGTCTCAGATCGAAGAAATCCAGAAAGCGGCAGAGCAAGCAGGACTCAAACAATATAATGGTGTGGCTACAGGTCAATTCCAGCTCGGTTTTGAAAATGAAACAGTAACAGGAGCAGATGAAAAGCTGAACAATTTCCTTGCCACTGTCAAAGAGCTGAAGCGTCAATTTGAGGACGAGGGCAAAAATACTGATTACTTTGACAACATTATCAGTTCCGCGGAAGATGCAGAATCTTCCTATAAAGATATTCTGGATAAGCATCAAGAAATATATCAAGAGTATCTGAAAAATTCCATGCTTGCAGAAGGTTACGGTAACAATAAACCAGCAACTGTATATCAGCAATATGCGGATGCAGTGGACAAATATAACGAAGCTTTGCAAAGTGGAGATACTTCTAAAGTTAAAGAAGCAAAGACTGCATTAGATGGCGTAAAAGATTCCGTAGATAATATTGTCAGTACGGATTCCGGTAAGAAATACAAGGAGTTGTTCGATGAAATTGCAGATGGTATTGATACAGCATCCGAAAAAACTTATGAGTTCAAGGAACGGCTGTCCGGTAGAGGTGCAGATAAATTAAACAATACTGTACTTTCTAAACTCAAAGAGCTGAAGAACTACACTGATATTGACCTCAAGAGTATCAATCTTGATACAAGTGATGTTGTTGCTGGTAAAGATGCTCTACGCATGGCAGTAAACGAAGCAATGGATCTCGGAATTGTTTCCGATGATTCTGCTGAAAGTGTGGCAAAAGTTGTTGATCTCTTAACGGATATGGGAATGACCGCGACCGTATCCATGGATCAAGTGGATGATTCCTTCTCAGAAGTCAATACTACAATTCAGCAAGCGCAAGCAAATTTGGAAACACTCAAGACGATTATGTCCGAATCTGTTTCGGGAGCAGGAATTTCTGCGGATAACGTGAAAGCATTTAGAGAGATGTTCGGAGATGATGCAGAGCGGGCGCTGGAGAAAACGGCAGACGGATATCATATCAACCGTGAAGAACTTGCAAAATTACAGGCACAACAATCACAGATGAACCGAGCTGATTATCTTTCCGGTTTGGCAGATCAGCAGGAAGCTCTGAGACAAATCGAGGAGCAGATCGCCGATGCAATGGTAAAAGGTCAAGATGTCAGCGGCTTACAGGCACAGCGCGAAGGTATTTTGGATAATATTTCCTCTCTGGAGGATTTAGCATATCAGTATCAAACTGCTACTTCTGCTTATCAACAATGGCAGGATGCTATGTCCGGTGGTGAAGAAGGTAATATGTATGATTCCATCCAGGGTAACATGGAATCCATTAAAGATCTCTACGACAAAGGACTTGTAGGAGAAAACAAATTCCGAGAGTTTGTTGATCTTATGTCCAATAAGGATCTGACCAATGCCAGTGTAGATGAAATCGTTGCAGCTTACGAAGAATCCTATCCAAAGATGGAGCGTTACTTTACAGAAGGCCAGGAAGGATGTCAAGCATTCTTACAAGATATCTCTAACCTTAATTCTGAATGGGCGCACATGAATGAAGATGGTTCCTGGGATATTAATTTTGGTGTTGGCAACGATCAAGAAATTGCGGATGCACTGGGAATTGATGTGGAAGCTGTGCAATCAGTACTAAGAAAACTGCATGATTTTGGCTTTGACATCGACCTCGATCAGCCGGTTAAATCTCTGGAACAACTAAAAACTGAAGCTCAGTCTGCAAAAGAAGCTCTTGATGGAATGGGTGAAACTTCTCTTGATAGCATCAATTTGGACACAGATTCATTCAGTGAAATCACAGATGATATTGACAAGGTTAAGGAATATATTCAGCAGATCAATGATGCTGATTTGGAGCCAGAAGTTCGGACAGAGAGACTGGAGCAAGCCAATAATATTCTTGACTATCTGGTACAGAAACAGCAAGAAGCTGGACAAAATAACATTGTAATTGATGCGGATGCAAGTTCTGTCGATCAAAAGATTTCTGATCTGAAGAGCCAATTGGAGCAGTTTAGAAATAATGACGGTACGATTCCTGTTAATGCTGACACACAGGATGCTGTCAACAGTTTACAATCCCTGTACGCTACGAAACAGAATCTTGAAAATACACCAGCTATTCTACAGGTTGATACTTCGCAGGTTGACGGAGAACTAGGCAATGCGATCGGAAAATTACAGGAATATCAGAATGCTGTAGAGATTCTGAATGCACAGAACACGATGAAAACACAGGGCATCGACATTGATACCACAGATGCACAGCAGAAAGTACAACAGTTGGCAGGACAGCTACAGAATCTTGATGCTGATACGACAGCAAAGTTAGGTCTTGACGATACTGATTTTCAGTCGAAACTTTCTAATATTGCTACTCATCCGATTGATGTAGGAATAGGGGTAAATCTTGATCCGAATGCTCTTGCCGACGTCTCTACAAAGATTTCTGGAATTACGCCAGAATTACTTGTAAAAGCTGGTGTAAACGAAGAAGCGATTGTAAATTATACGCCGAAAGATAAGGACGCTACGGTCAAATACAAAGTTGACCATAGTGCGATTGACAGTTATGATCCGAAAGACAAAAATGCTACGGTTACTTACAGTGTGGTTGTTTCTGGACTTGAGAATCTACCAGGCAATAAAACAAGAAATCTGACTTACAATATTAAGACAAATGGTACTGTTCCAAGAGTAAATGGTACGGCACACGCTATAGGAACTGCTCATGCGACAGGTACTGCAAGCCGTAATTGGGGGCTTGCTCACAATGAACCACATGCGCTTGTAAATGAATTGAAACCAGAAGCAATCGTTCGGGATGGCAAGGCGTTTATCTTGAATGGCGGCGATCCTACTTTTGCAAATCTGAAGAAAGATGATGTTGTATTCAATGGTGATCAGACGGAGCAGTTGCTTGAACATGGTTATGTTACCGGCTCTCATGCACAACTTGCAGGTGGTGGTTATTCTTTAGGCAGTGCGTTCTCTGGCGGATCTGGAAGATTTAATGTTGGAAGTTCTGGAACAAAAGCAGATTCTTCCACATGGGAAGACAAAAAGAAACAGAATAATACCAGCCATAACTCATCTTCTGGTGGCAGTAGTCGTAGAAACAGTGGATCATCTTCCGGTGGTTCTTCCGGCGGCTCTTCGTCCTCTTCTGATGCAAAGTCAACAACAGAAGAAGTAGTTGATTTTATCAAAATTATGCTCTCCCGTCTGTCCCGTATGACAGAACTTGCAACTGATACAATCGAACGTGCAGTAGGTCTTGCAAATAAACAAGCAGCCGCGGCAGATGCAATCGGTAAGGCAACGAATGAAATGGTTCATAACCAACGTGCAGCAGATGCTTATCTGGCAAAAGCTAATAGCATTAGTTTGTCCGATGCTTATAAGAACCAGATCATGAACGGTAGTATTAATATAGATACCATCACAGATGAAGATCTGAAAAAGAAAATTAGTGACTTCCAAAGCTATTATGAATCTTACTTATCTGCAAGAGACAATACATTAAAGCTCGAAGATAAAATTACCGAACTTGCCGAAAAACGTCTGGAAATCATTGAAAAAGAATATGATGCGATCGTAGACATCAATGATAAAATCAAAGACGTAGCAAATTCCAAAATATCCTTGAATGATGCACTTGGCGTAGCAATCGACAATCCAGATAATTATGCAAGTATGAATAAGTCCATCAAAGCACAGGAAGATACTTATAATCAGCTGACGAAAAAGCTGTCTGATTATCAGAAAGAAATAGATTCACAGCTTTCCAGCGGTTATCTTAAGAAAGGTTCCGAAGCTTATCAAGCTGCTATGAAAAATATTCAAGATTTCACAGCTAAGATTTACGATGCTTCTACCAGCCTTCTTGAACTACGGGATAAATTGGATCAGATTAAAATTGATACTATCCAGAATGTAATTGACGGAATCAAACGTAATTCGGATATTACGGAGAAATATATTTCTTACCTGCAATCCCAGAATCGTGATGTGCCAGAGAATCTATACACTGACCGTATAGATAATAATAACGCTCAAGTACAGCAGAATCTAAAGCAGATGGAAATATACCGGAAGAAACAGGCGGTTCTTGATGTCAATTCTAAATCGTATCAAGATTATGCAGAAAAGATTCAAACGCTAAAAGAAAATACTCTGGAACTGATTACGGACAATGAATCTCTTCAAGATAGTATCTATGAGCTACGTTTTAAGCCACTTGACGATGCTATCCAGAAGTACAGTGATCTTGAAGATGAGCTAAAAAGTTTCCGCGACCTTCTGAACGATGATGCATTCCTTGATAAGCAAGGACGTATCACTGAAGAGGGATTGGCACAAGTTGCTCTCTTACAGCAGAGTATTGGTACGGCAAAACAAAAAATTGCAGATTATACCACGGGTCTGCAAAAACTAAAAGAGTCTTATGACAATGGGGTTATTTCCTTAACGGAATATAATGACAAGTCAAAAGATTACCGTGAAGGTATTCAAGGTTCGATTGCAGATGTGAAATCATATCAGGACAGTCTGGTTGATCTGTATAAGAACGCTATGAGTACAGAGGTTGATTATCTTGATAAAATAATCAGCAAGAGAAAAGAAGCCCTGACACAGCAGAAGGATATGTACGACTATTCTAAGAAGATTAATTCTCAGAATAATAACATAAATAGCCTTAAAGCCCAAATCATGGCTTTAGAAGGGGTGAAATATTTGCTCCTGTAAAATCTATTTAATTGCGGGAAGTCCCCATAAGGTTTAATTGGCTACAACGTAACCGGAAACGGTAGGCGTGAATGCGGTAGAGTTATAAACTCACAGTCCATTATTGGATAGAAACCATAAAAATAATTAAACTAGGGATAACCGGGTGTGCAAGTCACTCAGACGCAGCGAACTTCCTAAGTCAGAAATGATATGGAAGACGTTCAGAGACTAACCCATATTGGGTGGCGCAATGCCTTAATGTAAGACCGCAAGCGATTGGCGGTTTGAAAAATATAGACTATTTGAATATTAAGTGATATTATAAATTTGAGGCGTTCTGTTTTATGTCTACTGATGAACAGGCAGAACACAGTGCGCATACAGATAAAGAATAGAATGGCATCTAACAACAAAAATTTGAACACATTTATTAAAATTTACAGACAATAAAGTGGTATTTTTGTTGATACTGCGAATAGATTTTTCCTTTAGAATTGCATATAATAAATATAAGAAAGGGGAACCTTTCTCAATAAATCTGGTGTGATGCAGCGAAATGCGACTGCTAGAAATACAACCGTAGAAGCACATACCGGGCTAGGAACTGGTGTGTGTGGAGGTTTACAAAGGTAAGGGGTTTACCATAGCCTAGCTAGGTGAAAACCGAAAGAAAATCCCACAATGAAGTAAGAGAGTTAGCACCAGTGACTCTCTTATTTTTATGCACAAGGAGATAAAATGGATGCAATATCAACAGCGTTGACATCTTTTAAAGATTTATCTTTATATGAATATAAATTTAGAATTGCGTATAAAAAACAATTATATGATCTTGAACTGAATTTTGACAATGAAGATTTTTATCATTGCGCCGGATTGCAGTATTTAAAAGACATAGATATTCCCAAAAACGCTTCAAAGTTGTTTCGTGAAATTGTAAACGGCAAAATTACAGACGACTATTTGGAGAAAAGTAAGAAGTACCCATTTCCAAAACCAGGAATAGATGTCCAAAAAAGAATTTTGCACCTAGGTGTTTTAAGAAAATATATAGAAGCAGATAACGCAATTTGGAAATACGTGAAAGAGCAGAATGTCGGAAGTCAGATAAATGCTGATTATATGATAGTTTCTACAGTTGATAATGTGGAAGCATACATATTTCTAAGAAAAAGATCGTCTGACCCAAACGATTTAAAATACTGTATCTGCTCATTTTTTGTTAATCCGATCAGAACATATAATGGAGCAAAAGCATATTGGTTTTATAAATCAAAAGTCAATTTAGAAACAAATGAAGAACAAATATATTATCAGAAACAACCACAGGAGCAGTAAACCTACTGCTCTTTTCTTATACCTCAAATCTTAATTACAATCCCTCAAATAAAATTCAAATAGAAGATATAGTCCCATGCCATACGAAAGTATGGAGAGCAGTTATGCTCTTGTCCACGTAGCGAGTGGATGAAAAGAAAAATGAAATAATCTCGATGCTCAATCTCAAGTTAAGAAATTGAAGCAGCAGCTCAAAGAAGCGCAAGAAGATCTCGATGATACGAAGCGTGACCATGCTTATGATATGCAGTCTCAAGGTTTCGATAAGCTCAGTGAAGATCTGAAAACTTCTCTTGATGATACCGAGTATGAAATCAGCCATAATGCTGATAAACAGCTTGAGATCATCAATTCTATGCTTGACAAAGCCGTGTCCTCTTACCAAGAAGCATACGGTAAAATCAATTCTATCATCAAAAATACTGGCTGGGTAGGTAGTACGGATTTTAACAATACCCAGTCTGATCTAAGCACAGAGACAGGTGTTAAGAATCAAAATTCCAACGCATCACAGTCTCAGTCCAATGCAAATAAAAATCCATCCAGTACCGCATCTGGTACAAAAACTGATCCAATCAACAGTAATTCAAAAGTAAACAGTGATCTTGCGGATCAATTAGTCAAGCCGGAAGATACAACGAATCGTAAGGTTGCGGAACTAAAGGTGTCTCCTACTTCTACTACACTGGAAGAGGGTAAATCCACAAGTATTACTGCTACAATCAGACCGAACGATGCAGCTAATAAGACTCTTGCTTGGAAATCAAGTAATGAATCAATTGCTACTGTATCCAATGGTACGGTAAAAGCAAAGAAACCTGGCTCTTGTACGATTACTGCTACCACTACCGATGGAAGTGGACTGTCTGCAAAGGTATCAATTAAGGTCAATGCGAAACCAAAACCACCAAAGCCACAGCCGAAACCACAACCAGCAAAAACTGGTGGCGATGGAATTCCTCGTGTTGGCGATGTCGTAACATTCACAGGATCTTACTACAATGACTCTTGGGGTATGTCTCCAAGAGGTAGTAGATTTTCCGGTCAGCCTGGTGCCGTTGTCATTGACTCTTATACAGCTAGGGAATATGGCGGAAATGGACGTACTACTGGTGATTTTAAGATCCATATCAAGAGTGCGCATGATCCTAATTATAGTGATCTTGGATGGGTGCGTCTCAGTCAGATTAGTGGATATGAAAAAGGTACGGATCGTATCCATGGCGATCAGCTTGTATGGACAAACGAAAACAAAGATACCAAACATCATGGCGTTTCAGAATTAATCTATCGCAAGAAAGATGGTGCTGTCCTTACACCTGTTCAAGATGGAGATTCTATTCTACCAGCAAATTTCGTTAGTAATTTAGCTGCATTAAGTGCAATTGATCCTAAAGAATTCGGTATGAATGTAAGTACTACGCCAAATCTGGTGCAGACAAATATTCCTCAGAACATCAGCAATGTCGGAAATGTAACGGTAACAAATCATTATGATTCATTACTCACAGTTGAAGGTAATGTTGACAGGGATGCTCTGCCTGGATTGCAGAAAATACTGGAAAAATCATATACGTATACAACGAAAAAGTTGGCTGACGAATACGGAAGACTTGGACACAAGATAATTATGTAACTTTTATGGGAGGGTACTGTCAAAGGTACTCTCCTATTTCTATAACTATAACAAATTTTTTGGAGGTGATGCAAAATGGCAAAAGAATTTAAAAATTTTACGTTCATGGGACAACGATTAAGTGATTTAAGTGTGAAATATGTATCCGTGGATTTTGAAGGTGGATCAGATGTGAATATGGCGATGGAGAGGGATATGGAGACAGGTGATTCTAATCGTTATAAGGTAGAACCAAATTATTTTTATGACAAATGGAATGACACTTTAGAATTTGAGTTAGATATTATCAAAGACCCATGCACATATTTAAACCAAAGTGATTCTATTATCACAAAGTCTGAGCGTCGAGAAATTACCAAATGGCTCACTTCTTCTCATTTTCCAGAATGGCTGACATTTTCCGGAACCGATGATTCTGCAGATGATACAATTCGTTATTTTGGATGGTTTAACAATATTGAATCATATTCTGTAAATTCTCAAACCTTTGGATTAAAATTATATTTTAAATGCACAACCCCGTTTGGTTATACTGACGATATTACAACTAACGTATCATGTTCAACATATAAAAATATTTTAATCGCAAATAACAGTGATGAATTAAATAGTTATGTGTATCCAACGATTGATATTTTTCCAAAAGCAAATGGGGATATTGTAATTTGTAATATGTCTGATTGTACGATTCGCGAAACAGGAACACTATCTTCCTCTAATACAAATTATATGGGACAATTAATTTCTTATGTTGAATTATATGCAAAATCAAATGCATGTACTGCACAATTTGACATTTCAGAAGAAACCAAAGATATTAATTGGAGATGCGATAATACATTGACTCAATTTAAATTAATTGATGTATATGGAAATGAAACAGCATGTACGGTTTTTTATAGGACAGATTCAAAAGTATATTATATCATCGAAAATGGCATTATGGTTTTGTCTGTTTCAAAAGATTTAAATATATCTATGGATTGCCAGAAGTTAACAATTAATGATGAGCTTGGACGGATGGTAAGATATGATAAATTAGGCATCAATGATGTCGCTCATATGTATTGGATACAATTAGTTCATGGGAATAATTCCTTCTTATTCTATGGTAATTGCGATTTTCGCATAAAACATATTGAGGCACGAAAGGTTGGTGAATAATTTTGAACATTGTTTATGATCGTTATAACCAACCAATACAAAGCCATGTGTATTTAGGTACACCAAACAATAAGATTCTATGTGTTATCAACGGAATCGAAGAAAGTACATTTCAGCTTACTCCCAAATTCATTAATACATATGAATTAACATTTGATATTAATGAAAATATTTTAATCGAAGATGAACATGGTTTATCGAAATTAGTACATTCCAACGTATATGATTTAGTTGCTTGGCTTATGCGAGTATACGTCGATAATGTTGGATGGTTTATCATGGATGCACCTAAAATATCACATGATGGAATTAAAGAGACTAAAACTATTACCTGCCACTCAGCAGAGATAGAAATGGAGCAACATGATTTAAAAAATTTTAAAATTAATCAAGGGACAACAGATTCGTATGAAATGCTTGCGGATAACAATGTCGAGAAAATAGGTGACGTAGAATTCGCGAAAGAGCAAATCAAGTTTTATAATCCGAATAATCCACAATTAAGTCTGTTAGATCTTGTTCTTAAAGCTGGTGGTGTCTATGGTTGGTCAATAGGGGAAATAGATACTATTCCAAAAATATATCGTACATATAAAGATGGTAAATATGTTGAGACTTCTATTCTATTATCTGATGAAATAGGCTCATTTGATATTGAGAGTCAGGACGTTTATTCTTTTTTCACACAGGATATGGCACAGTATTTTCAATGTGTTTTTGTTTTTGATTTTTTACACATGAAAATTAATGCTTATCATCCTGAAAATTATGGGAAAAATACAAATGTAAATATTAACTTTAAAAACTTGCAGCAATCCCAAGATATATCTGTTGACGATGGCAAGATGTTTACACGTTATTATGTACAAGGATCAGATGATCTTGGTATTACTTATGTAAATTTTGGCTCGAATTATATTGAAAATATTGATTATTATTTAAACGAAAAGTACTTCTCTTCTGCTTTTATTCAAAAATATAATCTTTGGAAACAGGATATGGAAAACTGTAGGATTGATTATATTGAAGCGACCAGAAAGTATAATCAACAGATGAAAGTTATCACAGAATTGTATGATCGTGTTCCTTTGGATGATTGCTCTACAGATTGGAGTACATTTACAGATGATGAATTAAAAGAAGCACAAGCAAATTACCAGGCCCAACTCAAGGGTTATGAGCAATTCTATGTAGATAGTGATGGTAACTTTGATGAGGATGCTTTGAAAAAGTCTTCGGATGCTAATGATTATTACCAAATTCGAGATGTAATTCTTCCATCTATTCAAATCGAAATGGATAATCGTCAATTACCTACAGACGATGACAATGCAGATTACGTAGACTCTTATAAAACCGATTGGAAGTTATACGGATTAGACGAATTAAAAGTAAAGCTGCAAGAGTATAAAAACACAATTGAAACCTGTAAAAAGGGCGGTTACGATAAACCATATTCTGAAGATTCTTCTCACACTAAAGATATTCATGATAAGATGTATGCAAAATATCTGGACGCTCAAAATCAACTAGATTCTAATTATGTAGGTGGATGCCAGGAAGCATATGATAAGAGACAATCTGAAATTGATGCGGCCAATGATGTTTTAAATGGATATAATAAAACAAGAGTTCAATTAACTCAACAAGTAAACAAAGAAACTTGGGTTCATAAAAATAATGTTTCTATTACTGATGAAAATGCAAATTATATCACTGATGAATCCAATCGGAATATCTCATCGCTATCTGATACAATTTCATTTTCGGCAAAAGATTTATTAGAACTATCTAAGGTTTATTATGATGGAACATATTCGAATGATAATATGTTTCTCACAGATTCTGATGATCAAGTTTCTGCAATTGATGAGCAATTAAAATTACTGGACGCTGCATCTGAGGATTTATACATATCTTCTCACCCACAATATCAATATACAACATCATTAGATAACTTTTTAGCGAAAAGTGAATATAAAGATTATACAAAAAACATCAACCGTGGGGATTATTTGTATTTAACGATTGGAAATAATAATGTTGTAAAACTGCGTTTAATTGAAATGACATACAATCCATTAACAATGGACAACAATATCGAATTAACATTTTCCAATATGACTCGAACAAAAAATGGATTTTCTGATATTTCTTATCTTCTGGATAATTCATCTGGTGGTAGTAAATCTTCCGCATCTGGTTCGTCTAATAATTTCTTAAACAATGAAGGCATCACTCTTACATCTGGGCTAATCCAAAAGCTTTTATCTTCTGGTGCATTCAGCAATAAAGTTTCTTCCATTATAAATAATGAATTCGCAGGTATGCTTGGTAGTGGTTCTATATCATTACAAGAATTAAATGCCAAGTTGATTAAAGTTACTGATCTATATGGTGAGAATGGATATTTCGAATATCTACAGTCAAAATTAATTTCTGCTGATAAAATTGTCGCAGGTAGTGGTAATTTTAAGGAATTATCCGCAGTTGTTGCTGCGATTGATAGTTTATTGGCTGGAAATATATCTGCAGAACTTGGACATCTTATTCATCTTACTGCTAGTAATGTTGTTGTTGACGATGCAGTAATTCGTGATTTAATCGCGGCAAATATTACTGTAGCAATGCTAAAAGCAAGTACTATTTCTGCTGATAAATTTAATATTGCTTCCGATGATGGTGGACTTACTATCGTTGGTAACACGATGCAATTTAAAGACAAAAACAATAATGTACGTATCCAAATCGGTCGTGATGCAAAGGATAATTTTACGTTTACTTTGTATGATGAGACAGGTAAAGGTGTATTAATTGATTCTAAAGGCATTAAAGAATCTGCTATCGCTGATGGATTGATTAAAAACGATATGGTTGCGGATGGAACTCTTTCTAAAGATAAACTGAATTTCAATGTTATTGAAGCGGATAAGAATGGAAATGTTGACGCGGCGAAAGTCATCGTTAATGGTCATGGAGTTGATGCAGAGTTCACTTCAATTAAGCAACAAATTACTGATCAGATTGAAAATGTAGAGGGTAAAATTGGTACACTAGACTTATATGGTGAACAGATATTTCGAAAAATAGATGGTGTTATATCTCCAAACAATATAACTATAACGGCAAAATATAGAAATGATGTTAAAATCGGTAAATGGTATATAGATAATGTAGAAAATACAAGATATGTATCTACGGATAAAACTTCAATCACAATACCATCTTCTTATATTGCAACATTACCATCAACAAAAAAATCTTTAGTTATTAAAGTCGAAGATTCCACAAAAAAATTATACGATGTATTAACTGTACATATTTTGGATAGTTTAAATGGAATCGATGGACAACCTTCTATTTCTGTAATTATCACCAGTGAAAAAGGAGTAGTGTTTGATGATGATACAACAATTACGAGTACTATATGTACATGTCAAGTATATAAAGGTGCTACGCCTATGGAACCGATATCTTACAAATGGCAAATTATAAATAACGAGTCAGGTGATTGGAAAACGGTTGGAAATAATAAAACATTGACAATTAATGTTGATAAATCAATTATACGTAAGAGAATTCGTTGTCTAGTTGATATTGGAGACGTAGCACAAGTGTCAATTACGGACGAGCAATCAAATACATTACAAGATGAAAATGGAACTAGTCTATATTCCGTTGAAGCAGCATCAGATACTTCTGCTTCGAGTAAAAATATTATTGATGTAAATACAACTGAAGTGCTTGATTCTTCTGATAGCGTATTTGTCAATAGTGGAAAATCTCTTAAGCAGATAAATTATGATTTATTAGCAGATGCAATTTTAAATAAATTACTCAGCAAATCTTATGAAAAGATTGGAACAAATGTTATCGATGCAATCAAGGAAAATGCGAATACGTTAACAGATAAAGATATCGATACATTAATTGAAAAAATGTAACACATAAAAAAGGAGGTGAGCAATGTTACTATCAAGCAACGAATTAGACATGTTGATTTTGCAACATGGAAAAGATGGAACATCCGCAGATTCTAAATATATCTGGGTGAAGTATGCACAAGATAAAAATGGAACTGGCTTGACGGACGATCCAACCAATGCAGTTTATATAGGCATTGCTTATAACAAAACTGAAAAACATGAATCAGATAATCCTAACGATTATACATGGACAAGAATCAAAGGTAACGATGGAGAATCGGCATATACTGTTATTCTTCAAAATGAAAATATAACATTCTCTGTTTCTAATCAAAATAATATTGCTTTAATGGATCAATCTTTTGATACTTCTGTTGTGGTATTCAAAGGTACAGATGCAGTTAGTAATTTCACTATTGGAACAGTTGAAAGTAAAAATGGAATTTCGGTAACACAAAAAAATAATACAATCACATTTTCTGTCGATGCTGGAAATAAAATTGAAGCAGATTACGGAAAATTCTCCATACCAATTTCTGTAAATGGATTAGTATTTAAGAAAGAAGTTTCTTGGTCGCTTGCAAAAGCGGGTGCGGTTGGTGGTCAAGGAAATCCTGGCGAACCTGCTTTAAGTATATCTCTTGGAAACGAATCACAAAATATTCCATGTACATATGATGGGCATGTCATTAATGATATGTTAATAGAGATATCATTTGTAGGATATCGAGGTTTAACAAGAACACCATGTAACGTAGCAGTCGGCACTCTTCCATCTGGAATGACTCTTGGGTCAACTGAGAATTGTACAATATCTAATGATGGATCGATAATTTTGAATATCGTAAAAAATGCTACACTTGGCACTGAATCAACATTAACTGGAAATATAGTCTTAACATTTAGTATAAATGGAAAAACATTAGTTAAAAACTTTACCTGGGCAAAATCTAAAGATGGTGGGTTGTCCTATATCTACTCCATAGAACCATCATCATATGTAATAAACAAAACATATGATGGAACACTCTCTCCTGCTTCTATTACATTTAATGCTTATTATCAGAAAGATGGAAGCGATAGAATTCCGTATCATGGTCTTTTTACAATAGAAGAATCGACAACAGGAAGTGATTTCAAATCCACATATCTTTCTTCAAAAAATGAATCATCTTTAACTTATACCCCAACGTCAAATAACATTAAAAGTGTACGATGTACATTAAGTCAAACTGACAAAGTATCTGTTGTGCTAGACAGACAGACGGTTATCGTATTATCTGATGACAAAATGAAGGATGCCTTGACTACTGTAACTACCAGAGTTAATGGTGTATCTAGCAAAGTGGATGGTATCGACAAGAAAATTACAAACAAGGTTTGGCAGACAGATATTACAACCGCAGTAAATAATTATGATGGCACAACCGTTAAATCTCTTCGGGATCAAGTGAGTTCGCAAGAAACTAAGATTGGCGAAATAACCTCGGAAGTATCCGATGTTAAAACCACAGTCAAAAACAATCAAACAAGTGTCCAAAAAGACATTGCTTCTATAAAACAAGATGCTACAGGATTCAAACAAACAGTTGCATCTACATATGAAACTAAAAATGACGCAACGAGCAAATATTCAAGTTTTGACCAACGTGCTGGAAAAATCGAAACCAATGTCAAAACACTTCAAGGAAACGTTACTACCTTATCTCAAACAGATACAGAAATTAAAGCAGAACTTAAAACTGCTAAGGGTGATATCACGACTTTAAAATCTGACGCGTCTGGTCTTTCGACAAAAATCACGAACGCCCAGGGAGATGTTAACATTTTAAAAGCAGATGCAAAGACAATGAAATCAGATATTTCGGATGCAAAAGGCAATATTTCTGAATTACAAAGGACGTCAACAAATCTTCAGTCGCAAATAACAAATAATAATACTAATATTAATATTCTTAGCCGCGATCCAATGAATTATTCACAATTAAAAGAAGACACTGCAGATTATTTTGGTTTTATATATGATAATACGGCAGATGGTAAATGGTATACAGTAAAAACTTTGTCAAGGGATAAATTTATTTCTGGATATTATGAATGCATGGGTGGAGAATCATTTAATATAGAGTTTGAAATCTCTACTTCTGTAAAAGGCAACTCAACGAATGAAGGAACAGATAGTACTTATAAAGGTACTGCGATCGGCTTATATGGATTTAATGCTCAAAAACAAAGCGTTGGTATTAATTATAGCACAAGAACAACTGCTACTGCCGCAGCAACAGCTACAAAAATTAGTTCTGTAGTTAGCGTTCCAGTAAATTCAAGATATTTTCGAGTATTCCTTCAAACTGAAAGTTGGGGAAATTTTTCAGGAACATTAAAAATTCGCAATGTGATTGTATCTCGTATTAAGGCGATGGAAACAAGAATATCTTCTGCCGAAACAGCAATTCAGCAAAATACAAATGATATTTCTTTACGTGCTACCAATGTGCAGTTAGATCAAGTAAAAAAAGAGATTAATGGTAATTTTGCCAATTATTCTACAACAACAGAAATGAATAGTGCTATTAAAGTGAAAGCAGATAGCATCACACAAGAAGTATCTAAAACATATACAAAACAAACAGATTTCAATTCTCTTTATATTGGAGGCAGAAATCTTGCTCGAAATACATCCAGTTCTTATTCTTCTGAGTTTTCTGATTTTAGTGGTGCAGCAAATATCTGCCCATCAGTTGCAACCGTTTTAACAGATGGTCTTGCTGCAGGTGATGAAATTACGATTCATTTATATTATAATTATTCAAATATTGTTGCTGCTACTGGGCAAACTGCCAAAGTATGGATACAAGGTAGTGGAAATGTAACGGGATGGAGTTCTGGAGCATTTCCATCAAGTCCAAGCATTGCTATTTCTGGAAGCGGAACGAAAGAATTTTTATATACGACAACCGTTTCTGCAGACCAGATAAAAAATTCATATTGGCTTGTTAATCTAAGACATGATTATGTCCAAAGTGGAACTGTTCGATGGAAAATGTTCAAAGTCGAAAAGGGAAATCGACATTCCGAATGGTCTCCTGCACCAGAAGATACAAGTACCGCTATCACAAAAGTAGAGCAAACAGCAACAAGCATTCGAGCGGATTTAAGCAATACACAAGGAGACGTAAGTTCATTACAAGCGACAGCTTCTGGGCTACAAAAGAGTATTTCTAATGCACAAGGCGATATTAATACTATGAAATCAGATGCTACAACAATGAAAACACGGATTTCTAATGCTGAAGGAGATATCACGACTTTAAAATCTACCGCGTCTGGTCTTTCGACAAAAATCACGAACACCCAGGGAGATATTAACACTTTAAAATCAGATGCAAAGACAATGAAAACACGGATTTCTAATGCCGAAGGAGATATATCGACTCTACAACAAACAGCGAATGGTTTTCAAGTACAACTTAGTAAGAAAGCAGATCAAGTTGATAGTTTTAATGCAGCAAAAACAGCCACCAACTTTATGCAGTTTACTGATGGGACCGGATTGGAAGTTGGTAATAAAACCAGCGGATCTTGGTCTGGTTATCGGACTAAGATTTCAGCATCAGCATTTGAGATTCTCAACCGGGCAGGAACGACACTCGCATATTATGGTGATAAGTTGATCCAGCTTGGAAAGAACGCAAAAGATGCGGTTATTGAGTTATGTGGCGGTGTCGGTAAGATTTTGGTTGAAACAAAATCCGGCAATGCGGCTCTGTCAATCCAGAGCGAATATGTAGATATTAAAGGTGTCCACGAATCTGTATTGGAGACATCAAGTTCTTCTGGAAGCTGTATAGCCGGGGCTGTTGACGATTCTTTCGTTGTAAATACTTACTCGGATGCCAACAACAAAGCAAACTTCGATATTGGTAACGGTAGCATTATTCTTGAATCAAAGAAGAAAGGTTATCAGGCAGAGGTCGAATTTTATGGCTGTGGCTGGTCTGGAGGAGTGTATACTGGAGCGTTCGCACCGACCAAGGCGTACTCCGAAAAGATTATGTTGGGAGATAGTGGAAGAGTATGGGAGCGTTTGATTGTTAAAAACTCCCCACAGGTCACATCCGATCGCCGCGCCAAAACAAACATATTTCCACTCGGTGAGAGCAAGATCAATAAGACGGATATTCATTCAGAGCTGTTCGATCGCTTAAAACCAGTTCAGTATCGGATGATTGACGGTGATGGGCGCATTTGTTATGGATTCGTCGCACAGGATGTCGTAGAAGCCATGCGAGAACTCGGAATCCGAGAAGACGAGCTGGATCTGGTACACCACGACAGGAAGAACACTGAGGATGGCTATACTGATACCTATAGTATGGTATATACCAATTTGATTGCGGTAATAACACACGAACTTCAGCTCGAAAAGCAAAGAAGATCGAATCTTGAGTTAGAGGTCGCAGATCTAAGAAGTGAACTTGAAACCATGAGGGATAATCTCTCTGGGAATACAAATTAATTTTAGGAGGACAGAACTATGGCAGAAGTAAAAGCAACTTACACAAAGGATATTCATTATTCGGGTATTATTACTGTAGATGGCGAAACAGTAATATCTATGGACGCAAACATGGACGCAAAACATCCAGATGTACCGATCATTAACCGATACATCAATAATGGCAGAAAATATAGAGCAAATAAGTCTGCTATTGATGATATTGTTGATAAATTTGAAAATGATATTTGGACTGAATATGATGAATATATTGCAAAGCTAGAAGCAGAAAACACAAACACTGTATCGAAATAATTTAATACATATTCTTTACATACCATTTCCGCTCGCCCCATTCATATATTAAATATATTTGGTGCATTTGATAATCTATCTCGCATTCACAAGTAAATTGAATATATGTTATATACTTTACTTGTGTCTTTATTGTTACAGGAATAGAGCCATGTTCTTTATATCTAAAATACAAAGGCATGACTCTTCCTTCTGTATCGAAAGACGCAATTACTGGCACTGGTATTATATTTTGTTTATTATACATACAATCATCTCCCTTACTATTAATTTATCATATTATCAATTATTGTCAAGGGATGATATAAAATAGAAAGGAGGGAGTAATGAGCAAAAAGTTAAATGAACAAGGTTTATCTCATTTATTGTTAAAATTGAAGTCAATATTTGCTACAAAACAACATTCTCATACAAAATCAGAAGTCGGTCTTTCAAAAGTAGATAATACGTCAGATGCAGAAAAATCTGTAAAATATGCTGCTACTGCTGCATTTGATTCAAGTGGACAACAAATTAACAGTACTTATATTAAAAATATATCTGTTGATGAAAATATTATAACCGTCACAAAAGGAAACAATGAAAAACAAATCATCCATAAAACAAATTCCGCTAATTCTCAAGAATTTGGACTTGCTTGGATTTATTGGACAAACAATCTCGTGATTGGAGATGGGTTTGAAAATGATGCTATTACTTATTCTAAACATGATATTATTGCTACACAATGTTTACATTTGGATAAATTGGCATCGTCTAAACCAACGTTGACTTCGGATAGCATTATCATTTTAAAACGAGCAAAAGAATTAAATCCAAAATTAAGACATTTTGAATATATACAATCAGATAGTGGTAGAATAGATTTCTCTTATAATGGGGATCATGCACATTTAAATTCAGATGGTTCATGGGAAGGATCAACTGCTGATCTATCTGGAAGTTCGAGGATTTATACGTTTGCTCAGTTTTGTGACTGGTTTGATTGGTTTAAAAAACAAGGCGCAGATGGTATCTTTTTTGATGATTGGGGATATGACTTTGCAAAAGAAGATATTTGTTATCAGTTCGGATGGAATCCGGATAATTATGAAAATTTAAATGCAGCAAAAAATGAAAAATGGAAAAAGCTAATTGATGCGTGTCACGAAAGAGGATTATCTGTAATTACTAATGGAGGCACACCTTTTGCAATAGGTGATTGGTACACACATCTTGATGAAAACGATATTATTGCTTTAGAATCTTGTATGATATCGTCAGCAGGAAATACATGGAATAACGGTCATAAATCAATATATAATTATTATACAAATTGGTATAGTACTGGAAAATGCAAAGCAAAACTGTGGTCTTTAGACTATGTTCCAAGTGGATCTAAGGAATTTAAAAACCAAGTCCTTACATATTTATGTGCAATGGGATTAGCCTGTGGGGTGAATTATATATCGATGGGTGTAGCAGGTCGTATTGAAAAACCATTTTTTGTTGAAATTTTCACACGGGGTACTCAGAAAAAAATAGTTAAAATTGACGATAATACATATTCATTAAGTGTTGGAAGGCATCAGTTAGAAGTACATAGATGGTCTGGGCTTTCAGGTATAGTAAGCCAGAGTAATATATCAAAAAATTATTATATTTATGATGGAGAAACTTTTAATAATGGTTTCAAACTGGCTTCTACTTCAAATTATGAGTTATCTGAGCAGATGAACAAGGTAACAAAGACAATAGGAGGTCTAACTGAAGATACACGTAAAAACGCTTCATCATATTGGAGAATGGCTATTGACGATTGGCAAGAAAGTTTAAGCTATTTAGATTATAACAATTTAATTTTACAAAATGCATCGAATTTTGTTTATAATTATCCAGAGCAAGCGTTGGCAAAAATTGTTAAAAATAATGATGGGACTGTCGATCTAATAATCAAATATACTAATTGTAATAGTATGCATGTCTCTTTTGACGTTATTACCTCGTCGAATTATGAAAATTTTAAACTTACAGGAGAATCATTAGAATTTGGATTTTCTGATGTTATTTTTGATATGGAGGAAGGTAGTTGGACATTACCAAATGGAACAGCATATTATGGGTCAAGTCTCTGGGCAATCCCATCTTTTAGACCTCATCTTGCATATACCGTAAATGGGACATCTAAAGATATAGAATATATAAAAGGCGTATCAAGTGAAGTAGGAGAAACTAATGGGCATTACGAGAGAACACAACGTGGAGAAATCACCACTGCAAAGGTTTATGTCTGGATTCGTTCACCAGGAGAATCAAGTTTAATAAATGGTACTGTAACTCTAAAAAATCTGTATTTGATAGATACTGGAGAACATACTGATGAAATTTCAAAACGATGGTATACGAATATTTTTCCAGCATCATTTAATTATATTTCTGCTTTGAACGTGGTACAAAAGAGAAGTTCAAAAAATGGATGGCCTGTTGTAGATATAACTGCAACATCTACTGACCCATGGGGATGGGCTTGTTATAAATTATCTGGTGATGAAATTATACAATTAAGAGGGCATACGATTGAATTAGGATGTTCTACGATGATTTTTTCAAATGGTTATACCGGACATCAACTTTCCAATTACTCAAATTATGCATTTGGAATAGGGGTTAATACCGATACTCCAAATTCGTATAGATTATATTCGGATACAATAATGAAATCGAGTGTATGGGATGAAAAACTTGTTTGTCTTACTTGTACCATCCCAGAAGATGCAACAAGCATATGTGTTGGATTTAGAAGCTATGGCTATCCATCTGGAATAATTGTATCTTTAAAGAATGTATATATGTATGACTTACAAGAAGAAGTGTCTATTCGAGGAAAAGATAGCACAAACGTGTCATTACGTTTGTGTAGAGTTAAAGAAGAACAAGAAAATTTAACTCCATCAAAGATTAAAAACTCTCTTTATGTTACGGAAAAAGGTAGAATATATTCATACGACCTTAAAGGGAACAAAGTAGACATTGCCGGAAGTATATACGCTGGAGCCGTAGAAGCAGGTTATAATGGAAATCCGAGCGAATTTGGAGCTAAATTATACGAATTAATCAACAAATAAGAAAAATATTGTTGTATTTTCCAAACTCAGAAACGAGGTGAACTAATTAAATGGATGAAAACTTTATTTCAAACGAAAATTACGCAGTGTCTCCAATGAGCGACCAACATTCAACAGCTACAATTTCAGAGAAGGTTGTAGATGTGTCAAACATTGGTACATTCGTCATGGGAGAACACAATTCTTCTATGATCACTTTTCAGATTGATCGATATTATGATGGCATCGATCTGTCTGATAAGAAAATTAAAATTGTATATAAAAATAGCAATGGTATTTATGAATCAGATGAGGCAGAAATTTGTAATGTGAAATATTCTCAAAAGTCTCTACGCTTTTCATGGATTGTTTCGAGTAATGTAACACAAACGACTAAATTCATTGCTTATATTTGTTTTATTTCAGAAGATTATTTACTGAAAACAGAGAATTTTACTGTCCAAGTAAAATCATCTTTTGATCCAAGTACAAGCGAACCTTCTGCTAATTGGTTTATAACACTTGAAGGCAAGCTTGAGAAAATCGAAAAAGATATTGCAGATAATCATGTATATGATTGGGCGAAACAACCTGAGAAACCAACTTATACTCCTGAAGAGATTGGTGCAGAAAAAGCTGGCACATCCGATGGAATATTTCGAAGTTCTATGAAATATACAGATGGAGAAATTTCAAGATTAGAAAATACGGTAATTCCTAATAACGTAGCTAATATAGAACAAAAAATCACAGGCCTTAATCAGTCTGTAGTTAATTTACAAGATGTTAAAGCAGAAAAAGTACATACTCATCTTGTCACAGATATTACAGATTTTCCAACAAGCCTTCCAGCAAGTGATGTGTATGATTGGGCAAAAGCAGAAACAAAACCGACCTATACTTATGAAGAAGTTGGCGCACTCTCCTCTTCTACCCATATTCCATCTACATTAGAAGAAATGACGGATGATCAAAATCATAGAACTGTGTCTGATGTCGAGAAGGAAACATGGAATGCAAAAAGTGATTTTTCAGGTAGTTATAATGATTTAACAGATGTTCCAGAAATCAAACAACTCACAGATGATTTAAAAGAAAAATATGATAATGCAGCTACTCTAGCCACGGCAAACAAGAATACGCTGGATACAGATTATGCACAGACAAAAGAATTTTTGGATGGTCTGAAAAAGGGGTATATTGAATATCAATTGACTTGGGTGGAAAACGAACGTATTACAAGCGAGAATGGGGAAATTCAACCTGCAGATGGATGGAAAAGGACAACATATACTGATATATGTGATGCAGAATATATCTTTGTAACCCGGCTAGAAGAAGAAAATCCTCAAGAATTAGTGCAATTTTGCGGTGCCTGGTATGATGAAAATCATAAATTTATTGAAGAGATTTTATTCGAATCCGCTTTCTTACATCATCCGGCTACTGCTAAATATTTTATCATTAGTTATAATCAATTATTAGTAAGGATTATGGTTGGCAGAAGAGCTTGCATTAAAGAGGGGTTTGGATCAACTGCCTCTGGCGACTTTTCTCATGCAGAAGGATATAGCACAGAAGCCTCTGGTGAAAAATCTCACGCGGAAGGAATATTTGCAACTGCTTCTGGAGTATCTTCACATGCTGAGGGTAATTCTACCACTGCTTCTGGAGTATCTTCACATGCTGAGGGTAATTCTACCACTGCTTCTGGAAAGTGTTCTCATGCTGAGGGTAATTCTACCACTGCCTCTGGAAAGTGTTCTCATGCTGAAGGAAGTAATACTGAAGCAAAAGGAAAATATTCTCATGCATCTGGTTTTTTAACCCAAGCAACTCACAGTTGCCAGTATGCTGTAGGTTGTGGAAATGATCCTAAAGCAGATTCACTTTTTGAAGTTGGCAATGGATTAAACGCAGAGGGTAATTTAATTGATGATACAACAACGGTATTTGACTTAAAAACACGTGAAATGCATTCAGAGTAACTAATACTGGTTATGCGATAGCTCAAACTGCTTTACAGATTGGTGAGACAGCAATTACGGAAGGCCAGTTAAAGCAATTGATTCAGCTTATCACAAACGCTGGTTGATCAAATAGCATTTAGTTGATTTAAAAGTATTTATAAGAAAAACAATGTAGCAATTAAGCACTGTAGGATTAGTAATTCTATTGGTACTTAATTGCTACATTTATTATTTTTGTGGTATAAGAGGAAAATTCATGAACAAATCAAAACGTTTATACACTTCTCTTCTATGTCATATCTTCATTTTTTTATTATCGGGATCAGTTTATTACTGTATGGAAATTCTATTTAAAAAATCTCATACGTCGCATTGGTCAATGTTCTTATTAGCAGGATTTGCTGGGTTATTTTTTATCGATGGATTAAATGATTTGTTTTCATTTGAGATGGATTATTTGCTGCAGATTCTAATTTGCAGTATTGCTATTACGGTTGGTGAATATATTGTTGGCATTACGCTAAATCGAGATTACACCGTATGGGATTATCGCAATATGCCATTCAATATTAATGGGCAGGTTTGTTTGCCATTCTGTTTAATCTGGATATTTTTATCTGCTATTTTTATCCCGTTTCTTGATTGGGTTGAATGGGCAATATTTAATCAAAAGAAATCAGAAAAGCCATATTATAAGATTTTTGGAAAAATCATTTTTAAATTTAAATAATTTGATGAGAGGTATCTATATGATATCTCTCATTTTTTGTGAAAGAAGGCGATTGGATGACAGAAAAAGAATTTGTTGAAAAAATTGGTAATCTTGCTGCTGAAGACATGAGGACAAGTGGAATCTTAGCATCCGTTACTGCTGCTCAAGCTTGTTTAGAGTCTGGATACGGCTCAACCGAATTGGCAAAAAATGCGAATAATTTATTCGGCATGAAAACAACACTATCAAATAATACATGGGCATCCGTATGGGATGGAAAAAGCAAATATACCAAAAAGACAAACGAACAGACCAAAGACGGAAAAGTATATGTGATTACGGCTGATTTTAGGAAATATGCAAATATTTTAATGAGTATCAAAGATCATTCCTGTTATCTCAACGGAGCAATGAATGGAAAAGTGAAAAGATATGCAGGACTATCTGATTGTACGGATTATAAAACTGTAGCACAGATAATCAAAAATGGCGGATATGCAACAGATGTTAAATATGTAGATAAAATTTGTAGTTTGATCGAACGATGGGATTTAACTCGTTTTGATAAACTTGGAATGGAGAATTCGAATATGAATATTATTGACGTTACAAATGTAAGCAGACCTTATGTCCCACAATGGGGAAATCAAAAACGATATATTGTAGTTCATTATCTTGGGGTAGCAGGACAGAATAATAAAATTAATTCAGATGGATGTGGTGCGCATTACTATATTTATTGGGATGGTACGATTTATAAAGCAGCAGACCATAATGCTATCCTTTGGCAAGTAGGCACTGCAGGATATTATACTCAAAAACATCCATATGCAAGAAATAGTAACTGTATCGGAATCGAGATGTGTCCTAAGTGTGATGGATCTGGAAAATATGCAGAAGATCCAACATGGTATTTTACAGAAGCAACGCAAAATGCTTGTGTACAATTAGTAAAATATTTGATGGGACAACTTGGCGTAGGTGCGGATCATGTACTTAGACATTATGATGTTGTAAACAAATATTGTCCTGCGCCATATGTTACTAACAATAAATATAAAACTTCTTGGACATGGAGCGAATTTAAAGCAAAGCTAGGTTCTACTTCCACTCCTACTGTTACACCGTCCACACCATCACAAACAAAAACATATAAAGTTGGTATGTATAAGGTAAATTGTGATCTTCATATCAGATCGGATGCTACTGTTAATTCAAAAGTTGTCAACACTATTCGAGATCGTGGAGAATATACTATAACAGAGATTAAGAATAATTGTTGGGGTAAATTAAAATCAGGAGCTGGCTGGATCAATGTCTCGGATGAATATTGTACGTATGTTGGTGTAGTAGCCACTGCAAGTAAACCAGTGTCTAAACCAACCGCAAAGCCAGCTACGCCTGTATACAAAGTAGGAAAATATAAAGTTAATTGCGATGCTTTAACAATTAGAAGCGATGCATCCAGTAAGGCAAGTGCAACTGGAAGTATTCGTGACAAAGGAACTTATAATATCACTGAAATCAAAAATACATACTGGGGTAAGCTAAAATCAGGTGCAGGTTGGATTTGCATTGACAAAGATTTTTGTACCTATGTCGGTGTTTTGGATAAGCATAGCACTGTTGTAAATAAAGAATTTCAAATTGCAGTTAAGGAAAATGGCATCAGAGTTCGTGCTTCTGCTGGTCTAAGCGCTAGAATTGCCATTGGTTCTTGCCCTATTGGAACATATACTATCACAGAAACCAAAACTGCTGATGGATATACATGGGGTAAATTGAAATCTGGTGCAGGATGGATAGCAATTGAATGCTGTGTTAGACTATAATAAATATACACGTAAAATAAGAAAAGCCGCCTTCATCAGGCAGCCAGAAAAGAAATTTTTCTTTTTTCACCATCATATGAAACAACCGTTTCATCAGTGCAAAAATAGTATATCATAGTGTGTTAAGTAATGCAACACAATCTTATGGGGAATATCATTAATTTGGTATTCCCCATTTTTTTACGCTTTTTTATTATTTTTCTGTATTTTTAGGTACGTTTCAGGATATCTGTATTGTAGTATATCGAGAGTATGAAACTTTTTCTGTAAAATAATGTTTAGAAGGTTCTTCTATGATACAATAAATATCATTAGGAGGACCTTTTATTATGGCAAGACAAAAGAAACCGGTACATCGAGTACAAATGACCGAAGGAAAACGAAACATCATCCATCAGCTCCTGGAAGAGTATGATATCCAGTCTGCTGAAGACATCCAGGATGCGCTCAAGGATCTTTTAGGCGGTACCATTAAGGAAATGATGGAAGCGGAAATGGACGATCATCTCGGCTATGAAAAATCAGAACGTTCGGATCATGATGATTACCGCAATGGGTATAAGCGCAAACAGGTCAACAGCCGATATGGATCGATGGAAATCGAAGTGCCGCAGGACCGAAAATCAACATTTGAACCACAGGTGGTGAAAAAACGTCAGAAAGATATTTCTGATATTGATCAGAAGATTATTTCTATGTATGCCAAAGGAATGACTACCCGACAGATTTCCGAAACCATCGAAGATATTTATGGCTTTGAAACCTCGGAGAGTTTTATTTCCGATGTAACCGATAAGATCCTGCCACAGATCGAAGACTGGCAGAACCGGCCGTTGGACGAAGTCTATCCCATTCTCTACATTGACGCAATTCACTATTCCGTAAGGGATAATGGTGTGATCCGAAAGCTTGCAGCTTACGTGATTCTTGGAATCAACACGGAAGGAAAGAAAGAGGTTCTGACCATCAGCGTTGGCGACAACGAAAGCGCAAAATACTGGCTTTCCGTTATGAACGAACTGAAAAACCGGGGTGTCAAAGATGTATTAATCATCTGTGCAGATGGTTTAACCGGCATCAAAGAAGCAATCGCTGCTGCTTTTCCAAAAACCGAGTATCAGCGCTGTATCGTACACCAGGTAAGAAATACACTGAAATATGTCCCTGACAAGGACAGAAAAGCATTTGCAGCGGATCTGAAGACCATTTATCAGGCCGCAGATGAAAAGAAAGCGCTGGCAGCCTTAGATCGTGTAACTGAAAAATGGTCTCCCAAATATCCGAATTCCATGAAACGCTGGAAGGATAACTGGGATGCCATCTCTCCAATTTTCAAGTTTTCAACGACGGTCAGAACGGTGATTTATACCACCAATGCGATTGAATCCCTGAATTCCACCTACCGGAAGCTGAATCGGCAGAGAAGCGTATTCCCAAGCGATACGGCCCTTTTAAAAGCGCTGTACCTGGCCACTTTTGAGGCTACGAAAAAATGGACCAGTACGATTCGAAACTGGGCGCAGGTATATGGCGAACTGAGTATTATGTACGAAGGTCGTCTTCCAGAATAACGAGTAAACCGACGATCAAGACAGGCGGAAAACCGCCTGCTCTTGACATGCCATTCAACAACTGTTATATATAAAACAAGGGTGAAAAGCTCAAACTGTAAGCTCACCACCTTTGCATATCATAGAAGAATCTTATTTACAGACTTTTTCTCACAGTCTCAGTATATCCATGGCTTTTATCATATTTTTTTCTATTATGTGTACCATACCCTTCAATTCGCTATATGAAATATAATCGCTGTCAATTTGATCGACAATATATTTTGTTTTATCGACCCAATAATCCTCTATTGGTTTTTCTTTTGTTTTAATATACTTATAGCATTGTGGCATATAATAAAAATCATTTCTTCTGATGTCTTGACAAATTTGTTGCATGAAAACATTAAATCCTCCTACAGTTAATCTTCTAACTTTGTCAGAATTCTTAAAATATAAGTCAATATAATATTCAATTTTAGGATAATACTTTTTATCTAATTCAGAATACCTCTTTCCTTTAGGCGGTATATTCCTACTGCTGCTATGTGCATAATTTTGGCTTATTAATTTTTGTTTTTCAACTTCATATTGACCATTAATTATTTTACTTACATTACAAGGTAAAATATGATATTGTTTCGCAAGCTTGTTTATGCCGTTATCTTTTGTATACTCTGATCGAATTCTTTCGATTAATTCCGAATCAATTTGTTTCGCCGTTTTACATACAAAAATATCAGATATTTGTATATCTAAAAATAATAATATATGAATTGTTCTAAGTGGATTCGCTTTATTTAAGAATATACTACTCATTGCTTTTATTTGACAAGTTTCCTTTATGTTATTGTCAGATAAATATTGTTTAAAATTATCTAAAAATATCGACTTGTGCTGGAGCCACGAAAGCTGATTGATATATTTCTTTTGAACTAACTTCCTGTAAAATACGTCAAACATCGTAATACCGTTCTTAAGACTCTGTTTTCTTACTACCAATTGATATAGGTATTTTGCAGCCTTGATTTCACCGATGGTTCCCATATCATATGAATAATCATCATTAATGCAATTTTCAGCCGTTAGAAAATTTATTATTCTTGAATTGTTAACATGAACCGATGAATCTTTGAGTTTACATCCATGAATTACACAAACATTAATTTCTGGAATTTGATGAAAAGCATTCCAATATGTTTCGTGATATTGCTCTCGATTTTCTTTTGCACATAATGGACAATATTTTAGAAATATTTTTTGATGTTTATGTTTTGGTCTTGGGGAAAGGTATTCTAAAAAACTTTTGTCATTTGATATGAGCTTTCTCAACGCATTTTCTTTATCCGATTCGTTTAGAAATACAGACCAGTAAAAAAGCATAGTATGGTTATAGTATAAGTCATTAATAATATAATTTTTCGATATAAAAGAACGTAGTACATCACTTGGTTCGTTTATATAAAATATTTCGATGTATTCATTCGGTCGTTTAAACACGATTTCTTTAAAAGATTGATTACTCTGTACATTTATATCTTGTTTCAATCTTGAATATATGCTATAAAACAATTCATAGTCATATATTTTAGGAAAATAATTTAACATATTTCCACCTCTTCAACAGTAAAAGTATTTTTAATAAGAGTTAAGAGATCATAGTTATTAGATTGTGAATAATTGTATAAGTCAGCAATATTAACACCATCCGAATGATGAATTGTTATTTCTTTATGTGATTTATTGACTGTTTGACTATTTTTCTTTTGTACTTTTTCTACTTGCATAGACATCATCCCATTATATGACGCATTAAAAATATCAATACTTAATTTCTCTGTGTTACTCATAATGGCTAATTCCTGTGCTCTATAAAATAACGATACAACAGTTGACGTCACTCCGTTTGAGTGAGCATACAACCAATTTATAATTTTTTCTGATGGTTCTGTGTATTGTTGTACATATTGAAATTTTAATAGATTTTTGCAAAAATGTATAAAATCATCATCATAATCAGTTTGTAAATATCGCAAGCCTATTGTCCTTCGTTCCAGATGTGGTGCGCTTTCAAACCAATGTAGACATTCTGGTGTTCCAACCATGCATATACTAATTCCACTACTATTTATAATCTGTGTTAATGCCCCAATAAGTTTATCACCGTTTTTATTATTAACTACATTTTGAATCTCATCAACAATAAGTACCCCAACATGATTTAAACATATTTGGCTAACAAAACCGATTAGTCTATCCGTCGTATACCGTTGTGCTATCTGTAAATAATCTCCATCCAATGTAGCATCAAGAATACGAACGATTTCTAACAATAGACTTTTTACAGAAGAGTCAAATGGGCATTGCACAAGTATAAAAGGAGCAATTCGTTGATATGGGTCTGTTGTTTCGATAAAATGATTTCCGAAAATCAATGAGATCGCTCTGGTAATAGCACTACTCTTCCCTATGCCAGAAACTCCAATGATTGTAAACGAATCAGCACCACCTATAATACCATTATACGTTTGTATGGTGTTTGTTGTATTTTCGATTCTTTGCTGTTTTACCATCATATCATTTTCTTTTTTCTTAATCGATCTGAGTAATGCCATATACAATTTATTATATACATCAACAGATAATTGTGATGGAATATAAATATCATATAATTCTGATAACGCCAGAAGACGAGTTGGCATTGTTTCATTGGCAATGTTTATATTATAGTTTGGTAATATCTTCAGTCGTTCTACTAATTCGTTTTCACATAAAAAATCAGGCAATTGTGAAAGTAATTTACCGTTCATCTTTTAACTCCTCCCCTAGCAATCAACTCGATCTCATTCATCAAATCAATTTTCGCCTGTCTTGCATTGATTTGTTCAGAACGTAGTGTTGTTTTGCTCTGTTCTTTGATCTGTTCCACTTCATCCAATTTTCTATTCTTATATCTGCTTTCAACCAATACAAACGGCATGAAATCGCCCTTCTCTACTGTCCATATTACAGATACATCATCTGGATCGTAAGCAACCTTAACATCTCCACCTTGCAGGAATCTTTCGGCGCAATCATCCCGTTTATACCGCATCCCATTTACCACTAGACCACGCCTAGTAAATGTCCCAATGGTACGTGGGAGCAGATATAGGATTATTTTCGCGGTGTCATGCGGGAATGGAATTAAATTTGCGCCTGGTTGCAGTCTTCCCCATTCCCAGATACTGGCTGCATATGGCTTTACTCCATCATGAATCATAGACTGTGTGTAAGGGAATCGTTCTATGAGCCGTTGACTGTTATAGTAAATGATACAGCGTAAGATGATCTTCTCAAAATCAAACATCGTCAAGCAAGCATCTAGTCTGTAATCTCTTGCACCTCGTTCCTGGAAGTCTGGATCAATCACACCTTTGCCCTTGAGAAGTGGTTTATACATGGATTGAATGATGTCAAAGAATTTCTCTACAGCACCTTTCAGCTCTGGTCTGTATGGTGGAAGATTTACCATGGTCACGCCTGTTTCTGTAATCTGTGCAAAGGATTCTGATGTGTATTCCCGTCCCATATCAGTTACAAAGATGCCCGGTAACTCTTGCACGTTCCACTGGGATTTGTCTAATGGGATACCAAACTTTCTGCACCATTCTGTTTTATCGGTAAGGATATTTTGGAGCAGATGGCATAAACTCTTTGTATCGTTATTCCATGAGAGAACATAGCCATAACACATACTGCTGTAAGCATCAATGCAAGTGGTTAGGATCGGACGACCTTTTAAGGTGCCGGTTTCGTCAATAAGGTAAATATCACATACGGTGGAATCAAACATACCAGTACCGATATTGGTTGCGAACTCACGGATACCATCTCCTAGCAAGGGACGATTGTTCCTCTGGTAATTTGACAGTCCATCTCTGGAAATATAATAAGTTTGGAGCTTCTTGGTTTTCCGGTAAAAGTATCGGAACTGATAAAAGGATGGATGATCGGATAGTAACTGTCCCATGCTGTCACAATACTTTTCTTTTAACATCATCTCATATGCTGTCACAAGACTGTTTTGTCTGCGTGTATAGAAGAACTTATTCAATGCCCATCTCATGTTCTTCTCATCTTTGGTCAGTACCTTTTCTTTCGTATGAACTTTTGGTGCAAGTACAGTGATGATCTGAAAGATTAGATATTGATACAGATAGCGGCGGATAGTCTGCTTACTGATGTTATGCTCTTCTGAGATGGAAGAGATGATGTTTGCAGTTGCTGTGCTTTCTCCTAAGTGGTATAGGATCGGTGCAATCAGAGTGTACCTCTCATGTGCAATGCGCATCTGATCAGATGTAAGGTCTTTCACATCTGGTGGTGTGATGTTGAGTGCATCATATAATTGCTTCTCTGGCAATGGGGTATATTGCGTTCTGATCGTCCAGAATGGCATTTTCGGATGGAGACAGTCAATTACAAGGGTTTGGTTATCTGATGTCTTTAAAATTCTGTAGAACGTGTTATTGATATAGGCTATATCAGCTTTCTGCATCTGTTACAATCCCCCAATCTTGAACGTTATGGGCAAGCCAGTAGGAACGTGATGTGTCTAGAAGTTTAATTGTAAGTGGCTTAGGCCTGGTCAGATGACTTCGTTCTACACACTCTCGGACATATTGCGTGCCATCCTGTCGTGTAATAAGGAAGTCTGTTGTGTAGTCTTCATCTTCGAGTGGCGCATTGCATTGGAAGGATTGGACAGATGGATCGGTTTCCAGTTTGTCTGCATAAACAGATTGGATGGTGCTGTAGCATCGGCAGATCGTGTCACATTTGGAGAGAGATTTTTTCTCACAGCGTCCTTTGTAGTTTTTCTTGTACATAGTGTACCTCCTTTGATTTTATGTGTCGAAAAAGTTACCCAAAAATGAATTATGTGTGTTTCAAAAAGTACCCAAAAATGCTTGTTTTTGGGCGTGTGTAAGAATAAGTACCCAAATCCTGTTGCTTTTGGGAAAATCTGGGAAAGCAAGAATCCAGTGTTTCTGCGGGTTCCCAGACTTTTTAATATTTATCATTACACATCCCCAAAAATGGAGTAAAAAATATACTATGTTTCAAGGCAACCTCCTTGAGCCTAAAAAGGGCAAAACTGTTGGTTCTGCCGCTGATATGACTATAGAATATTTAATAGATATTTTGACATATATTTTCGTGTAAACTTTTCCGACTGGAAGGTTTGGTCTATGTTTGAAGAGGGCAGGTGAGAAATGGATATGGGATAGATAAAAGCAGATGAAATCAGAGTTTCATCGGAAAATTTCAAAATTGTACATCTCAAAAACCCAGTATTTAAGCCTTTTTATCTGTGCATAATTTATTATTAACGAAAAAAAGACCTCATAACCACATCTTTCATGGTTACAAGGTCTTCATTTTGTTATTTTTCAATTACTCCGGCTTGTGTCCGGGCTGATGATCCGGGAAAAGGGGCGGTCGGTGATCTGTTAGCGAACGGCTAGAGGATCAGTGACTTTGCCCTTTTGAGAATCAACTGGATTGCCCGTGGACATAGAGAAAACCTTGTTGGGGATATTATAACCTCAGATTTTCTCCATGTCAACTATCCCACTACTCTAACTTCTGCATAATACATACCTGAATTAAGAGCTTCAGAATGGTTGTCGACATAAATATCAACGCATCCACTCGGTACTCCACGATCTTCTACAGTGTAGATCTGACCGTTAATTTCTACTTCAGTTCCAAACGGTAAATCAGCCATGGCAACTGTTCTGCCAGCTACAGGATATGCACCAGATGCCGTTGGACTGCCAGCCCAGGAACCATTGCAGTTTGCACATCCGCAGTAATGAGTGATTCGATATGTACCAAGACTGTAGCCGGAATAAGAAGTTGTCTCTACTGATTCCGTCTCAATTGGTTCAGCCTGTTGAATAGGCTCTGCGATAAGTGGGGTATCAGAAAGATATTCATTTGACATATAGAATACATTATCGCCAATCTGTACTTTTGCCCAGTTGCTCTCTGTGATGTCAAGCACCTCTACTGATGCTCCATATGGAAGAGCACCAATCTTCTGAGACTTAACAGAATCACCTGTTCGATAATTAAGACCGATGCTAGGTTCGACATATTTAGCCTCTGCATTAGCCAGTGTTGGAGTGAGTAATACGGTTAGTAGAGTTACAGTAGTTGTTAGTTTTTTCTTAAAATTATTCAATGGTTTATACCTCCTGACTTTCGTATACTTGGACTTCTTTCGCAAGCTCTGCTGCTAGTTCACCTTCATAGGTAAAATCAATTGGCTGATTTAGAGCAAGGCTGAAGATACCCATAATGGATTTTGCATCAACAACATATCTTCCAGATGTAAGTGTTGCATCCCCAGGATATTTGCTGACTGTCATAACAAACGCTTTTACTTTATCAACGTTGTCAAGAATGATTTGTTTTTGTAGTTTCATTGTTTTGTTCTCCTTTGCATAATTTATATTTTGCAACAATAGCCACATGTGCCATTGGTACATTCATACCATTCTTCCCATCCAGCTCCCATATATTCATATCTTTGGAACTGAGGAAGCATAATTGATCCGCAGCGTGGACAAGTTAATATTCTCTCATCCACCGCTGCACATTGAGCATCCCATGCCCAATTTTCTTCTCTGTATTGCAGATCGTCGTCCATATTAGTTTTTACCTGTACTTCCAAAACCACCACGACTTTTGCCACTTAGCTCTTTAACAGTTTCGAAATGAATTTCTGGCTGTTTCTTCATGATACGGAACTGACAGATACGATCGTTTTTATGGATAACTGTATCTTCCATAGCAATTGCTGGATATTTCCAACAGTCCTGTGGCCCACTGTAAGAGTTATCAACGATCCCAATCGAGTTACATTGCATAATCTTAAAATTCTTATATGTACTGCTTCTAGGTGCAATGTGCGTTTCATATCCATCAGGAAGTTTCATTCCAACGCCAAGAGAAATAAGTCTAAATTCACCTTTTTTGAGATGTACGTCTTCTGCAGCTCTTAGGTCAATCCAATCACCATTTTGAATAGGTGCGATTGGTTCGATATCTGCAAAGTATTTAATTTTAATTATTTCTGTATCCATAGTATTTTTCTCCTCTTCTTTTGTTTTCTTTAGGATTTTTTGATTCATCATAGTTTTTATGATACGATTAATTTTTCTATCAATCTCTTTTACGATCTTGTTATTACCATATTCTCTGTTGTAATAAGGAACGTAAAGCTGATTGTGGTCTGAGTCGAACACTTGATAGAATACGTCCTGTTCCTCAAGATCAATATATAGACGAAACTCAATCGTATTTTTATATACACTCCTTCGATAACAGCCAAAGGAGAATCCATTCTTTCTGAGCTTATTATTGGAGAGATCTGCTACCAATTGATAATTGTTTAAGTCAAGCATATAGATACCTCCTTGCTTAGATACTTGAGAAAATCATCCCATTGTTCCTCAGAATGGATAAATTCTTTACCTTTAAGCATCTTTTTACGCATCAGTTTTTTAATTGGCTCAGACTTATATTGTTTCATTTTTTGCATACGCTCAAAGATGTAATTGGATGTAGCACGGGATATGATAAGAAATTTATCTTTTGGTACATCTTTTACAACCTGTTTATACTGTTCCAGATCCGATTCTGGGATTTCATATTTTTGTTTTGGAAGATTTCTGGTTGAGAATGGAGAAATATCTGCTCCATGTGTAGATGCTTTAAGAAGTGTTGCAATGTAAGAAATGTCTCTTGGATGAAAATGAAATTCAATTTCTTCATCATTTTCCATGATATGTTTTACTGTTCCTTCGGATAGAAGTTTTGGATATAACTCTTCGTATGGAATTTTATCTTCAATTTGGAGCCTATCAGCAGCGATGGCTCTAAGAATATTATGTCCTCTGCCAAGAGATGGAATATATGCAACAAGGTCATTTCTGCCATAATAATAGATTTGATTACCGTATTGACACTTAATATAAATATCATCCGTATCAAGATTTCCTTTATCGTCTCGTGGAAAATCATTTGTATCATGATCCTGATTAGCCATTAGACGATATGTTCCTTTGTATTTCATTAGTGGACTTGGCGTAATATCACCTCCTAATATTCTTCGTACAGTGTTTCGCTGCTAACTGGAATTTTATTCTTTTCAGCTTGTTTAACTGCTTTAAGAGCTTCTTTTCGATCAAAGAAAATCGTCTTGCCAATATTATCATAGCTGAAAAGATATGCTATTTTAGTACGTTTTTCCATGCCACAGAACCATCTATTTTCTTCATCAATAGTACGAATTTTAAGCTCGTATACATCATATAAACCTAATGTTGGCATGATTCTGGCATAGTATAAAATGTCGTTTTTATGTAGTTGTTGTGTCATTTATTGTCCTCATTAACTTGTCTTATCATATTCAGCTATAACATCATCGCAAGTAAAACCATATTTCTTTTCGGCTGCCTTTCGTACATCTATTGCTTTATTAATATCTATGAAGTCTCCAAGATGTATTGTTTTATAATTGACTGTAATATATGCAGTCCATAATCCTTTTTGCTTATTAAAACTAACACCGGTTTTACCGGAAGTATTTGCTTTGCTTAAACCCCTGTTATGACAGTTTTCTTCATTAGTTTTTAGTTTTAGATTACATTTTCTATAATCATCTGTATTTCTTGACAAATGATCTGTAAAAACAATGTTTCTATCATAGGCTCCATATTTAATTTCTCCAATAACTTGATGAAGAAATATAACAGATGTATTATATTGGTCATCGTCTTTGGTATTAGTCATCCAATAACCTTTATTAATATCTCCGCGTTTTGCTAATTTTCTCCAATACCAATTTTTTACAATATCATAATCTTCTGCATCAATAATACATGTGTGGTCTTCTTGGTCATATAGAGTATAAGACCCATCATTATTGTCTACAAATTAATTTATTTTTGCGGAATATTTTTTATTTCTAATTTTTATTCTTTCTGAAGCATAACAACCACAAGATTTTGTCTTTCCAGATGTCAAGCTATATGCCGATATGCTAATCAATTTTGGATTCCCACAGTTACATTGGCATATCCAATGGACGCCTTTCTTTCCCATTTTTCTCAGTCCTAAGTCTCGTTCAATATCTCGATAGAGTGCAGTCAATCTTCCAAATTCTTGCCCAGCTAAATCTTGAACCGTATTCGGATTGTTAAATTTAACACATCCACAAGATTTACTATGACCACATTTTAATGCAGATAATCGCATAACTGCTTTTGTTTGATTTTCACAATCACATTGGACATTGAAGAACAAGCCATATCGCTTGCCCTCCAAATAATGAGATTCTGTAACTTCCTCGTTATAAGAAATAATTGTCCAATGATTATACTTTTGACCAATATACTGTTTTGATTTTTCTCTTCGTTTTTGTTTATATATCTCGTATTTGTTTATAGAAATTCCTCCGTTCTATCTTTCCATGTTCCATTATTTTGTTTTTCCCAGATTTTTTGATTTTTGCTTCCGCGAAATGCGATAGAGAGATCTTTTTGATCTTTTAGAAATTTACCATCAACCACATAATCAAGATATTTTAGAATTGGATAATTAGAGATGTCGTCAAAAGAGTACCCTGTCCATAACCAAATTTGTTTGTCTGGATAAATATTTTTACACTTTTTTACTAATGCTGTGATATCATTTACATTTTGTTGACAAAGAGGTTCACCACCAAGAATACTGATACGTTTAATATATTCTCTTCCTGCGAGTGAAAGAAAATGTTCAATCTGTTTTTCTCCAAATTCTTTTCCACCAGAAAAATCCCAAGCAATTGAATTAAAACATCCTTCGCAATGGGGTGATGGACACCCCTGCGCGAAAAATGAAATTCCAACTTGTCTACCATTTACAACATCACAATCTAAAACTTCTGCATAATTCATAAATTAAAGCTCCTTCTTTGTACCTGAATGCTTAGTTCTTAGTTCTACTTCTTGTTGTTTTCCAACATTGAATGCAGTCTTATAATCTCCAGTAAGATAACCTGTTACTCTTCTTAATCTGCGGATATTTGTACAGCCACATACGGGACATTCATTCCCGATCTCACCTGTATATCCACAATTAGTACACATATCATTTGGTACATTAACTGCGAAATAGGGAATATCATGATCCATTGCATAGTTTACAATATCTTCTAACGCCTCAAGATTATGATCCACTGTAGATTCAAGCTCAACATATGTAATGCAGCCAGCTGAACTATATCCTGTTAACTGCGACTCAATATCAATCTTCTCAAAGGGATTTACTTTTTCCCATACTGGGACATGCATTGAATTTGTAAAAAATTCTTTGTCGGAAACATTTTTGATTACGCCATATTTATCCTTAAATTTCTTTAATGCCGTATGACATAAATTTTCTGACGGGGAGAAATATACCCCAAAATTAAGCTTATATTGCTTCTTAAATTCGTCGCATCTTGTTTTAAATAGCGATTCAATTCTTTTCGCAAGTTCCATGCCTCTACTTGTAGTCTGATTGCGACCGATTAAAATTTGAAGTGCTTCAGCAAGCCCTAATTGTCCGACTGCTAAAGTTCCATGTTTTAATGCTGATCGAATACCTTCTTCTGGAATATAACCTTCCATTACGCCATTTTCGTACATAAATTTAGCAGAATCTGGTGATTGTGAACAAATCCATTCAAATCTTTCAAGTAGCATATCTTTTGCTTCATGAATCTTTTTATCAAGAATTCTCATAAACTCTTCTACTACAATTTCATTTTTACACCAATCATATTTTGATACAATAATATAATTTTTAGATTCTTCTGGAATCCTATTCCATACAGAATCAATGGCTTCCATTGCCAATGTTGGAAGGATAATTGTTACTGGGCAAATGTTTCCTCTTCCGTCTTTGGTTTGCCCCATTCCATTAATATCCCATCCGTTGGCTGTACGACATCCCATTGTTGAAAAATATGTTTTTGGATCATTTACGTCATATCCATCGTTTCCAGACCAATCAACATTCGCGTAGTTTGGATACAAACGTTTTGCAGTTGACTTAAGTGCTAATTGGAATAAATCGTAATTAGGATCATCAGGCTTACGATTCACGCCTTTCATACATTGGAAAATTCCGCATGGGAAGATAGATGTTTTATGTAATTTGCCAATTCCTTTAATAGACACATCGAGAATAGCTTTTGTCACCATACGTCCTTCAGGCTCAGTGCATGTTCCGTAATTAATTGACGTAAATGGTAACTGATTTCCTGATCTACTTTGTAAAGTATTTAAATTATGGTACATACCTTCTGCTGCCTGATAAACTTCTTTTCGAGTCATATCTACGGCATATTGATATGCTTTGGAATCTACTAGATAATATTCCTTGTTCGTAATAGATGGATTATCACGTTTGATATCTCTTTCGTTCATTTCAATCCATCCGTCATCCATATTTTCGATATATTTCATACCAACTAAATAATGTTTTCCGAAACTTTTTCTCACATAAGGAACCATTGTCCAGTCTAAATGTGTAGAAGATACTCCACCAAACTCTTGTAGGCTTTGTAGCTGAAAAATAACAGCTAGTAGCTGAAATGCTGTATTAATTGATTGTGCTGGTCTTACATCTGTTTGGCGAGTATTAAATCCATTTTTTAATAATTTATCAAACGGAATACTTAAACAGTTGTGCATTCCAGTTGCATAAGAATTTAAATCGTGGATATAAACCTCATTATTTAAATGATTTTCTCGTGCCATCTTGGACATACAATTGTCTAGTGCATATTTCTTTAACACAACATCGCTGGCTTCACCAACTCTTCCACCAAAAGATTTTTCATCGATATTTGCATTTTGGTTTTGGACGTTTGTTGCCATAAGTTTTTCCGTGATATCTTTCATTAATTGTGTTTTATTCTCACGAATTCTTGTACGGTCATTTCGATATAAAATGAAAGCTTTTGCTACATCTTTTCGACGACTCTGCATAAGTTTTTCTTCAACCATATCCTGAATTTCTTCTACAGAGAGTTCTTCTTTTTCTTGATTGGCAATATACGAAGCGATATCAGAAGATTTGTTTTTGGATTCTTGTGTAATTTCACCATCAACTTCTTCAAATGCTTTTAATACTGCATTTTTGATCTTATCTCTATCAAAAACAACACTTCGCCCATCACGTTTTACTACCTTCATTCCTTAAACCCCTCCTCTTCTTTCGCGTATCTACAATGAATACCATCACAGTCTTGTGCTGATTGTTCGTCCGCCATTTTTAATGCTATGCATAATGATGTGACCAAAATTCCAATACCACTGCCTATCACCATTCCGATAAGAAAACTTAATACATTCATAACAAATTTCTCCTTTAGCGCTTGATATATCCTTGTCCGCCATCTCTACATTTAATGCAAATGTGACTGCAAGGTGATTCACTGTAATTTGATTGTCTTGTTACAGCTTCAATGATATATTCTCCGTCTTGTCCTTCGATTTCCACAGTAATAAAATCATCTCCCATTTGTTTTAGTGTACGGCATAGCTCGCCGCTTGTTCCAATATACAATGTCTAATTTTCTCCCTTTCATAATAGTAAATGTGCAATATCCGTCCAATTCATTAACCTCTTTCCAGCCCAATCTTTGTTCCAACTATAAATGTCTCCAAAACAATACTTTTCTTTGGCATTGCTTGTTTCTAACATGTGTACAGAATCGTCTATAAGAATGCCGTCACTCATGTCAATGTGTGATTTATCTTTGTATTTCTTCATATTCACGCTAATAAATTCACAGTTAAAAAGATACCGATTAATCCATTCTTTTTTCTGTTTAAGATTAGGTGAATAACCCATGCTGACAATTTTTACGTTATAAACTTCACCAATCTTATCAATAATTTCATGTGCTCCTGGCATAAATTCTACCTCTTCAAAGAATCGAGGAGTATTGAAATACGTATCAATATATTCTTTCGATGCACATGTTAATTCTTTAAAATCATAAGAATCGATTTCCCACCAATTTACATGATGAAACTTCTTATAATATTCAAAATCTTCGTTATACAGGGACACAATCGTTTTGATCGTGTCCACTAATGTATTATCAAAGTCAATATAGATCGTTTTAAAATCTGGTCTATACATTGTTTTTGTTCCAATCCTTTCGAATAATGTTTATCATTTTTTCTACAGAAGTTTCCAATGATCCGTCATTGAGAATACGATAATCAATTAGATTAGATTTTTCAAAATTGCTGAACGAATCATTTTCTGCAGCATAATTCCGTTTCCAAGAATCATAGTCACCACGTTTCTTTGCACGTTCTTCTGCAGTTGTATATGGGGTTGTAATATAGATAGATACTAGACGGACATCTATATCTCTTGTTTTGAGTTTAAGTGTATATAATCCGACTGGATCAATGATATAGAAATTAGAATTTAAGATTTGCTCTTTTGTTGCAAAACTGCAATATCCAACTCGATCTGTATATGCCACCATGTTTGGTTTATATTTTTCAATGTCATTAGGTGAAATAAAAATATGATCTGAATTATCAACTGTTTCGCCTGGTCGCATAGATCTGGTTGTATAAGATTTAAGAACCGTCATATTTAATTTCTTAGCAGCTTCTTTGGCAATAGAGGATTTGCCAGAAGAAGTTCTACCAAGGATACAATATAGTGTGTGCAAAAGGAATCACTCCTCTCGTTTTGGTTTTCTTCCACATGATTTTGTTTCATCGCAATATCCCATCACTTCACATTTTGGCTTAAATAGTTCATCCACAATCCATACCCATTGTTCAGAATAATCTTTTAATGCATTCTCAATAGCAGGAAATAGTTCTTGTCTAAATTCCCAATATGCACGACTACATTTTCTTACATGGCTCATATCCATCAGATTTCTGAGATTACGTTTTTCTACACATTTTGTCGTCATACCAAGTGGAAGAAGATTTGCTGCATCCTCATTTGATACCCCCATATTTTGAAGCTTGACGAGTGAATCTCTAAGCTGACGAGTAGTTGCGTTAAATTCAACCAAAGCATCTGTATCTTTTTTGACTGATTTTGGTACAATAATATCAAAGTCTTTATAATTGATATATCTAGTAGATGCCTGTAAATATGGTGTCATACCGCCGACATGACGATAATATTCGCGCATAACCCTCGCAGAAAATCCATCAATAATCATATGAACATCTACAAATTCAAGTGTTCTTCCATGTCCTGATTTAATACAGTCAATGCCTCGTTTGATATTTTTTTCTTCATTGATAATATCAGCATTCCAGCAGATCCCAGCCCTTCTGCCAATTAGTGCAAGTGGATCTTTTGGTGTTTCTGGTAAAATTGTAATTGTTCCCATTTTTATACCTCCCATAATGTCATATCATTTTTAAAATTATCAAGCACTTTTTCATCATCTGTTAAAATCTCTACATACGCAGGTGCGTCAATCGCAACGCTTAGTACGCCCATCAGAGATTTAGCATCAAGAACAAGTCTTCCGTGAATATAATTGATATCCCAATCTTTATATTCTCCACACTTGGCAACGAATAGACTAGCGTTGTTTACTGTTCTAAGACAGATTCTAATTTTATGATCATTCATATTTTTCACCTTCTTTCTTGGCTGATGTATTCTAGAAATTCATCTTCACTCATAATTTTTACACCAAGGCTCTTTGCTTTTGTATTTTTACTTGATGTAGAATTAACATCATTATTGATCAATGCAGTAACCTTCTTCGATATTGAACCAGATACCTTCCCACCCAATGATTCAATTTTCTCTTTAAATGCATCTCGATTTTCGAAATGTTTCAAACTGCCGGTAATTACAAACGTTTGCCCCGTCAAATCTTTTCCACTGTTTATACTGAGAAATACTTTCTTGGGTGTTTCAAAGGTGAATTCCTTACCAAGCTCCCATACATTACTACATTCTCTATTAAAATACTCATCGAGTGAGTTAATAATAGAATCGCCAATGCCAGGAATATGAGAGAAGAATTTTGCTCCTGGATGCGTCATATCACGCATAAAAGATTCGAATTGATAATCTTCCGCCTCGGCAATAGCTTTGCTTGCTGTTTTGCCAACAAGTGGAATTGAGAGCGCATAAAGGAACCGATCTAACGTTGTATTTCTACTTTTTTCAATTGATTGGAATAATTTAGAAACTGATTTCGAACCAAACCCATCAAGAGTTTTCATTTGTTTTTCATGTGTATTTAGATAATAGATATCTTGGATAGAATTTAACCATCCTAAAGAAATGAATTTTTGAATTGTTGCTTCAGATAAACCATCAATATTTAGAGCATTTCTACTGACTGCATGAGTTAGTTTACCAAGAAGTTTACCCTTGCATTCAGGATTTATACACCATAGGACTTCTGAATCATTTTCTTTAATGATCTTTGTTGACTCGCCGCATACTGGACACCTATTTGGTACATGGATAAAAGATTTTTTCATATCTTCTTCGAATCCATCTGATACAAATTCTTCTGCCCAACGTAACTGCGGAATTATGAGATTCGCCTTAAATACACCGATTTTTTGACCTTTAAATGGATGCGGCATTAATTCTCTCATTACAGAAATGTTATGCAAAGAAGCTCTTTCTACAGTACTACCTTCAATTTCCACAGGTTCAAATACTGCAGTCGGTGTTAAAACACCCGTCTTGCCCATTGTGAATTCGATATCTTTCAATGTGGTTTCTACGGAATCGTTTTTTACTTTAAACGCGACACCATTCCGGTTGTGATGTTCTGTACTGCCAAGAGATTTACCGTATTCTACATCTTCAAATTTAAATACAACTCCGTCTTGAGGAAGATGTTTTTCAGCAGCAAGACTAATAAAATTATCAATCTTATTCTGAATCTCTTCGTCTTTATAATGTTTCAGCTTTAATAATTCACAAGGAACAATATTAAATCCTAACTTTTCAGCTTCTAATAATTTAAAATAAAAACTATCATACTCAACTACCAGAATAGGATCTGTTTCTTCTTCTACCACTTCCCAGGCATACCAACTTAGTTTTCTGTCTTTGACGACCGATGTATCCAAACTTGAAAGTGTTCCTGCAGTAAGATTACGGCTATTTTTATATTCTCCGTTTTTATTGATCTCTTCAAAGTCATCAAGCTTGATTAAAGCTTCACCATCGATAACATATTTGCCCTTTTTATTAATACGTAGTGGAACATTCATAAACTGTTTTACATGCTGTAAAATATCATTTCCTTCTGTACCATTGCCACGAGATTCCGCCCCGATTAATTCACCATCTTGGTAAATCAATCTACAACTAATACCATCAAGTTTAATAGAAGCTACAATATCGTGTCCTGCTGCAAATTTTTTGATTTCTTCTACAGAGTGGCATTTGTCAAGACTTAACATAGGAGTCTCATGTTTTACTTTGATAAGTGATTTTAGTACTGCTCCACCAACTCTATTGACTGGGCTGTTCGGAAATACTGTATTTGCTTCTTCTTCCAATTGCTTTAATTCAAGTAACTTTGAATCAAATTCGGCGTCACTCATAAGTGTTGTTCCTGATCCATAATAAGAATCTGATGCCCTATTCAGATCATGAATCAGTTCTTTCATTCGTTTGATCTTATCCATTTACCGATTTCTCCCCACACATTTCTTTTAAATATTCAAGCAATTCATTGTCTTCCAGATAATAAATATCAATATGTTTACATCCATCCAGCCATTTTTTAAAAATATCCCAAAATTGACCAATTCTCCAATCTGGTCTATATGTCATGTGTAATCTTGTTACTTCATTATAAAAATTATATAATCTATTTGGATCTCTCATATTTTCTTTCCTCTCGACTATTCTGTGATTTCTACAAATGTATTTGTTTCTGGTTCATACTTATATGGAAGACCATTTGGCGCAAAATATGGTGATGGTGTTGTTGAAGCTCGACCATATCCAATTGATCCGTTCCAAAAATACACGATTTTTGTTGTACTATCATAATATAAATATCCACCAATGTTAATTAAATTATCGGTTCCAAGAGATTTTACTGTTACAGTATCGTTCGTTTTTACATTTGCTTGTGCTGATTCTACTCTACATCCTGAAAATGATAGTAAAATACTGACACACAAAAATATTAGTAATTTGTTTTTCATAGATTTTACCTCTTATAAAAACTGCTTTTTAACATACCTTCTTTAATTAATTCATAAACAATATCAAGATAATCTCTTTTATCACTATATCTGCAATTGGCATTTTTATGAATTCTTTGATCGTCCTTTATCCAATCATTTACTCCAAAATATATATTACTAACAAATAACATCTTAGACCCTCGTGCTACACAAAGATAATAACACTCTGTATCTTTTGGCATTCCTTTACATTTTTTAAATCCGAATTTTTCAAATTCTTTTGCTGGTACTGTCGGAATTAGCATCATCTATTACCTTTCTTGTAAATTTATATTCTTCACCAAATTGATCAGTTGATTTACAATTCCATCGTCCTAAATTAAACAACTGCTCTTTGTACCCATAACGTTTAAGCCATTTTTTATTAATTCTATTCTTATGATGTTTTCTTGCTTGGATTTTCTTGACATACAAAATATTAACTTGATCTGGCGTCTTAGAAAGATCAGCGCTAAGAATTGCTGGATTGATCTTTGATATATTTGCTGAAAACGAAAGAGTTCTTTCATCTTTTGTAATGATTGGTTTATACCTTATATAATCATGACATTGTTCGACTGTATTTCGTGTCATATTAATCTCTTGTATGTCATTAAAGAAACATATTTTTTCTTTGATTTTGGGTCTACCATGGTAATCCCACCACATACACGCTCATTCATGCAATAATTAATATTCATTATTCTCTCCGTCATCTTCTGGTGGAGCAAGCTCCAAACCTAAGATTTGTCCTACTTCATATGCAGCATACGATGTGCCACAAGATTCTCCATCAAAGAAACAATCATAATAATTTCCTTCTGAACGCTGTGGTGTAAATCCACATGCATATGGATCATAGTTTTTATTGACCCATTCTTTTAATTTTTCAATAATTTCTTCCATAGTCGATTCTTCCTTGTATTACCTTATTTTGATTATAATAGTAAAGATAAATGAAACCAAAAATTCATCTAGTCATTACTTAATTTACTTCCTCTCATAATCCTATAGTATTTTGGCTCATTGTTTGAGTTCCATTGTGTTACATATGGATCTATACACAAATATGCAATCGTGTCAAATTCATCTTTTGTGATTTCTTTGAAATTATCTTTCTCAATAAATGATGCAAGCATCTTTGATTTTAATTCGAGTGTTGAAAATCCTAAGTACAATCCATATTTTGTTACAATAAAATGCTCTCCATCAAACCTCTCGACTTTAAATACTTCTGCTTCCCCATCTTCTCTGTTGAGTTCTCTTTCAAAATATCTTCCTACGTAATTTTCAAAATTTTTCATCGTTTTATCTCCTTTACTTGTTCTCCATCATTTTTCTGAATTCATAATATTTTTTTGTGTATTCATAAGAATCCTTAAAAATATTTGTTACAGCTTTATATAATTTTGGTTCATACTTTTGGATTATTTCTAATTCATTCTCAAAATCTCTGCCATAAGGACAGCCACAGCAACCAGTGCGTTTTAAACCATATTCCAAGTAACAATCACTATGAATAATTCCATATGCTTTCTCATAATCTTCTTTATCTGAATTTTTATACCAGAACAAAGGTCTATAATTGTCAATGTCGTTATTATCATCAAAGCATGATTTGTATGCTGTTGATCTAGCACCACCTTCAGCTTTCCTGATACCTATAATCTGTAAGTCAAATAATTTGCCATCTATTCCATACTTTACAATGTTATGCGCAACATTTTTCTTTGCATATTTACAACACTTGTTTGAAATATTAAACGTTGGAGGATTTGCAATCATAAATTCTTTCAACCATTTGTTTCTTGTAATATTGAAACAACTGTCGTTACCTTTGCTGCAACACCACCATTCCAAGGCAGACTTACATTTTGGATATTTCTTATATAATGTGTCAAAATCTTCATCTTCCCATTGAAAATTATGTTTTTGTAATCTTTGGATAAATTCACTGACTTGTTTTGATAAAAACGGTTGTCCATATTCCTTGCAGGACGTTGGAATAGGTTTTATAGCCCTATAAGAATGAAACGTAATATCATATTTTTCTTCAAGATATTTTAAATGTTCTTTTGTGGCTTGATATTCTAATCCAGTATCAAACCATACATAATCTACTTTATTGTCTTTGTCACATCTCCAAACGATATCTAACATCACATCACTGTCTGAACCGCCTGAAATTGAACAAATGATTTTCTCATACTTATCATTGTTGATAATTGCCCATGCACGAATCAAATTATCACAAATCGTTTGATTTACAGGACAACCATTTAATAGTTCCTCAATTGTATTAGCTTTCTGTACCAATATGTACTTTCCTCACTGAAAAATATTTCATTTCAATGAGGTAAAGCCATACTCTTTAAAAATGAGTCTTGTTCATTTTTTCGTGGGTGTCTTTTTACGCCACTACCACATCACTTTTTCGATTTATATTAACCAATGATCCGTCTTTTATAAATCATCGTGACAACCTTCGCTGCACAAAGGTATTAAATACATATGGTGAAAAGCTAACCAATTGGTAGTACAGCTTCGCAAAATCTTTCTATGTTGTTTATTTCACAATTTACCATCTTGTGATTTGGATTATCATTATTATAATCTCTCATAAACATATCGAGCCAGAAATCAAAATACTCATCATCTGCACTTGAATCCATTACTGCATATCTATCAACTGTTTTATAATTACCTTTTTCTGTAAGATAAGATAAATTGACTTTATATACCGGCAATGTAATTTTTGTTTTCAAGAAATTCTTTGGATGTATATTTCTTAGTTTTTCTTTTAAATCTGAATCATAAATTTCAAATACGTCAATTCCTGTCCTTAGAGAACAGTTTTTAAAAAACTCACTCGGATGCACTACTTTTCACCACCTTTCAAACTGAATGAAAAATTAATTTCATAATTAGAAGCACGTTCATTTCCGTACTTCATGAGAGCATCCTTATCCCTGACTACGTGAGGGTTGCGGTTTGTTCCAGAGTATTATATTCTGAATTCACAGGTTCAACTCATACACCCATCGGTTGACTGAAATATTGCTAACAGTCTTCACCTTTACCTTTTCACCATCTCAGACTTTCAGTTCCTTTCACCGCATTTATCTTTTTATTATTTTATTTCCAATTAAAATACGGAGTATATCTTCCACAGAAAAGATTGCAGCATCTTTCCTTATATACAAACTTATTATTCTCTAACACACATTCTCTAACCATAGATTTTCCGCACATCGGACATTTCTTTGTGATTTTACTATTTTTATTGCCAATCTTTACTTCATATCCAAGTAATTCATGCATAAATTAATTACCCCCATGACATTTATTCTCTTATCTCAAATAATTTTTCCACTGCTTTTACACGCTTGTTATTATCAATTGTTCTTTTTACTTCTTGTTCCCAAATACAATCCCATCCTGAAGGTGCTTTATGTTCACTAACCAGAACAATATTCTTTTCGCTCATTTTTTCCGCCCAATTCCAAAATCTATCATAATCAAAGTTTTTGCTTGTACCATATTGTTTTACTCCGCAATATGGAATATCACAGTAGAATAAACAGTCAATTCTATCCGAATATAACTCTTCATAATCTCCGCATTGGAACAGAATATCTTTTAATCGTGGAATCTGTTCTAATAGGTTTCTTCTTGCTTCATCATAATAATTTCTTTCAGTTCCAGCTTTTGTACATACAACGCCTGAATATCCACCATCAAAGAATCGTCCGTTATAGCTCGCAAGAAATCCAACTGCTCCAATATACCAGCCAGGATATGTATTTAAGTCTTTGTTGAAGCATTCTCTTACTTTTGAGTAATGTTCTTTTGTAATAAAATCTGGAAGACTTTGAATCCGATTTAGATTCTTGAATATTTCTATAAGATATTTATGATTATCGGATGCAATTTTTGTATCACATTGAATCTTATCAATGATATTGCATCCACCACAGAACGGCTCTATATATGTTTTTATATCATAATCTTTTATTCTCTGCTGAATAATCGGAATTATATATTTCGATATTCGAGACTTTGATCCCATGTATTTCATTAACAACTATTAAGAGCAAAGAATTCTTTAATGTACGTACAAATCTCATACTCCTTTCGTTAAGTTTTCTTAATAAAAATTCAATTTCATAACTAGATGTTTGCAACCATCTAATATATTATTCTCTTGTTCCAATTGGGATTTTTGAGCAGAAACGCTCTAAGAAATTGTTTTAAAATAATTATTAACATCATTTTCTACATCACGAATTGAATTAGCAAATACAGACATAACAATTGATTGACAAAATTTGTCTGAAACTCTTACATGCTCACAAAACGAATCCAACGAAATATTATCTACATTTGCTATATATCCAAATGATTTTGTGATTGGAAAATATTGTACATAAAATTTCATTTTAATTACCTCACATCAAAGATTGTAATTACAATAATTAAATATGGTGTACCCTATAATCAGATAAACATTATTTGATATCTCCATTTATCTTTGCATTTAAGATAGCTTTCAGATATTCTTGTGGATTATCTTTTGCAGCCTGGAATCCTCTTTTCTGTCTCTGAATATCATCTAGTACAAGCTTATACTTTGGACTACTACTTACTTCATTTCTATATTTTTGTACCTCTTCACGAGTTACAATTTCTTTATCCACCAGAATTCGCAATACTACTTGTACATCAACTAATGCTTTCATAATAGTTTCCTGCATCTGTAATTCATGCAAGGCTTCATCTGGTTTATAATAAGAATCATTGCTTACCGCCAATATTTTCACCTCCAAAATTTCTACCCATTTTTATCACCACAATTTACTTGCTAAATTCTTACTATATATTTTATCTTTTAATCTGTAATATCTTGGATTATCTTCTTCTAAATGTTCCAAAACAGAATTTAAACAATGTTTAAGTTTGTTGTCATTGACAGTCATATCAGAAGTATTAATTTGCCATGTTACACCAACTTTTGAAAAACATATATAGATATTAAAATACCAATTGTATTTTCCAAACTCATCCACACAGTCTTTTTTGTACTCATATACTTTCTTCTTATATAAGATTTTTGCCAACTTAATTCTCCTTTGTATACTTTTCTTTTACTGGAAAAAGCCATTTTAATCCCGAAAAAGGAATGTGATATAACTCACCTTTGTCTTCGTTGTATAAATCAATATTACCAGAATTATAATTTAATAATATTCCAACAATATTTTCTTCACATCCTTTATAAACTTCGAAAGTAACTTTGTACGTCTTGTTTAAAGCGTTTGAGAAGTAATTATATTTTTGAAATTTCATTCGTGCTATTTTTCCTCTTTATTTAAATCCAAGTTTTTTAATGCTATAAAATCAATCTCTTTATGTGGCCAAGCTTTAATTAGTTTTTCATTAACATGTTTGCAGCCATCACATTTCCATTTCCATACAAGATCTTTCTCTGGATGTCCAAAACTGACATAAGTATCTTTATATTCTTTACCACAGTGATCACACTTTAAATATGTAATAATCTGACTCACACGCTTATTCCCCCTTTTGCTTTAGTCATATTATGAATCATTTCTAATGCACTTCTAGAATCTTCACCAATATCATTTTGATAAGCAGCATTCTCAATTAATGTTTCAACACATTGTTTTGTAACATAGACAAGATTATAATTATTAATCCTACGCACTGTATCTACGTCTTTATCTCCGCATGGCATCGTATAACCAATCAGACGAGATAATACTTCGCAAATAACTTCTTTATCCATTTATTTCTCCTACAAACATATTTTTATCTCCCAAATGAAGATCTTTACAATCAACAAAATTTTTAGAAGGATCGATCAATCCTGCCAGTGTATACTGCTCCCAACCCTTTTCCATAGTTTTGTATACGATATCGAAAAATACCGGATTGCAAATAATACGTTTTTTCCTCTGCATTTTTCTTTTCTTGCCACATCGCTTAAGAGGAAACCCAAGTCTTTTTAATGTATTATTATTGAAAATATATAAGAGCTGATCATCCGAAAATTCTTCGCTGTCATATAGTTCTTTTGTTAATTTATTTTGATAAAAATGCCGTTTGATATAATCATGTTTGGAGAGATTATCGCGTGGAAGAATCTTTAGTTGTTGAAATTCTGTAAATTTATTTATAGCTATTTACCTCCAGTTGAAAAACATATTTCATGCTATTTGCTCATATACAAACTACCATCAGCCTTTAATCTTGGAGTTATTGCAGTACCAATCCCTTTCTGATAAAGTTCACCAGACACGACAATATAATTTACTCCTGTCTCTTCGTCTACAAGCTGATAAGTTTCCATCTTTCCATTCTGATTCTCAAACCATATTTTTAATGGTTTATCTTGTTTTGCTTCGACAGAAGTTCCACATGCCCCAAAAATAAATCCACATACAAGAAATCCTGCTGCAAATAAAATTCTTTTCAAATTTCTTTTCATTCTTACCTCATTTCTACATCGCCAAATTGCATTGTATTATCACAAAAAGTTTTCATTCCACAATACGTTCCGCACAAACCATTTGATTGAACACCTGTTAATCCGTCACAAGAAAGTCCTATTATGTTTACTAATTCGCCAATTGTATCTTCATTCATAAACAAATATGGTTTATATCCGTTCTCAAGTTTATAAGTGTGAATCTTTTCATTTAGTTTCATAAAATCTAATTTTTTAGTTGTAATTGTAAATTTATCTGGTTTCATAGTTTTACTCACCTCGTTTCTGTTTTTACAAAAAATAAACGAATGATACCAAATAATGCAAAACTTGATCAGTTACATATGATATTTTTTGATATCTCGCCTTTAGCGGATCAATAATACAGTGTGTCAAAAAAACAACTCCAAGCTGCCAGGTTAATCCAAAGGCAAGGTAAAATGGTAAACAATACAACGCACAATGTACGAACAAATGATACCAATTACTTCCTTTGGTCTTTGCAATAAAATCATTTTGTAAAACATAATCACCAACCAAGTGACAAAATACTAACAAAATTAATTTATTCATATATATTTATTCTCCTTAAGTTCTCTAAATGAAAGAGTGAATTCATTATTCTTTCTCTAATACCATAATTGCTTTGTAATATTTACTGTTACACGAACTGGCTTCGATTTTATATCCATTGGATAAATATTCATTCATTTTGTTTTCAAAGTCCGTCTTATTTTCAATCTCTAAAATAATACATTTTTTCATACCAGTTAGTTCTTTTGGATATTCCATTACTTCCAAATCCTTTCATGTTCATTAGCATACTTTACCAGTCCATTTTCCGTCTTTCAGTAATGTATCAATAAATTCATCTGGATCATTATCTGCCGCTTTTACTTTTTTAATTGCTTCTTCTATACTTATTTTCTTTGTCACGCAAAGTCCTTCTTTTGTTTCTTCAATTTTGTAATCGTCAAAATATACCTTAATTGGTTTGTTTTTATTAAAAGTCTGTATAAGGAAAACTTTATCCTCACTAAAAACGCAAGTAAAATTTTTGTCTATTATAACATTTCCAAATTCTTTCATATTCATCAACCCAATTTTGTGCAGAATAATTATTGTGTCTGCGAATTTCATCATGTATCTCTTTCCACGGAATATGATAATTTTTCATAATTTTATTTCTTGCAAAGGCAGCATATCTATTACTTTCTGAATGTATTTCGTTACAATACAAAAACGCTTCTGTTGGATCATACTTACTTCGTTTGTCAGTTAATGATCTGTCATATTTTTCCGTCATCCCTATGTATAGACAAGCCAATGAGTAAGGTAAATTATCCATCACTTAACTTCCTTCCGCATACAGGACAATACGAAATATCTAATGTTGCACCAGAATAAGTAATATCTTCACATTCATAAAACAGACGATATTTCTTATCTTTTTGATTGTATGTTATGTAGTTTGTTCCATAGCCCATAAGATGTAATCCCATTTTGTCCTCATCTTTAATATTGTTGCAAAAATCACACATCTGTTTTATAACCCCGTTTGTTTTCCAATGAAATTAATAGCTTTTCCTGTAACTTTATTAACTCCATGCCCGACTACTTCAAGATAATATTCTTCCCAATGTTCTCCTTTTTTGTGATATTTGGTTTCGTCTTCGTAATATCCATCCTGATACTTCACAACAAATTCTACAGTTCCCTTAAAATCTTTAATAACTGTCGCAGTATATTGTTTTGTTATATACCAATCATAATCTGGATTATATTTTAAAACTTCATCCAACAAGAATACTGAGACTAATCCTGCATCTGCACAAAACTCTCCAATCTTTTCTTTTGCGTCTAAATTATATGTCGTACAACTCCAATCACCATACAGTGTGTCTCTTGTCATGTAGTGGCTAATTCCCAACTTTTCCATATCAGATCCATAATTACAAATTGACCAATCATCGTCAATTTTCGTAATATAACAAGGATCTGTGATAAGAATATCTCCGTTAAATTCCATTGACATGTCCAAGTAGTTTTCCAAATAATGTATATTTTTATATTTATAAATCAAATCTTCAAGATTTGTTTCTGTTATAAATTTTTTAAAATTTGCATAACCTTCATCAAAATCATTATTTTCGCCACAATACTTCATATATTTTAATGTTAAAAATGTAATCACGTCTCCATAATCTTTATCTAGTTCCGCAAGAACATTATGATAATCTTTATCTGGCATATTTAATGACTTAACAAGTTTTTTAATTTCTGACTTTACAGCTTTACACTCATTTAATTTATTTTCAAACCAAGTCTTATCCATCTATTCTCCATTCCGTTGAAAGTTGAAACGGACGTTTCATTAACTTTTTGCTCTACATATACGCTCGCATTTGGCATAAATTTTGCCTCCATTTTCTTCATAGTGCTGTTTTACCAACTCGTCCATTTTCTCGTCTATATTCTCTTTACTTGCATAGATTTCATAAGCATATATGCAAGTTGTAAAATCATTTTTCTTCTTTCATAACTCGAACAATGTCTATGATTTCTGTTTCAACCTTTTCCTTTTCATGGTCTTTCTTCCACTGTTTAAGAATTTCAATAACTTGTTCAGGATATCTTCTCAAAAACTTATTACAGTGAATATTTTTACTGTTATTACGTCTACTGTATTTGCATTCAGAGCATGAAAGATTTCCACACATTTCAGCGTTAAGTCTAATTACCTCTGCTGCTGTTAGTTCCTATTCGACTAATCCTTCAAACATTTTATCTGTCCAGCAGAAAGTATCTTCTTTAATTTCGTAGTAACCAACATGAACGACTGTAATTGTTGCAATATTTTTCTTTATCATTTCATCAAATACACAGTAGCCGTCATACAGTTTAGATGATGTTAAGTCACTTCTGACTTTCACTCTATCTCCAACTTTATATTTCATCATTCTTTTTCTCCTCTTTATTATCTTGCATTTTTTCATTTTCATCTTCCAACAGTTCAGGATTGTCATAGATATTGCCAATGACTTCCCAATCCTCACTTGCCCAGCATTCCATCAACTCTGTGTTTCCATCAGATATTCCTACAACACAAGACAATGGATTTTTATGCGTGTAAGTCATAAAAGAACAATTTGCAAAAATAATCTCTGCATAATAGTTATATTCCCCATAATAGCAGAATGGATATTGAAATCCTCTTAATATATCTCCCTCGAAGATTTTCTTACCATTCTTGTCTGTCAATCCTGTGTACTGGCAGACTGTATTCGGATCAACATCACAAAACCTAATGCCTTTGATATCCCATTCGTCACAAGCCGTTCCTTTGTATTCGTCAATCACCAAACCACCGACAAAAACGTGCTTATGTTTTTGATAACCATCGTCAAACAAATATCCCTCTACCCATTCACCATTATCTACACGTTTTCCTCTGAAAAGTATTTCTCTATTCATAATCTTCTACTATCTCCATTTTTTCAGATCCTCGATAAATCAAGATTCATTAATTATCTTTCATGAATTTCTCTAGATTTAAACACACACATTTAATTAAGATACTTCACGCTTCCCTATAATTAAATTTGACGATATCCATAGAATCATCCATCCCTTTTTGACTAAGTAGATCGAGAAAATTAGTTCCAAAATGATCATCTTGAATGAAAATCTGTTTTACACCATATCTGGAACACATTTCTATAATAATCTCTGCTGCAGCGTCTGTTTTAGAACACCATTTTGAATATACGATTTCAGCTTGTGGTGCAGACACTGCAATTTGAATATCATTTCTATTTATATTAACATAAAGTGTATTATCCATATTTGTGCCAAGCTTTTTACGATTTTTCAATGCGTTTCAATCTTTCGCGCTCTTTTGGCGAAATTTCATCATCAATAATTATATCTTCTAAATCTAATAAAAATTGTTTAAGCCATCTAGGATCATCTCCCGCTGCTGGATTATATATTTGCAATTTCTGAACAATCTCTAATGCTTTATTCTCTAATTCTTTATTCATCTTTTAGTTTCTTCCTTTCAATTTTTCTATAATATGTTGGTATGGATTCGCACCATACATAGCTGCTCACTCCCTTCTACCAAATCAGACCCAGCATCGTCAGCTATTTCACTGTTTCAGATACCGACGGAATTGAACCGTTAGAGCAACCTATCTGTCATTAGCGTCTACATATTCCGCCACCACACATTATTTATTTTAATTCATAACATGAACAAAATATTCTTGGTAAATACTCGACAAACCAATCTTCTATAATTTTATCTTTCACTTTGCATACATAGTAGTCTGGTGTATACATGTCATTTGGCATTACAAGCACATTATATTTACAGTATTTACATCGTCTATGTCTTTTTCTATAGTCAACAATTTTCTTTTCCATAACGATATCTCATTCTTTCGTCAATTTTCTTCCGCACCATGGACAATAATTGATATATTCTTTATCATGAAAAAAACCATCATCATAACTATCCCATACCATCGTTTCGATATCCAAATAATATTCATTAGTCAGTGGATCGATAAAAATTCGATTATCATCAGATTCATAGTTACAATATCTGCACATCACATAATCACTTCCTTATAATTTGCAAGGACATCTGGTTCATATAAATTATTCTTTATCTTCTCTTGCTCTCCATGCTTCCAAAACTGTCAATAATCTTTGTCCTTTTTTAGTTAACCAGCATCCACCAATACTACTCCCATGTGCTGTGAAATCTTTGTCATCAAGAATATACATCATGAATTGTAATAGGCCATATTGAATGTCGTTATTATAATCAAGCAAAAGATCATTTTTGTATCTATTAATAACTTCCTGATAATCAATTTTTGATATTATAAATTCGTTTCGTATACTTAGATATCTTCTTATCGTCTCATATGTAAATTCTGGATTTCCACATCCGCATAGACCTAATTCTTCGTGCATGTAAAAATCTAACAGTGGATCGATAAGACTTTCTTCGTACCATTCTTCTCTGCTTCCCTTTATGACATCGTTGTTATATGCGATATTAGATTCTGGATAATTGTCTGCAATGTATTCCGCTATTTCACTTAACTTCATATTTTCATTCTCCTACCACTCAATCTTATTATACTGTGTTGAAGATATAATTTCGTATCCTAATTCTTCCAGGTAAGTCCTCGTGGCTGATGAAATGTTAGTTTCATCAATCCAACAACTGTACTCACCCTTACGCATTGCTGCCTCGATTTCAGGCATAATAGACGCTAATTCAGCATCTATTTGCTCTTTGTATGCTTTGTTCGAGATATTTCTTGCTTCTTGTGCTGTAAACATATATTCTCCTATTTAAATAAATTCTTTAAGTAATATTCAAAGTATCCTCTGATAAATAATCCAGAATATTTATTGTCTGGCATAAAGAAGATTGGAATATTGTACTTAAACCATATAGAATGCAGCGAAGCCCAAAATGATTTCTTATTATATTGAGTATCATAATTCCCAGATGCAATATCGGCATAAGAACCATTTTCAATCAACAGTACTTTATTCTCTGGTGCCAAACATAGTTCCTTCTCAAATCTATCTCTGCCATTTGTCAAATTACCACTAATTTCTTCCAGACTGCCCTTGCGCTCCACGACAATCTTTTTATCAAAGTATAATGGTCTTGGAATAGAAAGCTTTTCATTCTGTTCGAGCATAAAACTATAATCACCATATGCCAGTGCTTTCTTTTTATATTTGATGTCTTTTCTATCGAAATAATCAGTGATGTGAGAGAACGATTTTTCCCTCGTATCGATCAGAATAACGATGGAGGAGATTAGTTCCTCCATCTCTTTATCTGTATATTTGTAATTGCTAAATATCTTGAACCACCTCCTCTACATTATTTTTTACTGTGAATTTTCCAAGCCAAAATTCGAATTTATCCGGAACTTCCTTATATATTTTCTTTCCTGTTTTGGGATCGACCTCGCCCGTTGGTTCTTTTTTATTTTTCTTTTCCAGGGAAATTATGTATAGAATTGAACCAAGTTCGAATGGATTACGACTATATTGACTTGTCCACATTTTGACTGTTCGTGTTTTACCGCTATAGATTTCAAATAACTTAACATTCACAATAGATTTTTTGATGTCTAATTCAGAAACATAATATAAACGTCTATTCACTTCTGGATCTGAACCACTCACAATTCCAATAATTTCCCTCTGATTGTCAAGTCTTTCTTTTAAAGTTACTTTTTTGTATGGTATTTTAGAAATTAATTCACATAAGACTTTTTCAGAATCAAGTTTATTAAACTGTTTTGCTGTCTCATTTCCATATTGAGCAAGTATAACAAATGAGATATTATTTTTCTCTGCCTTATCCTTTGAAATTTGTTTTGCACCTTTTAACAAATCATATAATTTTGCAGTCTCAAGCAATGTATTCACATCACCATACTTCTTAAAATAATTAATTCTAATAAGTTTATTGACTATAGTTTTATTGATTGAATTTAGAAACAGCACATCAAGTACATCAGTAAATGTTTTATATTCCGATGTTCCCAATTCATAAAGAGTGTTAACGACTCCTTCACCAAACCCTTTTACACTTGATAAATTAGGATATATAATCATATTCTTTTCGTTGATTGTAACTTTTCTATTGTCTGCTCCAAATTCATAATCTCCTAGTTTATATCCCCAAAATTTAATTGCTTCTTTCACAAGAGCATCAATTTTATCTTTTTTATTCTTCTCTTGATAATGATTAATTGCTACTTCATAAAAAATCTTAGTATGATGAGCTTTAAACCATGCTTGATAAGCAGAATCACCACCCATGCTATAAGCATGAGGAGAGTTGAAGGCGTACAGGCCAGAAGACTCGATTACATTCCAAACATTATTAAAATTATCTGTTTTACCAATCTCTTTTTCCCAACCTTTAATTAATCGCTCTTGTAATTCTTTTAACATTTCAGGATGCAGCCTATATTTTTTCTTTGAAATATTTTTAATAACACCATATGTTTCTGTCATCTTTAATTGTAAGAAGGATAGTACTTTCATAATTGATTCCTGATAAAGCATGAAATGAGCTGTATCAGACAACAAATCATCAATCTTTTTTTCTCCAGTTGTATATGGTTCACGATTTAAAAAAGTACTAAGTAGTGAAGCAAAGCCTGGTCGAATTGCTGCAATAAAACTACTTAATTCTGCAAGGTTCTGCGGTTTATATTTTTTTACTCGATTGGTAGTAGCTTCTTTTTCGCATTGATTTATACAACACGTAATGCCATTTGCATAAATGTCCCATGTCTTTTCATCTCCATCAATCATATGTCTCAGTTCTTCAAACGTAGGAACTTCCTTGCCAATACTATGAAAAAATTTATACGTAAGATATACACTATCTACAATAAGAAAATCTTCTTTTACATACCCAAATTCATCAAGATAACCACCTTCAATAGCAGCGCATATAGTTCTTTTCCCAGTCGATTCTGAAACAGCACTAATTAACCCTACTTCTCTTCGAATGTCTCCGTCAAAAATGAAATGTCCACAAGCATGTACTTTTAAATTGATTGTGATTCCCTGATATTCATTGCTTTGTTTAAATAAGTCTAAATACTCTTCTGGAATATAATCTTCAACATGAATATCTTCTTTTTCGTCATCATCCGCATATTTCAATGCTTTATTATATTCATCCAGATATTTAGAGATTTGATTTGCATCTTCTGGGCGTACATCATTTGCTCCCGCATATAACTGCCATGCAGCTTTTTCTTTTAATTTTTCTATCGCCATTAATGGATAACATCCATGCTCACCGAGTAATTTTCTCGCTGCTCTTACAAAAGGCTCTTGTGTGGCAACGTTCATGTCAATATCAGGCATTTGTCCTGCAAGAACACGTTCTTTCGTTAAAAATCGTTCCGGATAAATTGGAATGTCGGCGTTAAAACGGTCTACAGTAGTAAGTCCCAACAGTTTGTTTGTAATAAATGATGCAGCACTACCTCTTGAGGTAGTAGTTAAAATTCCTCCTTCGTTATTAACTGCATCATCTATAATTGATTTGCTCGTCAAAAAGTAATCGACTACGCCAGCTTCCATAACCTGTTTTGCTTCATAACGAATGCCATCAGCTTTTTCTTTAGACTTATCCTTTTCTTTTGCATAAGCCCTATTTAAAATATCTTTATAAATTTTGCATTTTTCTTTATAGGTTTTATCTTTATAAACACTTGGTATTTTAAATTTTCTATCTAAAACAATTACTTCGCATTCTGATACAAAAACATTGGTGTTCATAATCGCTCTAAATATTTCCTCTTTATTTAGAACTCCCTGTTCTATAAACCTTTTTATAACCGTCTGAGTATCTGGATAATCAAGATACCATCCCTTTTCGTCTGGATAATTGATGTTCTTATATTTTAGAATCTGATCACGTTTAATAGAATTTTCTTCTTTAACATAATGACTATCAAGGCCACAGATGATCTGAATATTATGTTCTTTTGCAATTTTCAATATTCTTTTATTGAGTTCTTTTTGCTTATCGGTATTGTGATATTGAACTTCAAGAAAAAAATTATCTCCAAAATACTTATGGACTTTCAGCCAAACTTCTTCAGCATCTTCATAATTCCACCCTGCTAAACATGCAGATGTAACAATTACGTTGTCTTTTGGGATATTAAATAATAGTTCTAAATCAATGCGCGGTTTATAATAATATCCATCAATGTTTGCCATAGATAAAACAAAATTAATATCACGACGCCCCTCTGCATTTTTTGCTGCTATGATCATATGACAATTTGCTCGGTCTTTTTCTTTTCTATCTTTTACCCAGTAAACTTCCGAAGAATGAATATATTTAAGATGTTCTTTTTCAGCAACTTTATATACTTGAAATTGATTCCCCTGTGATCCATGCTCTCCTGAGTATAAACACTTTGCACCAAATTCATGTATTCTTTCCGCATATGTTTCTATAGATTCCGCACAGTCCGGTGTTGATGTGTTACTAAAATCTTTGTGACAATGATAGTTCTCTAAATATAAATTCTTTTCATATTCTTCTGGTGAATAAGGGAATTCAAATGTCAATGTAGGAATAATTTTTTTTATCAACTCAATATTAGAAATTTTAATCCACCTCCGAAAGTACATCGCATACTGCTTTTAGTACAAATTTTCTACCTAAAAATCCACTATCCAGACTACATACGGCTTCGAATTCATCATTCATAGTGCTATGATCCTCCATATCATCAAATGAACCGTCGAAGTTCCATTTGATAATCTGCAAGTAATCATTCGGTTTTAGAACTAAATGCTTATAATCACTCATCTGACCAATTTCGTAATCACAAATATTATCCATATAAGCTCTTACTGGTTTAAAATTTGTGCCAGAAATACGATCAATCTTTTTGATATTCTCTACTAATCGTCTGGTAATATCTTCGACATCAATTTGAATATCAATGTCAATTGTTGGTTCTTTAAACTCTGGAAGGTTTGTCTCGACATAAGACAAGAAATTGTTAAGATCTGATTTTTTGATTTGAATACCCGATGCAAGTTCATGCCCATCGGCTTTTGCATAACCACTATCATTGCAGATTTTTCGGAAATCATCAACACCTACGGCTCTCATAGAACCTGTATATTTTGATCCGACATCTTTCAACACTAAGATCGGCTTTTGATACTTTTCTAGTAGCTTATTTCCTAATAAACCAGCAATACCATATTGTGTATCAATATATACAGTGATTACCTTTTGATCCTTTTGTTTCTCACATTGTTCATAAACATTCGGTAGTAAACGCTCCACTTCTTGATTTTGTTCTTCCTTACATTTCTTTAATGCTTTTACATAGGCAAGCACTTGTTTGTTATTATCTTCTAGAAATGCATTCATAGCAGTTTCATTTTCACCCATACGGTTCGCCGCATTTACAATTGGAGCAACACTAAATGCAATTGCCGTACTGTTGAATTCAAATCCGCCGACAATCTTCTTAACTGCTGGATTATAAATCTTCTCAAGTCCTTTCGATACAATATAACGGTTTTCCATAACTGTCATATCCATCATATCTCCAACTAGACCACATGCCGCAAGATCTACCAATTCATCTGCATAATCTGTAAGAAATTGTTTATCCAAATATTTACAAAATTTCCATACAACTCCTGCTCCAGATAATTGTGGGTTACAATAATCTCTTTGAGAAGAAATAAGAATTATATATTTATCATATGGAATTTCCCGTTTAATTGCATGATGATCTAAAATAAGCACATCGATTCCTGCTTCTGACAATTCTTTATACTGAATTTCGTCTTCGTCTAAACTATCTACAATAATCAATAAATCTAAAGATGCAAACTGCTGTAAATTTTGTCCTTTTAATCCATGCTGTTTACCATTATCAATATATGTAAAAATGTCGTCTGTGAAATGTCTCAAATATCGCGTCATAATCGTTCCTGAAGTGATTCCATCAGTATCTGTATCAAACAAAATACCAATGTTTTCGTTTTCTTCAATTGCCCGATTAATACGTATGTATGCTTCATCAATTCTATATAAAGAATCTAGTGGAAGCAAATCTTCTTCTGTTGGATTTAAAAAATGTTCCGCATCTTGAATTCCTCTTTTTTGAAGAATCGTATTAAACACTTCATCCTCATACATTCCCCTACAATCGTTTAAAATATTATAATTCTTCTTCGTCCTTATCATCTCCCAGTATTAAAATTTCGTTGTTTATGATATACTCAAATTTTTCTTTACCCATATCGGTTGCAGAAACCTTTGGAGCATAATATGATTTTGTCCAGTCCCAATATCCAATTTCAAATTCTGCAAACTTAGAATAATGACGTAAAACTTCTACGTTTCTCTTTATATTGTCTAATTCATATCCTTGGTCATGAAGAAAAATCACCTTTGTTGGATGTAATTCCACCAGCAATCGTGCTTGTTGTACACTTAAGCTTCCACTCATAAGTGCTACCGCATTCCTATATCCATACGAATAACATTGCATGACAAATTTTTCTGCTTCTCCTACAAAAACAGTATTTTCAACAAGATATTGATAATTTTGAGTATAACCAAATAATGTAGTGCTGCAGCGCCCAGGATAAGAATAAAAATATTTCAGCGCACCATCTGAAGTCTCATAATTGAAACGTTCCTTAACCCCAATAAGCTGTCCATATTCATTTCTGATGGGAATAACAATTCCTTGTGATTCGACGTCATATCTTATTCCAAAATACTGCTGTGCATCTAACGATATATGATCTTTCAAAAATCGAATATTTGGATAGAATTGAAATTCATCTAATATTTTTTCGTCATATATTTTCGATTGAATAGTGTTTCTTTGTCTGATCTTTTCATAAAATCCTCCAAAGATTCCTTTTTTCTGAAAGTGTCCAATATAATCTTGTATATGTAACACATTTTTTATTTCATTTAAGACATCTACAAATTCTACTTTTCTTTGATTGGTGATATATGAAAAGATATCAGTTTGAATATTTCGAGCATAATCATGTACGTACAGCCAATTATTATTTTCAAGCTTAATTACAATACTTTTTTTCGAAGATTCTTCATCTCGCCCAAATTGCATGTATGTAGGTCGAATGACTATATTACAGTATCCAAAATGTTCTAATACATCTTTTAGTTTTTCTGGATTATTTAATAGCTCTTTTTTAATATCTTCTAACATATATCACCACCAAGTTATTTTTTATCTTATTTCTCCGTGTTTTGGACGGCATTGTGCCACTTCTCTGAAGATAGAATGATCGCCTGAAAACTTTAAAAGATACGCAATACCAGTATCACTGGAGTTATTACCATTCCGAGTTTTTTCTACAAATAACATTCTCCATACTGCATTTGGATCTGCTTTATATTCCTCTTCAATCCATTTATCGTTAATCTTTTTCAGTCTAAATGGATGGCAATAATATTTACTTTTTTCATCAAGTTCTTCAGCATAAACAGTTCGCATAAGGAACAAATTCTCAAGAATTTCTTTCGTCTGCTTGGCATTACTAAGGCAACTGGCATCCAGGAATAATTTTCCTTTCATATATTCTGCCAACTGAACTGATGCCAACATGATTAAATTATATTTTTTTGCCAACTTATCTAACTCTCTACTGTCTCTAACTAAAGACAAATCTTGTCTGGAGGATGAAAAATCGCTCTCCTGGATTTTAAACGTATCGTATAGAACTGTATCATATCCAAATTTAAGAACATTCTCGCGTACTTTCTTTTTAATAACAGCCATGTCTGCATCGTTCATAGCAATGAACTTTACGCGACCCTTATAATTCTTTCTCCAGAATGCTTGCACATCTTTTAATTGCTCACGACTTTCCTTGTTTATATCACCCACAGACATTTTCTTTTTCGTGAGTTTAAAATATCTGTTCCTCTTGCCAAGGAGCCAAACCATAAATTTAATTTTAAATTTTTTAATATTTTCTTCGTTGGAAATAATAAGAATTTTCCGATCATAATATAGAAGAGCCATGAGAACTGTAATCCACCAAGTGGATTTTCCTGCGCTACTGAATCCTCCCATCATTGTGAGAGTTCCTTCTAACAATCCCATTATTTGCCTAGATAAAAAAGGAAAACAATTAATTTCTTCTCCGTTTTTATCATATCCTGCTATATCAAAAGGTACACCATTTTCTTCACCTTCTGCACATGATTCAATAAATTCGTCATCGAAATCTATTTCTTCTTCTTCCAGGATCTTGCTCGAATATCCGGTACCATAAGTGCTTATTCTTGCCTCATACCAATCCGTTACCTCTTCAGCAGTCATCTTTCGAAATAATTTAATAGGAATAACTTTCTTATCCTTGATATTAATCTCTTTTAAAAGATTAAATCCATCATCGCACATGCGAAGCATAACATTTTCTCGATACAAGATATCAATGTATGTATCAAAATTCTGTGTATTGATAATGTCCATCTGATGCTGAATTGAATCCCATCCACCACAATCCTCATATCGATCAATGACTTCTTGTTTTGAATTTGACAGAATAGTTATTTCATCAAGAGAGTAGAATCCTTTTTTTCGTAAATCTTTCAGTAATGAAAAATAAAACCGACCATCAACAGTGATAAAATCGTCCTTTTCGAATGTCGTATCATCCAAAAGAAGCATATCCTTAAAGAAACAGCTTATAACGTTTCCTTCATATTCGATTCGTCCTTTTAATAGCTGCGCAGGATACTTTTCTTTGACACCTGTAATAAATTCAGCTATATTACTCACCTACCTGTTCTTCAATATCAGATAAACTTCTTTTCTTCTGTCGTCGTTTATAATGACCATCCGGCATATCAACCTTCACCTGTTTAGGTGTTTCTTTTTCTTTTGCTTTAAAATCTGCAATACCGTTTTTGATAATTGCAGAAAAATATCTGATTTTAGCGTATTCACTCGAATAGTCTCTTTGCTGAATGACAGATGTCATGTAATCTTTATTCTCTTCTAAATATGCTAAAATCCGATCATAAGAATAAGATCCAAGTATAAAACTTAACTCTTTGAATAATGCAGTATTAATTACTTTATAACCAAAAATCTCATTAATACACTCGTATGTATCGTCTCTTATTTTTCTGTCATGCAATACAGTTAGATATTCTGCTTCATTGCAGTAGTAGATGTTTTTACCATCCACTACCACTTTGAAAGCATCTTTTCTATCTATCTTGTTATCGCAATATCTGCATTTAACAAGCATATCTGATACTCCTTAGTTCATCATATCGTAAATTCGTTTCAGTCCATCTTCATCTACATCATTGAGTTTTCCATATTCCGCAATGACTTTTCTGACGCTTGCTTTCTTATCTTTATCCGTACATTCTTTGAACATTGTGCGAATTACGGCAGCGAGATCTTCTGGATAATCAGATGTTTCTACTACGGTTTCTTCTGGTTCCACTGTCTCTTCTACTGGAATATCATCAATATCCTCATCTTCTTCAATCGGTTCCAGATCAGGTTCTACTTTCGCAATAGACTCCGCTTTGTTTACAGTAACTTCTACCGATTTTTTCTTCTTCGAATTTTTAATTGCGTCTTTTAATGCTCTCAACAGTTCATTCGCATCCAGTGGAATTTCTGGTTCAATCTCAGATAATCTACTCTTGCTGTCGATGCTATAATTGTCATCTCTGAATACAATTTTTCGTTTTTCATCTTTAATTTTGCTCATCTTAATTTCTTGTTTTGTAACAATATTTTTACGACCTGTTCCCTCCAGATTAATAGTTCTATCAATACAAGCAATACCAATAACATGGAATTTCGTTTTAAATCCTTCAAAAATTCTTTGAGAAATATCAGTCGAAAGGACAGAATATTCCTCCTGAGTTAACGGATCGACCTTATTTCTCATTTTTACATGTCCAGTAAACCAAGTATTCACGCCAACCTTTTTAAGTTCCCATACTCTATCAAGAGCTAATTCTACAAGTTTGTCGTCTGCTTTCCCAAATCCAGACCATGCAGCATTCATTGTTTTTGCAGGTTCAAAACCTTTTTTCCCCATATTTTCTGTATTCCACAGTTTAATTACGTAAGGACACATAATCTCTACAAACTGATCCAGTGTATCAATCACAAGGATTTTTAGATCTGGATAATCTGTTTTCTTATTTCTAATAATATCTTTTGTTACATCATCAAACTTTTTCCAATCTTCACATGTCTCGTATGTATAACCTTCAAGAGCCTCCATTCCCTGTTCTTTACCCATATCAAGAATCATATATCCATCTGGGCCAAACTCTGTTTCACACGCTTTGGCAATAGTTGAAGTCTTTCCAATTCCTGCTTCACCAAGTAAACAAATTGTAAAGTCGTTTAAATTTTCGCTAATTGTACTTCTTTTACCGTATTTTCCCATTTTCAAAATCTCCTTTTATTTTAAATTCATCCGCAATTTTTATTGAATTATCATAAGACCACTCTCGACACAATTTTTCTTCAGCTTCTTTCCTTGCTTTAATTGCATCCTCTTTTTCAACGTAAGATCCAAGTTCATAACGTAAGCCGTTTCTTATTAACACCGATCGCCATTTCCCAGTGTCTTTTCTATAACTAACACCTTTGCATTTGGATGTATTATTTTTTGCTAACTTTGCATTAGATTGATTATTAAATCTATTAGCCTTTCTTAAGTTGATTTTTCTATTATCCGAAACATTATGATTAATATGGTCTATCTCGATTCGTGAATCATCTTCATTCATAATCAATCTATGTTGTTTTATGCCGTTTCTATCTACGACATAGCCATCTTTATCATACATCCAACAATAATTTTTGATCTTTTCATAATCTTCTAAGTCAAAATAAAATAGTTCGTTCTTTGATGTATAACCAATTCCATAATCATTGGTTAAATCGTATTTGTTATATTTCTTTTTTGTTAAATGATTACGAACAATAATCGCTTCTCTATTCAAACATCCGCAGGATCTTGTATGGCCATTCCTCAAACTGTAACCCCTTACTTTAACATTCTTGGTTCCACAATCGCAATCACATAACCAATAAATAATTTTTTGACCATCTTCTAAAGGAAGCTTACTTTTTGCAGTAAGCCTCCCGAATTTTTGTCCCGTCAGATCAATAAACTTACCCATTATAATTCATCATCATCGTCAAAAAGATCCTCAGTTCCTTCTGGCAGTTCTTGCTCGATACTATGAATCACCATGTCGTCTGCAGTGTACACCGTGTCCTGGCGGCCTTTCGTGAACCCTCTGGCTGGTTTTACAAACTGATACTCCTTGATTCTGTCACCATAAACTCCTTTGCTATATTCAGCACGGATATCATCCATAGTGATAAGTCCACAATCAAGGTCATTTTTCTGCTCATCGGTCAACATATCTTCTGTAATTTCAATTCTCTGTGCGCCATTCAGCATATTAACAATTACACCATATTCCTTAAAACCATCATCCTCGACGATAAATTTATGTTTAATTGCTTCGATTCTTTTCTTAGCTTTTTCATCTGCATCTTCTGCTACTACTGGGATTGCGACCGTAACCGGCACTGGAATATTGGCTTTTCTATTGTTGTCATACTCCATCATGTAACCATTAACATAATATTTGCCCTTTTCTTCAACGCTCATATCATCAAAGCTTTCGGAATTGAATAGAATATTAAATGTTGCTGTCGAAGATTCTTCTGCATCTTCTGCTGCTAGATAAATTCTATTTGGCATATAAGATTCATAAACAGTTCCTTTATTGTCGGAATACTGATATTCTCCATTTCCTCGAATAAAGAATTTTTTATCAGCATATTTTCCACTGTCAATTACTTTCTTAATGAAATCGATATAATCCCATTCAGAAATAAACTCATGACGTTTTTTAATACTTTTCTCAAGCGCGTCGGATACCTCATCTGAAGATGTCAGTCCAACTTCTTTTAGTTCTTCATCCGTTAGCTCACTACCCTCATGAAGCTTATCTGCCATATTCTGCAGTTTGTATCTTCGTCCCGGTTTTTCAAGATCAAAGATGAATTTTTTAAATTCAGCAACTTCTGCTAGTTTTGGAGAAGTCAGACGTTCTTTAAACGGAATCTGAATACTTTCGCCTTTAGTTTTTTTACCATTTTCATCTGTACCACCTTTGCTGAAGGTATATACAAATCCGTGTTCATCACCGAAAGCTCCTGCATTTACAGTAAGCATATGACGATTGTCTCCGCATGTCGCATTGAAAAGAAGTTGTTTTCTCACCCAACCAGATTCATACTTATTTTCCGAATATGGATGAAATTTTTCTGTATCTTTTCCAATACTTAGTTTTCCTGTCATTTCAAAATTCATTAATTTTTGTCCTCCTAAAATTAAAATTTATATTATTGTTAAATAAAACAATCTATTTTAACGCCCAATACATGGACGGAACACAGAATTAAATCTATGTTTAACTATGTAAACAGTGATTCAGGGCGCACAAACCCAAGGTATGCTGTTAGCCACCCAATTTTATATTCTCTATTGAATTATTTATTTTTTTGGGATTTTTTGACTTGATTAAGTCGGATTTGCTATTCGATATGCTAATCTTTTATTTGTAAATATTTCTTCTCCATTATCTTTTAGTTTTGTTATGTTACAAGACAAATGCATTTCATCATATTTTAGATTCGAAATTTTACAATTAGATTGTATACTGTTACCTTTCATAACTTTTGACTTGAAGAAAACTGCTTTACCATCATAATTCTTATATGCTTCACAATATTCATTCCAACTGTCTGCTTCAACTATTCTTGATTGATGATCTCGAATCATATTATTTTCATCAATAATTAGATTTGTTTCAATTACTTCTATGTATATCATCTCATTCTATATATTCTCTACAATCTAATAATTTATTTATTAACCATAACACTTCCATCAGAATTTAATCTTGGAGTCATACCACCCATTCCAGAATATCCTTCCTGATGTGAATAAACCCAATAATGAACCCCAGTATCAGGATCAACGAATTCATAAATATCATTATTATAGATTTTTGGAGTCGTTCCACTAAGATCCGTTGTAGTTCCTTTCACACATCCTGTCAGTGAAAATAATAGCATTGATGTTATTCCAAATAACACAAATTTCTTCTTCATCTTTTACATATTCTCCATCTTATTCTTTATTATGCTTCAAAATTGAATCCATCAGATGTGATTTTTGTATTGCTGATTTTCTGATAGATATCCACATATATTTCATCTTTGTCTCTATTATAAGTTACTTCTGCATACTTATTTACTCTCTGCTCTTAGAATCCCATTTAACAAAATCCTCTAAATCATACTCGCCAGATTCTTCTTCGTTGATCTCAGGAACAAATACATTATAATTACCTTCGTTACGATCATGTTCAATTATCTGCCGCAGCATCTCATACATATTTGTAATTCCTAACTGATATGTTCTCTTTTCACCATCAGTCATTCCATCGCAAACTTCATCATTCTTACTCTCTAAAAGATCCTTATACTTTTCTAAGCTTTCTACGATTAATAAAAATTGTTCGTTCATTTATTCATTCTCCTTTAACTCTTGAAATATTTTAGTTTTCTGTTATAATACCCATACAGGTTATAGCAGCCAAGTTCCACCGCATACTGACTCAACAGCACGGCTATTCCTGGAGTTTTTTTAAATAACTCATGCGGAAGCACAATTGTAAGTTGTGCGACAAGAATAAGTGAAAACATTTCTGGCCCGTTCTGGGCAAATACTTTTCCTGTTTTGAAAAATATCTTACAGGAAGGAGGGTAGAATTTAGATTGTACAACGCTATAATTTTATGTGCAATCATTGGTATAGTACTTTACCACATAACCAAAATCGTCACAGTGTATCTGATTTGTAAAAATCCGAAGCTGTCTGATGAAAAAGTAAAGCACTTAACCAATATGGTTTCAAAACCACATGATTTATCATTTCTAAAAGATCTGATGAAACGTTCATAACTTCATATCCGCCTATGTATTTACATTAGTCTTGTATTCATTTATTCTCCTTTTATTATTCATCAGGTCGAATTTTGTGTCCAACCACAGGTTCGACCTGTTTTATTTTTTGTACTTCCACATGAGATTATTTTCTCATTCCTCTAAAAATGTATGTGTAATAGATATGAATCCATATGCTTTTTTGATTGAGTTTTCGTCTAATACATATCTTTCACCTGCCATTCTCATTTCTTCATTAAGACTATTAACAGAAAATATCAGCTTTTCTTTTGCTACTTCCTTATTCTCTGCACAAACAACGATTTTTTTAATTAACGGACTTTTCTTCCATTTACCGTCAAAGTCATGCCATTCCCTGTTCGCAATTCCCGTGTAAAAATCTATTGCCGCTGCATCTTCTTCCTCTTCATCGCATTCTCCATACTCACATGTATCACATGTAGAAAGATATTTTCCATGTTCTTTGCAACATTCTGGTCTATTATCTTCGTTATAACGTGTGATAAAATCATAAACTGACTCTTCAAGTTTAATTATTTTGTCAAATTTTATTCTATCTTTTTCGGATAACTTATCCCACTTTTCTAAAAGCAAATCTGCATCTATTAATCTCATATTGCTGCTCCTTTTATACAAAATAAGTTTTATTTAATAACAATGCTTGGATAAACACCAACGCCACTATCATAAATTCTGTTTAATTCGTAAATTTCAACAATCCTGTACCATAAAAACGGTGAACCAATTTCTTTTTCTTGAAACAAATCCGGTAATCGTTCTTGTAATTCATCTGTTACAAATCCGCCGATTCCTAAAGTGTTGTCAATTTCAATTAACTCATCTAATGATACTGTTTCAATCTTTTTTGACTCATCTGAAGTATCAGGATCATAACAAAAATCTATTCGATCCTTCTCTAGCTCAATTACTCCAAATCGATTATGTTCAGTTCTTACTATCATCCCAGTTTTTAAGTCTGATTTTTTCAATGACGTCTCTCCTTTCATAAATTTATGAAGCAATTTCAAATCTGTATCAATTAATGCACATATAACAAGGCTTAATTTCTCACTTTTATATGTGTAAGATTTTTTAATTTGTGGATGAAATTAACTTTTCATTAAGTCAAATGATACAATCATCCATTATATTCCTTCAGAAAAGTAAAGTGGATCATACTGGACTTGAACCAGTGACTTCCCAGTTATGAGCTGGGCGTTCTAACCTACTGAACTAATGATCCTGGTCGCACCATGAAGCGAAGCCATGCACGACCTCCAATGGATTAGCCTTTCATAATACCTTTTCGCTACGTTTAGTTACACAAAACATACGATTTTTGTGTTGCGATATTCTTTTACTTCAAACTAAACAAAGTTGCATACTTCATGGTGCTAAATACTGGCGGTGGGACTCGAACCCACATATCTGTGATCCTGGTGTTTGAAGCCAGTGCGTATGCCAATTCCGCCACGTCAGCATGTGTGCGATAGTTACTTCATCCGTTTAGGACGTTTCCTAACGAGGATGCTGATCCAAACCCATCGCTTAAGTGATCAGTTTATTACAAGTGGAGGCTTGTATTGCGATACATGATAAGTTTTATGTCTTTCATGCTTGGACAATTATTTATTCTCTAACAAAAAATCACAGCTAACGTGATAAATAAGAAAATCAAAATGATTCCACATGATACTCCAAACTTACATCCTCTCCCCATCGTTTTTCAACATAAGTAATAATTTTATCATATGATTTTGTGATAAATGTCATTCCAAATACAGACACAACTGCAATCGCAACAATTTCTAATACTAAAGTTAAAAATAACATTAACCAATATTCATTCATATGTACATTCTCCTTCTAAGACTGTCTAAAAGTAAATCTTTCACCACACTTTGTACAAATAATTGTTCCAAATTCAACTTCTGCAAATTCTTGAAATTCATACTTGAATTGACCGTTAGAATATCCAACTGTCTGATGCTTGTTTCTCATATGGTTCATCACCCATATATTAATCATTGATTCTTCATCCTCTGAAATTGTGAACCCTCGATTTAATTCTTCCTGCATTGCTTCGCATTTACTTTTCATCATCTGTAATTCAGAATCTTTATAAGCTTCATCTCTTAATCTTTTATTCTCTTCTCTCAATCGAGCAATTTCTTCGTCACGTTTTTTCAATCCATCTTCAACATTTTTGATAATGTACGGTGTCTGATCTTCTTTTCTAATGATTTTATCAAGAATCTCATTAATATTTTTACCCATGATCTTACTCTCCAATCTCTTCATTTAGCCACTTGATACAATCTTCAATCGCCTCATCTCTATACTCAAAATGTTTTTTAGACGGTGATTGCCAAACGAGATTTCCAGCCAAACATAAATTTTCATCCAAAATATCAGCTGTTGATTTGATATCTAATCGAACCAGAAATTCAGCCAAATCCTCAACTGGCATAACTCTCAATATATCCAAATTTCGCATCCTTACACCTCCATATTCTCTCTTGTTGTATAGTGTTATTTCACTTAGTACTCCGTGCAGCTATTACACCGCACGAAGTAAAATATATTATTTTTTCTGAGCTGCTTTCAGCGCATCTAATTTCTTCTGAAGTTCTTCGTCTTTCATCTTTTTATCCAAACGTTTCATCTGGACGTCAGTGGAATTCTCATAAGCAATTCTTGTGCCGTCAGCTTGCTCTTTAACTTTTTTAACGCCCTCACGAACCTTTTCAAGCATTCTATCTTCTTCCATGCTCGATGTACCTGGAACAGATTGTAGAGATTTAACAGTCTCTGCAGTTTCAAGTGTGAATACATTCTTATCTTTTTCTACTTTTAGAGATTTGATTTGCTCTTCTAATTCTGTCAGATTTTCTTTTTGCATATCTCTATTCTCTTTTAATTCTTTTAGAGCGGTTTTGATCGTCTCAATTTTATCTGCGATTTCTTGCTGTTTAGCGAGATATACTTTAGCGTCAGCATCATCATTTCGATTAATGCAAGAAGCAACACTAAGATCCATCTGCATATTCTCTTTTTGTAATTGTCTTAATTGTGTTTCATAATCTTGAATTTGCCCTTCAACTTGAGCGTATAAAGCATATGCTGTCCTATACGTATCTTCTTTCTTAGAAATAATAGAATTATAGTGAGCTTTTACTCCACCTGGAGTAGATGCATCATTGCTAATCATCTCGTCGACAGTCCCAGATGCTCTCATTTTTAGTCTCTTGCCTGTTTTAGTTGTTGTAAAAAACACAATAACCACGACTACAAGAATTACGATAATCAATACTGTCATAGTTAATCCCTACCTTCGTCAATATCAAGTCCAAAGTTTTTAAATAGCTCTGTCATGCCTCCCATATATCCTGATCCAAGAGCCTGGAATTTGAATCCATCACCGTATTTATAAAGTCTACCCATCTCAACGGCATTGAGTTTTTCAAAATTCTCATTTTCAGAAAGATCATATTCCCACTTTGTTGTCGGATTGTCATAATCACAGATCATCATAGTTGCATTATTAACCATTCCAAAATTCTGTAGTCTCTGTACAGCTCTGAAAATAGTAAGGCAAATTGTGAAGTCTGTTCTGTCTGACGGAAATGTATCTGCATGAACAATAAAATATTCATCATAATGATGTCCATCAAAAGTAATTCCCTGAGAATCGTCACCCGTAAGATTGTCTCCAGAATATTCTACCCACGGATATCCACTACCATCACCATATGTATTATAGTTTACAATATCTTTTGGATAAGCTACTTTTCGATCTGAATTTGTAAGAAATCCGTTAATATCAAAATCAATATCTGATTCACCTGCATAACGATTCTGATCCCAATTCACACCAATGAAAAAGTTTTTGATTGCAGTTCCATCTTCTTTTGTCATACTAATTTTCTGATTTTTGCTCATATTAATTACGTTTGCCATAATTATGTATTCTCCTTTTTTACTATTATTTATTATTTAACCAGTCTTTATATTGTCTTAGAAGTTCTGTATATAATTCTTCATCTGTCATTTTGTTCATGTCTTCTACTGCAGTAAATCCGGTATTATCGCATTTTCTACTCTTCATATTATCTAGAGATTTTAGATAACTAAAGCTTTCATTGCCAATTCCAACAAACTGTACAAACATATTGTAATTAGAAAGCTCTTTCACAATTTTATTTGTTTCGTCTGTATCCCAATTTTCACCATCTGTAATAAAAATGATAAATGCTGGAATTGTACTTGGCTCAATATCCTTATAATAGGAAACAATATCTTTCAAGACTGGAGCGTAATTAGTTCCACCCATACTCATATGAGAATTCATCATAATTTTTCGAACATAGTTCTTATAATTATCAATTGTCACTGGTTTCAAAGAATCAAAATCATTTGAAAATAGCCAAGATTCTAACTCCCCATTATCATCAAATTTAAGAGCGATTGGCAAAAGTCTTGTAATTACATCTTGTACAGATCCGTTTCTAAAAAGATTACCCATACTTCCAGAGTAATCCATAGCGAGCGCAACCCTTGCTTGATGCTTAGTCATATCAATTTTGCTTGATTTCGACATATTAATTAGCACATTATTTAAATTTTCTGCTGACTTAGACATATCAATTACAACTTGCTGCGCTGTATTTTCTTCATGTACCACAGCGGATGTATTATCCGCCATAGTATTTGTTGTTGTCGTCTTTTTTCCAAAAAGTTTGTCAAATAGTCCCATGATTTTTATTCTCTCCTTTGATAAATAATTTTCGAATAACATCAACCACGATTACAGTGAGTGATAGTCCAATGATTGCGATCCACTGACTCATATTCATTGCTGTTGCCTGGATAAGTCCGCCGAGTGCATTACATAAGGCAATAGTTCCAAGTACAATACCTGCTGCAATATATACAAATGTTTTATTGTTTTTCAGTCCATTGAGCAAATTAATATGTTCTGTACGAATACCAAATCCATTGCATACAGACATGATGCAAAGCATTGCAAATCTTGCAGTCATAGCTTCGACATCTGTTGTAAATAATTTTGATACTGGTGAAAACATAAGAATTCCATATAGTACAATAAATGTTACTGTGCTAATAGTAATTCGTTTCTTTGCACCTCGAATAAACAATCCAGAACCCTTCTTAATTGGATTCTCTGTCATATATTCAGCTTTCGGAGGTTCACCGCCAAATGATAATGAATTAAGTGAGTCCATGATAATATTGATAATCAGAATCTGAACGGAAGCTAGTAATACTCCGCCAGATAAAATAGGAAATAGAATACTTAAAATAAGAAGTGAAAAGTTAATTGGCAACTGAAACTCCAAAAACATCATTATATCGTGCATAAATGTTCTGCCAAGTTCCACACCTCTAATAATACTTGCGAAGTTATTGTCTGTTAGAATAATATCGGATGCTTCTTTTGCTACATCAGATCCAGCATTCATACCGAAACCTACATCAGCTCGTTTTAATGCTGGACTATCATTAACCCCGTCACCTGTCATAGCTACTGATCTACCAAGCTCCTGTGCTAATGTTACAAGTCTTAGTTTTGTATTAGGTGAGCATCTGGAAATTACTCGAAGTACAGGAATAATTTTCTTGACTTCATCGTCAGACATCGCTTCAAACTGTGCGTTTGTAAGGGCAAGATCACCTTCTTTATAAATGCCAGCTTCCGTAGCAACGGCTACTGCAGTTTCATGACAATCACCGGTAATCTCGATAACCTGAATTCCAGCTTCATGAGCGACCTTCACAGCCTTTGGAACCTCTTTTCTTACTGGGTCAATGACACCGATGATTCCGAGAAGTACCATGTTGTCTGGTAATGTATTCTCCACCAGCGGTGAATTAGAAAATGTAAGAGCGATACAACGCATAGACTTTTCAGTTAAAGCCTTAATTTTGTCATACAGCTTTTTCTTGTCATCCCCACCAAATGGAATGGCTTCTAAATCTAGCCAATGCGTACAATGCTCAATCAGTTTTTCAGGTGCTCCTTTATAATATGTAAACGATTCGCCCCAGTTATATTTGCTCTCAAAAGCAGAATATTTATTTTCACTACTAAAAGTTTGCTTCTGAACTAATGGATACTTTTCAAAAATATCTTCACATTCTTTTGGATTAACAAGACTTAAAACTGCTCTGTCAATGGAATTTCCACCTGTGATATTATTCTCTGAATCATATGTAGCACTGTTGTTTAAGCAAATATTATTTACAATATTTTTCCAAAGATCAGAACCATGATCTACTTCATTACCTTCTCCATCAATAATAGTTACAGGCGTCATAACACCAGTCGTAAGCGTCCCTGTTTTATCAGTACAAATAAGATCAACGTATGCTAACTCAGGAATCTTATTAGGATTTTTAGCAAGAATGTTGAACTGTTCCATTGTCTTAACATTCTGTTTTGTAACAAGCTTGATAATTAATGGAAGTCCTTCTGGAACAGCAGCTACAATGATTGTTAGAGCAACCGAAATGTTCTGTGCAATCTTTTGGATAACTTCTAGCACACCACCATTGATATATTCTCTGAATCCAATATACGCAATATCCGTTACCATCAGTGCAATAAACGTGACGACTGCAGCAATCGTTCCATATCTCGAAATTGTATCACAAAGTTTATCGATCGCAATCTGAAGTGCTGTTTTAGGTGGCTCAAGTGTCTGCATTTTTACAAGTGTGTCACCATTTATGGTGTTTATGCCAACTTCGCCTACGATCATCTTTCCTTCGCCAGACAGAATCGTTGTTCCAGCAAATAAGCTATTTTGATTCGTAAAATCATCGGTGGATGTTGATTTTTTGTATACATAACCATTAATTGGAATTTTCTGACATTCTTTACTTTCTCCGTTGATAGCAGCATTGCTTACAGAAATTTTACCCTCAATAATATATCCATCCGCGTAAATTTCCTGTCCAGTTCCAATACAAACCACATCACCAACAACTAAATTATCTTTGTTGATTGTCTGAACTTGCCCATCTCTGATAACATCACAATACCTAGTTGATGTCTTTGCTCTTAGTTCTTGTGTTGATTTTTGAATACCAAGCGCCATTTTTACACCAATATATGTACATAATGAAATAACTAAAATCACCATGATTGGTTCTGAAAATGATGCCAATCCAAATACTGCAGCGAAAATCTCATATGCAGATAATGCTAATAACAGTATCAGCGTTTTATCACCAAAGATATTTTCAATCGCAAATTCATACCATTTCTTAAGCTTTGGTTCTGGTAGTTTGTTTGAGCCATATTTTTCCCGACTCATTTTTATTTGTTCGTTTGTTAGTCCTTTCAATTTTACACTCCTTTTCTATTTGTTTTAGAACATTTATAACAAAGATGAGTCAAAAATAATAATGACCATCTTAGTCATCTCAATTGTTATTCTCTATCGAGCAATGTCACATTCGTGAAAATTTAGCAACATCTGATATTTATATTCTCCAAACCTTTTCTTCCAACGTTCCTTAGATTTTTCTGTTGTCCAATCAAAAGGCATCATGTGATAATTAATTAAGAAACACATATCGGCAGTATCTTTATAAAATATCTCAGCAAAATTTTCTAAAATCATATATGAACCAATTGAATCATGTCCGAAAAAACGTGCAACTCCATCATTGTCCAGTTCCTTGCAATACAATTTTCCATAATCATGAAATAATGCCGCTAGATTATATTTTGATGGATAACCATATCTTGAAAATAATTCATGTGTATTCTTACAATGGTCTGCAAGTGTCGAAGTATGATGTGGATTTTGCTGATTGAAGCCTTCCATATTATCAAACATTTTCAACGCATCTAATCTATGCTTATTTTTCATATAATAGTGAATAATTCCTTCGTTAAATCCCTCTTCTATGAACGGAATCTGGAATTTTCTAAGTTGTCCATCTAACACTTCTTCAGGCACAGGATGTTGCCTGCCCAGGTTATCAATTTTACATTGCCTAAATGGTTTTGGAATCAAATAAGCAACCTTATGGCAATCAACTCCTTTTACATTCTCAAGAATTGCACGTCTTGATTTCATAGTAATGTTTGTAGCATCAGCAATTACATTTTTATTATTCTCTAAGTTCTCACAAATTCTTTTGTGAAATACTTTGAATACTTCTTCATTGTGATCCTGATTTTCATAATCGCCAGTTAATTCTTCTCTGACTGAATCTGATGATACGATAACTGTATTTTCATGCTCTTGTGCTAATTTCTGAGCGATTGTAGACTTTCCAGATCCACTCAGCCCGCACATAATCCAAAGTGTAGGTTTATTCATTCAATTCTCCTATCCATTGTGTTTTAATAAATATTCCCGACTGACATTTTTAAAACTCTGCTGTCCGTCCTGAGATCTATAGACGTATCCTTCTCTTCGAACTTTTGGATTAATCTCACTATATCCATCAGCTTCGAGTTTCATTTCTTCCATTGTTTTAGGTAAATAATATTCTGTAGAAATAATCGGCACATGTAACAGATTATTACCATCACAAAAATCTGCCATCTCTTTCGTCCCTACACGATTACCTTCAATAATAAGATTAAATACATACAATCTATTCTCTTTAAATTTATATGGATTACCCTGTACGTTTCCGACTCCTTCACCCTGTAACACAACTCGATCATAATTATTCTCAATTGCCAATTTTGTTAATACGCTTTCAATACCGTATTTATCAGCAAGCTCCCAATAAATATTAGAGTCGTGATAGCATTCCTGATTTTTATCTGCTTGTCTGACATTTCTACTACAAACAATAAATTCGAATTTATCCTTACCTTTCTTCTGCCGGTCTATAGCGAATGTACAGGAAGTACCATCTAATTTTTCTGTCTTAATCCATGGATTTTTATTCTGCAAGTAAAAAGGAGCATTTTCAATTCTCGTTTCGTCGGTTTTAACAATCCATTTTGGAAACTCCTTGGGATTATCACGTTTCTTTCCAAGAAAGAAGAATAATAATTTCTTCCCCCACTCACGTTTCATTAACCATCTAAACCATTTTTTCTTTGCAAGATTTTTATGGCGAGCTGCCATAGATTTGAATTTTGCATTGGGATCAATAGAATTGCTTTTTCGTTTGACATCTTCTTCAGAAGAATATGTAATTTTTAGATCTTTGCTGACATCATCACCAATATTTTTTCCATCTAGTTCTGGAAATAGAGATAACGGAAGTGCTAATCCTTGACTAATTACTTTAAACTTTCCAAGTTTCATCGTCTTGACTTTATATTTCTTGTTTGCCAGAAACTCGAAACGTTCATCATTTTCAGGACACTTGCTATCAATTTCAATATAAACTGCTAAATCACCAGTCTGAAACTCACCTTTCTTTGCTACACAAACCCATCCTAACACTCCAATGAGTTCAATATTATTTGCTCCTTCAATTGATTTTACCCATTCAATTTTTTCAATATGGGCTAATGCTCTTTCCTTATTCTCCAAGTTCCTCTTACCATTAGTAAGTAGTGCGCACTTTATCCTATAGGAACTTTTCTATTTTTCCTTTCTTATTTAATCTTCTAATTTGTTACCTTTTGCTTCATTACAAGGCTTACACATTGTTTGATAGTTACTAATATCATCAATCCCACCTTTTGAACGTGGTAAAATATGATCTTTTGTCATTAATATTTCATCACCATTATCATCAACTGCATACAAATTCAGATGATAACTTTTATCCTGCAAATGCCTTTCTTTCGCAAAATATTGTCCTTCAATTCCACAAACTGAGCATTTACAGCCTTTTGTAAAAAATGTCTGATATCGTTGACTATTACCTTTAATCAAATCTCCATCAAAATCAACTTTTGCATTTCGCTTGTCTTTTTCAAACAAAACATCTTTAACCTTACTGTGTACATATTCTATGGAATATGTGGACTTTCTGATAAGATCATCATGTTTTGGTTTAATCTTATGCAGCCTAACATCTCTATTTGAAATAAAAATGTTTTCTACATTTTCTTTGCTTAATAAGTCAGTCAAATCTCTTACTGTGTGAATTTTATTGGGAATAGAAATAGTACTGCCGTTCCATTTAATTCCTGTAATCTCTGTATCAAGAGTAGGTGACAATGGATTATTACTCTTTGGAAATTCTGTTTGTAAAAAATCTTCAATTGTTTTAAAGTGTTGAGATAATATTTTATCTTCTACTTTGTAACAAATTTTTAATCCTCGTTGTGCTTTAAACATAGCAACATCTCCTTCAAATTTTTATTATCACCTATATATTCTCTTCTTCTTTCAACCAAACTACAGAACTACAAACATCGCATCTTTCATAGAAGATGGAATTATGAATGTATTTTTCTTATGTGTAACTTCGTACTCTTTCTTGCCATCTTCATTTGTTACAACTCTTGCTGTAAGAATCTTTCCTTTTTTAATCTTTATACTGTCTTCGTTTTGGTCTTTGAAGACAACATTTTTAATAAATTTAATTGTCATAATGTTTATTCTATCCTTCTATTGAAAGAAAAATTTCTTAATCTAACAAAGCTGCGATATCATCAATCTCAAGTTCTGTTTTCTTATCTTCAGAAAGAAGCTCATCCAGTTTTGATTCCATTGTTTTAAGATTGTATATTTCTGCTTTTGTTTTTGTAATGTCAAATTTATTCTTAATATCAGTAATCCAGTCATCAATGCTATATCCAGAAATTACAAAATCAATATCCAGATTCTCTGCTTCTTTTTTATATAAATTCAATTTTACTAATAACAGAGCTAATTTGTCTGAATCGCATGTATGCAGATTATTTGTCATGCCATCTAATTCAATAATACAATTCGTTACCGGAACAAATTTTGTGTTTTTGCCGGATAGTTCTTGCTTCTTTTCTTCAATCTTTTCTTTCAGTTCTAAGATTCTATCATCATTCTTACTCATCTTGTAATTCGTATACCTTTCTATATTTTCTTCTATTTGACAAATACTTTTGAATACATTTTGGTTTGACAATATCGTAAATATCCTCTAAAATTACATGCTCAAATATTGTCTTATTGTAACCAACTTTATATCCACTACAATAAAAATCTTCTTCGTTCTCACTATAAACTTTTACATCATATTTACCAGTATTCTCTCCCCAGCACTCATCAGCCAAATATGATTTATACTTTCCATCGTAATTGCTAATAAATTTGAAACTATGATAACTTATTCTATCATCGTATTTATGATATCCCAGTTTTAGAAACTGGTCATATGAGATATCAATTATTTCATCTTTCGTATCATCAATCTGAGAGAAATTAGGACAAGATTCCATTCGATCATAAATTTCAGAATATTTTTCTGTACATTTATCATCAATACATGTAATAAGCTTGTTCTTAGGAACACTTTTTATCTGTTCGTATCTGTATTCATCTTTATTTACAATGGCAAACCAATACATCTTGCCATACGGAAAATTATTAATATACTTATGCTTTATTGGATGTCTACAACCATAATGATGTATTAATTCTATTGGAACATCTCTGTAATTCTTGCTCTTATGAATTTCTCCATTTTCTTTCCACTCATATCCTTCTCCATATGTTTCGAATCGCCCCATGTAAATCCATTGCTCGTCGTCCTTTGTTAAATACGTAGCTCCAAGAACTAAATCTTTCGCTTTAATGCATTCATTGTTATGCACAATCTTATTAAATTCTGCTATCTGTTTGTAATCAGGTGATTCTACTGGCATAAGAACTAAATCTTTGCCGTCCCATCCATATACAAATTCTCCTTCAAGCCCCTTACCCTTGATACAATTTGCGTTTTCAAGAATGTATAATAAATTCTCGATAGTAATCTCAAATTCAAAGCCTCGTGGATCGTACACTCTACAATAAGCATGTCTGTGATCCCAACCTGTAGAATAATCACCTGCTTTTTTATTAAGTACAAATCCTTCAGTTGGAATATTATCATATTCGTTATTTGGAATATTCTTATCTCGCCAACCATTCCACGAAGTCTCTTTTCGCAATTTGCCCTTCTCATCATAGTAGATTACATAAGCAAGCTTTCCTGTATATGTTCCTAAACGATCCTGATAACCAACATTAATCGTCTTTGGAATAAAAATACTATTTCTCAATAGGTTTCCTCCTTTAATTATTCTCTGTTACAAAATTGCCCTACTAATATAATTCTTCATATCTCGGATCAACAAATAACTCTTCTTTTGGTCTTGGATTTTTCAAATTATTATCTAGGATACTTAACTCACCACCATAATAACCATTCCAAGAACCACAACCACAAAGTTCCAATCGTCCTTTATGAGTAATAGAAACAATTCTATAAGCTGGTTTGTCACAACATTGCCAGTAACTAATGACAAAACAATTATCTTTTGTTACATTCTTCAGATATTTCGGTACTTCAGACCACAAGTGACATTCGTTATTAATCTCTTCTAATGTTTTACCGCCACTAAGCATCTCATTAGCTTTTTCTGATTTTCTGTGCGACTCTTCATGTTCCAAACACCATTCTTCTGAACTAAACAATTCACCGCAGTAATCGCATATATATCTAATTACTTTCTCCATAATTACTCCTAAGTCTTATATAAATACACAATATATCCATCCATTGCTTCATAATAATACCAAACATAAGGACTAATTCCTTCATTCATAATTTCTGCCAGTTCATCTGCTTTTTCTTGATGACTATTCGCTCCATTTAACATTGCTATTTTCTGTGAATCAAAATGAAACTTATCAACTCTATCCATGCATTCCTTATATAACTTAGACTCTTCTATATGTTCTCTAATTACTTTTAGCATCTTTGGAATATTGTCTTGGAGGATCTGTTCATTTACTAATTCTGATGGATATAAAATATATAAATCTTTTTCACAAGATAATGAAAGGATTCTTTCATACACTACATCTGATCGTAGACAATAATCATGTATTCTTTCTTCAAACGTCAACTCGCTTCACTCCTTTGTGATCATATCCAAAAACAACAATTCATCTTTCTTTAATGTGATATCGTAATCTTTCCACTTCTCCATTAGTTTTCTAGTGTCAAATCCATGTGGAACTACAATTGCATAACCATGCGGAGTTTTATAACGTTTAATTTTTTCTATTGGATAATCCATATCTGTTTGGATAAAAATGTCATCAATAAAATCATCTGCGATAATCTCATCATCCACATCAAAATCAAATAACCATTTACTCTCATCACGATTTTCCACCCGCTGCGCAACTGAAGCTAATGTACGATTCAGCTTTGTCATACTTGGTTTATCTCTCAGCAGTCTAATGATAAGTTCTTCTCTTATCTTTTCTTCATTCCTAGAATTCACAGACCGATATAATCTTGTCTGCTCACCAGGAACTCCATCTGCTGCAAATCTATAAAATTCATCAAATACTTTTTCTTCATTTTCTTTGTATTCTAAGATAGTCTTTGCACGTTCTTTGAAATTAGGAACATCTTTATTGTCTTTGTTCCTAGAACGAATTAAGTAGACATATAAATCAGACATTATTCTTCACCTCTCTATTTAGTTAATCTCAAACTGCTTTAGTTTTTTAAACAGTTTTCTTTCTTGCAAACGAATAGACTGTCTAATCTCCCATAATTTAATCTTATTTTCCTGTATTTTTGATAACATACAATCTACATCTTTGTCATATTTTTCAACATCGATTACTGCATCAGGAAATTTATAATTAGATGAAGCAAGCGTTTCTATAATGTTGTATTTATAACAATCTAATTCTTTTATAAATGTAAAACTATTCAATTCGTCATCATCAAAATAATAATTTCTAATATGTTCTCTGTTAAGTGTTATATTACCAATTTTAAATACAAGCCCTTTAGAATTAGCTCCTAACAAATAAACATCGAGATAACTTGGGTTTAAAATTTCTCCGCAAATACCATAAATAAGACCATCTTCTTTTTTCGCAGATAAAACCAAATAATATGTGTTTCTTGCATTATTATAATAAATACATTTTTCTTTAATTTTCATAATTTTCACCGCTCAAACACGAATCATCTACAAAATTATTGCCCCATCCATAATTGCACGAATATTCTTAATCATATCCATTACTTCATTATAATCACCACCGAATGCATTACCTGTGGTTTTAATCTCATAGATATAATTCTCTGGTTTAATTGTAAGTTCTACTGGATAATCTTGGTACAGAACTGTACCTTTAGGAACTGATATATTAGAATACTCATCATGATAGTCCTCTTTGAGAACTTTTAACCATTTTTGACAACCTTTGTTATATGATTTGAACTTGGCTTCACTAAAAGATACTCTGAAATATTTATCTTCATCATAGATTATTCTTTTAAACTTATTTACAATAAGCAGCACACCATCTAGAATTCTATAAACATCTTGATATTCTGTGTTTGCTAATATTTCCATCTACTCATCACCATCTTTCCATGCATAATACTTATTCTCCATCTTCTAAAATCTCAATATCGATACATAACATATCATGCAGATTCTTAATCTGTTCTTCTGTTGGCTTCTTCCATGGCGTCATATCTGTAACATTAAAAACCATCGCTCCACACAGTTTAATTCTAGCAATTGTTTTTGGTGAGCAAGCTGTTACGACTTCAGGCATCGGAATATCACAACTTGTTTTTGGTAACTTACACATACTTATTCTCCAATATTTTCAAGAATTTCTTTTGCAATACGCTTACTTGTCTGCATAGAAATTCCCCAGCCATTATATTTTCTATGGCAATCATCACACCCATATTCGTCACTGTCTTTTTCAATGTCGCTATTACAGCTACAATTGTCACAATACATATAATTCAGTTTGTTATAGATAATTTTTGCGATATCATCTTCTTTATCGTAGAATTTTACACCTGTTGATTGAGAAATACTTTCAACGTATCTATTTACAGAATCTTTTTCTTCTTTCGTTGCTTCTCTCATCGAATATTCAAATGCTCTCAATTCATCTTTTCCAAGCCAACGCTGCCATGCTCCACAATCATCACAATATAACCCTGTATTGTTACCTTTTACTTCTGTATGTAATGATGTACTTCCACACTTTCTACAGCAATTCTTATACATAATTTCACATCGCATCAAATCAATTTGTTCTCTACTAATTCACCAAGATAATAATATCTGTCAATCGATTCCTTATCTCCAAGAATCCATTTGTCGCACTCAACTTCTTCCATTTCATTAATCCATTTATCCCAATTGTCTGCAATAAGCTGACAGAACTTTTCGCCACTTCCACGCAAGAAACATCTGCCAACCCATTCAGCTTTCATGCTTCTATCTGGATAAACCAGTGTAAAATAGATTCCATTTTCAATCAGAGCATCTCTTACTTCTTTGTGGCTACTTACAAAGATATAATCAACTTTTCCAATATTCTCTTTAATGTGCTTAATATAATTTTTTGGAAATTCAGGATTACGATACTCTTCAATTTGATCTGAAATGGTTGGATCATAATCATAACACCAACTGAACCGACTGCTATCGCTATCGAGAATCTTATAACCTTTTTCATTTAATTTTTTAAAAGCATATGTCTTGCCACAAGCAGGAAATGCACTAATAATTTTTGTTTTCTTCATAATATTCTCCCCTTCCTAAGAAATCATTTCAGGATAGAAATCATATAAATAATCTCCAAAGTCTCCGCCAGTATCAGAACCAATTATCTTCTGCCAATGATTTACCCATTCCTTACCCTCTTTTGTTAGTATGAATTTTTCGTATTTTTCTTTAAGTTCTTTTTCTTTTTTAGTCATTATTTATTTTTTATCCTCCAAATGAAACAAAACTTTCAATCATTCGTCACAATAACCTTCATATCCTGTATAATAATTTTCTTTACATTCTTTACATGTATGTCCTAGATGTTCTTTTATATATTCGCATCCTTGACATGCACAAGCTTCACATGTCATCAGTTTTATTTCTTTTGTCAATAACAGTTCGTGTTCTTTTAAAAATTGTAATATATAATAAATAGAGTTACTATTGAATGAATTTGAATATACCCAATCTGAAATAAATGTCAAATGAGTAGTTTTATTATAAGAATGGTTATATGCATCTAACTTCTCAACTAGCTTCTCTAAATCAACATAATATTTCGGGCAACGTTCTTCATATAAAGACTTCCATTTTTTATTTAATAATTTTTTCTGTTTCTTTTTGCAATCAGCTATAATATCACTTAATTTATCAAGATCATTATTTATATCATAAATGAAAGAATACATTTTAAAATCAACCTTTCCATTTTTTACTTTATTTCTCCACTATTCCACAAAACTTTTATATATTAATTATTGTTATCTAACACAATTCCATTTTCGCATTGTGGACAGACAATAATTCCATAATGTTTTTGACATACTTCCATTCCGCATATACCAATTCCAGTACGAATATTCACATCTTCATCGTCAAAAGAAAATAAACATCCGCAATCCTCACAACGTATTTTATGCTTTGTTCCTTTTTCAATAATTTTGATCATAGCTTCTTATCTCCTATATACTCAATGCGATATGACTTACCTACTTCTGATGATTCAAATGTTATTGAAATATCTTCGTCAGTCATTGGTAAAATACAATCAATTAGAAATTGTATTTTTCTTGCACAGTCTTGACATACATCTTTTCTTTCAGATGATATTACTTTTGTTGCAACCATAGGAGTACCATGTCTGTCTCTTACATAACTGTCTTTTATAACTGGAAGAAAGTATTTATCTGTTACAGTTTCCTTACCGCAAATATCACAATATTCTTTAATCATATTTTCTCCTATGAAAGTCCAATTTTATTCTTATAAAAATCTACACTCATTAATTCTCTTCTAAGCTCGTCGTACATTTTATGTAATTTAGGATTCACCCATTTCATCCATTCTTTACGACTGTCTGCAACCATAAGCTGACGCAGTATTGTAGCTGAGATAGGAAGTTCTGCACGATTGATAATCAGCTCAGTTGTATTTGCTAAATCTTTCTTGTCAAACCATTGACTGCGACTTTCATCATTGCCATAAATCATAACTTCTGGATTTTTATAAATATATCGATCTACATTATCCAGTAAATACCTTCCCCATTCAGGGCGGATATCATCTTCATCTGTCATATCGGCTAATCCATAAATCATAATATTAGGGTTATCACCATAAATTTCTTTTAACATCTTTGTTCGTGTATTGATGTTAAGCGGATTGCGCTCTGTACCACATTCCTGCGCTGATCCAATAAGAATCAGCAATCTATCACATAACATCAATCCTGTATCTACTAATTTTTCGTGTCCTTTATGAAAAGTCTGGAACCTTCCACAAATTAGTCCAACATCATACGGTTTCATAATTACCTCCATTCTTTTCTGCATCCACAATCTGGAAAGAAGTTTTCTACATCTACAATGAATTCATCGTAAAAACACATTCCATATTCTAAGTCATTCATCCAGTTAATTAATTCTCTTAGAACCTGTGTAAAGTTGTCTTCTCTGCAATAGTAAATTTGTCTAATATCATAATCATCTTGATCGCAAATAGTCACGGTAATTGTATATGGTTTATGCCAATCATCACCTTTACTTGCAGTCAGAAGAATCCATGGTCTACCACAGAAACACTCATTGCAATCAAAATAAACTGCTCCATACACATTTAGATATTCAATATAATATTTCTCACTCTTATGATAATGTCTCTCAAATTCCATACTCACCTCTTAATTGGATACGCTGCATAACATGCTTGTTTGATATCAAAAGAATCATTATCATTCATACTTCTTTTATCCTTTCTTTGACAGCATCCCATGTTTCGTAATTATATTCTCCATCCATAGCAAATGTTCTCGGCATTATTCGTACGTATACCAGCACTTCTTTTAATTCCTGTGGCATTTCTTTGTCGATGATACATCCATTGCATTTGTATCCTCGATTAGTTTTTAGATCGGATAAATTGAAAACTCTTAGGATACTTGAATTTGAAAAGAATAAAACAGATGTGTTATCACGACGGGAAAGAAGCAAATGCGATTCTTCTGGTAAATCTTCTATGATTTTATTTAATAATTCTTCTACAATTGTCTTTTTCTCCTGATCAAAACAGAAAACAGCGCTATGAAAATATTCCATCTTTACACAATAATCAATTTGTTCTCTCAATGCCTCTTCCAACTGATTCATGATTCTTCTCCGACATAAACTAATTTTTCAATATATTCTCTGCCATCGCCTTTGAAGATTGGAATATTTTTATCAACAATCCACTCATTTTCAGATTTAGAAGCGTCTCTTAATTGTGTTGTTTCCATAATACCATTGGACTCAACAACTATCTTATTTCTTATACAACAACTTCCTCTCTTCTGGTATGTAGGGAAATCATTCCAATTGATACCTTTTTTCAACATTAACATATCCTGAATATCATTACTGGACTTCTCCTGTAATTCTCTATGCGAAAAATTAGCCTGTCCTACCATTTGAATTGAATTCCGCGAAGCATCTAGTTGCCTCCAGTAGAAACAATTGGTTACTTCTTCTTTCGGAATATTAAAACATCTGCAGTCGAACATTGCTCCTTTTATGATCGCATCCATATATCGGCTATTTAATTCATCTTCATTAGACCAAATAGTTTCGTAGAATTTTTTTTCAAAACATTTATTAAATACCATTGTAGCCATAGATGCCAGAATGCTGCAAAGTTTATCAACTCGATAGTTGAAGAAACAATCCGTATCTAATCTATCATAATCAACTAATAGCAGCGTAATTTCGTCACTCTGCTGGTAACTCATTTTACAACCCTGTACATTTTCGCAGAGATACTTTGCTGTTTCCTGCATAGATTTGATAAAAACTTCATCAAATGGTCTTTTAAATCCTTTCGTGAATGAATGTCCAGCTCTCATGTCAAGACGGCAAATTACTGGCGTTCTACGCTGAAGATAATACCTGTTCCTACTTTCATATTCTTTCATTCTATTACCTAAATCGTCTCGTACCATATTAATCCTCCGTATTATTATATTCTCTCATTCCATTTCCGAATTGCTTCATTTTTAACTTTATTTTGTTCTTCATAACTATAAATACTTGCTCCGCTAGATCCACCTCTGGCATGACATCTACATTTATGTCTGCCATTTCTCCATCTTTCATCGTCTATGTTTATGATTTTATTTTCAATTCTGCAATACAACTTCAAAAAGATGTTTCTGCTAAAACTAACTACCATATTTTATTCTCCATCAAAATAAACATTAACTGAATAGAACGTTATAATCTCCCCTCTTCTAGTAACTTAATTAACCATTTAGAAAATGGATACGTTGAAAACAACATAACAATCGCTAAGATAAAGAACCATTCATGTATCACTGGAATCAGCGCAACAGATATAATAATAGGAATAAAATATACCGATAATGTTATTTTGACCACATTGCCCGTTTTTCTAGCTGCATTCTTAAATGATTTTGATTCTATAATCTTATTTAATCTCTCAAGCATAATTCTCCTAACAGATTCCAGCTTCTTCAGCTTTAAATTTTGCGACCGCATCATATACGATTTTCTTTACAACATCTTTATCTTTAAAAATATTTCTATTGGATAACGGCAATGTACCATCGTAACTTTTTGAATAGTTATGTTTAGATCTATTAATATTTGTTTCAATAGGTTTGTTGTCGTATACAATATCAAAAAAGTTGATTCCATTTTCACGCATAATAAAATAAATACCGTAATGAACTTTTACATTTTTTAATTCTGCATTTTTGTAAATATCATATTCTTCTACACGCATATCCAAACAACCGTCATTGTCGTGTAGACAAATATATCTTTCTGCATCTTCACGATTGTCAAACACTTCTTCAATTGCGTAATCTGAATACGTTCCAGATGTAACAATATATACTTTATTCATTTCACCCTTCAACCTTTCTTACAAATATTTGATCTTTTTTAATTTCTTCCCATGTTCTAGGGCAATAATTGATCCAACCCATCATTGCGCCAACGTTATAAGCATAAGGAAGGTTTTTGAATTTCTTCACTTCTTTATTCTCTATATTTAATTGTCTTACTTTATATCTGAGTTTTTCCAGAGAATCCTGATAGATAATGTCGTCGAAGTTGCCATGTGTATGACCATAGAGAAGGACTGTATCTTTATAACAACCATTCCATGAAAAGATAGGATAATGCGAAAGCACGATTTTTTGATTAATTCCGTTATGATTATCCATAAGTTCGAAATAATCTACGACTGATTCAAATAGCTGTTTTACTCTGTAATCTTGTAAACCTTTTTCGTCATGATTCCCAACCACTAAAATTTTTTTAGATTTAAGTCTTGACATAACAGAACACAAATATTCATTGTCTTTGTTAGTTCCACATCTTCCAATATCACCTAGAATGAACGTCACGTCATTATTATTGACTACAGAATTCCAATTCTTAATAAGAATCTCATCATGCTCTAACACACGATGTTCAAAAGAATTCGTACATCCTATGTGTAAATCTGCAATATATCTATACATTACTTTTCTCCATTAATTCTTTGCAGACATGTATTAAAACCCGCCGTCCAACCGCTATCGAAACTACATAGATCTGCATATCCGTTTTCTTCTTTTGGTAGCTCCTTTAATGGACACCAATCTGGTTTATTGTTACAATAACCATTTTCACAGATAATGTCTTTACATAAACTTTTATCTTCCTCGTCTGCTGTCACAGAACAGAAAGCTTCAATTCCTTCATCTAATTCGAATTCGAAACAAAACATACAGTCTAAACATGTTTTAGGTGTATCCATGACTAATACTGATTTATCCATATTATGTCCTCCCTCAGTTCAATAATTCTTTGTCAATAATCTGGAAATTAGCTCTGTGAATATACAGCGCCTTTCCGTCAATCATTAATTTTGTCGTTTTCGGTAAATCTTCGCATACCTCATAATACACACTATCACCAGAATAGGCACAAATCGGATCACCAAGCTGAGACTGGATGACGACTACACGAGCCTTTCCAAAATAATTCTTAAATCTATTGACAACGCTTGCAATGATAACATTCTCTCCAAGACTACCATCAGTTTGACTATTAATTACTTCTGGACTTTGAAAATCCACATCAGGATTTAGTCCTTTTTCCGCAAAGATCATTGTAGTACCGCAGTTCTCCACTTCCTTGCCATCAATTGTGACCGTAATTACGCTGGACAATTTTTTCGTATAACCGCCATCTGAATACGTTTCTTCTTCTACAATATTGGAATCCAGGTCAATTTTCTGTCCACTCATATCCATGAACTTTTCACCTTCATTCGTATAGAACGAAGCATTATATGTATTACCCGTGATGGAACCATTGAGATCGTTTACTTCGTTATTCAACCCTTCACATCCAGTAAGGCATGATACCGCAAGTGCTGCCATTAGAATTCCTGCTACTAATTTTTTCTTCATGTGTATTTTCTCCTTTATTTTTTATAAATGTCATCCGTAGCTATGACACCACGGATGACAAAATATTATTCTCCAATACTTACGATAGGAGTATTACTTCCCTGTACCTGCGGAACATCGCCGCTCCACTTTTCAATCTTCTGCTTTTCGATAAGCTCTGGAGTAAGAGATTCTGCAATCTTTTTATTCGCTTCGGCTTCCGCCTCTGCTTTAATCCTTGTTGCTTCCGCTTCACCTTCAGCCTGGATCTTCTTCTGTTCAGCTTCAATTGTGGCTTTTTCTTTTTCCTGTTCTGCAGCAATAAGTGCTACTTCTTTATCCTTATCAGCCTGTACCTTTGCAGTTTTGGCTTCAATATTAGCCAGCTCAAGTTCCTGCTGTGCAGTTACTTTTCTCTGAATCGCTGCTGATGTTTCAGAATCGGTTACAATATTGGTAAAATTAACCGTATCAATAATAATGCCATATGGCTCAAATTTCTGTTTCAGATATACGTCAAGGGCTTCATTAAGTTCCTGACGCTTGTCTCCAAATACATCCGTAACAGGGAATTTTGCAGTAACTTCCTGTGTCCAAGCTCTCATTTTAGGCTTGATAAACGTATTCTTCACTGTCTCACCAGACTGACCTTTAAACATTGTAAAAGTTTTAGTAATTCTATCTGGATCAAATTTGTAAGAGAACTCAAGATCTACAGTAAGAGATTTTCCGTCAGATGTTGGTGTAGAAAAACTCTCATCTTTTGGAGAATCGCCCTTATCTTCGGATGTAAGGTATGACTGCTCAATACCAACCGAATATGTAGTTACTTTTTTCGTAGGAGATACAAAATGCCATCCCTGTGTCAGCACCTGATCGGAAATTCCGCCTGAGAAGTTATACACAACCCTACATATCCTGCTGGCACTCTCTCCATACATTTGATACCTACGATTAGTCCTGCAGCCAATACTACTCCTAAAACAATTCCTCCTAATTTACCGTTTTTCATTTTTCTTCTTCTCCTTTTCTTTATGTTTTTCATCGTCTTCCATTGCTTCTATCGTATCGTCTATGATACGAAGTAGGAATTTTCCTAATGGCTGGAACAGAAAAGTCAACAGAAACCATAAAATTACTGTAACTAATACTGCTCCAAAGATCAAAATTGGATTCACATCATCACCTGCCACTCAAAATGTGATTAAATATACTTATCACATCGAGATAATGTAAGTTCTCACGAATCTTACTTACT